CATTGACAACATTGACGAATTTGACGACATTATTAATATTTTTTTTATTATTTCATTCTATTTTATTTTACATTTTCAATTTTTTTTTTTTTTCATATTTTTCTACTTTTACATTTATTTTATTACCACCTTTTAAAAAGGTGGTGCCAAATTTTAATAAAAATCATCATAAAAAATATCAGTATTTTTTACTGTGTTTTTTTTCATATGACGTTTAGGAATTAAGGCTGCATCATTATCCATATAACTATTTGTTTTTGATGTTGAATTTGAAACATCAATAGTTATTACGTTAGATGTAGTATTTAACGTATTTATATTTTCTTTTATATTTGATATCGGATCATCTTTAATTTCGTATATTTTTATTATATTTTTAACAATATCACTTCTTTCAATATCTTCTTTTTCAAAATTAATAATTTTTATACAATTTAAACTATTATTTGTTTTTACATTATAATAATTTATTTTTTCTATTAAATCATGTAACCCATTTTTAGTATGAATATCAGATTGTTTTAAATCACCTGTTATTACCATTTTACTATTTATTCCAATTCGGGTAGTTAACATTTTCATTTGATTTGGTGAACTATTTTGCATCTCGTCTGCAATAATAAATGAATTCTTGAAAGTACGGCCTCTCATAAAAGCTAATGGTGAAATTTCAATAATGTTACTGTTTATAAAATTATCCAATTCAGCCTTTGAAAAAAATTCTAAAAATAAATCAAATAACGGTTTTGTCCATGGATCCATTTTTTTATTAATATTACCTGGTAAAAACCCAATTTCTTCTTCTACAGTAACAACTGGACGTGTTATTATAATTTTTTTCATAGTACCATTTTTTAAATGTGAGATTGCTTTTAAACATGCAAATAACGTTTTTCCTGTACCAGCTGGACCTACTGATATTATCATGTCTATTTTATCATCGTCTAAAGAATCCAAATATTTTTCTTGATTTATTGACTTTGGTATATAAAATAAAGATTCCTTACTTTTTTTTTCTTTTTTCATTGTCAAATTCAACTTTTTAACATATTTGTAAGTTAAAAATAAAGAAGGTGTGTTCAAAAAAATCATTAAAAATAGATTGAATATACGTGAAAACTTCATTCTGTTCTTATTATAATTTAGAAATTATATTTTAAATTATAATCATTTAATTAATAATTAACTTTATTTATTTTCTAATTATTTTAAAATAACGTTTAAATTTTTTTACACCATCGCTTGTATAACCATCGCATTTTCTAATTGGTTCTAAATGATAATTATAAACCGATAGTATTTGTCTAATTAAATTAATTAATGGCCATTTTTGAGCCGTTTCTGCTTTTTTTTGTAATGAAGTCATAAAAGAAGAACTAAATTTTTTTTTTAGTTCTGGAATATATTTTTTTACTTCTTCATATTTCAAATAACATAATAATTGTTCTCTTGGAAAAAATATACCTTCCAATTCTGCAGTATTGGTAAAATTTATACCAACACAATTTAAAACCAATTTACAATCAACATCAATATCCATAAATATTATATATACATAGTATAATCTTTATTGTTTAAATTTTATTTACTTTTATTTTTTCTCGTTTTATTCTTCTTCTTGAATTGTCTTAGTGTTTTATTTTTTTTTGATTTTTTGTTTTTACATCTTCCGCCAAGATAATCATTCTTTTTATATTCATTATATGTTTTTTTTGAATCAGGAGTTCTCTCTATCAAATTTGTATGAAAGTCATCTATTTTATCTTTCACATCTAACACCTTATTAGTTTTATCCAAAAAGTTCTCTATTTTTTTAGCACTTTCAGAATCAAACATCTTCAAAGCTGTCACTTTTTGTTTATCTCCTAAATAATCTGTACTCAACAACAATCTACCACTGATAGGTACTCGTTCCTTAAACTCATTTTTTAATAGAGGAACTGAAGAAATTAGTTTTGTAGTATTTGATAAAATATTTCTTGGTTGTCTTTTTATATATTTTTCTCTACTATTTGTAGGAATCATATTAAAATATAAAAATAAAAAATTTTTACGTTTTATGTAATATAATTGCCATCAAAACATGATGATTCAAAATTTTTTATTAATTTTGGATTTAACGAACAACAAGTTTGAATAATATCTTTTAAATCATTGTAAATTACAAGATCAGCGCCTATAATTTTGGTTGTTTCAACAATTGATCTATTATATGCGATTAATTCTTCACTTGTAGGTATTGATATACCATACAAATTTGGATAAATTACTGGAGGTGCAACACTTGCAAAATAGATCTTTTTCGCACCAGCATTTCTTGCCATTTTAACTAATTCAATTGAAGTATTACCTCTCACAATTGAGTCATCAACTATTAAAATAGTTTTATTAGTAAATTCTTTATTAATTGTATTTAATTTCATTTTAATACTGTTTTGACGAACTTTTTGATTTGGCATTATAAATGTCCTACCAACGTAATTATTTTTTATGAACCCTTCACAATAAGGTTTTTTTAATACATAAGACATTCTTAAAGCAGAAATTCTAGAAGATTCTGGTATTGGCATTACAACATCAATTTCTCTACTAATAAATTCATATTGATCTCTTAATTTAATTCCTAATAATTCACCCATATTTTTTCTAGCTTGATAAACAAGGATTCCATTTATTATTGACTCTGGTCTTGAAAAATAAATATACTCAAATAAACAAGGTCTAATGTTAGGATTTTCAATAATTTGTTTATTAAAAAACTCTCCTTTATCAGAAATAAAAATACATTCACCGGCATTTACTTCACGTTCTAAAGTATAATTTAAAAAATTTATTGCTACACTTTCAGATGACAAGATATAATTTTGTTCATATTTACCAAAACATAATGGCCTTATACCATAAGCATCCTTAAACGCTAATAGTCCAAAACCATTTATCATTATTATAACAGAATAAGAACCTTTTACTAGTTTATAAATTTCTGATACTATATTAAAAAAATAATCTACATACTTTTCTTTATTTTCTATTACTAATTCAATAGAATTAGTAATTCTATTCAAATGACATGCAAATAAATTTAATAATAATTCTGAATCAGAATTTGTATTAACATGCCTTTTTTCATTTTTAATAATATCATTTATTTCAATTACATTTGTTATATTTCCATTATGTGCAAGCGCTAATCCATACGGTGAGTTTGTGTATAGTGGTTGACATTGCTCAATATTTAATGATCCAGTAGTGGAGTAGCGTACGTGACCTATACCAATATTGCCAATTAATTTATTTGAATAATCATTATTTGTATTAAAGACATCATTTACCTTTCCATTATTTTTATGAGAATAAAAAATATTATTTTTACAAGTATAAATTCCTGCAGAATCTTGACCTCTATGCTGTAAAACATTCAAACCATTTAAAATATACGGATAAGTATTTGAATTTTCATCATCTAAATAAATACCTATTATACCACACATAGTTTAAAGCTTAATATTTTTTTATATAATAATATTTTTATAAATTAAATTCTGGAATTGAATATTGATCACCATTTTTAATATATTTTGCAATTATTTTTGGATTTAACTTATTTACAACAATGTCTTCAGCTTGATAAACATTATTAAATTTATCAATATAATAAATTATACCTTGAATATCTTGTGCCCACACTTCTATTTTTTGAGTATTTACTTTTACTTCATTCTCATTATTATCAATAATTCCATGAGGGGTTCCCTTCATGTGTGTACCACAATATTCACAACCATCTTTTTTTCTTCTAGTGCATTGTTCATTTGTAGCTCTTTTTGCACAACATCTATCAAATATTGGTACAAAATTTTTTACTCTTTTTCTTTTCATAAAATCTTCTTTATTAAAGGAAAGTCTATCATAATCATAAATATAATGTAAAAGTTGATTTATTTCTTCATTATTAATAATACCCATTTGAGTAGCTTTCTCTTTAATACTATCTTTAAATAAAGTAACGTAATTTTCTACTTTTTTATTTAATCGTCGCTCCATTATGTATTTTCTTTATATTGTATAATTTATATTATAAAATAATCTTTAGTTCAATTTTTTTATTTATTAATAAACAACTTAAATAAACTACTATTTTGAGAATAATAAAACTGGTAAAGTAATTAAGGTTACTACACCTGAACAATAAATTATACGAATCGGTTCATGTAATTCTTTAACAATTTGTTTTAATTCATTTAATTCTTGCCTCATTGAATCTATTTTATTTATATTTTCATAACATTTAGATCGTGCATGAGAATGACAATAACGTTTAATTATTGTTGGAAAACGCATATAGTAATATATTTATTTTAAACAACATAACTTTAAATATATATTTTAAATTATTTTATTCAATTATTACATTATTGTCTTCTTGTACAACAAGAGGTTCTTCTACGACAACAGGCGATTCTACGATAACAGTTTCTTCTACGATAACAGTTTCTTCTACAATAACAGGCTCTTCTATGACAGTTATGGATTCTTCTACGACAACAGGCTCTTCTATGACAACAGGCGATTCTATGATAACAGGCTCTTCTATGACAGGTATGGATTCTTCTACGATAACAGGTTGTTCTACGACAACAGGCGATTCTACGAAAGGTAGATCTTCTAATTTTATATCATTTTCTGAAACACAATTATTATCAAAAAAGTCATTTAAACTAATATTAAATTTTTCAGAATTCATTGTAATTTCTTTATTATTAATTAAACAATCTATTAAATCGTCATTTACTTTGTTACTAATTGAACTATTATAATTACATCCATTAAACATGTTTGTTACTTTTTGAATACCTTTTTTAATAATTTTATGTATTTTAAATTTATTTGTCTTACTATTTACACTTTCAATTGATTTAAAAGAACTATTTGAGGGTGAATTAAATCCACTTCCTATTAATTCACTATTTTGAGTATTATCATCATTTTCTACGTCATCATTTATAATAATCTGTAAATTAACATTTGTATCAAGACATTTATTGTCATGAACAGATAATTCATCGTTATCCTTACTATTACTATTACTATTATTACCTAATTCAATATTATCTTCAAAATGAATGTCACTATTTATATGATTTACCATTAACTGTATTTTGTTACTAAAACGTTTAAGATATTTAGCGTGTAATTTATGAAAAAAATCAATACAAGATAAAAACAAATTTACTTTTTCTCTCATCAATATTATTTCATAATTAAATGAATAAATAAAATTATCTATATTTAAGCCAATCAATAATTTACTTTTATGCAAAGATAGTTCATTTTCTCTATTATTAACTATACCAACAATAGAATTTAATAATATTAAAATATTATCGTGTATTTCTATTATTGTTTCAAATTTATAATCATTAAAGGGTTCTAAATCCTTATATACCGGAAAATTATTACTTTTAACAATTTCCAGAATTTTTTTATCATTAAAATTTTCCAATACATAAGAAGATATTAATTTATATAATTTAAAATACTCGCAATACATTCTATTATTAATATAAATAAATATTCTTTGCATATCATCATATTCCAAATCAATCAATTTACTTTGAAAATGAAATGAATCTAATCCAAAAACAAATAATTGTGAATTATTTTGTTTAATAAATTCAGAATATAAAATTTTTAATTTATCTGATTTGGACCTTAAAGTTTCAAAAACATTAATTATTTTACTGCGTATTAAAGTAATATTATTAAATTCATTTTTCAAATTTGAAATTTGGAATTCCATATGTTTATATTATTTGTAAATATTTTAATAATATTTAATATTAATATTATGAAAACTAATAATTCTTTATTAGAAGAGGAAGAAGATACTAATATTATAATCAATAAAGTTGGCGAAGAACAAATTGAATGGTCTATTGAACATGAAAAAATTTTTACAGAATGGGGTGATAAAGCAATGTGTTATAAATGGATGCATTCAAAAGCAACAAATATGTATTCTAATTTAAACGCATGGTATACTATTCCTGTAATTGTAATTTCTACTTTAACAGGAACTGCAAATTTTGCACAAGAAAGAGTTCCCAAAGATTATCAAAACTATTTTGCAATGATAGTAGGAGCATTTAATATTACCGCAGGTATTATAACTACTATTCAACAATTTTTAAAAATTACACAATTAAATGAAGCACATAGGGTTAGTAGTATTTCTTGGGATAAATTTTATAGAAATATTAAAATAGAACTTTCAAAGCACCCTTCAGAGAGAACAAAAGTTTTTCATTTGATTAAATCATGTAAAGAAGAGTATGATAGATTAATGGAAACTAGTCCAAATATACCTGAAAACATTGTAAAGGAATTTGATGCACATTTCCACAAACAAAATGTTTATGAAAAAATAATTAAACCCGAAATATGCGACTCATTGATCCCAACAGATGATTGTAGAAATCCGTGGTATAGTGATGAAAACAAACAAAAAGCAGAAAATGAATTAGTCAAAAACATTCAATTAAAAGAAAATAAAATTAAGAAAAAAGAAGAAACTAATCATAAAGATGTCAATGATTTTATTGCAATGTTTATCAAAATTAATAACAGAGATCCTATGGAATCAGAAATTTTTGATAATTTAAAAGATAAAATGGATATTATGACTATTAAAAATATTATAGAAAAAATTAAAATAAATAAAAATAATTCTGATATTGTATAACCTATAATTTTGGGTTATCATTTGGAAGTATTAATATAGAAATAATAAGAAGTATATAAAAATACATATAAATATTAAAAGCATCCAAATCAAACCCATAAAATTTTAATATTTGATATGAACAATACAAAAATAATATTGAAATTCCTAATACAGTAATTTTATTCATAATTATATTATTATATATATTTTAATTTAGTTAATAATATAATTTTATATTTTTACATTATTTTGTAAAAAGTGCAATTTTCATCAAATTTACTAGTAAGTGTAGTTTTATCAATATAATGATATGATAACGATGTATGATTATAATAATCTTTTATTACATACAAAGGATAATTTTTTAAATACATACCATTATCTAATTCTAACTTAGCTAAATAAACGCTATCATAATTTTGTTTCCATAAACCATCATGATCACTTATTCTTAGTGTCATCTTTTCATAAATATTATTATCACTTTTTAGTTTTTCTTTTTTAATTTCAGATTCATCTATATCATCAAGAGGATAATTTTGCTTTATTAAATGATTACCTAGAAATACAACATATCTTATAATTCCTCCTTTAATATATTTACCATTATCAGTTGTTACCTTTTCGCCATATTTAAATTCATCATCATAATCATATGACCAACCACCTTGTCTAATTGAATTTAAAAAATTAGTAAAATAATAACCAGAACCTAATAATGCATTATTATCACTTACTATATTTCCAAAAATATATCTAAAACGTAAGTTTTTATCATGCGTACCAACATAAGCAACTACTGGTATTTCAATTTGTTCTTTGTTTGAATCTTTTAAATAAATAAAGTCGCTATTTTTTAAAAAAAAATTTGTAACATCACTTTTAATATCAATATTGCAAACTTGTTTTTTATTTATAATTTCATCCAATAAAACTAACCAAAATGTAGAATTTCTATTTACTTCATCAATAATTATTTCTAAATTTGTTAAATCAACAAAAGCATATACTTTATTATCTTCAAAATATATCCCTTTGAATTCTATTGTATTGATAAAACTTTCCAAATTATATTTTTCAATATCTATATTTTTATTTGTCATAAATAAAGAATATAAATAACAATAAATTGTTGATAAAAATAATTCGTCTGAATCCACATGAGTTGAATTTATATATGGAAAATTCAAATTATTTGAAAATGACTTTGTCAATAAAAATGTATTAAATGGTGTATTGCAATTAAAATTAATTTTAAATGGAACTAAAATAATTTCATTTATTTTAAAGTTTAATAAAATGCTACTAATATCATTTTGAAGTAATTTTAAAGCATCATAACTAAAATTATCATCGCTACTCATTATTAATAATTATATTTATATATGTAATTTCTATTTATGTACTTTACGCTTAATTGTTTCTTTAATTTTCTCTTCGCGATTATCCATAATATATTTTGTTAAATCTTCTGCTAAATTTAGATCTTTGTAATAACTTTGTAATGAAGATAATAATGTTTTTGAATTTATAGGTTTTTTAACAGTACTTTTTTTATAAATTAACGAACCTTCGTTAATATCAAAACAATCTATATTATTAGTTTTCATAACATTAACTAAATTTTCTGTCATACTTTTCTTTTTATTATTTCTTTCTTTAATTTCATGTCTTAATTGACTAATTTCATTATCTATTCTTACCCATTCACGTATGTTATTAACTAACTGTTCTTTTGGCGTTAATTGTGAATCATCATTACTCATTATTTATCTATAATATATATGTAAAATATATATTAAATAATTTCTATATCTTTATTTTCAACATTATTATCTTTATTTGTATAATTATAATGTCTTTTACATAAACAATCATTATATACACTATTCTTGCAATTAGTACCTTTATATTTACCCGTTTTTAATATCGCTTTACAAACTTCTATTTTTTTATTTTGATCAAGTAATTTTTTGTCAGCTAATTTCTTTTGTGCGATCTCTAATTTAAGTTTTAATTTTTCTTGCTTCTTTTTATTTTGTTCTTCTAATTTTTTTGCTTTTGCTTTCTCTTTTAACTCTTCTTTAATAGATTTTGTAACTGCCAATTTATGCGTGTAACAATATTTATTTTCAATATTGTAATTTTTTTTTAAACTATAATGTACATAACCAAAATGATTACATTGATAACTATGTGAATTACCTGAAATATCATTTGTAATAATTTGATATTGACATTGAATATCTGATTTAACATAAGTAGAACAATTATGATTATTATTAAGATCAAAAAAATTTATACCATTTTCTTTTGGATAACCTAATTCCTCATAATATGGTAATAATTCATTTTGTATATTTCTACAATAAGGACACCTTATTTGATTCAATCTTAATTTATTTTTATTTTGTTCCATTGTATTATATTTTTTTTTATGATTGAATATATCTTTGTACAAAGGGTCATAATTAAATTTATGTCCACAAGTTAATTCAACAAATTTTTCTTTTAAAGGAAGATTAGTTATTAAACACAAATCATTTGATAATTGAACTTCTTTATCATCGTTCAAAGAACTATAAAGTTCTTTATAAAAATCTATTTTGTTTTCTATATTATAATTCTTCATTATTTGTCAATAAGATTTATCTTTATATTTTTTTTATTAACAGATATATTATATGCCACCACCAGAAATTTGGGGACCACCTGTATGGACATTTTTCCATACGTTAGCTGAAAATATTGATGAAGACAATTTTTTAAACATTAAAATTAGTTTATTTAATATTATTAGAAGAATATGTACATTTTTACCATGTCCTGATTGTTCTCAACACGCTATCCATTTTTTAGGAAAAATTAATATCAACAAAATTAAAAATAAAACAGAATTCAAAGATATGCTTTTCGTATTTCATAATACTGTAAATAAAAGAAAAAATAAACCATTTTTTAATTATTCACAAATTGATAAATATAAGCAATATAATATTGGCACAACATTCAATCATTTTGTTAAGGTTTATCATACAAAAGGTAACATGAATCTAATTGCAGAATCTTTTCAAAGAAAACTATTACTCGTTGATTTAAAAAATTGGTTAATTAATAATTATAAGTATTTTAAACCAAAAAAACAACCTAGTGAACATTTACATAATTCTACTACATAATTTAAATCTTCATGGGTATAAAAACACTCATAATAATTTAATTGAAAAAAATGTAAATAAAGTTACAAACTGCCGATTAATTCACCATTTTTAAAAACACTACATTTAAACGTTTGTTTTTTTGGCATGCTACATACATCCTTATTACTTTGCGTCTCATTAAAAAACAAGTATTTACTAGATCCTCCAGCGTACATTAATGATATAATTGTCGCCGATGCTACTAATCCGGCTAATATATTTAAAAATAATTCACTTGTTTTAATTATACAACCTCTGTATGTTTTAATAAAAATATCTGCTAAAAAATATATTAACAACCCAGAAAAAATCCAATAATTTATACTACCATTTACAAACATAGGAATTGACAAATACATAATAGTAAATGCAAATACAAATGCACTAAATGTTGAATTACCGTATTTACTGTATTGAATAGATGTACATATTGTATTATCATTTAGAGATATGTCAGATCCATTTAACATATAAATAAAATTTCTTAAAACAACAATACCTATTAAAAACCCTAAAAAAATAAACCCTTTAAAATTTTGAAAAATAAAAGACAATGAACCCATTGCTATAGCCAAAATAATAGGTGAATAAAAAGACATAAATATTATAAAATTGAATGGTTGATAAATCATTAATGGGGTATTTCCTCCTTTAATAATTGTTTTTTGAATTGGAATATTCATATTATAATATAAAATTATTAAAAATATTATAATATTTAATTAAATTTTAATCTTCAATTATTATTAAATTTAATGCTTCTTGAATAGTAGATACTGGGTAAAACTGTATATTTTTATCTTTTACTAAATCAGTATTATTATATTTTTGAAAAAAGTCATCAAAGTCTTTTTGGTTTTCATGTGGATAAATAAAATTTCTTACACCTGATTTAATGCCATATATAATTTTTGTTTTTAAAGCACCGATTTCTCCTACCTTTCCATTTAAATCACATGCTTCTCCAGTTACTGCAAAATCATTTCTAATTTTTTTTTTATTCAATAAACTATATAATAAAATTGTAATTGCAATACCGGCAGATGTGCCTGATTTTTCAACGCTTCCATCTCCCATGTGTAAATGAATACCATATTTATGTAACCCATCATATTTATCCTTTAATGATTTTTTTGTTTCGTCAGATGTTAAATTAAAAGCAATTGTAAGTGATATTTGAAAAGACTCTTCCATCATTTTATCTAATAATCCAGTTAATTTAAAAGACAAATAATTATTAGATGGATAAAAACTTGCAGTGGCTGATAAAATACCCCCAATGTTATGAACATTTGCCCATAAACAATTAATGATACCTACTTTATTTTCATTATGTATAGTTTGTTTTCTTATTAATTTTTTATCTTTAAAATATTTAGTTTTAATATCATCTATAGTTATTTCAAAGGGTATTTTCATTTCATTTTCATTTAAAGTATTGTTTTTTAATAATTGTAAATTTATTTCACCTATTATTTCAAAAAACTTTTCTTTTAATTTTCTTACACCAGGTTCTAATGTATATTCTTCTATAATAAATTTAATAGTTTCATCTGATATATATATCATATCTTCCAAACCTATATTTTTGTAAATATCCGGTAATAAATGTTTATTACTAATTTCTACTTTATCTTCCAGTGACAAACTATCAAACTTAATTCTATGAACACGATCTAATAATATTTTATCTATAACTTCAGGATCATTATATGAAAGTATAAATAATGCTTTTGATAAATCAATATCAATACCTGAAAAATATTTATCTTGAAAACTATCGTTTTGTGTTGGATCTAATAAATGAGTTAATATCCCTATAATTTCTTTACCGTGTTCAGTACGACTTATTTTATCAACTTCATCTATTAATATAATAGGATTCATACATTTTTTATCAATTAAAATTTGTACTATTTGTCCCCAGGTACTACCCACATAAGTATAAGAATGACCTATTAAATGGCTACCATTAGAATCACCACCTATCATTATTAAACTAAAAGGACGCGAAATATTATTTTCATCTTTTAAACATTCAGATAATCCCCTAGCCAATGTTGTTTTACCAACACCAGGCGACCCTTCAAAACCAAAACAATTTCCTTTTTGTTCACCATTAATCCATTGACTAATAATTCGTTCAATTTGTTTTTTTGCATTTTCATGACCATGTACACATTTATTTAATGTAGTGTGTATACTATTCATATATTCATTAATAATTCTCAAGTTATTTTGTATTAAATCTATCTCAGCTAATACGCTATTTAAGGTATTTAGTTTATCGTTTTTAATTATGAAGAATTTATTCAAAATAAAATCATATGGTTTTATATAATTGATATCATTAAATTTATAAGTTTTTATCTCATTCATACATTTACAAATCTCTTCCTTTAATTGGTTTTTATTTTTAGATTTATAATTTATCTTAAATTCCGGTAACATAATATTTAATGCAACTATATTTTCTAAAATTTTTCGTTTATCGCCTACACAAATTTTTTGTTTACAGTTATCATAAGTATAAGTTATTAAAAATTTATAATATTCTTTTCGTATTAAAGTAATATATTTTATTACTTCTAAATTTGTATACTTATTTTTTTTTGGTATTTCAGGAAACATTAAATAAATGTTATATTTGTCACATAAAATTCTAAATTGATCTTTAATTGAATCCATCAAATGTAAAATTGGTTCTTTTTTATATATTGAAAATGGGATTTTTAATAATCCATCCAAATATTGTCGTGCTTTAGAACCAGAATCTTCAGACTTAGCCTTAACTTCTTTTAATTTTAACATCGCTTTTTCTTTAACGTCATCATTCGCTTTTAGTAAACATATTTGTTGTTCCAAAGGTATTCTATTCATATCAAAATTTGACAACTCATTTGTATAATTAATAGTATTTTTCATTGCTTTTTTAAATATTTGTTTAATATTCCAAGGAAAGCTATCAAATAGCATGGTTTGTTCATCACTGTCAACTGTACCATTTACATCATTTGATAATAAATCATATAATAAATAAGCCAAATATTGGTTTTCATAAGTATCTGTTCTAATTAACAAATAAAGTAATGTGTTACGTTTAGAAAATAAATCTTCTGCAATAAATTCTTTAATAGTTTGTGTTATGGTTTTTTGCTTTAAATTCTTATTTTGACTTAAATAACCAATAAATTTATCATAAAAATCTTTATTACTGTTGTTTATTAAAAAATCTTTGAGAGATAGCGATAAAATAAATCTTTCAAATGATTCACTTTTAAAATCAGGATCGTTTGGTAGACATTTTTTAATATTATCTAACTTATCTGTTATAAATTTACTATATACAAAATCAATTAATATATCATCAACTATACCATAAATTAAAAGCCCCTTTTTCAAATTTGCATTATAAATATGTAATTTAACACCGTGAACTTTAACATAAAATTGTTTATAGGTACTGTTTATATCAAAACAATCCAAGTTTTTAGTGTCTTCAATATTATTTAGAATTTTATAACTAATTGGGTGAAAGTATTTCATTAACAGATCAAATTTTAAATCATTATTATTATAATCAATAATATCATTACCAAAACAAATAATTAAAAGGTCGCTTAGCTCTCTTGTACCATAATTTTTCAGGATACTTGACAATTCGTTATTTATTGATTGTAATTCAATTACTTTATCTTCTATGTTTGCATATACAACAAGTGTATTTGAATTTATATCTTCTAATAAACGTTTAACTTGTAAATTTAATTCACATAATTTGTTTATACATATATTTACATCAATAATAGAAACTATTTCTAATAATTTAGTTTTATTAATATGAAATAACGTTTTTTCAATAACTATTTTAAAAAATTCTATTTTTTTTTTTACTATAATTAATTTATTTGAATTAACATCCATTTTAATAATATTATTTTTTTTAATTAATGATCCAGTTTTTTTTTTCATCTTTCTATTAAATACAAATATATTTATTTTTTGATGTTTATGTTTTATTCTCTTTAAGTATAAAACATAAATAATATTAATGAATGTATTAAATGTAAATCACAATTTAATATAAAGAATCTTTATATTATTAAATGGGTATTCCTAGCTATTTTTCGTACATAGTTAAAAATCATCCTGATATTTTGAAGCAAATACAACACAATAAATTGATTGTGGATAATTTTTACCTAGATTGTAATTCTATTATTTACGATGTGATTCATAATATTGATTTTAAAGTAATAAAAGAAGAGGAAACTGAATTGATTATAAAAAATGTGTTTATTAAAATTGATGAATATGTCAATGTTATTAAACCAAACAATAATTTGTTCATTGCTTTTGATGGCGTGGCTCCAATTGCAAAATTAGATCAGCAGCGTGAAAGGAGATACAAGTCTTTATTTCAAACAAAAATTTCTCGTAGTATTTACAAGGGTGCAAAACCTGATCCATGGAATACATCTGCAATCACTCCAGGAACAATTTTCATGAATAAATTGAATGAAAGAGTTAAAAAATATTATAATGACCCTAAAAAATACAATTTGAAGAATATTATTATTTCAACTAGTGCTAATTACGGAGAAGGAGAGCATAAAATTTTTGACTATATTCGGCGATTTCCTGAACAACATAATGACAATACAATTACTATTATTTATGGTCTTGACGCGGATCTTATTATGTTGGGCATTAATCATATACCTGTATGTAAAAATATTTATTTGTTCAGAGAAACACCTCATTTTATTCAATCTATTAATAGTGAATTAGAACCAAATAAAGAATATATGCTTGACTTGCCTGAATTGGCAAAGAATATTACATTGGATATGAATAATGGTGAAGAATTAAACAGTGAACAGAAGACAAACAGATTGTATGATTATATTTTTATGTGTTTTTTCTTGGGCAATGATTTTATGCCTCATTTTCCATCTGTAAATATTAGAACTGGTGGCGTTGATAAAATGTTAAATGCATATAAAGGAGTTATTGGAAACACAAATGAAAACTTATGTGACGGTAAACAAATCTTTTGGAAAAATGTACGTAAATTAGTCAAATTTTTAGCCGATAATGAAGAAATTAATTTTAAGAATGAAATGAAATTACGGGATAAAAAAGAAAAACATAAATTAGCAGATGAAACACCAGATGACAAATTTAAAAAATTTGATAATATACCTGCATATGAAAGGAGTATAGAAAAACATATTAATCCTTTTAATAATAATTGGCGCGCAAGGTATTACGATACTCTTTTTCATATTGACAGTCAAGATGATAACCGAATAAAGCAAATATGTATTAATTATTTAGAGGGTTTAGAATGGACTATGAAATATTATACAACTGGATGTGCAGATTGGAGATGGTGTTATAATTATAATTATCCACCATTGCTTAGTGATTTAATACATTATATTCCTTATTTTGATACCGAATTTATTGTAAATAAACCACCTGAACCAGTAACTCCATTAGTTCAATTGTGTTATGTACTTCCAAAAGAAAGTTTACAATTATTACCTACGAATTTATACAATAAATTGATTCAAAGTTATGGTCATTGGTATGACAGTGAATGTGAATTTGTATGGGCATATTGTAAATATTTTTGGGAATCACATGTTGTGTTACCTCATATTGATATAAATGAACTGGAACAATTTGTTATGGAAGAATATAAAAATATAAAGTAGTAGAAAATTATAATAATGAATATTTTGCATTAGAATATCTATCTATCAAAATAATCTCTAGATAGTTTACCATTAATCCAATATTCATTATATTTTTCTCCTTGTCTAGTTGTTCTAATTCCACTACCGTCCTTCTTACCATATTTCCATTTACCTTCATATTTATCACCATCACTATAATGCATTATTCCTTTTCCTTCTTTAAACGAATCATATTTAAATTCACCTTCATGAAAGTCACCACATTTATATGTCACCTTTCCGTTACCATGTCTATCATTATCAACCCACTCACCTTCGTATTTCGTACCATTAGCAAACGTATAGGTACCTTTGCCAATCATATTACTATTTAGCCAATCGCCTTCATATTTATCGCCATTAGCAAATATATAGGTACCTTTACCATGTCTCTCATTGTCAACCCACTCACCTTCATATTTATCGCCATTAGCAAATATGAAGATACCTTGGTCATTCTTCATACCACTTTTCCATTTCCCAGTATACTCACCGTTATCATATCTCATTATCCCAAATCCTTCAGGTTCACCATTATCATTTAAATCACCATCATAATCATAATCATCCTCCTCATCATCTAGTATACGTTTAACAGGTTTATAAAATCCGCAGTACATAGTTGTCTTTTTTTCTTGTTTGTTTCTTTTTTATTATAAATTTTTTTGATTTCAATTTTATCATTTAATTTTTAATTTATTATATTTATATTCATTTATAATTTTATCATAAGGAGTTTACACCGTTGAAGAATTCAAATGGTCTCCCATTTGAAATCTTTAAGGGTGTAAATGAAAAAAAGTTTAATAAAAAATTAATTAAATTAATTTTTCTTTATATTTTTTGAAATAAATAATATAAAGAAATATATATATACTTATACAGCAATATAATTAAATAGATATGTTGTATTGCTCACAGGTCTTATAGTGTAGCGGTTAGCACATGGGACTTTGAATCCTGTATCATGAGTTCGAATCTCATTAAGACCATTATTATTATTACAATTTATTTTAATGCAAAAAATAAATTGTAAAGATTTATATAAACATTTATTTTTATTATCTACATTTCTTTATATTATTTTAAACCTTTTCTCATTTAATTGCCCATTTTAAAGGCAACAAGGTATGAAAGTTTTGGATCATATAAATAAAAAGACGACAATGTGTTATATAATTGTTTTTGATGATCAAACCATACACATTGTATAAAAACAGAGTTTTGCCACCATATTTGGTAAATAAATAAAATTATAACTTTTTATTTGTAAATAAAAGAGATCTATTCGAATCTTGTTCTGTTTTTCTTTAAGTAGTTTTGGGGATTTATTATATTAAATTCATAAAGTTATCCAAAAGTTTTTTGGGATTTTCAATTTTGGACATTTTTTTTGTCCATTTTTCAAAAATCCAAAAAAGTCTTGAACAAAAATTAATTTTGTGACCATAAAAAACTTTATCGTAAGGTGACAAAAAAAAATAATTTTGATTTTGTTACGATAATTTTTTTTTTAAAACAAATGGGTACATTTAGGGGATTTTTTTTGTAAGTCTAATATACTTACAAATGACTTACAATTTTGTCCCAAAAAATCCCATAAAATATTCTTGCAAAATTTGTGACTATTTTACATGTAACAAAAAAGATTATAACAAACATATATCAACCCAAAAACACAAAATACTTACAAACGACTTACATAAAATCCCCAAAAACCCCATTATTAGTATATCCCAAAATAATACTTGCGAATGTGGTAATATTTATAAACACCGACAAAGCTTATATAAACATAAAAAATACTGTGAATTAATTAAAAACTGCGATGTTCTTAATAATATTAAGAACAATGAAAATACTTCACAACAAATTAATTTTGATAGTAACGTGGTATTAGACTTAGTAAAAAAAAATCAAGATTTTCAAAAAGAAATGTTTTTAGATATGCAAAAACAAATGTTTGATTTTATGAAGGATAAAATAGGTGATAATAATTCAACTAATATAATGAATCACAGTAATAATAAAACCTTTAATTTACAGTTTTTTCTCAACGAAACTTGTAAAGATGCTATGAATATAAGTGATTTTGTTGAATCTGTGAAATTGCAAGTTTCTGATTTAGAAAATGTAGGAAAAGTTGGTTATATTGAAGGTATTTCCAATATAATCATAAAAAACCTTAAAGCTTTAGATGTTAATAAAAGACCAGTACATTGTGCTGATCAAAAGAGAGAAGTAATGTATGTAAAAGATGAAAACACTTGGGAAAAAGAAGATGAAAATAACAAGAAGTTACGGAAAGCTATCAGGATGATTGCTCATAAAAATATTTGTATGCTTAAAGACTTTAGAGAGAAATATCCTGATTGTGAAGAATATGATTCAAATAAAAATAGTCAATACAATAAGATCGTTTATGAATCTATGGGAGGAAAAGGAGATGATGATTACGATAAAGATACTAAGATAATCAAGAAAATAGCTAAAAACGTCATTATAGATAAATCTACATGATAAAACAACAATATTATCTTGTATTAGGCAAAGGATAAGGAAAGTATCCGTTAGGATTTTCTGTATAATTATCATAACGACCTAAATAAGTATAAAATGCTCCACATTTTCTATTAACACCACCACAAACAGATGCTAATCTGTTTTTGGCTCTTCTATTTGAAGTGGTTGTTGCACCGATTCCATTGCTACCTGGTGTATATTTATTATATAAATATTGATAACTATTACATGTTACATTACCCCCTGGTGTAAATTTAGTGGATCTTCGTGCGCCTACACCTACGTTTTTTTTGTATAAGAAACCAGGGAAATTAATACCGCCACCATACCAAAATTGTCCGTTTGAATTGCTTCCACTTCCAAAAGCTACCATTTTATATTATAAAATAATATTTTTATAATATATTTTATTATATTTAGCTTTTTCTAAATGAAAATGTATTTTTATTTCTGTTAATAATATTTATTTATTATATAAATATATTGATGTCAACATATAAAACACTTGTTATTATTTTAAGTGAAACAAGAGCACATGAATTAACATTTAACAATTTTAAAAAAAATGTTGTTGACGAACTTAATGCCGATTTATGTTTGTGTATTGGAGTTAAATCTGATTATGACTATGATAATCCTTTTTGTAAATTGGCAAAATATAAATTTTTATATAATGAACCAGATGATTATGGTGATGCTTTTGAATATGCTTATAAGATTTTATCTCAAGACAAGCCTAAATATGAACTGTTTAAAAATATCAACTCGTTATATGGAAAATTGCAATGTCCGCAAGAATCTACCAAAGATATAACCTATTATGGTAATTATGATAATGATATGATGAATTTAGAAGATTTCAACGATGACGAAATCGTAATACATACAAGTGATTTTCCAAGTAACATGTGGAAGAATCAACTATATGGAATAAAAACAAATAATAATACCAATTTAATAAGCCAAAAACATGTAAATACTTATAAAAAACATTTGTATTGGCGTGAATTTTTAAAAATAAAAGACCAATTATTTGGAGGAGTTAAAGATAACTATAATCAACATCCCGGTTCTGCTGGAATACTAATATTCTTTAGATGGTTTTTATTAAAAAATTTAATTGATAATGATTTAATAAACAAATACGATAGGTTCGTTATTACTAGGAGTGACTTTATATATCAATTACCTCATCCAAAACTAAATTTAATGCATGAGAATTATATTTGGATCCCTGATTGTGAATATTATGGTGGATACACTGATAGACACGTTATTTTATCAAAACAAAACATTGAATCTTATTTAAATATATTTAATAATATGGTTATTAAATCAAATGAATATTTTATGAAAATGAAAAATAAACATGACTGGAATTTAGAACAGTTAATAAAATTTCATTTGAAACAAAACAATGTACTTCATCTAGTGAAAGAGCTACCTTATGTTATGTATAGTGTAAGAAATATAAATGGTACTACAAGATGGAGTGGTGGTACTTATTCAAATAATTTAGGTTATTACATCAAATATAAATCGGAATATGAAAAATCAAATGATTATAAAAATAAATTTATAAAATCAGGTTTATCTCTGGATATTTTTTACAAAAATATAATTATTAATAAAACGCGCGAAGTCTCTCTCCGGTCCCGGCAATATCCCGGCGCCAGAACCTGTAGCCCGAGGTTTTATATACGTAGTATATAAGTTTTACATATGCCGCATATCCCAGGGGTATAGACAGACCTTGCGCCAGAGGACTTCGCGTGTTTCAATTAAAAACTAATATTACAATAATTGCAATCTTATTTTTTTTTTGAATTTTTCTTCATTATTAAACAAATACAATTTGAATTTTCTATTGTCATAATTTTCCATATTTTCTCTGATTGTTATTCGCGAATTCATTTTCAACTCTGGTAAAAATACTATATATTGGTATAATCCGTCATGACGTACAATCTTATCAAAAATATAACCGTCACAATCTTTATCCAATAATTCGGGGTTATTATTACATAGATCAAGTAATGAGCAGTCTATTTGAATTTTTCTAATAGATCTCATTGTAGTGTTTATATATTCTAAATCATTTAACCATTTATCATAGAACCCATCTACCTTTTCTGATAATGTTATTATATTTAATATTTTTTGCATCTGAATCATATTTAATAAATCAACTAATCTTCTTATTGGACTTGTGATATGAATGTAAGCTTCCATGTCTAGAATATCGTGTCGTGTTTGTTGTTTGTTAGTTAAATCTGCACCGTTTACATATTGTCCTGCAGTAGAATTCCAAAATTTCACAAAATTAACTACATCTGTTGGAAGATGTGATGGAATTGAAAAAGTATTCATTTCACTTATTTTATTTATAGCAGAACGAAATATTCCGGTGTTATGTTTCAATAATTCCATTGCACATTGGTAATTCATTAAAATCATCAAATATGTAACAACGTCGTGACTATCTTTAATTGTATTTATATATTTAAATTTAGTTGATAATTTTTGTGTAATATATAATAATTCATGATAATGATCATCTTGTAGTAATCTTTCTTCTTCATAGATATAATTTTTATGTAATTTTATAAAACTATTACAGTATTTGATATCAACAATCTCATTATTTACAATATGCAAATCCATTGTAAAAGCAATTCGTGTTACTTTTTCTTGTAAACTACACAACCCTTCTGACAGTATAGTAGGAATCATTGGTCGCCTTTTATCAGGTAGATAAATAGTTGAAACACGTTTTGAAAAAGAATCCCATAAATTCAACGCATCAATCCATATAGATACATTGGATATATATACACTTATTAAATAAGAAGATTCATCTATTTTTTTAATACTGAATGCATCATCAAAATCTAAACATTTTTCAGGATCAATTGAAAAAATATGCCATTCTTTTTGATTACTACGATCTTCAATTGTTTTATATTTTTCTTTGATATTCTCAATAAAAACATCTTGTGACTTTTTTTGAATATTTTTAGAGGTGTCTTTTTGAAATTTTTGCAATGAAATATTCAAACTTTTGCAATAAAGTTGATATTCGTAAAAATTATCTAATATATCTACAGGACCAATAACATTATTTAATTTACCATAAGGGTGTTTATCTTCCCATTCGTTAAAAGAAAAAGTAACATATAGATTCGTAAATATTTTTGAAAAACCAATATTTTTAATCTCATAAGGAATTAAAAAAACAGGAATCCTTATGTCATCTGGTACACATTTATATAATAATTTTCCATTTTTCCTTCCATATGTTTTATTACCAGCGATTATTAAAACTCCTGCAATACTTTCAGATGTACGTACAGAAGAATGAATTATATTTGTTTTGTTTTTATTAAATATAAAAACGTCGTTTGAAAAAAGTTTATTTTCAAGTGGATTAATATCAATGTCTTTTTTTTCAAAATTATTAGAATCGTAAATATTCCAATTAGTATAATTACGATTCTCCAAAACAATTTTATATGTTACCATTAGCTAGTACAATTATATCAATATATCAATTTATCTTTAACTTAATTATATATATTAATAAAAAAAATGAATACTTTATTATTCAAATAATAAAGTATATAAACCGACAATATAAACCGACAATATAAATGGAAAATAGTAATACTTATATAATACCAAATAGTTCTCTCATTTTAAATAAATACAAGCGTAAATGTTCTTTTTGTAATTGTGAAGGGCATACAGTTGCATCGTGTAATGATGAATTATTAGTAAGTAGTAATAATTATTTGATTTATCTTAAAAATAATTTATTATTACATCATAACAACAAAATACTAGCTATTCAAGATTTTGAAAATCATATTTATGATTATTATACATATTCCATTAACAACAAAAAACTGTTAAAAGCAATAGCATGTCGTTTCTACCGTACTAGATTACGTTCATTATTAATAGTTACAATAAACAAAATAATTTTACATTTATTTGACATTGAGATAGCATGGTTAACTTTTAATGAATATAATTTAATTCCATTTAATGAAAATAGTCCTATTAAAATAACTACTATATTGGAAGGAATAATAAATTTAATTATGATAAATAATATCATGGATGTAGTGATAAACAATAATAATTATGATATTAAATTAGAATGTTTTGATAATATTGATAATATTAATAGTGATAACAAAGATCTAGAGTGTTCTGTTTGTTATAATTCATTTAAAAATTCAAAATTTATATCTTTAAATTGTAAACATGAATTTTGTATTGATTGCACAGAACAATTTATAAATAAAAATATCACGTCATGTCCGTTTTGTAGAAATAAAATTTCAACGTTAACTTGTTATACAGAAGAACTATATAATAAATTATATAAAAATAAAAATAGTTAGTTATTGTAAATCCGCAGGCGGATTCATATTCTTTGTTGGTTTAAATAAATGGAATCATACCACCTTTTTTAACTTTTTTACTACTTTTATTTCTGCGTGTTTTACGAAGAGCCCTTCCTTTACTTTTACTCTTCTTGTTTTTACGCATACTATTCTTTTTACTTTTTTTACCAAGCATTTTCATAAAAGAAAACATTATTTTATATATTAAATAAATATTTAAATTTTTTTAAATTATAAAACGGTTCCTAAATTTTCATTTTCCATATTAGGTTTTGGATAAGAATTAGATTCAACAATGGTATTTTCTTTACTATTATTATTATTATCATTATCATTATTAGTTGTTTCTATTTGAGATTCACTATTGTTCAATGTTTTATTGTTAAGTTTATCAAGAGAAATTTTTTTTGTCACGTCCCTTTTAATATTTTGTAATTGAAGTATGTGCATAAATATATATGGTGAAATTGCTAAATTATTCATATACGTTCTATATTTAAAAGATGAAACGCTTGTTTTATCAGAATTATATTTAATACTATACCACCAATAGGCTGGTATAAAAATAATTTTGCCTTTTGTAAGCGATACTTCTAAACATTTCATTTTTTCAAAATCCGCAACGTATTTTGTTTGTATTTTCCACGGATTTACTGGAGATCTAAATTCAAAATTTTCATAATCATATTCAGGATACAAATATTTTATACTTTGAGGAGGCGCCATTTTAATTTGAATAGAACCTTCTGTACATAAAAAATAATTTCTATAATTAACTTGATATCTAAAAGGTGTATATGTACCAGTACTACCTAACAATATATCGTAATTTAAATTAGATACCATAAAAGGTCTCAAGTATTCATCGTTATATTTAAAATTTTTAATAACACCAGTTTCATTTAAAAAATCACTATTATTTTCAGAAAAATAGCTAGAATTTTTATCTTCTCTAAATAATTTGTCACATGAATGTAAAGGAAGATTTACATACAATTCGCTATTTGTGTCAGTATCATTTATATTCCTAATTTTCATTTCAAAAGCTGGATAATTTTCTAATATAAACTTTGAATTGGTAGTTTGTATTATTTTTTCATTTTCATAATCAAATACTACAGGTTGTCTCAAGTCACAAATTTCTTCTAATTTATCTTTTGATACATCATCAATTTCATAAATTTCAAGATCATTACTAGTTTTTAAATGAAATTGTATATGTAAATATAAAAATAAAACTAAACAAAAAATAAAAAAACTAAAAATTATTTTCATTAATATACAATAAAAATAATTTTTAACTTATAAAACGAAGAAACAATAAACTAAATAAATTGTTTAATTATATCATTTCTTATTTACTGTCAAAATGTTCATTAAAATAATTTAATGCATTTAAAATAGCAGAATCCATATTAAAATACTTATAATTTGCTAATCTACCTAAAAAATGTACGTTTTTTTCTTCCAATGTTAATAATTTATATTTTTCATATAATTCTAGATTTTTTTTGTTTGGAATAGGATAATATGGTTCTCCACTATCTGTTGTTATTTCTTTAACAATTACAGTATCATCTGACGATTGATTCAAAAAATGTTTATATTCAACTATCCTGGTAAAAGGATATTTCGTTTCAGGATAATTAACTACAGAATTTTGTTGATAATAATTCATATTTTTATATTTTTCAATAATAAAATCAATGCTTCTGTATTCTAATTTTTCCAAGCCTTTACTTTCATAAAATTGATCTATTGGACCTGTGTATATAACAGTCTCAAAATTTTCATGTGGATTATTTTGGATAAAATCAAAATAATTTGTATTCAATAAAACCTTTATATTTTCGTTTTCTAAAATTTTTTCAATAAATTTAGTATAGCCTTTCTCAGGTAATGCTTGATATTTATCATCAAAATATCTATTATCAAAATCATTTCTTATTGGAATACGAGCTAAGACAGATGAATCTAATTCTTCTGGATACTTATTCCATTGTTTATAAGTATATTCTTTGAATATTTTATCGTATAATGTATTGCCAACACGCGATTTACACATTTGTTCAGAATTTTCTATTTTATCATATTTAACTTGATTATTTTCTAACCATTTATTCATTTCTTCGGTATTTTTAATATTTTCATTACATAATACATTAACTGTATTAATATTAACAGGAATATTAATTAATCTATTATTAATCATACCAACAACCTCATGATCCCATCTTATCCAATTAGAAAATCTATTTACATAATTCCAAACAATATCACTATTTGTATGAAATAAATGAGCACCGTATTTACTCATTAATATATTTGTTTCTTCGTCAACATAATCATATATATTACCTCCAATGTGTTCTCTTTTTTCAATTATTAAAACCTTCTTGTTTAATTTATTTGCAAATCTTTCTGCGATAACTACTCCTGACAGTCCACTTCCAATAATTAAAACATCAAATTTGTTTTCCATTTAATTTTTATAATTATCTAGATATTTTTTTAAATTAAAATAAATAATAACTATTATTATTCTTACTCTTACTTCTTACTCTTGAAATTTGATTTTTTTCATAGTTTTCTTATCTATAAAATGTGATAGTAGATTATACATTTGTTTAAATATAAACGAACCTTCATAAATAACACAAATTTCTAATTTATCAGGAAACCGATCCTTTAAAGCGGTTGACATGTTTTGTACAAAATCTCTGTTTTTTTCAATTTCCAATAAGGTTAATTTTTCAATATTAGCATGAATAATAAATGTATTATATTTTGCTACTACGTTATCAATAATACAAATTAAATAATTTAAAATATAATTTTTATCTATAAAAGTGTTTATTATCTTAAAATAATTATAATTTAAAACTATTTCATTTTCTAATTTTATATGACAAAATTTATTTAATAGTTCATTTAATTTATCTTCATTTAATTTTAGATTTATATTATTATTATTTTGAGACTTTGTTGTTAAATTGTTAATATTATAGTTCATTTATAATTTATAAAATTATAATATTATATTGTTTTAAATTTAATTAAAACTATTTTCATTCATTATTATCCTTATCATTATTTTCTTGAGTTTCACTGCTTATTTCAGGTTTTTCTAAAGTTTCTTCATTTATATTAGCTAGATCCGAAGATGCAGATTCTTCTTTTACCAGAGTATTATTTAATTCCGGTTCAACTTCAAAATTTTTCTCAATTTCAGCCAAAGCGTTTTCATAATCCATAAATTTTTCATTTGTATCATTAACAAAAGAAGACAAAATTGTATTTAAATTATCAAGAGAACTTTGCATGTTTTTCATTTCATTTTCTAATTGTTCTAATTTGTCATGTTGATTTGTAAATTGAATCACTTTACTTTCTAATAAATTTATCCTATTAACAATATTTTCAAAAACTTCGTCTGAAACCAATTTCATATTATGAGGAGTTGTATTTGTATTATCATTGTTGTCATTGTTGTCATTATTTAAAAAACCATTTTCAATACTTTCATTAATAATACTTTCCAATCTACCTAACCTTAAGGTAATTAATCCTACCGCATTTGAAATACTTATTTTAGTTGATTGATCTGATTGATTATTTTGTATAATATTAGTATTATTTCTACCTCCAGTTCCCTTATTAATATTCTGTGCTGTTCTAACATTTTTACTAGATATAGGTATACTTTTTGACATCATTTGTTGTTGATATTGTTGTGCAAATGCACCTTGAGATGAAATGGATGTGACCGGTCTACTTGTATTCATTTGTTGTGATTGTTCTCCCGCTCTTTTTTGCCTAGCTGCTGCTATTGATCTTGAACTACTACTCATTTTTGATATAAATATTATTATAATTTGTTTCTAAATTACTTACGCATTTACTAAATAATTTAAAATTAATTCTTTCTTCTTTTTGTAGACTTTCTTCTTTTTGTAGACTTTCTTCTTTTTGTAGACTTTCTTCTTTTTGTAGACTTTCTTCTTTTTGTACTCTTTCGTCTTCTTCTTCCCCCATCAAACTGTTCTGGATATTCATCATCATCATTATCTTCATCATTTTCATCAGATATTCTGTTAAATTCACCTTGTCTTCCGTATTTAGCACGATAAGCTTTTAAATTTCCTTCACGCATTTTTTTATGATATTCATCCATTTCTTCTTCGTTAAGTCCAATACTACGTGGGTCTACTTGCATATCTTGATAAGTTTTAGCATTAGACTTATTTGGTTCTGCTGTCATATATTCTTGTTGTTCAGTTACTGTATCTTCTCCTGAAATAGTATTCGCATTCTGTGAATTGTTGTTCCTTTGTGGTCTTAAAGGACGTCCACCTCTTCTCTTTTTATAAGATTTTCCCATTCCTACAAAATTACTATATATTTTTTTTTTATTTTTTCTATATTTTCTTGTGAAAATATTTCTTTGCTTTTTTCGTCCCCCTTTTTGAAGACTTTTTTCAATTTTAATAAATATATTATATAGTTCTAATTTTTCATCTTCATCTAAATCCAAATTCTCATTTGGATCATATGAAATGAAGTTTAAAAATTGATTTTGTTCTTTTTATTTCTAAATAAATTTCGTCATCAATGTCATCTTCTTGATCATCCATATCTACATCCGTTTCTTTAGGCTCCTCAAAAATATTTTCGTTACACCGAACCTTTACTATATCTTGTTGATCAGTGGGTGCTATAGCTTTGATGTAACAATCACCATGATAAATAGTTTTGTATATTCTTGCTGGTTCATCAGAATAACGCCCTGGAATAACATACCAATTACCATTTTTTATGTTTTCAAAAGACAAATCTCCCATTATATTATAATGGGAGATAATTATTGAAATTTTTTATTATGCAACCATTTTCATTTTAACCGGTTCATGACATTGATAATCATTAATGTTTTCTTGATGTTGTTCTTTTTTTACCACTTTTACGCTTTCTAGTAATTTTTCTCTTTTTACTAGTTTTTCTCTTTCTTCCTCCACGCCGCCAACGAACTACAGGATCTATTCGCCAGCTATACCAGTCTCTCAGCATACCCAAAGCTCCTGTAAGCCTACCTTTGTCTTCATCATTCAAATTTAATGTACCTGTTTCCAAAGCTTTTTTTACGGCGGTAAGGTCAGTTATTAATTTTTTTGTATTTTCCATATCTTCAGATGTTAAATTAGTAAATGATTCATCCTTCATTAGAAGAGGAAATTTTTTATTTGCTTCGTCTATTAGTTTATTTACATCTTCTTTAGTAAATGTTGGATCTTCTACTTTCTGTTGTTCCCATAATGGATTAATTATTTCATCATCAGAAACAGCACCACCGGTTCTATTCTTGGTTGTTTTTCTTTTTCTTTTTCTTCCTCCTTTTTTTCTGGTAGTTTTTCTTTTTTTAGCACTTTTTCTCTTTCTAGTGGTTTTTCTTCTCTTTCTACCGCCTTGTTGTGGTACGTTTCCATTGTTGTTATTTAATGAAGCTATTCTACGTTCTAATTCCTCTTCATCATATGGTTCTATATCATCATCACTATCACTATCATCATCACCACTATCATTTTCTTCATCAATTCGTGTAAATAGTTCTTGTCTTCCGTCTCGCCTTTGTCTTTCCAATCTTTGTTCACGTCGCCTGGCTTGAGCCGCGAATCTATTTCCTTCCTCTACTAGTCTGTCGTATTCTAATCTTTGTTCCGGACTAATACCTACTGTGCGTGGATCTACACGATCATTTTCATGTTCTCTTCGTCTCACGACCGCCTCGGCTATGTTATTCACACGATCCAAATTCTCACGTTCTGCATATTCATCAGGTTGTACATTACCTGGTGCATCATTTCTGTATCTGTTAGGCTGTCTTCCACCTTTTTTATATTTTCTAGAATATCTATGCATATAATATATATATAAAATATTTATGCGACCATTTTCATTTTAATTGATTCATGACAGTGGTAATTAATGACATTAAAATCATCAACAACGTAATCATTAATATTTTCTCTCTTATTCATAATTTCTAAAATTGGAAATTCAAATGGATTTCGTTCTATTTGTTCTTTGATTGGTTCCAAATGTTCTTCATAAATATGACAATTACCCATAAAATAAACAAATTCATGAGCTATTAATCCGCAGTGTTTTGCTAAAAGATGGGTCAAAAAACAATAAGATGCTATATTGAATGGCGAACCAATTGGAACATCTACAGAACGTTGATACATTGCACAGGACAATTTGTTACCATCATGAACGTTAAATTGGCACATTACATGACAAGGTGGTAGTGCCATTTTATTCAACTGACATGGATTCCACGAATTCATTATTAAACGTCTACTATTTCTTGTTAGTGGATTTTTCAAATGATCAATAATATATTGTAATTGATCTATACCAGGTTGTTTATCATCTAAAAAATTACCATTTCTTACATTATATGGTGCATTAAAATGACGCCATTGATATCCGTAAATTGGTCCTAGTATCCCTTCAGGATAGTGACCCAACCCAATACTTTTCATAAAATCTTTAGAAGAATTGCCATCCCAAATATGAACATTTTGTTGTTGTAGTTTTTTATTATCCGTTTCACCGCGAATAAACCACAATAATTCCTTTAAACATGTTTTCCATGCCACTTTTTTAGTTGTTAAAATGGGAATAATGCCATTTTTAAGACTGAAACGCATAGTTCCACCAAAAATACTCATTGTTTTTCCATTTCTACCTTCTTCCAAGTAGCCATTTTCTAAAATGGCTTTAATCAAATTTAAATATTGATATTCTTCATGTCTTGATTTTGTGCGATCATCAGTATTTTGATTTTCCTTTTTTCCACATGTTACATTATTATTTGCAAGAGTCAAACTTTTAAATTCTTCGTCTTCACTCATTTAAAAATAATTTATTAATAGCTTTAATTAGTTTTTAAATTATTTAATTTCTTTTTATAAATCATATGGATAGTTCAGATAATTCAAAAAAAGGATTTTTTAAGCATGTTTTTAATTTTGATAATGATTCTAAATCTGATTTATTAAATATAATTCAATACACTATAATAGCTATTATACCTGTTATTGTTTTAAATAAATTAATGCAAAAATATGTGCCAGAAGCAGATGAAAAGAAAGGTAGCATTGAGATTTTAGCAGAAGTTTTAATTCAAATTATTGTAATGTTTATTGGTTTATTAATTATTCATCGTATGATTACATATGTTCCAACATATAGTGGTATGGAATACCCGGAATTTAGTATTATTTTTATTATTTTAGCAATTCTAATGATAACTTTAAGTTTACAAACTAAATTAGGAGAAAAAGTAAGTATTTTAGTAGATCGTCTTACTGAATTATGGGAAGGACCAAGATCAAAAACAAAAAATGCTGGCAAAAATGGAAATGTCAAAGTTTCACAACCAATTTCAGGCCAAAATATGCCAATAACAATGCCAATGAATACATTACCAACAAATCAATCTGCAATGAATCAATCATTATACGGTGGAAGTACTTCTATTAGTCAGTTACCAATTAGCGATTCTGGTTCAGCTTCTAACCAATATACACAAAGTAGTCAACAATTACCCAATTACAACAATATGTACAGAAATGATACAACTCCTTTAGTAGGAGCAGCTACACCCGGGGGAGCACCAGAAGCATTTTCAGAACCAATGGCTGCTAACTCAGTATTAGGCGGAGGTGCATTTGGTTCTTGGTAAAAATTTAGAGATTTAGAAATTTATATTGTTTTTGAAAAATAATTTGTATATAATATATATATATTACATGAGTTTAAGTGAAAGAGAAAAAAACTATTGGAAAAATGCAACAATGGAAGATATGGATAGAGTAGACGAACTTACGAAAGTGATAATGAGTAAATACTCACTTGACAAAGTGACAGCATCAAAAAAAGCAGTACAGCTTTTTCTTATTAAAAATCCAGGTAAATATCAATCAGGCGGAAGGTATAAAAAACATAAAACATTCAAAAGAAAACATAGTTCAAAAAAACATAGAAAAAATACTAACAAAAGTAGAAAATATAAGAGAAGTAGATATCACCGAAAAAGTAAGAAATAATAATACGCTTTATAAAATTATAATATAATATTAAAAAGTAGTTATAATACTATATTATGGACGTTAATAAACTTATAAAAGCGTTAGATGACGAATCAAATGAACAATTACTAAATTTTACATCAAAAAAAATCGTTGAAATGAATTTAAAAATTATCAATGAATTACAATTGGAACGTAAAGAGGCGTTAGAATTAATGAAAAAAATAAAAGGTTATAAATACGTAGACGAATTAAATGATTTAAAATATGGTACATATCTTAGATGGATTCCTATTATAGATCCTAATAATATACATATAACGAAAGGAGCATTATTTTGTGAATATAAAATTAAAGATGACGGTATATATTTAATATGTAAAAATTTCGGATATTCATCAAAACATTTTCAAATTAAATTGGATGAAAATTTAGTATTCCAAAAATTGACCGACCAGGAATTGGTTTTACTTTCCGCATTAGATCATTTATCAAAATAACAATAACACTATAATGGTTTCTAATAACTAATTTCATATTTAAATGTTATAAAAGTTTTTACACTAAGAATTTTTGTTAATAAATTAATTGTTTTAATTATTTCTTCTTTATTTTCATCACTAGTCATATTTTCCTCATACCAATCGGGTAATGGTAATAAATCATTTAATTTTGAAAAATCTTCATGAATTTGTTTACATAGTGATAATAATTTTTCTAGATGTTCTATTCCAATAGATATTTCATACTGATCGTCTGGTATATCAAAGTAATTATTAATACGATAATTTTTTCTCCAGTAGCCTACTTCACATTTAGGATATATCAAATCAATGGTGTCATTCAAATCAAACAATTCATTTACAAACGAAATTAGCTTTTTATTTTTTTCCATATCAAATGGTAAAATAATTGCATACAAATATTGATCTAATCCCATTTTTATATTATAATATTTTATCTTTAGATAATAAAATAATATTGTTTTGTTCGGAATAATTTTATATATATAATTATATTATACATAATGACAAATAAGACTAAAAAACAAGTAGTTTCTTTATTTGGAATAAATGATTGTCATAAACCCAAAAAAAATACAAAAAAAAATTATGAATATAGAATGCGTACTATTTATAAACGACCCAAAACTTTAAAGAATTATTCTAAAAAAATTATTAAAAATATTATTTTGTTTCCTCATGATTTAGGACAAACTAAACATGGTGTTGATAAAGCACCTAAATATTTACAAAAATTTATTAATAATAAAAAATATAAAATACAAACGGTTGAAAACACTAGTGATTTTTTTACTAATATTCAAAACTTATATAATAAAAATCAACAAATAAAGGGTGATAAAATTAATATTGGCGGAGATCATTCTATGTCTATTGCAACTATTGCTGACACATTAAATAGATTTCCAAAAGCCAAGGTAATTTATTTTGATGCTCATGCAGATTTAAATACTTATAAAAGTTCCAAGTCAAAACATTTTCATGGTATGCCACTAAGTTATATTACTGGAATTGATACAAACGATCATTTTAATTTTATAAAAAATAAATTGCCTATGGAAAATTTACTATATATTGGTGGAAGATGCTGGGATATTTTTGAAAGAGATTTAATTTATAAAAATAATATTAAACACATTGATCCTAAAGAATTAAACGGTGATTTTAAAAATGCAATGAATAAAATTTTAAATTTTGCAAATGATAGTCCTATACATTTATCTTTTGATGTAGATTGTATGGATAAAAGTTTAGTGCCTTCTACAGGAACTGCTGTAAAAGGTGGTATTAAAATGAATATTGGGAAAAAAGTATTAGAAGAATTAAAAAAAAATGTAAATATAGTAAACGTAGATATTACTGAATTAAATATGGATATAGGTAGTACTAAAGAAGCAAATAAATCGGGGGAAAATACTGTTAAACTATTCAAACCATTTATAGAATAATTATAAATTATATAAAAGAATTAAATAACATTTTTTTATTTATTCATAAAGTATTTTCATTGTTATACAAATCTAATGTTCTAGCGCTAGGATCAGTTGCGTTTGTATAACGCGGCATCCAAAAATATGGTACAATATTATCACAATGTGGATAGTAAGAATCAAATAAACTTTTATAATAAAATTTTTCACTTTCTATGTTAATAGGATATTTGTCAATCACATTTTCTTCATAATAATTTTCCAATTTCAAAGTAGTTGATATATATTCTTGTAAAATAATGTATAAGGATCGTCCTTTGCTACTTACACCATCACTAAAAGCCTCTTTTTTTCTCCATAATATTTCATCAGGTAATATTTGTTTTCCATATACATCTTCAAAATTTGCATATGTAAAACTATTTCTAATAAAATATTTTTCAATAATTTTATTTTGCTCAAACCGTTCTTTTTGAGGTATAGATAAATAATAATTTACAAAAGTTTTATCCAAAAATGGTGTACGCGGTTCTAATCCATGAGAAGAAATGCATTTATCTGATCTTAAAACATCAAATAAATGAATGTCTTTCAATAATCTGCGACTCTCAGAATCAAATTCAATACAATCTGGACAATTTTTCATATACAAATAACCACCACTCAATTCATCTGAACCATCGCCATTAAATATTACTTTTGCATCACTATTTTTTGATATATATTTACCTAATAAATAATTTCCAATACTAGCTCTAATAGTAGTAGTATCATAACTCTCAATAGCATAAATAACTTCTGGAATAGATTCAAACATTTCTTTCTCTGTTACAATAATTTCTGTATGTTTTGTTCCAAGGTACTCTGCAACAATTTTAGCATATTTAAGATCTTCAGAACCTTTTAAACCAATACTATAAGTTTCAACGTTTTTATCCAATCCATATTCCATTTTATAAAAATGATTAACTAAGGCTGTTATTAGACTACTATCTAAACCTCCTGACAATAAGCATGCAATAGGCCTTTCAGTATTTAAACATCGTTTTTTAACTGCATCACATAAATATTTAACAATATTTTTCTCGTAAGGTTCAAGTTCTATTTTAGAATCCATATAGTAATTATAATAATTTAAGTTATGTGGAAAAGATGGTGTAAAAAATCGTTGATTTTTTTTAATAGCATTCCATCTTGAGCAGGCCAAACTAGACAATTTATATGTGGAAAAAGTACCAGGTTCAAAATGTTCAATGGTAAAATTATTAATACCGTTGTTTTTTTGATCTAGTTTCAAAAATTCGTTCAAACATTTTAATTCAGAAGCACAACCGATAGTATAATCACTTTTTAATAAATAAAGTGGACGTACACCATACGGATCTCTAGCAAAATAAATAAAATTATCTAAATTATTTTTCATTCTTAAATCATACAATACAAAAGAAAAAACACCATCCAACATTTGTAATGTTTGATCCATTCCATATTTTAGATATAAATGAATTATTACTTCACAATCTGAATTAGTGGTAGGTTTTACTCCCATCAATTTATACAAATACTTGTAATTGTATATTTCTCCATTACATATTAAAACAACATTATTTATTAAAAATGGTTGATTTGATTTTTCATCAATTCCATTGATAGCCAATCTATGAAAACCTAAGAAAACATTATAAAAAGGAATAAATTTAGAATCTTCTGGTCCTCTATTTGCTCCTTTGATAAATTGATCTTTATAAAATTGTTGATTATTTATTTCACCATTTATGATGCAAAAAATGCCACACATTTTAATGTGTAATTATACTACTTAATCATAAATACAAATCTTTATATAATTTAATAAATTAATAAAATAAAAATAATATAATATAGTAGATAAATGAACTATAATAATAATAATATGAAACAGGAATGTGTTTCAGAAATTCATAATGAAACAAATAGAAGGATTTATGATAGAAATGTTCCTTCTCAAATACTTCAACAATATTTAGATGTTAGACCAGTGATGACAAAATATTCTCATTTTCCAATAGTTGACCCAAGAAAAGAAGTGAATGTAAGAATGAATCACTATCCAACATTTAATCCACATATAATGTTTAATCCAGGAAATACTCAATCACCTTGGTCTGGGTTTGCGTCTAATATAAATACCGAATCTGAATTAAGAAATCAAATATATGCATTACAAAAATGCAGTCAATCGGTCTATGTTCCAACTAGTAATAGTGATTTATATACATATTCATTTAAACCAAACATGAATAAATTTCAACAGCATGATTTATTATTTAAAGAAGACAATTTTGATAGTTTCAATCCTAATCCTAACCCGAATGTAGTTGGTAGTTACATGTTTTCAAATCCAACAAGAAGTCAAGTAAAAGATTTAGCATAATATATAATATATATTATATATATTATATATTAAATATGTTTAGAAAAAAATTTAAAGGAGGAAAACAACATGTTGTTAATAATGAAGATGATGATGAAATAACTATGGAGCAATTAAATAATAGATTAAATAGATTAAATGATAATATAAATCTAAATGAGTATACACCGCTTATTAGAGCAATTCAACAAAGAAACTGGCATGATGTTACAAGATTAATTTACGATGGCGCTGATCCAAATGAAAGAGATAATATTGAAGGATGGTCACCCATGAAATGGACTAATTACATGTATTTATACGGACCAGAACATGATGTTCGTGATAATCAAATTGCATGTAATATTATAGGACAGATTTTGACTGAAAATGGTGTTAATATACAAAATGATTTTGATAATAATAGAACACCATTTTCATATAATTTCTATCCACGTATTAATGACAATATACATGGTTATAGCATTGAACCAAATACTAGAACTATTGGTGGCACTAGTGCCCCAACAGAAGAACAAAGAATACGTGGAGCTTTAGATGGAAATTATACTCCTCTTATAAATTCTATCATTAGAGGAGATATTCCAGAAATTAGACGTTTAATAGAATCTGGTAGTGATCCAAATCAACGCGATGGAGTAGAAGGATTCAATTGGTGTCCTTTAAAATGGGCAGCATTTGCTTATCATTATAATAATGTATACAATGATGATGAAGAATATCAACAATTAATGAGATTTTTAATTTTTGAAAGAGGTGCGAGAACTTGTTTTGATGATTATCATATACGTGAAAATGATTATAATTTTTATCCTGTTATAACAACTATTAATGAACAATTAGAGCAAATACTCAGAGATTCCGAAGATATAGATCCCGAATATGAAGATATGATTTATCCAAATAGAAAAAATACAACTGGTGGAACACGTAACCGAAAACCCAGAAAATATAGAAAACATAAAAAAACAAATAAAAAAAGAAACCAAACTTCAACCAAAAGGCGTAAAGACATGAAAAAATAAATGGCAATATTATTATAATGTCAGAAGATTTAATCAATCAAATAACTTTGGATTGTTTAATCAATAAAGAAGTTTATGAAAAAATGCATGAATTCAAAAAACAGAAAATTGTCAATAAAAAAGATAAAAAATTTTACAGAAAAAGGATATTAAATTTAACAAAGGAATTGCTTTTAAAAAAAGACGATGATTATAGTGAGATAAACCCCGATATTAAGATTAGTTTTGACAATTTTATAAAAACATGTATTCAGTATTTCAAAATAATAGATAATAATGATATTTTACAAGAAGAGTACAAAATTTTTAACGCAAATAATGATCATGATAATGATTGTGATAATAGTATAGCAGATATAAATAATAATAAATACGATAACGAAAAAGACAGATTATTTATGCGTTCAATAAAAATCCCAAATGCTTTAGAAAAAATTGTAAAGATAAAAATGACTAAACTGCCAGATGAAATAATATTACCAAAAATAAAAGAAATAGATTTACAAGAACCAAATTTAAGAAATAAAGGAATTCAAAAAAAAGAAAATATCCATATAGAATAAGATGCCAAATATAAAATATAGTAATACAAAAACAAAGAAAAAATATCAAAAAAAATACAGAAAAACGTTACGAATAAAGGCAAAATATAACAAAACGTTGCGAAATTATGAAATAATTAAAAATAATAGCAACAAACAACATACGCACAAATTAAAAACAACACCAATAGAATTAAATAAAGTTAACTGCAGTCCAAAAGATAAAAAAGATATTAAGGACTTTACATGTTACACGGATGCATCGTTATTTAAACTTAGAGATAAATGGAATGTTCGTCATCCATATGAAAAAATAATTACTAATGACCCAAAGGAAATTCATAAATTATTATCAAATTATTTATCTGATCTATGTAACAAAGAATCTTGTTGGTTAAAACAAAACCATGAATTTGGTAAAATAGATGAAAATTTTAAAGACTCATTTGCACCAGAATCACCCCATGAATGGAAAAAAAATCCAAACGAATGGCTTTCAAGTATTGACATCATTAAAGTTATGAAACAATATGAAAAAGCTTACAAGTGTTTTGATTTTATTGGACCGTCGCCAATAGATTTTGATAAAAAAAAATTATATGGAGAATGTGTTTGGGAAGAATTGTGTAACTTTAATTTGAAACAACAAATAAAACAAGGAAAAACAAAAATAGGAATAATTTTTAATACTGATCCTCATAACTTGCCAGGCGAACATTGGATTTCTATGTTCATTAATATAAAAAAAGGGCACATTTTTTTCTTTGATAGTGTAGGTAGAACAGCACCTAATGAAATTAAAGAATTTGTAGAAAGAATTAAATTACAAGGAAAACAGCTTGTTCCCAGAATTAATTTTAAATACGATGAAAATCATCCAGTTGAACATCAATATGGTAATACTGAATGTGGAATTTATAGTATATTTTTTATAGTTCACATGCTAGAAGATAAATTAACTGAACATTACTTGAAAACTCATATTTTAAAAGATAAGTATATGGAAAAATTCAGAAAAATATATTTTAATGAACAATTATAAAAAAATATATAACTTTAATAAAATATTAATTAAAGTTATCAGTAGAAATATTAAATATACACATGTCTTCAGTAAACAATTTTTTAGATAAAGAAAATGTCCAATTATTATGGGAAGTTCTAATTGATGAACCTTTAATAAAAGAAATTTGTAATTCAGAATTAAAAACAAGAGAACTTATACGCATATTTGAAACAAATATTAGTGATTTTTATGTAAGAGAGAAAAATACTTGTATTAACTTAATTGAATTAAATAAAAAATATGTTTTATTAATAATTAATTTTGTAATGAAATTGAATAATTTACAAAAACCTGATACAACAAATCAATATAAAAAAATTAAAATTCACCCTGAAGAACCTAAACAATCAATCACATTTGAAGAAATTCAAAATGATAGGAAAATTTTTTTTGAAAAAGAATTAAGTAAAAAACAGGAAGAATTTACAAATGCGATGACTTTACCTCTACCACCTGTACCAAATTTTAGTGATAATTTGGATCAACCTATAAGTGAAATTGAACTAGAAATTAAAAAAATTAAAGAGCAACGTAATTATGATATTGAAATAATCAATAATACAAATAAAAATACAAGTTCATATTTAGATGAAAATTGGTTAAAACCAAAAGAAACGTCAATTAAAAATGAAAAGTTTACTAATAAACATATAACTTGGAAAGATGATATTCAAGAAGACTCTACAATTAACGAAGAAATAAATATTTTTGATAAATTTAAAAAAATAACTAATAACGATCTAATTAATGATAGTGTCAATGAGACTGTCAACAATAATGTAGATATCAATATTGATAATCAACAAATCCAAATTAACGAAATAAGAAAAGAAATGTTTGCTTTAAATGAAAAAATGGATTTAATTTTACACAAATTAAATAATTAAAAAAATTGATTTTGTTATTTATAATTTTATATAAATAACAACAAATAACAAGTGATAGCACAATAATGGTCCTATATACCTATTTATATTTATTATATTATTTATTACTTTTATATATTTTAAAAATCTCAGCTGATAAATCATATGGTCTGAGATTTAGAAATTCACTATTACGTCTATACATTGCAAGTGATAAAAAAAAATTTATTAATGAATATTCAGATAAAATAATATATAAAACAAAAACTAAATTAAATATTTTATACAATAAAATATTGTCAAAATATCATGATACTAATATGACTTATTTTACTTTAACTGATGAAGAAAAAGAATTATTAGAATTTGTAATATCATTAATTTATTGATAATATAATTTTTGTTATAAAAACTAATTAGAAATAATAAATTAATTAATAATAGTATAATTAATAATTTGAATGAATTATAAATATACAGCTATAATTATTGAACCGAGAAAACATAAAGCATTAAATTTTGTTTTATCTAATATGTTAGGTTGTTTGACAAATGAATGGAAAATTATATTTTTTCATGGTAATAATAACATTGAATATTCAAAAAACATTTGTAATAATTTAAATAAATAAATTATTTCATGATAGAATATTTTTAGTACAATTAGATGTTGATAATTTAAACCAAGTAACTTATAGTAAATTATTAGCCACTAAATCAGTAATTTATGACCACATTGACACTGATTATTTTTTAGTATTTCAAACAGATTCTATGATACTTAAAGAAAATAGTCACTTAATTGATAAGTTTTTAGATAAAAATTATGATTATGTTGGAGCACCTTGGTTAATATGTGAATATCCACTTACTCATGAAAGAGATTTTATTGGTAATGGAGGTTTTAGTTTAAGGAAAACTAAAACTATGTTAAAAATTATTGAAAATAATAAATGGGATGAAAATAATGGAATAGAATGGCACGAAGATTTATTTTTTACAAAAAAATACAATGATATCATTGTTATAAAACCTGAATATAATATAGCTAAAGAATTTTGCGTTGATGAAGTATTTTCACATTTAGCGTTAGCTTGTCATAGACCATGGTTTTATTCACATTTTGAAAATTTTTCACAAATATATCCAGAGTGTAAAATACTTAAGGATTTACAAGAAGTAGAAAATTAAAACGTAGAAAAAACTTGTTCTCCTTTTTCATTAATTTCCAATATACCAACTTGAACAGGCATTTGTTCGGGGTTTTCCAATGCTTGTAAATAACTTTTCTTGTCATAAATATTCAATTGTTTTGGACTAATTCTTCTATATACATATTCTATTCCATTTAATGTAATAGGTTTACCTTCCCATTCTATTTGTCTTTTATTCGCCCTAACTGTAACATCACTTTGTTGATTAGCGTAATCAGGAACATAACTAAATTTGGTGCTATTAGGATCTCCAAAATTCATACATTTACCATTTGAATATATATAACAGTCAAAAGCTGATTCTTTTATAGCATCCGTCAATTGTAAACTTAAATTTGCCTTGATTTCTGATATTTCATATAATAATTGATCACTAGTAACAGGAACCTTAGGTTCACTTTTTGATAAATCCTTTCTTTTTAATTCAATAGCATCATCTGATTTTAATTGATCTGCAGATAATATCATTAAGTATACAAATACTTCAACGGTTTGCAACGCCCGTGGTAAATTTTTGTGACTGCAAATACGGCGCGCACGTCCAATTACTTGTTCCGTTCTAACAGGGTGCCAATAAGGTTCCATTATATGTACGTATCTTGTATTTCTAAGATTGATACCTTCTGAACCCGATGATGTAATCATAAGTACTTTGATAATTTCACCCATATTATTATTGTGTGCTATTTTCTTCAAATCACTAGCTAAATTTGTTGGAATGTAATCCCATTCACCATTATAAATGCGTCTTATAATTTCTTTTTCTTCAACCGTTTCTGTCCCTGTGTATAAAGCGTAAGTAGGTTTTCCTTTATCAGATTCAGGAATATCTATTTCCCAAATATCAGAACTATTTTTTTTAATTTTAAATCTAGCAAAACCATTTTTTTCTAAAACTAACGTAAATAATCCTATTCCTTCTAATGTTCTAAACTGACTATAAACTAAATGTAACCCTATATATTCGGGATCTTTAATATTATCAAGAATATGTAAAAATTTTGGACTGAACCGGGATAGTGCTTCTGGTGTTAAATAATCATTAGAATTGTCTTTTATATTTTTAATAGTAGCTTCAATCCTTTCTTTATAAGTAATACCACCTAATTTATCTAATATTTGATCGCCTTCTTCTTCACCTTCATTTTCATCATTAACGTCAACATTTACTTCTTCTTTGCGAGCATCTTTTAATAATTTTGTAATATCGTTTTCAATATCTTTTTCGCCAACCTCATCAATTTCTTTGACCTCTTCTACTTTCTTTTTTTTACTCATGGGAAGAGGTCTATCATTCATAACAAAATTACAATACAATCTAGAAAATATTCTATAGGTTGACGTGGCTTCTTTATATAATTCATCTAGTTTTTGTGGTTTTTTAGATGATTTTTCTAGTTTTCTCTCTTCTCTTCGTGCAGCTTCATAAATTCTAAATTGAAAATCACTCATTGGTATTTTAACAATATGATAATCAACCCCTAACGTTTTATTGAACGTCGGTAATAACCTTTCTTGTGCGCTTTTAAAATAAGAAGAAAGCCCAATAATACGACGCTTCAATGCATCAACATTTTTTAATTTTTTTGTTACACTATCAATATATTGGTTTTCAAATAAATCAAAATCATCTGGAAGTGCTTTTTGATTTCTTATTTTGATACCATCAGATATAACGTCAATATCATTTCTTTTTAAAATACTTATGATTTTTCTTTCAAATTCATCGTCACTTATAAAATCACTGTCAAAAATATTATTTCCGGAATCATCTTTTTTTACATTAGAAACACCTTTGTATCCACTAGACTCTTTAATTTTATTTTTGAATCCGTAAGGATTGCGAGTAATAGTAAGAACTTTACTAGATGGCGAATAATCTAAATAATCAAGGGATTTCTCTCCAAGTAACATTTCTTGGAGTGAACTACGATCTATTTTTTTTGTAGTTTTTACATTTAATGGAAAATTCCATGTTTTGATATAGCCTCTTAAAATATTGAAAAGTATTCCAAATTCATTTGGATAATTAATAATAGGTGTACCAGTTAATAAAACAATGCGTGCATTTTTAGCACTCATTAAATATTCATAAATTTTGACCGAAAGAAATTTTGGTGAATACTCTTTTTCACCTCTTTCATTTTCAGGGATAGCCTTTTCTTTTTTGATTTTATTAACAATCCTACTAATTAAATTATGAGCTTCATCAATAATTATGACTGAATTGTCAAAAAGATTCTTTGTAAAACCTGATGTAAGTTCATCTAATCTTTTTAAACGTAACCCATTATAGTTTATAAATGTATATTTATTGCGAATCATTTCATTCAATTGATCATCCAACGATTTTTTCTCTATAGAAGATAAATCCTCATAATTAGAAGGTTTTTTTATATTAACAAACCACGCCCCTTGTTGTTTTTTTATGTATTCTTGTGATAAATTCAAAATTGCGGATAAAGTTGTCATTGCCTCAGGGTTGGTTTTTATAGAAATAAATTCCCAATATTGATTTTTTTTATATAAAGAGTCTCCTTTATTCTTTAACTCCTCCATATAATTGGTTCTTAGAGAGGCCGGTAACATAATTATTACCTTTTTTGTATCCTTCATACCTTCTGCGATTGCAATACTACTTGCAGTCTTACCTGCTCCTAATCCATGGTATAATAACAACCCGCGATAAGGTGTAAACATATTCATGTAGTCTCTTACAATTTTTTGATGTGTCAAAAGCGAAAATCCTTTATCATCTTTATTATCATTACCTATTGTATCGCATGAAATGTTTGCATTCATATTTTCTAATTCTTTTTTATATGGTTCAAACAATGAATTGATAAAGTTAACAAAGATCTCACGGTTGTTCATATAATAACTAGAAACTTTTATTATAACAGGTGGTTCTTTCTTTGCCAATCTTTGTGAGAGAGGGGTATCACCGATTTCTACGACATTTTCAGGACCCAAAACTGCGATACCTTTTTCTACCTTTTTTGTTGTACGACCTCTCTTGACCGGTGCTTTTTTTTCAGTCAATGCGGTTTCTTCTCTTTGCGGAAGTTCTTCTGCGACGATTTCTAAAGCGGGTTCAATAGGGTCTTTTCTAGCATCTTCTATATTTTCTTCATCTCCTTCAATAATAAGTGGTTTTTTGACCATTTTCCTTGCTTTTTTTGCAGGCGGTTGTTGTGGTACTGGTGGCGCAGACGTAGGTATTGGTTCAGTTTGTTTACTCGCTTCAACAGCTTCCATGATAGGTTTGACTTTCACTTTTGTTTTCTTATTTTCACTCAATTTCAACAAAAGAGCATTGCGATCATATTCTTTATTAGTTTCATCTATGATAATCATTTTTGTAAGAGCGGTAGATTCATCTTTTTGGGGTTCTTCGCTGACTTCACCTTCCTCTTTTTCACCTTGTTTTTCACCTTGTTTTTCATTTATTTTTCTTGCTTTAGCCGCCGCCTTTGTTTCTCCTTGAATAGCAACTACAACAGGTTCCAATTCGTTAATTGTAGGTTTTACCATTAATTTTTGTTTTAATTTTTCTAAAGGATTCATTTGTTAATGCTTATATAATTCAAATAGAATAAATTTATGCTTTTACATTTATTCTTCACAAATTTCAATTATATCATTGACATCAATATTTCCATTGTTTTCTTCAATAATTTTTATTGCCTCATTACAAGCAATTTGTTCAGCCTTTCGTTTAATTTTATGTTGTCCTTCTCCCATAAATAAAAATATCTTGTTATTTTCAGTAACATAATCATGTATTGATTTAAATGTTTTAAAATAAGAAATATGAACAGAATCGTCATGTTTCACACTATGGATTGGTTGACCTAGACATAAATAGACGCCCATTCTATATCCCAACTCAGAATCATGTTCAATTTCTAAATAATGTGGTGTTACCTTGAATTCCTTCTGGATCTTGACTTGTAGAATATTTTTATAATTATCGTCATTGGTAATAAGTGAAATCCAATCAATATGTTTTTCAAAAATATTTTCTACGAATTTTTGTGCCATTTGAAAACCGGGTCCTGTTACAAACATGGATTGAAACCAACCATCTTTATCAGAGACTTTAATTTTATTAAAATCCAAAAATAATGCACCTAAAAATGACTCAAAAAGACATCCTAATTTTTTTAAATTAGTACGGATCTTCTTTTCCTCTGCATGTTTAGAAATAATTAACCATTTATGTAATCCCATTTCTAGTGCAATTTTACCAATTGCTTCATTCTTAACAATTGCGATTTTCTTTTCTGTCATGAATCCTTCGTTTTCTTTTGGAAAACGACGATATAAATAATATTTTGTTACTAATTCCAAAATACCATCACCTAAAAATTCAAGACGTTCATTGGATTTACTGCTTAAAGGCATACAATCAGTTGGTCTTTCTACAATAGTAATATTTTGTGCAATATTTTCAAAATTAGGACGCTTTGTGTAAGATCTGTGGACAAATGCTCGCTCATAAAGCGCCATATTATTTACAGTAGGAGGTATTCCATATTTAGAAAGAATACATTGGACATCATCTAATGTAATCTTAATATTTAATGGGTTAAATGGATTAAATATTAACCCTTCTTCGGTTTTGATAATATCATCATCGTGAGCTATTTTTACGTCAGTCATTACGTTGTATGTATTTGTACAGATGGCTTTAAATATATTTAGGAATATTAATAACCAAAAAAGTTATTTCAAAATATTTAATTGAATAAAATAAAATATTTTTGTAGTATATAAAAAGATGGTGTATATGTCAGGGTCCAAAAGTAGCAGAAACCAAGCCTCAATTGTAAATAGAACAAACGTTTGTGGAGGAAATAAGAAGGCCGGAATTGCCTCTCGTATTGGTTTTTTTATGCAAAGTAATCCAACTCTAAGAAGAGCTCCTCAAACTCTTCCAAAATTCTGTATTCCAAGCACAACTATCCAAACACAATCATACGGATACAGAGCCACTATTGGTGGCAACATGGGTTAATCTCATTACAAATACTATTTTATCATATTTTTCACGATTATTTCATACAATTTATGAAAATACTATTTAACTTTAAAATAATTTAATAACAACTTGTTAAATTATTTTAATCAAAAACACCATGTTCATCAAAGTTGATTCCCGTGAAAAAGATTTAGTAACAAAAATGTCGTACTATATTTCAACTATTCCTGCATTTAGGAATTTAAAAGTAATATCAGAAAGTTTACCTATTGGCGATGTAATTATAAGCAACAACAACGAAGATATTTTAATTATAGAGAGAAAAAGCATCATTGATTTATTATCAAGCATCAAAGACGGACGTTATGAAGAACAATCCTACAGGCTAAATGGTACACCACTTCACAACCACAATATAATGTATGTTATAGAAGGGGATGTAAATAAAATGAATATGTTCAGAGAAACCAAATTTGAAAAACTTACACTCTATTCTGCTATTTTCTCTCTAAATTATTACAAGGGTTTCTCAGCAATCCGAACTTTTACACTAGATGAGACAGCGCTTTTTATATGTAATTGTACATCCAAATTAATGAAAGGATTAACTACAGATAGAAAAGCATTTTATCCAAATAGAAATGTGAATGCAACTAGCGTTGCGATTACTGTAACAAAAACGAAAGAAACAAATGAAGACTCTGATGAAAATCCCGAACAATCTGAACAATCTGAACAATCAAACGATGCAACTAGTAAAGAATACATTAGCATGGTCAAAAAAGTGAAGAAAGAGAACATTACACCTGAAAATATAGATGAAATCATGTTGTGTCAAATACCAGGAGTCAGTACAGCAACTGCAGTTTCAATCATAAAAAAATTCAATAGCATTGCAAATTTAATAAAATGTTTAGAAGAAAACGAAAAATGTTTAGCTGATGTCACAAATACTAACGGCAAAGGTCAATCAAGAAAAATCACGAAAACATCTATAACAAATATCATGAAGTTTCTCTTAAAAAAATAAATTTGCATTCAATTGTAATTTAATATAAATTTATTTACATCTATTTTAATGATATTTTTTTAAGCTTCTATTTTGTCTTTTAATATTTTTTTTTTTAAAAATTTTCAAACTTTTTGTTCTATTTTTCATTCTGTTTGAAAATGTTAACTTACCGCCAATAGGTTGTTTTGCGTAAACTGTATCATTAATTTTAAAAGTCTCATTTGCTTGCTCTGGTTGTACTGGTGCTGGTGCTGGTGCTGGTGCTGGTGCTGGTGCTGGTGCTGGTCCTGGTGCTGGTGCTGGTGCTGGTCCTGGTGCTGGTTGTACAACTCTCAATTCTTTTTTTCCAAAATCTTTCCAATCTGAAAAAATATCGTCAATTGTTTTTGGCCGTTCTTGTATAGTTGTCTGTGCTGGTGCTGGTGCTGGTGCTCTTGTTGCTGGTTGTGATGCAACAACTCCACTCGCGATTACATTTTCTTGAAGATAAACGCTATTTTCAAAAATTTTATCCCAAGTGGTTTCTGGTTCTGGGGTATAATCACCACGATCTTTTGCAAAACAAAATTTTAAAATTAAACTTTCAAGTTCAGGAAACTGATTTTGTATTAATTTTAATTCTGAATTTGATTCAACTGTTCCAACGTGACAATCTTTCGAATAATTTTTTAATAATTCAAAAGCATTTTTACCAACAGGGTTATCGTAATTATCGATATCAATTAAAATAGGAGGAATATTTTTATTATCATTTTTTTCTACTGGCATGGTTCCATTAAAGTATTCATAAAAAACATTAAAATAGTTATCATAATAAGGTTTATAATACTTATGAATAATTTCCATAAAATTTAAAAATAATTTTTTTATTGGTTCTGATAGTGATGGATTATTGAATAATTGATCTACGGTTTTATAAATATAGTTATTAATAGGAACCTCTTCATTTTCTTTATTTTTGTTAACAAAATCCAATACATCTGCAAATTTTGTTCCTTGTTTAAAGAAGTTTAAATTATTGCCATTTTTTATTATATTATTTTCAACCATACTTACTTGACTAGCTAACCATGTTTGTTCATTGTCATTGTATTGATAAAAATTTTGATAAAATATTAATTGAAAGAAAAATATAAACACTTGTATAACTAATGTGTTTGTTGGATTTTCAGATTGACCTTGGGATGAAACATAATTATTTTTTAAAAATGGAACTAACTTATCATTATAAAAAATAATTAATCGCGCTGTAACAGGATTACAAGTATTTGTTGCATTATAACCATTATAAGGTATATAATATTTTTCAAACTCTTTAAATTTTGTTGGCGATGAATTATTAGATGAAGGTTGTGATGATTGTGATGATGGTTGTGATGATGGTTGTCGGGATGGTTGTGATGATGATGATGGTTTAGTCATCACACCTGTAGTATTAGTAGTTTGTAATTTGTCTAATAACTTATTATTTTCGTCATCATAATCTTCAATTATGTATCCTTTTGTATAATCTCCCATAAATTTTTAATCTTATTATATTATTATATTATTATATTATTATATTATAATTTTTATTATCAAATTTAACATGTATAGTTATTAGAGAAAAAATTAGGGAAATTTTCTAAATTTATCTGGTCACCACAATAACAAACATCTGTAAAAAATAACTTTCTTGTTAAAGATATTTGTAAATTGTATTTTCTTCCTAAAACAGAATGACCTATTTGTAAGTTATCAGAAAATTCAAAATCATTTTCATCAGAGTTTAACTTTTGTAAATTTTTAAAATTAAATTCCTCATTATGAACATAACAGTTATTTTCTTCATCTTCCTCATCTCTATTCGAATTATGAATACCTTCTATTAGTAAACTTTTTCTGTAAAGACCTATTTTATTTTGAAAAAAATATTCAGCATATTGTTGAGTATCGAACAAAATATCCCAAAAAACATTGTAAAGCTGTTTATTTTTATAAATGTTGTTAATACTATCACACAAATATTTTAAGTTTTCACTGTATTCTCCAGTATTTTTGTAAAATAAAAAATTATATATAAATGTATCAAAGACATTTCCCAGATTTGATATATATACATTTTTAATATAACTTCCTTGATTTAGTGGTTCTGTAATATCATTAATTATGTAATTGTTTATATTTTCTGAAATAGTAAATAAAACATTATCATAAAATTCTATCAAAGGAAAACTATCATACTCCGCATTAATTTTTTTTACTATTTGGTATAAATTATTTTGTGCCTTTATAGAAGTATCTTCTAATTTTAAATTTTTTAAAGCAATACCTAATGCTGAATGCAAATTATTTCTCGTTTCTATTTTTTCAACTAAAATTTGTGATGACAAACTTTGTGTAGCTTGAAGTACTATATCAGGATCTGATATTTTAACCAAGTAGTTAAAAATATTATAGTTAAAATTACCGTTATTAGTATCGAAAAAAAATTCAAAAATTTTCGTAAAAATGTTATTAAAATAAGAATTATTTTCTAAAAATTTGAAAAACTCTGTTTCATCATTTTCATCAAGAATTGTTAAAGTATTAATACTATAACTAATAAGTAAAATATTTTGTAAGGTTTTTATTAAAATCAATGGACCAGTTTTTCTGGAAGTATTATTAATATCATTTACCAATAAAATAAAATAATAAACTGTTGAATACAGACATATTTGCCAGTCTTTTAGAATACTGTCTTGAATAATTTCAGTTTGAATAAGTAGTGAGTTATCCATATATGCTTCTTCAATATAGTTAACTAAATTGTAACTATAATCATTGTCTTCAGACTGTTGCTGATTTTCTTCATCTCTATTAATGATAAAATCATCTATTATGTAATTAAAATCATTGTTGTTATAAAGGCCAATAGAATTTTCATTATAGTCATCAATATTATCATACATATATATCAAATTATATGCAAAAATTTTAATATCAGTAAAATCCCCAGCTAAGTTAAGCATTCCATCATCAGATTGAGCTATTAAAGTAATGCATATAATAGAATAAATGAATATAATAAAACTATTAATATATTCAAAATTTTTTGTATCAGCAAAATTTGCATCATTTAATAAACCAAAGGCTGCATCTAATACAGAATTTTTTGAATTATATTCAAGTTTGGAATAAGAATTTACACTATCAAAATTTATTAAACTTTCCATAATATATTAATAATATATTAATATACTACTTTATTTTACATTCAAATTCATTAAAGTTACATTCTTGTTAATAAGTTATAAATAAAAGAATTATTTTTAAGAATACATGAAACATAAGTGTATTCTTGTTGTGCATTATTTTCTTGTTTTGCATTATTTTTTTGTTTTGCATTTTTGTCTATAAAATTTGTTTTAAAATATACATTATAATCATTTCCATTATCATTATACGTTGTAACTCCATAATTACAAATATTTCCATGACTAGATAATATATCATTAATGTGTCCAATTAAATCTTTAAAATCATCCAAACTGTTAATATCATAAACTTTTAAATCATTACTAACATATAAATCAGAATACTCATTGTAGTTATTTACAAAGTTACTATAAAAGATTTTAAATTCAGGATCTGATTGCATTTGTTGTCTTTTTTTTTCGTATAGTAAAAAAAAATCAGAATACAAGTTATTGTTATTGTCACTGTTATTGTTGTTATTTTCTAAATTTTTAAAGTTAAATTTGGATGATCCTTTATGGCTTTCTAAATAAAGTGAACCTAATAAAATAACTTGTATAAGAAGGTCAATATATTCACCTGTATATGTTAATATAATATGCAGTAAAATGTTAGGAATTGCGTAACCATCAATATAATGTAAATCATCATATTTTCTTGCCATAGTCAAGTCAGTTGTTCCAACATCTGTATAAATATTGAAATTATCATCAATAATACCATATTTTATCAATTTTTTCATTGTATAAAAAGTTTGTTCTTCTGTTGGTGGTTCAATATAGTCAAAATTTAAAAAGTTAACACCTCTACACAACATTTGAATAAAAACATTTTCTATATTTGTCTTTAAAATATCTGATAAAGTACTTTCCTTCATGCTAGACTTAAAAAAACTCTCTGTATACAGTCTATAACAAGTTCCAGGTGCAACTCTACCAACTCTACCCTTTCTTTGATCAGCAGAAGCTTTTGTAATTGGAAGAGTAGTAAGAAAGTTCATGTCAATTTTAGAATCGTAATTTGATTGTTGCGATACTCCTGAATCTATTACAAATCGTAAACTTTCTATTGTTATTGAAGACTCCACTGCATTTGTTGCGAAAAAAATTTTTGGATCTGCAATTTTTTTTAATGCTGCTACATCCATTTCAACATCTTTAAATGCATTGGTTTGAAAATCAAATTGTTTATTACCACCAGAAGCAACATAAAACAATTTATAACGTTCTATATTTTCTATATATTGCAAACCTTTACTAACTGCAACTAAATCATCAATTCCTGAAATAAAGACAATTATATCTCCTATTTGGTTACTTTTTATTATTTCGTCAATTTTTTCCAGAATAGAGTATATATAATTAAACGACACTGAATTTAAATATTCAATAGTTACAGGATTATTATTTTCTAATGTTTTTTCTATATGTATGTCAGGAGCGTTATAAAAATAATCAATAAAAAGTTCTTTTTTAATAGTTGCACTCATAATCACTAGTTTGAACTCAGGTCTCACTAATAAAACTTTTTTTAATAATCCTAATAGTAAATCTATCTCCAATGATCTCTCATGCGCTTCATCAACTATTACACAACTAACGTTCATTTCACCATTATTAAGATATGGATTATTTATCATATATTTTACAAGCCAACCGCTAGTAGTAAAAGTAAGAGCTTCACCTAATCCTCCTTGTCCGTTTTTACCACGAAAACTTATGATATTATTATTATTACCGTCTACATTTTGAATAGATTTATTTATATGACTTGTTTTGTTACCATTTTCTTTTGCCAATAATTCTTTTGGTTGTGTACACAAAACAATTGAATCATTATCAATATAGGGTAAATCATATGCAAATTGGTTGTTTCCATACTCTGCATTATTTGTGTTACTAGTAACCCATTCCTCAGATCCAATTTTTTTTATTTTATACTTATTATTTAGTCCGTTTCTTGTAAATAATTCAATCATATACAATGGAACTCTAGTAGTTTTACCAAGACCAGTATCACTAGTTAAAATTAGTACATTGTTTGAAACTATTAAATTTTTTATTTCATGTTGTCTTTCATCAAAAGCAGTATCAAATTGTCTATTTGATGCCATTTAGTTATTATATATATAATTACATAAGTTTTAATTATATATTAAAAATTTATAATATAATATTTATATAACTAAATATTATTTAATGTCAAACAATCAAACACTATGTGACTTTGCAGTTACCGAAATGATACATGATTTTGGGAAAAAAAGAGATGGAATGGATCCAGGACCAGAAGCAATAAATTTGATAACAGCGACGAGATATAAAGCAAACAAAGCAATATTTGATAAACTTTTAGATTTAGGTGTTCCAGATTGTGATAAAAAATTTAACAAATATGATGAAGAAGGTATACTTAAATATGTTGCAGGAGCAACCATACAAAAAGATATTTTAAATGGTAGTATTAATGACACAGAAATAGAAACTGTAAATGGAAATACATATCATGTAAAAATAGCTAATAAAAATAGCCCTGATAATATAGAAAATGGCGAAGCATTTTTTGATGAGTTAGAATTTGGTCACTACAACAAAAATCCAAACTCAAATTTGGGTCGTTACTCAGGGTTGAGTGAAACTTGTCCAGTAATATTGGCGGATACAGTTTCATGGGTATACAATATGTTTAAAAAAGGAAGCAGTAGTGATCGAAGAATATATGCATTTAGTCCTTTAGCTGTTATAGCTGATTCAGCATCTAAAGCAAATATTACCATTAAAAGTGAGATGAAACATTATTTTGATAACAGTGATGGAGTTGAAATAGTTAATGTAGTAGATAGAGAAACGTTTAAAGTAAAAAGTTTTAAAAACAATAGTAAAGGGTTTTTTTCTAATTATTCAATTATAAATACATATAATCAACGCGAAAAAGGAGTTGATCAATTATGGATGGGTCTAGAATTTCAAGGTAGAGATAAAAGTGGAAAACCACTTCCAATAAAACGTACTAATGTTCATGAAGCCAATAATGTGAAAAATGTGTTTTCGGATATAACAACGCTTATTAATAGTAAAACTCCTCAGACTTTGAAACGTAATGCTGCAGCTTTAAGTAATTTGCTAAATGAAAAAGATAGAGCAAAAGAGAGAGAACGTTTCAATATTGCTATCCAATCTAAACGTTCTGGAGATTGGTTTCCTGTTATTTATATACTTAACTATGATGAACATGAACCAGAATTAATTACATACAATGACCCAAAACAAGAAAGGCCATTTCCTATTGACGAAAAAATTTATTTTACAAAAAATAATATGTATATTTTAACAATAGATAGACCATTAGTTGCATACTCATTGTATTCTGGTGTGAATGTTTTGTATCAAGATGCAAATGGAAACTTGATAAAATTTGAAGCAAGTCCATTAAATGATGATATTTAATTGTAAATTTACATTCAAAAAAATAAATATAAATTTACAAACAATGAAGATGTTATAATATCTTGTAGTTTTACACATTTTAAATGAAAATACATATAAATGATTATCCAATTCATCAATACTTATACCATATCTAAATATTTTTGAATTCTTGAAGGGTGTATTGTTTTTTTATGACTTGTTCTTTGTAAATATTACAACGCGTTTTCATTTTTTCATAATCATAATCGTAATCCATCATAATTGATACACGTTTTTATACTACTGGACGATTCTCATATTGTTAACTAAATAATCCGGTGATTCTAAAAATTTAAAAAATAACACCACACTCTCCCTATCACCGTTTACAATGAAAGTACCCATTTTCATATTATTTGGATAAATTGAAACTCTGTGAACTTGCTTCCACGAATCCAAAAAATCAATAGTTTTATTTTCTAATCCATATGTTCTTATTACAGCATTTTGGTGCCCATTTGTTGTTTCAAATGCTTCACCACCTTTCATATATTTTCTTCGTCTAGTTCCTTTTTTTCTTCTAAACCTTCTGGTTCTCTTAATTTTTGTTTGTTTACGCATCTTTTTGATATTTTATATATACACATATTATTTTATTGAAATTAATAATTTGTTATTATAATATAGTTACTAAACATAAATGCTGGATATAAGATCTATTTTAAAACTAAGAAGAAATCAAAGTTCTAATTTAGATGAACAAACAAAACAACAGTTTTTAGAAGGTTTAAAAAAAAATATAAAAAAAAGTTATTATTCTCTTAATAAAATTAGTGAAGAAGAAAAGCAACAAATAATAAACACTGTTAAATCTATAGAATCAGAATATCTTATTGATGAAAATAAGGATAATAAGGATAATAAAGTTGTTACAGATACAGGATATAAAGATGAAGAAGATATTGGTGATGAAACATTAAGTAATTTATATGGTGTTAGTAAAAGTATACCATGTGCTACTTTAATAACAAATATTTTACAATCTGAAACGGAACAAATTCCATGTACTTCATTAATCCAAAATATAAAAAGAAGTAATTTAGGAGAAAAACCTTGTTCTATTTTGATTGGTATTATAGAACGAAATGAACAACCAATTATGCCTTGTAAAAAACTAATTGATCTTATAAGAAGAATACGATAAATGAATTATATTACTACCTTTTTTCATCATCGTGGTATTCTCTGTTGATTTTGTTGTTGATTTTGTTCTTCATAATATGTCATACCTAAATTAATATGAATAGTAGAAATTAAATTTAGTAATGTTGAAACCATATAATAATTTTTTAAGGAATATATTTTTATATACAAAGGGTTTACTTTACTGTTTGGGTTTGGGTTATCTTCCCAAACGATTGTGTTATCTTTACTAATTTTATCAAGATTTGATTTTATTAAGTCGATAACTTCATTTTTTAAACGGTCATCAAGTGAATATGGAAACTTAATAGTAAAAGTTTTAAAATATTTGTCGGCAAAATCCTTCATATAAAATATAGTTTATTATAATATTTTATATTTTAACCGAAAAAGTATGAAAATAATTTTACTATAATAATATATAAATGAATAAACCGATACTAAATGTCATTTTTATTTTAGCAATATGTTTTGTTGCCTATCAATTATTTAGAAACCTTGATGTTAAAGAAGGAATGACTACAAGTTCACCAGCAACAACTTCAACAACAACTTCAACAACAACTGGTATTGCAGGAAATGCAGAGAGCTATGCTGCAAATATTAAATCTACAACAATAAAAAACCAAGATACGTTATTAATAACTAAATATAGAAAAGATTATGAAAATGCTATATTAAATATGGATGATTTGATAAACACAATGATGTTACAGACTACATTAAGCGTAGATACTTCAAATCCAATGCCTTCATTAGAAAAATTAAATCAATTAAGTTCTGCACGAACAGCACTAAACAGTGTAATGAAATTTGTAGATTCTAGTAAATAAACCCATCGTTTCAAACTTCTTTCACTACATTCAAATACTTCGCATACTTTAACATAATTATTTATTTTATGGTAATAATTAACTGCTTTCAATTTCAAATCAGGTGTAAATTGTTTAGCCATTTATATATTTGTAGAAATTATATTACACCTTTTTACATTTCAAACGCCGTTTTTTTGATTTTTTATTATTGACATTCTTTGCTCTATAATTTTTTCGTTTAGTATTATTTTTACCACCAACATTATTACTAACTTCTTGTACTTGAATGTTTTCCATTGAATTAATAAATTTTTCTATTTCATATTTTTCATTATAAGGAAATCTGAATACTGTTTCTTCAATTTCATTCATAGGAATATTGTTTTCTTCAATTGTTTGCTTACAAATACCGAATAATGTTCCTACCATTCCTGTATTTGAAGTGGCAATAATTTCTTTTGACACATTTTCTATTTCTAACAATAAGGTTTTACAATTTTCTAAATCATTTATACATTTGTTGATAAGATTATTTCCGTCGGTAATTTCAGTTATTTTTTTTTCAAATGCTGCACTAGTTTTGTCGTAAGTTTTCCTTAACCATTCTGGTTCTTTACATACATATCCAGAATATATCTCTTCTATTTTTTTCAAAGCAGTAGTAAGTACTGTATTATAACTTGATATAGATCGTTCAATACCAGCACTCATATTATATAATATATATATTATATAATAATTTGAATTGAATTAAATATTTTGTTATAATGAACATTATAATTGATATAATGGTACCAAAAAGTAAGCAGATAATAAACCCATTATTTAGAATTTAGTCAATCCTTCCGTAGGAAGGAAGTGCTCGTATTTTTTTGCTAATAAAGTCGTCATTTAAAATACGCGTTGCTGTAAATATATTTTTCTACAAAAATATATTTAAAATTATAGTGCCATTTTATAAAATGGAAACATTGCTTTATAAAAAACATATTTATCCAATTATAATTCCACAAAAACTATATTTTGATAAACGCAATGAATTAAATTCTTATAATGATATGAATCCATCTATGTATATAGATGGATATGGAAATATAAAAATTTTAGTACGATCTGTAAATTATAGAAAATTTTATGATAAAAATTTTACCTTAGACGAAAATTACTCTAATAGTTTATATGTATTATTAACAGGTAAAATTAAAGAAAACAATTTGTTTGATTTAGACGATTTTACTATTGAAAAATTATTTTATGATTATTCTATTCCAACGTATCCAACTTATTGGAGAGGAATTGAAGATATTAGATTCATAAATAGTAATTCTATATTAGCAATAATACCAGAATGTAATAAAAATGGAAGCCCTTCTGTTTTCCGTGCCACAATTGAAAATAATACAGTACATTCTTTTATAGATTGTAAACCAAATATAATTGAAAAAAATTGGATGCCATATATAAATGAAAATGGAAATGAAATGGTTATTTATTCTTTAAATCCCTTTAAAATTAAACAAATTGAAAATGATGTTTTCACAGAATTATCATTTTCAAAAGAGATTGCAGAACATTTGAATAATTACCACGGATCAACAAATGGTATAAAATACAATTCAAATGAAGATATATTATTTTTAATACATAAAAATGGTGAAAAAATTTGTCATAGATGGTTATTGTTGAATTCTAGAACAAATAATATACATCTATCAAAGGAATTTTATTTTTTCAAATATTCATATATAGAATTTCCGGTAAGTTTATGCAGTTTTAACGAAAGTTTTTTTATAAGTTTAGGTGTTAATGACGATAAAGCGTTTATTATTGAAACAACACAAAATGCAATAAATGAACTTTTTAAGGAACATTAATTAGAACTTCATTGTCTTTATAATAACCTTGATCAATAAGTGATTGTGTAAATTCTGCGCCACCCCAATTATGATCCATTGGATTTGGACTATAAAGCATATTTTCTTCTTTTGCACTTATTTTATCTAAAGGGGTTGTTGTTCCTACATAAAAAGATGTTGTGTCATAAGCGGGATATGAGTTTTTGTTATAAGGAGGGTCATTTCTAGTTGCGTCTACAAGTAAAGTAGGGTTTGGTGGTGCTCTAATATTGGTATTTACTGAGTCTTCATATATTAATTCACCCATGGAACTACCTATACCATTTGCCATATTACCTTGTGCAGCTGGTGACGATTCAATACTTGAGCTAGGAGGTAAACCGCCTTGTGGTTCAAAAACACTTGGTCTAATTTTATATACTGAATTTCCCTGGGTATCATACGTTTGTTGTAAATAAAGAACGGGACATCTAATACCTTGACTTCTTTGCCAATCTAAAAACTCAGTATAATCTTCTAAATTATCAAATTCAACTGGATTTACTCCAGGAACTTGTGCTAAGTTAGAATTATATAAATACAATCTAGCACCTTTTTGAATTAATAAATTTGGACACCTAACTTTACGTCGGTTATTTATTAATCCTTCGTAATATTTAGGATCACTACATTTTGCATAAAAATATAATCCTATTAAAAATACTATAATAAATAATAATGTTAGTAATGTCATATAATATATATATATAAATTTATAAATATATTATTATTAGTAAATTTATATAATTAGTATACTAATATTATGTGTAATTATATTGTAGAGATATTATATATACATTTTTTTAAATAAATGCTAGTTTTACATTTTGATCCTAGTAGTGAAAATGAAGAAATAGACAATTTTAATAAATTATTAAAAGATGATAAAGATTTGTTTGTGTTATTTTATTTAGAAGGTTGTGGTCCTTGTAATGCAACCAGACCCGAATGGGATAAAATTAAAAACGTTTTAAAAGATAAATATGATGATACTATTATTATAGCAGATATAGATCAATCTGTTATGGATAAATTTAAAAATTTAAATATCCAACCAAATGGCTTTCCTGCTATATATCATATAAATAACAAAGATAAAACCTCTACTTCTTATGATGATTCCGATATTAGTAATAAAGATAGAACAATTGATTCATTTGTAGAATGGATTGAAACAACTACAAAACAAAATAAAATGGTTGGAGGCAAATGGTCATTAAAATACAAACGTAGTATAAATTGTAAACGTCCTAGAGGTTTCTCTCAAAAACAACATTGTAAATATGGTAGAAAAAAAATGTTTTTAACTAAAAATATAAAAATTAATAAAAGGACAATAAAGGTTAAAAAATTGAATAAAAGACGTAGATCTTATAAAAGAAAACATTAAATTCAAATTTATTTGAAATTTTCCTTAGCATAACCAATAACTGCACATGCGATTCTTTTTCCTGCATGTCCAGTTGTCAAACTGTCTTCCTCTCCTCCTTGTCCACAATCATCTGGGTCAGCATGAATAATCAAACCACGACCAATTATGTTTGCTTTCGTTCCTCGTAATTTTATAACATCGTCAACTATAGTATAAACAGCTTCGCCTTTGGAATTTGTTTTAAGATTTCCCAAATCGCCAACATGTCTCTCTTTCATACCTGGACAACCATGTTTTTTATGATAAGGATTGAAGTGGGCACACATACTTGTACATTGGTCTGTTAAATCTCCTGCTTCATGAACATGAAAACCATGATACCCATTCTTCTTTAATCCACTAATGTTTATATTAATAAGTACGTTATTATTTTTAAAATCTTCAACAAAATGAACAACCCCTTTGATTTTATCAGAATTGAATACAGCAATAGCAACAATAGGTTTATCGCTCATATATTACTTATGTATTATTTATAATTAATATATTTTATCAAAATACGCAAAATCCTTTAACTTTATAGTATTTTATTATTTTATAAATATATTATATAATGTTTGATTTAACAAATATTAAAAATAAAAATACAAGTATAATTTATTCATTTTCATTTTTAGTTATTATATCGTTTATTATTACCTTTATTTCAAAAAATGTTGAAAATTTTGCTCCATTTCATAAAAAATATTGCGGAAAAAATACTCTATGCCCTACATATCCAATATTATTTGTAAGATTTTTACATTATTTTGCAACATTTTATTTTTGTTTTTATTATTTTATTTTCAATACAAAATACGATTTATATTATTTATGTTCATATGCTATTTTAGTTTTACATTGGTTGGTTACTAATGATTGTGTATTATCTAGTTGGGAAATGTCATATTATTCTAAAAAACAAAAACTGGGTGAAACACCTCTATTACATCCACATTTTAGAGTTTTTGCAGGTAATTTAACAGATTATATTATAATGTTTCAAGGCATTTTTATGACAATAAGTTTTATATTAGTTATAAAACGATTTAATTATAAATATTATAATTATTTATTTGGTGCTATAATATTAATTTTACAATCGTATTTAATGCTTAAAGATAGAATAAATTTATATTTTAGTTGATTAAAAAATATATGAATATATTAAATGAATATAAAATCATATTTAAATTTAATTAGTTTAACATTAATAATTACATTTTTTTCTTATTTTATTGAATTAATATACCCTTGTATAAATGATTTATCAAATACAAATATAATTGGTTTATTTATTTTTCGTTACTTACATTTTCTTTCGTTTATATATTTTATTTCTTTTTTATATTTATTTAATTATAAAAGTGTAGATGCAATTATATATTTAATTTTAGCTGTTATTTTGACATCAACTTGGAAAATATTAGATTGTTGTATTTTATCTTATTATGAACTTAAAATGTATAATGTAAATCATCATGATTATTTAACTAGTTTTCATCCTTGTTTATTTGTTTTTTTCAGAGAATATCAAGAATTAACGTTAACACTTATGGGAATAATTATGGCTTTTACGTTTTATTTTATATTATTTAAAAACAAAATTATCCCACTAAAATATAAATTATTTTTAGGATCTATTTTCAGTTATCTTTTTATTGATAATATAATACAAACAAGATATTATAATAAAAATTTAAATTATCCAAAATCAAAGAATACCATTTTGAATAGATATTTCACTTTTATTTGAATATAAATAATACATTTTTTATATTCAAAAATATTTTTCTGAAAATTTATTGGAAAATACATTGTAAGGGTCAGAAATATTTTTAATTCTAATAAAATTATACAAGTATGGAAACATAAATAAAATATCTTCTTTTGTAAAATTCCACGAATAAGTAGTATGATATGTCATTTTAATATTTTTTTGTATAATATTTTCTCTAATTTGGTTTGTTATATTTTCAAGTTTTTTTTTATTTTCAATAAAATTTACAACTAATGATATGTATGGTTTTGATTTGGTTGCATATTGACTAAATCTTAAAAATCCTTGATTATTTTCTTGGATCTCAAAAACAATTCTAGAACCACTTGATAAAACTTTCATATTATTATCAGAAAAAATTTTCATTATAGTTTTTTGACAATATACAAAATTATCTATTGGAAAGAAAAATTCAATTATCTTAAAATTATTTAAATATAATTTAGTCCAATTATCAAAAGAATTATTTACATTTATACATTTAATATTATTATTTAAATTCAATAAAGATTTTTTTTCAATATACCATCTTATTTCATCCATAATTTCAAATTTACTCATCAACCAAAATAAAATTATTATAAGCGTAAAAAATATTTTAATATGTTCGTTGAATGAAGATATATTTATTGGCTCTAGATTATTGTTACAATCATTATAATAAAATACAGATAAAACTATTTCTTTTATTTTTTTAAAATAACTACATTGAAAATTAATCATACATATATCTTCATTTTTAGATAATTGTTCAATATAATTTATATAATTATCATTCAATGGTATTTTAAAAACATTTAATATAACTCCATATTTTTTTTCTATTTTCAATTTAATATTTGTTATAAAACCTAATAATCCAAGGCTACCTGGAAACGCATGAAAAATTTCATTAAATTTATTTACTTTTTGTTTATTTCCTAATCCGTCTATATATTCAAATTCTATTATAGTGTCTTTTACCATTGATATTTTTGTTTTTTTTCCATGGGCATTTCCACAAAAAGAACCGCCTATGGAAAATGTTAATCCTGATTGACATGATAAAATTGTATAATCATATTTATCTAATTCTTTTATTAATTCAACCCAAGTTGTAGCGCCTTCTACAATTGCATAGTCATATGTTGTATTTATTTCTATAATTTTGTTCATTTTATTCTCCAGCTGAATATATTTACAATTACTTGTATATGATGTATCATCAGAATTTTTTTCAGAAGAGAATGTCAATTTATATCCTTCTTGTTGTGCTTTTTTAAGATATTTATAAAAGTCTAAATCATTATATATTTGTTTTATCATTATTATATTATATAATGATAAAAATATCAAATTTTAATAACTATTACGCCTTTGCACATTCAAAACGCCCACATTGTGGGCAGTTATGAATGTGCGACATGATACTGATTGCGCATTTCAAATGCGCAATGGTGTAAAATATTAGTTAGTCTGTAATAATACATAAATACTATTTAGTATTTTTTATTTTTTTATTTTTTTTTTTTATAAAATATAAAATAATTAATATAATTAAAATTATTAATACTACATAACTAATATTATTTGCGGTTTTCATACATAAAATAGTAAAATAACCAATAATTGTTTCAAAAATATTTTTAGGTTTTGAACTCATTCGCATAACTTCACGACTAATTATCGTCCAATATATATTAATATTTTTAATAAAACTCTCATACAATGAATTTTCAGGATAATTATTTGGTATTAATATATAATGTAACTTAAGTAAAACTCTATATTTATTTATGGGTATTTCTCCTTCTACACAATGATAATCTGTATTATAATCTAACCCATGAAAATCACCAGTATTCATTTTTACTTTTATATTAGCATTTGGAAAACTGGTTATTACAGATGTATTTTCATTACATGCAACAATTATTCTATAAAAAATTGGCCTATCTTTAAAAAACTTTAATGGTAATGGAGCATCATAATGACAATCTACTAATAATTTATCTGATGACTTAGCGTATTTTGGTGAGACAGCATAATATATTTCATCTACTTCTTTAACATTTTTAATTTTGTAATTTTTAAAATTATTTTGTATAGCATCATGAATATAGTTACTATATCTTATTGAATTGATAGAATCATATACTTTTATATTTTTAACATTTTCACACCATTCGTGATTAGAAAATATATTTTGTCTTTTACTATTTTTAAATATGTAATTGCTAATATTTTCTAAATCATCTTTATTAGGATAATTAGAAGAAATAATATTATTCATATATATAATATATATTTTTTAATTGAATCAATACTATCTGTAAATGATTGTGTAAAAGGAATATATGTGTAATTTTTGAATGAATTTTCAAATTTAAATATTTTATCATCTTTTATAAAATTTATGTTTTTATCAATTATAATATTACAATAATCTTTCAATTCTTTAATTTCAAAAGAAATAATATATCTTTTTGTAGTTAAATTATCAATAGCATATAAAATTATATTTGTAACATCTCTAACATCACAATAACTACTATAATAATTTTTAATTTGTTCATTATTATATATTTTAGATAAATTTATTGCTTCTATTATACTACAATAACTTTCAGGTATTTTATTATATATAACTGGACCTATTATTCTTCCAGGATTTAATACTATTAATTCCCATTTTTTATTTTCATTATATATTTTCCAAGCTATTTTTTCAGAATTTATTTTGCTTATAGAATATGGATCCTTAATTTTACTTGAATCTGCAAAATATTCATTACTATAAGATGATTTTGTTCCGTCATATATTGTGCATGTTGAAGATATAAAAATTACCTTTTTTATATTTGTAAATAAGGATGATAATAAAATATTTTCAGTATATTTAATTGCAGGATTAATAATTTTATTTAAATTGTCATCTTCATCTGTAAATTCTTCCAAAATAACAGGTGAAGCACAATGAATCAAAAAATTACATTCATTTAAAATAGTTATCAAATAATTATTATCGCATAATTCATAATTATATTCTATTATTTCTAAATTATATATACAATTTGTGTATGGAATTAAATAATTATAGTAATTTAATAAAAAGTATTGTTTATTTCTTGTTAATGCTTTAACATAATAATTATCATTTAAAAGTTTAATAATAACATGTGATGCTAAATATCCAGATGCTCCTGTAATGCAAACTTTTTTCATATAAATTAAATTATATATTATATAAAATATAATTTACACCGTTGAATAATTCAAATGGGACACCATTTAATTCTTCAACTAAGTTACTAGTTACGATTTCAAATGAACCTCCTACGGAGCGTCACATTTTAAATCTTCGCGAGTATAAAATATAAGTAATAATTTCAAAAAACTGATAAAACAATAAAATAATAAAATAATAAAATAAAAAAATAATAAAATAAAAATGAATTGTTTAAATGAGATAAACGGATAGTTATATTTACATAAAACAATAAACTATCAAGATGGAACATATTTTTAGAGTTTTTGATTTCAATGTTTACAATGATAAAGATTTATCAACAAATGATTCTGGAAGTGAAGACGATAAAAAACAAAGAAGAGATAATTCTGAATTTTTAATTCAAATGTTTGGTTTAAATGAACAAGGTGAAACATGTTCAATTCAAGTAGAAGAGTTTAAACCGTTCTTTTATGTTATGGTAAATGATAAATGGAATACTGTAATTAAAAACAACTTTTTGTCTTTTATTAAAAAAAAAATAGGAAAATATTACGAAAATTCTATTACTGAATGTTTAATTATTAAGCGAAAAAAATTATATGGTTTTGATGGTGGTAAAGAACATAAATTTATTAAATTTGAATTCAAAAATATGGGTGCATATAACAAAGTTAAGAATTTATGGTATACTGATTACAATAAAGGACATCATTTGTTAAAAAATGGTATATCTTTTGAAAATACAAACATTAAATTGTATGAAGCTAATATTCCTCCATTATTACGTTTATTTCATATTCGTGACATTAGTCCATCAGGATGGATTGCATTACCTAAAAAGAAAACAATTGAAATAACTGATTGCAAACGTACTTCATGTAATTACGAATTCATTATAAATTATAAAAATATTGTTGCGTTAAATGATAAGGAAACGAGAGTGCCTTATAAAATAATGAGTTTTGATATTGAAGCTAGTAGTAGTCACGGCGATTTTCCTGTTCCTATAAAATCCTATAAAAAACTGGCAACCAATATTGTTGAATACTTTGAATGCTTAAAGTTAGATATTACAAAAGAGTTGTGTAAAAATATTTTACGACGAATCATTTTGGCCGCATTTGGATATGAAAGTATGGATAATATAGATTTGGTTTATCCAAAAATTCCACCAAAAACAAAAAGAGATGTGGAAGATATGTGTGAAAAATGGTTAGAAAATAATGTTCGCTCGTCTAATAGTATAGCAACTAATGTAAATTCAATAACAACAATTGAAGAAATGTTTGAAAAAATGAATAATGCTCTAGACGAAGGAGAAGAAAATTTTGATTTTTATAATAAAAAACATATAAAACAATATAATGATAAAAAAGCAACAATTGTAGACATATTATGTGACAAAAATTTTGAGCGCGATGGAAAATTATTTGAATTGAATAATTCTTTAAATGCGTGTTTTCCGAAATTAGAAGGAGACAAAGTAACGTTTATTGGATCTACATTTATGAATTACGGTGATCAAGAACCATATAAAAACCATTGTATCGTTTTAAACACTTGTTCTGATATGCCAATACAAAACAGTATTATTGAATCTTATCAAACAGAAAGTGAAGTTCTTTTAGCATGGAAAGAATTAGTTCAAAAAGAAAACCCTGATATTGTTATAGGTTATAACATATTCGGTTTTGATTATGAGTTCATGTTTAGAAGAGCAGAAGAAACAGGTTGTGCAAATGAATTTTTAAAATTATCAAGAAATAATGATGAGCTTTGTGGTTCAAAAGATAAAGATACCAATAAACTAAAAATAGAAGAAAGTACGATTCAAATAGCAAGCGGTCAGCATGATTTAAAATTCATCAAAATGAATGGTCGTTTGCAAGTAGATTTATATAATTTCTTCAGACGTGAAGAAAATTTAACATCTTATAAATTAGATTATGTTGCTGGTCATTTCATAGGAGATTACATTAAAAGTTTTGAACATACTTCATTCAAAACAGAAATTAAAACAACAAATTTGACAGGACTTTTAGAGGGCAGTTACATTCATTTGGAAGAAATTGGTCATTCTGTAGATTATTATGATGATGGTGCAAAATTTAAAGTGGTTTCTATTAACAAAGAAGAGTCAAAATTTAAAATAGATGGAATCATAAATCCAGATATGAAAAAGAAAGTAAGATGGTGTTTGGCAAAAGATGACGTAACACCTAAAGATATTTTTAGAATGACGAACGGAACCGCCCATGATAGATCAGTAATTGCAAAATATTGTATTCAAGATTGTAACTTAGTTCATTATTTATTCAATAAAGTAGATGTATTAACAGGATTCATAGAGATGGCAAAAATTTGTAGTGTACCTATCAACTTTTTAGTATTAAGAGGTCAAGGAATTAAGTTAACCAGTTATGTAGCTAAAAAGTGTCGCGAGAAACGTACATTAATTCCTGTAATAGAAAAAGGTGATTTAGATGAAGGATATGAAGGTGCAATTGTTCTTGATCCAAAATGTGATTTATATCTAGATAATCCAGTTGCATGTGTAGATTATGCTTCTTTATATCCAAGTTCTATGATTAGTGAAAATTTATCTCATGATAGTAAAGTATGGACTAAAGAATATGATTTAGCTGGTAATTTAATTGAAAATGGTGAATGGGGTGAAAAAGATGACAATGGTAACTTTATATATGACAATTTACCAGGTTATGAATATGTCAATATAACTTACGATACCTTTAAATATGTACGAAAATCACCAAAAGCTGCTGCAGAAAAAGTGAAATCAGGCACCAAAATTTGTAGATTTGCGCAATTCCCAGAAGGAAAAGCAATTATGCCTTCTATTTTAGAAGAGCTTTTAATGGCTAGAAAATCAACACGTAAATTAATTCCACAACAAAATGATGAATTTATGAAAAATGTGTTGGATAAAAGACAATTGGGATATAAAGTAACAGCTAATTCTTTATATGGACAATGTGGTGCAAAAACTAGTACCTTCTATGAAAAAGACATTGCAGCTTGTACTACTGCAACAGGTAGACTTTTATTAACGTATGCTAAAAAAATTATAGAAGAATGTTATGGAGATGCAATTTGTAATACAAAAGATCACGGTCCGGTTTTAACCAAAGCCGAATATATATATGGAGACAGTGTTGCAAATTACACACCTGTTTATATAAAAACAGGTGACAATGTTAATATAGTACCGATTGAATTACTAGCGGAAAATTATGGTAATAGTAAATGGGTTACTTGTACAGAACCTGGAAAACAAGAAAAAGAATTCTGTGATTTTATTGATCTAGAAACATGGACAGAAAAAGGTTGGACAAAATTACATCGCGTTATTAGACATAAACTAGCTCCACATAAAAAAATGATTCGCGTAGTAACTCCGACTGCTATAGTTGACGTAACAGACGATCATTCATTATTATTAAAGGACGGTAAAGAAACATCACCCAAAAATGTTAAAATTGGTACGGAATTATTACATCATAAACTACCTATAATTAGCAACTGTAAACAATATATTACAAATGTATTTGATCTTTCAATTCCATCACAACAAATTGAAATGGCTAATTTTATTGCTTATTATCAAGCAATGGATGTTTGTACCAAGATAGTGAAAGTAAATGGTTCTGAAACACCAAATTGTTATAAAGTAGAATTAATTAACAAGTATTTAATTTATGAATATGATATGGAAAATAACAACGATGTTAATACTTTACATGAAATTCAATATGAAGGATATGTTTATGATTTAACAACAAAGAATCATCATTTTGCAGCTGGTATAGGAAACATGGTTGTTCATAATACTGATTCAGTATTCTTCACATTTAATTTACAAACGCCAGAAGGTAAACCAATCCGCGGTAAAGAAGCATTGGAAATTACAATTGAATTGGCACAAGAAGCTGGACACTTAGCATCCAGTTTATTAAAAGGTCCACATGATTTAGAATATGAAAAGACTTTTATGCCATTTTGTTTATTATCAAAGAAGCGATATGTTGGTATGCTTTATGAAACTGATCCAAATAAATGCAAGCGAAAAGAAATGGGTATTGTATTAAAACGTCGTGATAATGCACCCATTGTAAAAGACATTTATGGTGGTATCATAGATATTTTAATGAAAGAACAAAATATTAGTAGAGCAATTGAATTTTTACAAACATCATTACAGAATATTGTTGATGAAAAGTATCCTATGGATAAATTAATTATAACAAAATCATTACGATCAGGATATAAAAATCCACAATCAATTGCACATAAAGTATTAGCCGACAGAATGACTGCACGTGACCCTGGAAACAAGCCTAGTTCTGGAGATAGAATTCCGTTTGTTTATATAAATACACCAAATAAGAAAGCTTTACAAGGAGACAAAATTGAAACCCCTAGTTTTATCAAAGAACAAGGATTGAAAATTGATTATTCGTTTTATATAACAAATCAAATAATGAAACCTGTACAGCAGGTTTTCGCTCTTGTTCTTGAAAAAATATGGGAAATACAAAAAAAGAAACTAACTAAATTATCACTGTATAAAAAAGAAGTTGAATCTATAAAGAAAAAATACAGTGATGATCAAGATAAATGTGAATCTAAAATAGAAGATTTGCGAAATAAAGAAATTAAAGCATTGTTATTTGACAAATATTTACGTGAAACAAATAATGAAAAACAGGGAGTTAAAAGCATTACTAGTTTCTTTGCATTGAAAATATAACTAATTATTTTATTTATAAATAAAGAATCCATTATTTATAAATAAAAATGTTTGAATTTATGTAAAAAATTTAAAAAAACTAAATACATCACTTATCTTATTTTGTATTTTTTGTATATTAATTTCATTTTTAACTACATCAATGGGATCATCATTTGCTTCATCATCACTATTGTTGGTATTATTATATACATTTTGTAAATGTATTATATAATCATATAATTCAGGTTGAAGAATTGCATATTCATTGAAACCTTTTGCTTGACACCAATTTTCTATAAACCCTTCTTTTTCTAAACGACATAATATAGCTTTTTCACTCCTTTCGTGAAGTTTTGCTATTTCTTGAATAGAAAGTTCTAACAATTCATATTCTCTCTGTAATCTAATAACTTCGTTAATATTCCATTTTTTATCTGCTCTTTTAGTAATAGTCATTTTATTATTTTTAATAATGTTAAAAAACTTTTAAATTCATTTTCCAAATATTTAATTTATTTATCTTCTCCTTTCTCTCGTTCTACTCTCTGGATATAATAAACTAAATAATGTAGATGCAGATGAACCATCAATACTATATTCTAAAATATTATTACCAGAAAAATCATGTAATATGTCAAATATAGTATCTATTGAGTTTATTCTTGATACGTTATTTCTAGTATTTCTATTATTTCTAGTATTTCTACTATTTTGATTTAATTGTGACGGTGTTTCATTTGGTTCAGTTGTTACATTTTGATTATTATAATCATCATTGCCATTGTCGTATTCATTCTCATTCTCATTCTCATTCTCATTCTCATTGTCATTCTCATTGTCATTCTCATTAATTGTTTGGTTATTACGATTATTGTTAGCATTATAACTTCTAATATCATATCTACAAACAGGACATTTACAATTACTATTGAACCATGACATCAAACTATTTGTGTTAAAAATATGTCTGCAATGCCGAATCATGGTAACATTTGAAGAATCTGTGAATTGATCAAGTGAAATAGGACAACTATTATTAATAGGATCTAATATATCACCATAAGTAATATTTCTTGTAGCATTTTCTATTTGAATTTGTGTAGGAATAACATTTACAGGATCTAAAAATGAATTAAGAATCCTTGCAAGATGACTTGTTATATCAATGCTATTAGTATTTCTGTTTCTATTCAAATAATTTCTAGAAGAATTTAATTGTTCAAAGTTATTAAATGACATTGTATTCATTTGTGAATTATCTAAATAATATGGTAAATTATCAATAATATATAATCGTGGTTGATTAGTATTTACAGTACCATTAACATTATTTTCTCTATTTCTATTAAGATTATTTCTATTAGTATTATTAGAAAAATTAGCACTCCTTCTGTTATTCATAATATTAATTATTGTATTTCTAATTTGTGTATTTTGATCAATTAAATGATGAACGATTCTTAAATTATCATTATACATTGAATTTAAAATATTTATAAACAACAAATCTGAATTATTTAAATCATTAAAATAATTAGTGCCACTGTTATTATTATTTGACATACAATTTATATTAAATATATAAAATAATATTTTAAATTAGTTTAAATATATGATAATAAGTATTAATTAATATTATTACACATATCATGATTAATGAAAAACAAACTTTTGATGTGTATAAAAATAAAGGTTTAAGTGGATTAGTCAACTTAGGAAATACCTGTTTTATTAATTCATGTGTTCAAATTATTTCTCATACATATGAATTGAATGATGTATTGAATAATGAAAATGTTATAAAAAAAATAAAAAATATATATGATTCCGCTTTATTGGTAGAATGGGATGGGTTAAGAAAAATGATGTGGGATAATAATTGTGTAATAGCTCCAAATAAATTTATTAAAACTATTCAAAAGGTGGCGGAAATGAAAAAATTAGATATTTTTACTGGATACGATCAGAATGATGTTGCAGAATTTCTTTTGTTTTTAATAGACTGTTTTCACAATTCATTATCTAGAGAGATAAAAATGAATATTACGGGTAATCCTGAAAATGAAACTGATCAACTGGCTATAAAGTGTTTCAATATGGTAAAAAATATGTATACCAAAGAGTATTCAGAAATATGGAATATATTTTATGCTGTACACGTTTCCGAAATAGTTTCAATTGAAACTGGTGAACGCATTAAACAAACTCCTGAACCATATTTTATGATTGATTTACCTATTCCTCAAAATAATAAATCCCCATCATTAATAGATTGTTTAAATTTATATATTGAAGGTGAAGAATTGAAAGGTGATTACGCTTGGTTTAATGATGAAACAAAAGAAAAAATAGATATTAAGAAAAAAATATTATTTTGGTCATTTCCTTCTGTTTTAGTATTTGATTTTAAAAGATTTAATTCAAGAAATCAAAAAAATCAAATATTTATAGATTTTCCATTAGACGATCTTGATTTATCAAAATATGTAATAGGTTATAAAAAAAATACATATATTTATGAATTATATGGTATTTGTAATCATTCTGGAAATGTACATGGTGGTCATTATACGTCTTATATAAAAAATGCAAATGGCAAATGGTATCATTATAACGATACTAATGTGATTGAAGTTTCATCAATTGAATCCATGATTTCAGCAAAAGCATATGTTCTTTTTTATAGAAAAAAACAAAAATAATGATTATAGTCTAATATAATATATATATTTTATATATGGAAGTAAACACAACATCAACTGCAGATCCAATAAATATGTATAATTATCTTAATAATTATATCTTAAATCCAGTTGTTTTTATTATAATCATTTTAATAATAATAGGTTATTTAGTAATTTTTTCTTCTTTAGGAAATAATGAATCAACTAATTCAGTAAGTAGCAATAATGATAACTCTTATGGACAAAGTTATTTAGGTATGTTTGTTATTATTATATTTGTTATTTTAATTTTAATAAATGGTTTTCAATATTTTTTTAATATAAATATCACTGCTTATTTAAAAAATTTATTTACTGATAAACCAGAAATAAAAATTATTGCTAATCAAAATGCAAAGCAGAATCATGATGATTCTGATGAAGATACAATATCTCCTACAACACCTGAAATAAAAATTAAAAAGCAAGTATTTAATATTCCAGGTAATCATTATAATTATAATGATGCAAAAGCTATTTGTAACGCTTATGGTGCTGATTTAGCTACATATCAACAAATTGAAACAGCATATAAAAAAGGTGCAGAATGGTGTAATTATGGATGGTCGGATGGTCAAATGGCACTATTCCCAACACAACAAAAAACTTATGATACTTTACAAACTATAGAAGGTCACTCACATGATTGTGGTCGTCCTGGTATTAATGGTGGTTATATAGCAAATCCAGAAATTAAATATGGTGTAAATTGTTATGGTGTTAAACCAAAGATAACTCAAGATGAAGAAGAAATGATGAAAACACTGTCTCCTTACCCAAAAACAATGAAAGATATTGAATTTCAGAAAAAAGTAGATCATTGGAAAACTAAAACACACGAAATTATGTTGTCCCCATTTAATTATAATATGTGGGGTGAAGTATAATATTAATTATTCCTATTATTGTTTTATAACTTCATAAGATAACATTATAATAACACTTAAATTGTATAAAAAACAAAATAATAAAAAAATGTATTTAGTATTTACAAATAAACTAGTTTTACTATCACGATTCTGGCTAATAATATCAATATCATTTTTCATCATGTTGCACAAACAAATAGGACATTTTTCATTGTTGGTATACCAATTATCTAAACAACGGTGATGAATCCAACCGTCGCACAAGCAAACCTTATCATAAAACATATTTTGCAATTTAATACAATTTTTGTTTGTATTGTCAATTATTTCTAAACATATTAAACACTCGTTGTCTTCAATAATGTTAATAATTTTGTTATAATTATTTTGGTCATTATTAGTATGATTATCAAAATAATGATCAATAACTGGAAAATACATTTTGATGTTTTATATTATTATAAAATTTGTATAAATTATATATAAAATACATACAAATTAATAGTGTTATTTATAAATTTATTTTTTTTTGTGTTTTTTAGTAATATTATTCTTTATTATATTAATCTGTTTAAAATTTTTTTTAGATAGTTTTTTATTGTATTGCCGAGGTGCGTGTATTTCATTCTTATCAACCTTTACTAAATTTAATAATTTATCGTGTAATGAATCTTCTAACAAATCATCATCGTTTTCTTCATTTTGATTTTTTTTATTATTTAAATTGTTATTACCTCCACCATTTTTATAATTATAAGAAAGACTCCAATTAGGAACTACTAAATTATTAAATAAATCAGAAACTTTGCTTTCATTACCACCACCTGTAATTATATTATTCTGATTTAAAGTAATTATAGGTGACAACCCATTTTTTAACATTATAGAATTTACACTAAAACCACCACTATGGATTTCACCTTCATTGTTATAAATTAATTCATCTGGACCAATATAATTATGAGTTAAATTCATACTGTTCACTAATATAAAATAATAAAATATTAATTAATTATTATAATATCGCTTTAATTCATTAACAATCTTATATTCTCTATTATTCTTAACATGATTTATAATACTAGTAACTTGCTGAGGATTTTTAATAATTTCTCCTAAAGACTTTTCAAGATATTTAAAAGTCAATGGGGATGTTATTTTAGAGTTAGTAAATTTCAATTTACCATCTGTTATTCCGATAAAAGTATTCGTTAGTTTATTATCATTTACATAAATATTTAGTTTTTCTTCAATATTATTTTTTTTATCTCTTAATTCTTTCATTTTCTCACTATATATTTTAATTTGATTATCTATTAAAACCCATTGTTGAACGGTTTGTTCAAAATTCATTTATAAAATATTATTATAAATTAATAATAATGAAAAAACCCGAAAATATTTTTAATTTTGTTTCAAATAGTAAAAAATCTATATTAACTAATAAAATTAACAATCAACCTATAAATATTATATGTAAAAATGTTTGCGTTTTTACAAATGCGAGAGATGAAAAACATATCAGAGAATGGGCTGCACATCATTTATTAATTGGTTTTGATAAAATAATTATTTTTGATCATAAATCTAAAACACCTCTAAAAGAAGTATTTAAGGGATTTGATAAACGTGTTAAAATAATAGATGTTTCTGATTTAAATAATCCAATAAAACTTCATCTTATGGGAAAAGCAATAGAAATTTCTAATTTTCTAAAAATGGATTGGATGATTTATTTAGACGCGGATGAATTTATTATTTTGAACAAATATAAAAATATTAAAGAGTTGTTATCTGTCTATAATCATGCTGATTCATTGGCTATAAATTGGTTAATGTTTGGCTCTAATTTTTTAAAAAAAGATCCTGATGGTTTAATAATAGAAAATTATACAAAATCTGATTTAATATTACACAATCACGTAAAAACTTTTGCAAGGCCTTCAAAAATATTACGATTAGCAGGAAATCCACATCATTATATTATGAAAGATAATAATAGATATTTTGGAATTAATAATCTTAAATTGATAAATAATTACCATATTAATAATTACAAAATTGAATATTATAAGACATCTGTTTATATAGCTCATTATATTAATCAGTCAGAAGAGACGTATTCTAACAGAAAATTGATTTTACCAAGAGATGATACGGGTACAAATAGACAATCTCATAATATTGAAGAAATACATAATCAACACAATTTATTTGAAAATACTCATCCAAAAAATAAATATACTGAAGGGATCAAAAATTTTTTAAAATATTATGGTCACGAATTTTAAAGATAACATCATAAAACTAGTTTATAATGTTAAAATGTTGAAATATTAAAATATTACACCTTTTCTCATTAAAAACGCCCAAATCATTATGTAGTGTAAATTTTACAAATAAGATTTAATATGTTTCATTAAATCAAATCCAATTCTAGACGATAACAAAATATAAGTTTCTTTTTTATCGTTATTGTATGTATCAATATATTTTCTTATTTTTTTACATGTTTTTACAATATTTTGTTTAAGTGCTTTTACTAATTTAAAATGTCCAAAATCTGGTTCTCTAATTTCATTCAAAAATATAAATCCTTTTTCTTCTAAAGCTTTGATATGAATAATAAATGAATTCTCTTTTCCATTTGTTGTATTATGTATATAATGACGTAATCCATAAAAATTTAAATAAGTGAAAATATAATATTGATTTAAAATTTTTATACGTTCTTGTTTTGTTTTATTTTTAAAAATTTTAATCTCATTTGTAAGATATTCAATTTTCTTAGAGGTATAATCATTATTAATTCTTTTACTACGACGCAACATAATTAGTTAAGTTATTAATTAATTTTATAATTATTATAAATTATATTTATTTATAATAAATCAATTTTTTTTTATATTGGCATTTTAATTGAGAAAAGGTGTAAAAAAATATTTATTTATATCTGCGACGACTTTTTGAATTACTGTTACTTTTTCTTCTATATGTTTGTTGCATAGTCAAAAGACTTGCAGGTACTAAAGCTTGGTTAATAACTTCTCCTACAAAACCACCTTTTTTACCAGCCTTTTGTGATTGTTTTCTTCTATAACTTTGTTGCATTGTTAAAAGAGTTGCAGGTACTAAAGCTTGGTTAATAACTTCTCCTACAAAACCACCTTTTTTACCAGCCTTTTGTGATTGTTTTCTTCCATAACTTTGTTGCATTGTTAAAAGACTTGCAGGTACTAAAGCTTGGTTAATTACTTCTCCTACAAAACCACCTCTTTTACCGGCTTTTTGTGTTTTGTTTTTTCCATACCTTTGTTGCATTGTTAAAAGACTTGCAGGTACTAAAGCTTGATTAATAACTTCGCCTAAAAAACCACCGCGCCTTTTTCTACTATGTCTTGAACCTGCGTTCTGAATTAAAGCTAAACTATTTGGGTTTGGCATGCCTGCCATATTTGCATTTTGTCCTTGTGCACCAATGCTCATATTTCCTGGAACACTTGCGTAAGGTCCAGATTGTGAAAATACTCTGTCAAATTGAACGTTTTCATTACCATTTACATAATCACCATATGTTGACGCAGAACTATAACCTCCTCGCATTCTATGTCTTCGTTTATGACGTCCACCTTTAAGTGCAGCACTACTTGGTTTATGTAGCATTTATATAATAACAAATGAAAAAAAAAAGAAACTTTTATATTAAAAATTTGTTGTATTAATTACTAAATAATTACGAAATTATATTGTTTTTAAAAAATAGTTTATTACGTAAAATATAAAGTAATATTATTAATATTGATAAAATCATAATAAAAGTCATAAAAACCAGTATTATTGTAATATATATATAAGGATTAATTTCATATAAAATAAAATCTAATAGTGGTTTCAAAATTAATTTAACTTCTTTTTTTACATCATCTCTTTTTAAAATGTCTAAACATTGTTGAACTATAGATTCTTTCATATTTATTTATAATAAATTTTAAATAAATATTTTGCGTGTTATTAATATTTAAAAAATATAGTAATGAAATAATAATGGATAATATTATTGAACCAAATAACAATTTTGATTTTTCTAAGTTATCTTTAGCACATCCTGTTGGCATTCAAGGTGGTGCATATTTTACGAAAATATTATATAATAATAAACCTTTGTATATTCAAACGACTAAAAGTTTAACTAGACAAGGTTTTATCAAATCTGGTAAAAAATATTATTGTGATCTTATGTTTGACAATAATTCAGAAGCTCTCATTCATTGGTTTGAAAATTTAGAAGAAACATGTCAAAAATTAATTTTTGACAAAAGTGAAGCTTGGTTTCAAAATTCACTAGACAAAAATGATGTTGAAACAGCATTTAATTCTATTGTACGTATTTATAAATCAGGTAAGTATTATTTAGTAAGAACAAATATTAAAATTTCACCAAACAATGAGCCTTCTGTTAAAATTTACAATGAAAATGAAATCGCTCTTTCCATTAATGATGTGAAAGAAAATACAAATATTATTTCAATTTTAGAATTTCAGGGAATCAAATTTACATCAAGAAATTTCCAGATTGATATTGAATTGCGTCAGGCGATGATATTAGATAAGGAACCTATTTTTGATAATTGTTTAATTAAAACAAATTCTAAAAAAAACACTGATTCGTTACCAAATCATCCAGTTGATAATTTAGAAAAAGACAAACAAGATAAAATAGAAAAACTAGATAATCTAGATAATCTAGATAATCTAGAACCTTTAGAAAATACTAGTTTACAAAACGATTTAATAAATACAAAATCAGTATTAGATATAGAATTGGATTTAGGAAAAGAAAATGCAATGGGTATCTTAAATGATTCTCAAAATTTAGATCATCAAAATAGAGATGAAATTAATTTTGATTTTCATGAATTACCTAGAGAAGAATTCAAAGACAAGACAGAATTAGAAGAAATAGATATAAATGTTTCTTTAGAAAATCATTTAGAACAAGTTAATAATGAAACAATATTTTTAAAAAAACCTAATGAAGTATACTATGAGCTTTATAAAGAAGCTAGAGAAAAGGCAAAATTAGCTAGAAAAAATGCAATCATTGCATATTTAGAAGCTAAGAATATAAAAAAAACATATATGATTGAAAGTTTAGATGAAAGTGAAAGTGATATAGACGCTGAAATAGATGAGGTATCTGAAAGCGAATTAGAAGGATTATAATTTAGGACAATAATAGATAGTTTTTATTTTTACAATTAATGTTTAGAATAATTAATATGTATTCTAAAAATTATTTTATCATTAATTTTATATAATGAACATATCTTTAAAAAAGCTATGGAACGATTATGGTATTGGTGCAATTCTAGTCCTAATAATTCTTGCATATGTTGTTAGTTTATTCGCTAATTATTTATCATCCAAAGGAATGTACGGGTATGAATCTAATGCTACTATGCCACAACAATACAAAAATTCACAACCATCAGAACACTACAATGGAGATGGAGGAAACGTAGTTCCATCTCAACCTTTAGGACAGAATGAAGTATTTTCATCTGCGAATGGTATACAATCTAGTATGCCAGGAGTTCCTTCTTCATGTTCTCAACCAAATATTCAAAATCCTGCAGAACTTCTTCCAAAAGATACTAATAGTCAATGGGCACAATTAAATCCATCTGGTAAAGGCGATTTAGCCAATGTTAATTTATTAAAAGCTGGTTACCATATTGGTATTGACACTGTTGGACAAACTTTAAGAAATGCTAATCTTCAAATCCGTTCAGAACCACCAAATCCTCAATTATATGTTGGGCCATGGAATCAAAGTACTATTGAACCAGATTTCATGAGACCACCACTTGAATTAGGATCTGGTCCACAATAAACAAAATTTTATATATTTATTGAAACATATTTAAACATTTATAGTGTTATCATATAACATCATAAATGTTATATTCTTTTGTGTTTTTGTCTTTGTCTTTCTACATGTGTTTATTTGTCAATTCACTTGCAATAAAACCCAAATTTTGTGTTAATTGCAAACATTTTATACCACATGAGCATAATAATGAGTACGGTAAATGCTCCTTATTTATATATGAAAATTCAAAATATTTAGTTGATGGAATAGCACGTGAGAATGAATATTATACTTGTTCTACCGCAAGAAGTTCCATTAATTTATGTGGTAAAGAAGGCGCAAAATATAGAAAAAAATACACGAAAAAATTTGTCAAAAACCCCTTACAAAAATAAAAAAAATTGATTGATTTTTATTAAATCTATTGAAATATAATTCAAATTTACTATATTTCAATAATAATGGGAAGTTTTATTTCAGCACATACTATGTTTACTGGTTATAATGAGCAAAATAAAGACAGAATATGTTATTCTTGTTCAACAAAAATTGATGACAAAACTTTTATTATTTGCGTGAGATGTAAAATAGCATTACATAATTCTTGTGACTCATCTTATGGAAAAGGTTACACAGTATGTCCTAATCCTGTTTGTAATAAAAAACATCCATGTGGTACTTTAGGAAAGATGTATGCAAATACGTGATGATTTAGTTTCGCCATAATAATTATATAAACTTATTTAAAAAATCAATATTATATAAAAATAATAGAATGAAACAAAAAAAACGAAACAAAAATGAAGGAAATAATATTGAAAATAAAATTAAAAAAGAAAAGAAAAGAAAAGATAAAAATACAATCAAAACCAATCATAAATATCTACAATATACTAATTTATTATTGCTCCTATCCATTTTGTATTTTTTATTTAGCAAACCAATCCTAAAAGAAAAACCTAAGATAGAGTATTTATTAACCGCATACCTCATAATAACAATCATTTTCTCTCAACTTTTTTGGAATAATCCAATAAAACACTCAAAAATTCACAAAATAGATGCTATTATTGCAAAAATAGTAATATTCTCATTTATCCTATACACTATTATTTACAAATTCAAAGTCAGTTATTTATTTGTTTTATTTGCGATCGCTATATCTTTTTATTTTAGTAATTATTTTTCAAACAAAGAATGGTGTTCAAACCAACATTTATTTTGTCATGGTTGTCTCCATATATTTTGTTTTATTGCCACATTTTATGCCTTTGTTCCATTTACTCCATTTTTGTTATAAGCTATATTAATTATTGCTTTATTTAAAATCATCCCAGACCAATATAAATTTAAAAAAAACAAGCCATATATTCCAGTATATATTTCACAAAACTCCAAATTATTTTTAGAATAATAATAAAATATTTTATGAATATTATTATCCAAAATTAAATAATATGTATAATTGTAAATGCGATAATAAAAAAAAGTTGAAACAAATAATAATTTGTTTATATTTTTTGCGATAACTATATTTCCTTCCATTTCTAATAAATTATTTGTTGTTAAAAATATAGTAGATATCTCTGTGCTTAGTATAACAGAAACTATTTCAGTTCTATTTTCAATATCAGCATGATTGTTCATATAATGAAGCATGCACAATACCAAAAAATGATGTAATAACATATCTTTCTTTTTTACAAAATAAAAATCAATGAAGCACATGAATCCAACAAAGTTTGAACAATGAATGACATGAAAATTTGTCATAACGCAAAAAAAAGATACAATTGAAATACTTAAATATAAAAACTGTAACCGTAATTTATTAATTTTTTGGTTCTCGCGCACCATTAAACACTATGTGTTTATTTCTTTATTAATTTTCAATTTATATTTTACATGGGTTAATATTATGATCCTTAAAAAGGTAATAATAAACATGCTATAGAAATAATCAAAGAAATCGTAGTTTCTTTTACAGAATTCAATATTTGCTTATCACTTATTATTTCATTATTTCGTAATATAATTAAATTTTTAAAAAAATGTACATTTGCTAATATAAATCCAATAAATAATTTGTACTTGTGATTCTTATACAGTATATTACTATAATACAATAAATTTCCACTAAAAAGAACAATCAAAAAATTAAATGTGTTTTTTTTTCCAAAATAATTTGGTATTGTAACTATATTATTTTCTTTATCACCATGGATATCTTTAACATCAAGTAATAATTCAATATAAAGTGAAGATAAAAACAAAAATATAGATGTAACGTTTATTATATTAAGGTGTTGAGTATTTTGAGCGATTATCATTGCATTATTTAAAATAATGCTTTTTGATGTTAATACAATCGTTGAAGATACAACGGACGCACAAGTAACATTTTTAATTAACAATATTTTTTTCAAATAAGGCGTATATAGGAATAATATTAAATTGATAGCATAAATAAATTTATAAAAATGCTTTTCATGAAAAAATAATGCACTTAACAAACCAATAACAATATTTGTGGAAATATATAAACATTGTGCTTCTTTAATACTAATCTCTTTATTTACCAAGGGTCTATTATTGTTATTTATTAAATCTATTTTAAGATCAAATATATCATTAATAATCATTGAATTCATCATAGTAAGCTGAGTAATAAAAGAAAATAACCAGAAATTTTTATTTAAAAATAATTTATAACTTGGAATAGTTAACCATCCTCCCAAAATATTTAATAAAAACGTGGGTAATATATTATTAGTTCTCAATAATTTACTATAAGACAATATTTTCTTCTTATTAATTGAATTAATTCTATTAATAATATTAATAATATTTGCAATATTTGTATTGTTAATTACAAAATTAACATTAGAATTTGCATAAATAATTTTTTTTGTTTTACTAACAAATTGTTTTTTGTTTATATTTTTTAGGTCTATCAGAAAACATTCAGTGTTTTCCATTTTACTAATACATATCAATAAATAAAAAAAAGTGTAACATAAAAAAAACCGCATTATAATAACATTATTTATAATTATAATTAATTTTTAAATAATTATATATTTATATTATAACATATGGATAAGTATAACATATTTTTTTATATATTTTTAGGATTTATATTATTACTATGTTTACGAATATATTATGATTCAGATGCATTTAATTTAAAATGCATTATTGCTTCAAAAGATGGTAACAGATATTGTGTAAGAGAAAGAGAGAAACTTGAACTTGCTGCTGATTTATTGGCTACTGTAACACAAAAATGTAAAGAAATGGTTAATTTTATGAAAGAAAATCACCCAAGTGATCCGCGAGTAATACGATTGGTGGAAGGTTTTAATCCAAAAAAAATTAGTGAAACATTACCTACCAGTGAATTAACTGCATACAGTGAAAACAAGGGAGAGAAAATTGCGTTTTGTTTGAATACTACGAAAGATGGAAATAAATTAATAGATATAAACACATTGACATTTGTGGCCCTTCATGAACTTTCACATATTATGACAGAATCAATTGGTCATAAACAAGATTTTTGGCAAAATTTTAAATTTTTACTTATAAATGCAAAAGAAGCTGGAATTTATGAACCAGTTGACTACAAAAAAAATCCTAAACAATATTGTGGAATGACTATTAACGATAATCCATATTATGATTTAGTGTAAAATAATACAAAAGTTAATTGTATTATTTTACATATTTTATTTAATTTTGAAATTATCTTAAAAATTCTTTTTTCCAATCTACAAATTTAGCTAACCATTCAATTTCTCCGTGAGTTGAGACAGAAGGAATACAACTAACTAATCGTCTATTTTTTTTATTTCTTACTTGACAAAAAAAACCGAAATCTCTAGGGTCTTTTCCTTGGCAACAAGAATTTAATATTTCATAATCCTCTTTAATAGTTTTAACTCTTGTCGCGAATGTCATACAAAAACTGTTAGTTATTTTCCAGTGACTATTATTTGTTAATAATACTCTTGTTAATTCACCTCCGCATTGAATAAAAGGATTTGGACCTCCTTTATTATGATTTACATATTTATCTGGATGATCATATCCAGAAGAATAATCAGCTATATTTAAACCTTCTTCTATTATATAATTTGCACCAATTTTATATACATAATCATCTTCTGCAAAATAAATTTTTTCAGTTTCATCAAAATTATTAATTGCAAATTCTGTTACATGAAGGAACGATTTTGCATTACCCAATGATATTCTAAATATTTTATTATTATCATTGTATTTGTTGTAATTATCAAGTATAAACGTATATAATTCATCACCAACGTTATCAGCAAATATATAAATATTATTTTCTTTAAATATTTTTATAAAATGTAAAAACATTTCTTTTTTATCATATACAAAATCCAGTTTTTGTTTTTTATTACCACCTTCACTAATTCTATATAAAACTTTCATTACTAATTAAATTCTATATTATAATTTTTTTTAAGTCTTTACAAAAGAAAATTTAAAATAATAATTTATTTATATATATATCACAAACAATGTCTACAATAGATCCAATTAAATCATTAGACGAATCTTTAGATAATATAATTTATAAAGTAAAAAAAATTAAAAATGGTGTAATTGATACTATTTATGTTTTTAATGGAAATATAGATAAGGATAATAATAATATTTTTACTAATAGCGAACTTGAGAATATTAATGCAAATAAAATTAAAATTATATATAGCAAACAACAAATTCATCTTGACGATACCATTGGCATGATAAAGATAAAAATTTTAAACGAACTTAAAAATACCATATCACTAGATGAAATTTACTTATTTTGTCAAAAAATAGAACAATTTAATTCCGTTTCTTTATACCAAAAATTAACACAAAATAAAAAATTAACATTAACTAATGTTAGATTAAACCAATTCATTTCTAATATAGTAAGTGATGAAGATGGAAAAAAGATTGTTATTCAAAATGAAAAAGATGTTTATGATTATGATGATATTGTAGAAATGAATTTTGATAATAAGCGGTTTCTTGTTAACAAAGTTCTTGGACAAAAATTTTTTCTTATTGATAACGAGTATCCATTTGTTGTAAATCCTTATTATGTAAAATCATATGATTCATTTTTGGAACGTATTTCAAGAAAATCTTTATCAACATTAAATAGTCATTTATTATTAAATAGTGGTGACATTATTAATAATAATATTTATTTATGCTTAGCACAAGATGTTTTAAAATACAATGAAAATAAAAATATTTCACCAGAACTGACAATAAAAATATATTATCCGTTTTTATATGAAAATAATGTTAACAATTTAGATGACATAAAAAGTAATCAAAATGCGTTCATCAAGAAAAATGAAAATTTTCTGAATGAAAAAACAATTGATTATTTCAATACAATTGACATGTTTTATGATATTTATAAATTAAAAAAAAATGAACTAAACTATATTAGCAAAGGAATCAAATTTTTTAAAGCAACTATTAAACCAGTTTATAAAATAAATATTCCTTTGGAAATATTATTTAAAATTTTACATGCAACTCAAGAAAATCCACTCATTAAATATAATCCTTCTTCTAGACAAGAAAATATTTATAGGATTTATACAGATAAAGTTGCAACTGATGGAAGAAAAATACCATATTTAAAAAAAGCGTCTATATTCAAATTAATGAAAAATATAGGTAAGAGTAAATCAGTTTCTGTTTACATAAATATAAATAATCCAAATATAAGTCAATTTATTTGTGAATTTGATGAAAATGGTTTTACAACAGTAATATGTGAATTAGAAAAAATAATGAATGAAAATGAAATAAATGATCTATTAACACGATATATTAACCCAGTAATTCAAGAAATAAGTAATTTTTTAGAACAAAGTGGCTACAAAATATCTCTTTTTGAATCTATTAAAAGTGATAATATAGAAATAAAAAATTTAACTTATGAATCTAATATTAAAATTAAGCACACAATTAATCTAGATACTTACAAAGGCTGCGTTTCAAGTGTTTTTAATAACGAGTCAAGTTCATTTAGAAAAGGCATACATTTAAGATTTAAAAGAGTTTCTAACTTTAATAAGGTTACTAGTCAAGAGGCTTTTATTATGGAAAAAAGCGCAGATGGATTAAGAGGAGACGAAATTATTGATGCATTATTAGATAATTTTAAAGATGAACTAAATGAAGCTCAAGCACAAGAATTAGTTGAAAAAGTTGCAAATGAAATACAATTAGAAAGAGGTGTTAAAAATATAGATATTAAAATTAAAGACAACCCTGGTTTTAAGACTATTATTCAATTAGATCAACAAACTGGAATCATAACAATACGCGTAGAAAATATAAATGATATTTATTATTTAGATACGATACCAATATATTTAGACAGTATTATTCGTATTACACAAGATAAAACAAGTACAAAATTTTCTACAAAAAAGATTAATACTATATGTTCAAGTGGCGAAAAAATAGAAATTAAAATAAATGATATTATTTCACCAACAGAAAGTAATTTATCAGAATTAGAAATACCTTCAATTGATGAAGAGAATGAAAATGTTGAATATTCAAAAGTATCTGATATGGATAAAATATATTTTGATTCAGATGATGAAGATAGACCTAAAAACGCATTAGATTTATTTTTTGATGAAGAAGATGAAGAAGATGAAGAAGATGAAGAAGATGAAAAAGAGAGTGAATACAGTAGCAGTGAAGCTAGTATTAAAAGTTATGAAAGTGCTAAAATTGGTGGCGTAATTACCAGTAATTCAGAAAATGAAGATGACGATGAAGAATTTGAAGAAGATGATAATGAATTAAATGAAGAAAACGAAGTAATAAACATTGATTATTTGCCTTTAAAAAAAAAAGATCCTTATTTTCAAACAAGAATTGAAAATTTAGATCCTTTACTAATTGTAAAAGAAGATTCTAAAGAATTTAATTCATATGTTAGAAGTTGCAGTAGTTCTACTAAGAGGCAGCCCGTAATATTGACAGATGACGATCTAGAAAAAATAAATAAAGAGCATCCTGGTTTTTTGCGTGAAGAAGATGTTATTAAATATGGTTCTGATCCTAAAAAACAATTTAATTATATTTGTCCTCGTTATTGGTGTCTTAAAAATAACACAATTGTTGATCCAAAAGATTTGACTGAAGTTGTTGTTAATGGTAAAACAGAATTAAAAAGTCCTAATTGTGGTTATGTTCTGCCAGAAAATGCAAAAGAAGTTAAACCAGGATACTATGTTTATGAATTTTATAAACCTAAAAATGGAAATCGGGATTATAAACGTTTTCCAGGATTTCAATTAGATAAACATCCTCAAGGGTTTTGTTTACCATGTTGTTTTGATAAGTATAACACAATTGGGAGAATTGATGCTAAAAAACGCTGTAAACAAAATAATGTTATACAAGACAAAGATAACATAGAAAATGAATCAGAAATAAATAAAATACAACAAAAAGAAAAACAACGGCAAAAGGGTAAACAAGAAGATGAATATATTATAGGTCCTGATAGATTTCCACTTCCTCAAGGAAGGTGGGGTTATTTACCACCTCAGATTCAACAAATTTTACACGAGGTTAATGCCGATTGTCAAATTAGTAAAACTAATACTAATTTAAAACCTGATCATCCTTGTTTGTTGAGGCATGGTACAGAAGTAAATGATAAACAATCATTTGTCGCATGTATGTCAGATGTATTAATGTATGGTATTGTTAGTAGTGATAAACAAGGTATAAAAATAATGAAAGAAACTATTTTAAATGCAATTACAATTGACACTTTTATTACATATCAAAATGGTAATTTAGTGAACGAGTTTAAAAGTAGTAATTTAGATAGTGTTGATATTGAAAAATACACAGCACCAAAATTATACAATAAAATAAGTAAAAATAATCCTGAAGAAGTAACATATTACAAAAATGTAATTTCTGCGTTTGAAAATTTTATTAATTATATCAAAGATGATGATGCCACAATTGATCACACGTATTTATGGGATATTATTTCAAAACCAAATCCCAAACTTTTTATAAAAGGTATCAATTTGATAATATTTAATATACCTAACGATGATATTACTAACAACGTTGAATTATTATGTCCTACAAATCATTATTCAAATGAATTTTATGAAACTAGAAAGCCGACGGTGTTTATAGTAAAACAAGAAAAATATTACGAACCTATTTACTCATATACAATTACTAATAATAAATATAATATTGTAAAAACTTTTAATGAATATGATCCTCATCTCTCATTATCCATGCGTAACATTTTCAAAGAATTATTAAAACCATTCCTAACAACCATTTGTAAACCATTAGATAGTATGCCAAATATTTATAAAGCAAAACGTCCACCACTATTATTAAGTTTAATACAAAAACTTGATAAATATGATTACAATATAGTAAAACTTGTTATGAATTATAACAATAAAATTATTGGAGTATTTGCAGAAAGTCCTGCGCCTTCAAATTTATCTGGATTTGTTCCTTGTTATCCATCATCTTTTAATGAAAATATTAAAAGTGGTCTAGGTTTTGTATTTATGAATGATTTAACTTTATGGAAGAATTATGAAGATACGTTCAATTTCTTAACACAATTGTATAATAAAAGTACTAAACGTAAAATTAACAGTATTTCTGACATTCATTGCAAACCAATGTTAAAAGTGGTTGAAGATGAATTGGTTGTTGGTATAATTACTGAGACAAATCAATTTATACAAATATCACAACCCATACCGGAAAATGATATAAAAAGTCAGCATGATTTACCATCATTAAAAAATTCTAATTATATTGTAAAAAAATCAGATCAATATGTTTTAAGCGATTCACTAATTACAACATCAAATGAAGTTGATAGCGAAAGAGTAGATTACATTAAAAAAATAACTTACGAGACTAATTTCTATAATATTTTTAGAAATACCATTCGCGTTTTATTAAATGATTACAAAAATATTAAGATTAGAGAAAAAGTAGAGAATGAACTTTTAAAAGATTATATTATTTATTCACAAAAATTGGTAAAAATTAATAAATTACTAATTGATTTGGTTGATGAAAAAATACAATTTATCGGAGATAAAAATTATTATAAGTTGATTGATGAATTTACAACTTGTATAGTAAAAAACAAAAATAAGTGCAATAGTTCACCGAATTTGTGCATGTTTACAGAAAATGAAACTTGTAATCTTATTTTACCAGAGAAAAATCTAATTACAGGAAAAGAAAACAGAGAGATATATTTTGGGAAGTTAGCTGATGAATTGATTAGATATAGTAGAATTCAATCATTTATTTTACAACCACAGTCATTTTTATCTTTTGGAAACATTGGTTATAATTTACGTGATAACGAAATTATAATGTTACAATCATTATTGACGAATGATTATTTTGACTCTCTTGAACCAGCTATAATAAATAAGTATGTTAATTTTAATTCATATGATGACACAGAACCGATTATATCGCAAACTTATGAAAATAAAGTTAAAAGCAGTGATCTTGAAAATGTAAATAAAGTTTTAGAATCTTGTAACAAAATAACCAACAATAAAATTACTTCGGGTATTTGGAAAAAATGTTTTCCTGAAAAATTTAAAGAAATAGAGTATTCAAAAAATATAAACTGTACTTTTGAGATTATAATAGATATAATTGAAAAAAATACAAATGAAAGGTTTGAAATTAATAAATTGAAAAATATTTTGTACGAAGAATATAATTTTTATATAAAAAATTATCGTAAACAAATCATGGATATTTTAATTATTGAAGGTAAAAAAAATCTCGGTGACCAAGTTAACTCTAATATGATTTCATTTTCAAGTTTTATTTATTCAGACAATTATTTTTTGACAGTATTAGATTTATGGTTATTGGTTAATAGATTTAAAATTCCTACAATTTTTATTTCAACAAAGAAAATATTACAAACCAACTATAATAAAAATATATTTATTGGATATGGTGATCAATCAGATAAATTTTGTTTTATAGTTGTTCCTGCATTAAGAAATGAAAGTGTACCAAGTTATAGAATTGTTACTTCTGATAAAAATGAAACTTTTATCCCTATTACAGAAATAAAACAAAATTGTTATAACGATGATATATTATTTGCATTTGAAAATAAATTAACAATTGAAAAATTTTTAACAAATTTTGTAAAAATTCAAAAACCAAAGCCTGTAAAAGCATTAGACATTAAAGTACAACTTGAATCGGAAGATTAAATAGGATTTTCTAACATTTTATTTCAATTATTATATAAAAATAAAATGTTAATTTCTGTTTACAAGAGAATCATCTGTCACAAAAAAGGAGTCGTCTAAATTTAACATGTCAAGTAAACCCGTAATGAATGTAAATTTATGATGAACGCAATCTAATTGTCGTTTCTTTTTTTCAAAATCTTCTAAATTGCGAATAGCATAATGATTTAACGTGATGTTAACATTATTAAAATTTTCTTCTGAATATGGTATACAGTTACCATTATCAAAATGATTCTTAAAAATGTCGTGTCTTTCTATGTTATAATTATTAATTGTTTTACCATGGAAAATTTTTACTAAATGTATCCAAAAATTATTAGGATGAATTAATAAATTTGTTTTAAAAATAGATTTACCAAAATCATTTGCAAATTTTATGTTATCCGGTAATTTACTCATTAAATCATGATTTATTCTTTTGACATTATTTTTAATAGAAAATTCACTTATTAAATTATTATTTTCATCTTTATAAGGATTAATTATATTCCAAATTACATAAATGCACCCTATATTTTCATCAATACTTGATAAATAACTTTTAATAGTATGACCATTTTTTCCATACATAAATTCATCGGCATCTACTAATATTGCCCACTCAGTTTCTTCTTTAATGATATCGTATAAGTTATCTACTATTAACTGTTTATGTCCATATTGACCTTCATCACTTTTTAAAATTTTCATATCACGGTTATCTGTTATTAAAGTTACATTTAATTTATAATTAGATTTATCTAAAACTTCTTCAATATTATCATCACTATTATTATTAACTATATAAAAATGATCAACTCCTTGGTCAATGTAATGTTGAATAAATTCTTCAATATATTTGGCTTCATTTTTAATACATAAACAAACAGATACAAAATACTTATATACCATATACTTATTATTTTTCTTTTATTTAATATTATTTAATATTAAATAATATTTAATATTAAATAATATTTTTATTTATACAATATTATTTCTATTTATTGTTAATTCGTTGTCATTGTTGTCATGGTTGTCATGGTTGTCATGGTTGTCATGGTTGTGCGTATATAAACCTCTAAGACGTCCAAAATGACTCGCTGTGGGCGTTTGATCTATTGATACTGTAAACAAATTTATATTTTCTTCAACAACTTCTTCCTCTACATCAGTATCCGATTCACTATCACTACTTATTTCTTCACTAATATTATTTATGTGACTAGTCATATAACTATCTTTTTCTTGATTATTATCGTTATTATAAAAAGAAATATGTTTAGTATTATACTCAAAAGTACTTATTATATTTGAAAAAAAATTTTTTTTTATCAAAGTATAATTCTTTCTACCAAATAATGGATTGAACTTATTAAAATCAATTAATTTTTGTCTTAATATTTTTTTACAATAAATACGATACGTATATAATAAAGAATATTGTGATTTTAAAAATAATTCTAAATATGGTTTCATTATTTTTATTAATAACTCTTTTGGAAAAGTATGATCAACAATAATTTGTTTTTCTCTTTTTTTAATAAATGTATTATAATCATGTATCATACATTCAATGTTATCAACAATAACATATTGACTACTATTGGTTAAATAACTTTGTATTGAAAAATTTCTCAATAAATGTTGATACTTATTTGTAAAATCATTCAAATTAAAATTTGTTTTAAAAAAATAATACAAAATTTCAGAGTGTAATATAGTTTTTGTTTGTATAAAAAAATATATATTATACAATGTAGATTTATTGAATATAATATTATTATATGGATTTTTAATTGAAATAGGATTACTGAAAAATTCACAAGAATTTGCAATAGAATTATCTATTATTTTAATTAATTCATGAATTTTAAAAAGATATTTACAATTATTTTGAAATAAACAATAAATGTATTTCTCATGTTCTTTTATTTCATTCATAATTAAATCTGTATTTACCATTACTTTTGCTTTTTTGTATTTATATAAAAAAGCAAACTTTGAAAATGCATGGTATGTTTTTTGTATTTTATTAAAAAAGTAAAAAATTTCTTCTTTTATTTTATTTGTATTAAAAATGTTTTCTATTGTTTCATTTAAAAAAAGAAATTTATTTTTAATTGAATAATCTTTTTGCAAAAAAATAAAAAAATTTAATTTATGTATATTTGTAAAAGGAATTGTCTCTTCATCAAGTCCTACTATTTTTTTACTTATTAAATGAAATGTATGCATTGTTTATTTTTATTTTTATATTAAATATAACTACTATTTATATATTTAATATAATTTACATTTAAATAATTTCTTTAGAATCCTGGATTATAATCATCATCTTCGCCCATATCTTTTGCTTTTATACTTATTGCATTATTTTGAATGCTAATTTTATTTACACTACATTTATCGTTTGGATTTTCAATATTACCAAAGAACTTATCTAATTCTTCAACAACATCCATATTCTTATACTCTGTAACAGCTGATTCCATTTTAATCATTTCTTCTATATCTAATACCACTTGGAACGCACTCGTACCAAAGAATCCTTCTTGGCCACACATGACATTCGCAGATATACCTTTCAACGTATCTAATTCTGCGTGTCTAGCCGCTTTTAAGAACATTTCTGGCGTTTCTTCAAAAGATGCTTTTGCAATTGGTCCAATATTATCATTGTTAATACCATGCCTGAATATAGAGATCATCTTACTCGTATAAGTCATTCTATCTACTAAGACACTATAATTATGATAATTTATGTATGCACCATCAAATTCAATAACATCAACTAATTCGTTATAAATTGCTTGACGGGCTGCTTCAATCCCAAGTACATTATAGATTTCAACAATATCATTACTAAAAGTTCTTGTATTATCAATGTAATCAATACCCAAAATCTCTAATAAATTTGTTCCTATGGTATCTAAAACCCATATATCTTCTCTTTTATATAAACCATTTTTTTCAACAACATTATCCTTTATTTTACGCAGAATAACTTTATTAATACCTTTAATTCCACGAAGTACTACATTTTGTAATAATTGATCTTGAAAATTTTTCAAAATGTAAATTTGGTCAGATTGATCAAGAGGCAATTTGGTTTTTGCTGCACCAGATTTTCCTGAATTATTTTTGATAACTTCATTCATTCTTATTCTGAATACTAATTTATCTGAATTATAATCTGAATAAACACAATTTATTTGATTTTCATAACAATTGTTCAATGTGAAATTTATATCGTCCATTGTAATATTTTTATCAAGCATTATTTCTTGATCCATTTCCATGCGAATAATCCATTTAGATTTTTCATTCTCATCATTTGACAAATTTACTTCTGCGCAATTAGCAACCATAGATTCAAATGCTCTGTATTGTTGAATTGTATCTTTGTCTTCTGATATTAATGTATTTAAATCATCTGGATCAAAACATATTTCTATAGATTTTACAATCTCTACTAATTTTGTATGTTCAATCATATACATAATAGTTTGTGCTTTCTCTTTTTGCGTTTCTTCTTCTTCTTTTAAATAAATAGTTAATGATGGGTTTTTGGGTTCTGATGACAGTGATAGAATTTCTTCAATTCTTGGTACACCACGAGTTACATTAGATTTTGAAGCAACACCTGCAAAGTGAAACGTATTTAGTGTCATCTGAGTTGAAACCTCACCAATACTTTGTCCAGCAATCATTCCTACCATTTCACCTGGTGCAACAATAGCTCTTTTATAATCCATTACGATAGTACTAAGTAATAACATAAGTGCGTCTTTATTAAAACGTTTTACAATAAGCAAATCTTTTGGTGATAAATAATAGAAATACAATGTCTTGAATAATAATGTTGGTTTAACATAATGAATTTTTTCCAAATTTTCATAAGTTTGTTGTATTAATTCAAATGCTTCTACTACAGTAATATCAACAATAGATGTACTATTAATTTTAAACTGACCTTGAATGTTACTAATAATGTATTGAAACCCTACTGGGCAATTCACGATACTATCTGATTTCTTTTTGAAAACATTTTTAATTATTTCAGATCGCATTTCTATCATCATATTGGAATATTTTAAACATAATTCATTCATTTGTTGCGCTTGTTTTTTGAAACGTGTCATTGCATTTTTCAAAAATATATTGGATAGGATTTTTGATTTTGCATTTTCATCAGGAATATTGAAATGAGCATAAATATCTTGAGTACTCATTGTAACAATAGGAATAAATTGATTTTCCACCTTTGTTGTGTCAATACCATCATCACCATATGCAAACTGGACAATCTTGTTTTTATTTGTTCTAATTGTCATGTCATAATTGACCATTAAATCTTCTAGACCCTTAATTAATCTTCTTTGAATATAACCTGTTGTAGAAGTTTTAACGGCTGTATCAATCAAACCAACACGACCACCCATGGCGTGGAAGAAGAGTTCTTGCGGGGATAATCCATTGATATAAGAACTTTCTACGAATCCACGAGCGCCTGGAGAGTCGTCAAATTTGGAGAAATGTGGTAATGTTCTATGTTCAAAACCATAAGGAATACGTTTACCATCTACGTTTTGTTGTCCTAAACATGAAATCATAAAGGAAATATTCAAGTCTGAACCTTTTGAACCTGCTTTTACCATCGTAACAAAACGGTTGTTTGCACCAAGACTTTTCAAACCAATTTTACCTGATTCAGAAGTTGCTTGATTTAAAATATTATTGACTTGTGTTTCAAACTCCTCTTCATTTGTTTTTCCTGTATTATTTTCAAAAATTCCTATTTGTGTTTGATCTATTAAATTTTTGACATCGGTTTTCTTTTTTGTAATGATGTCAATAATTTCGTCATTTGTTTTTTTGTCAGATATTAAATCACTAATTCCTACACTGAATCCACTGCTTTTCATGTATTCTGTAATTACATTTTGTAGATCATCAATGTATTTGGCAGAGGCCATATTTCCAAAATCATTGCAGATTCTGTGCAATAGACCTTTTGAGCCTGCTGCAAGAACATCTTTGGTCATTTGGCCACGAATATATTCGCCATCAATGATTTCCAAAACTCCTGTCTTGGTTGTGTTGTAATCATCTTTGTCTTTAACAAAACCATTTGTCTGGAATTTCAAAGATAGTGGTGGTGTGATTTGTGTTAAAATATTGAAACTTGATATTTTATTATTTTTCTCAAAATCAGTTAGCAATTCATTCTCATTTACTCCGTCAAACATCATCAATAGATTCATTGCTTCTCTTTGTGTGAAATTCACGTCTTTTCTTGTGAATTGATAACAGCCAAGCATTGAGTCTTGATAAATACCAATAATGGATGAATTATTGGCTGGACTAATTATTTGAAAAGGAACTGCTGCTAAGTTTCTTAATTCGGCCTCGGACTCTGGGTCCTGGGCCATGTGCAAATTCATCTCATCGCCATCAAACTTGTTGCAGCATAAATGGTCTGGCGTTTTGTAATTATTTTATTTTTATTTTTTACCAGGCTAAATATACTACACCCCCTAAGTTTCCAAAGGGGAAGGACTGTACCTTAAGCAAACTCGGGATGGCTAGTCCGTCATTGTTCACCAACACCTCAGCAGTCTCTGAGTGCCTGTCATATCCTACCATAACGGAGTTAGACAGTAGCACTGCGGATTACCCATCCTATCCTTCACATTATTACCTTTGGGTTCGGCTATTAACCGAGTTCCTCACAGACGTTTCCTGTAGTGAGTGGTAGTGAAAGGCTTTAGGGACTTCCCGCATCAAGGTGTTTCGCAAATAAATCAATATATTCTTGGGGCATTTCTATAGTATTTTTTTTAAATTGTTTACCTCAAATATTAATTTATTCACTAGGGAGTAACACGCTTTTAACGCTCCCTGTTGCGGACGTTGATGGTCTATAAAATTTCATCCGCATTGTATGGCTTTGTATCGGCCACGTTCATTCTGAACGTGTCGCCACGTTTCATAATTCTAGCAATATGACACATCATGCTCATACGATGTAAAGTAGGTTGCCTATTAAAGAGAATAGCATCCCCATCCATCATATGTCTGTGTACAATATCGCCTTCTTCCAGGACAATAGAATTACGGTCAATATTACGCAAAGTAATAGACTCGCCATTCTTCTTTTCCAAAATCTTCGCACCAGGCCATTCATCAGGCCCATTTTGCACTAATTTTGTCAAAAATGCCCGGTTAAGTTTGTTGACAGTAACAGGCTTGGTAATATTTTTAGCAATTTTCATAGGAATACCCAATTCACGAATTGAAATATTTGGATCAGCCGTAATAACAGAACGAGCACTAAAGTCCACACGTTTTGCCATTAAATTGCCTCTCATACGACCACCTTTACCATTCAAACGATCTTTAATTGACTTTAAAGGACGACCTGATCTCTGTGCAACGGATGCAACACCAGGAATCTTATTATCTACTTGAGTAGATACATAGTATTGCAGCACCGTAGTCCAGTCATCAATGACATTTGCCGGAGCATTGTTTTGAATTTTTTCCTGTAACGTTTTATTTGTTTTAATAATGTTTACCAAAATATGACTTAGGTCATCTTCTGAACGTTGTTGTGCGTCATGCTTAACAGATGGTCTCACTGCAGGAGGAGGTACTGACATCACTTGACAAATCATCCAATCAGGTCTAGACCAAATAGGACTAAATCCCATAAAAGATACATCTTCATCTGAAATTCGTTTAAATATTTTTAGAACCATTTCAGGAGTTAATTTAATTACAATATTTTCAGAATCCGAACTATTATTAACCCATTCAGCATAAATCGTTGCTAATCCCTCTTTTCTAATTTTATTTGGTTGAAGACATCCACAACCATCTTCAGTGTCTTCACCACAACGCTTAATTGTACTAATTAATTTAAATACATATTTCCATCTACTTTCGCCTTGTAAATTTAGCGCTTCTTTGTATTTTTGTTTGCTGATTAATAATTTACTACATTTAAAACATACACAACGTAAACATTTCAAAATAGTACTTAAATATTGTATATAAAATACTGGTCGTGCTAATTCAATATGTCCAAAATAACCAGGAGTCATCATATAATCTAAACCATCTGTAGGACAAATTAAACCAGCTTCTAAAACTCCCATACGAGGATCAAATAAACCACCAATAACCGGTTTATTATTAATATATGTATCTCTACTGGTAATTTCAGCTACTGATCCTTTTCTGATTTCATCCGGAGACAAAATACTAAATTGAATTCCAATAATTTTAGCGCAATTAGTAGAATCATTACTGGCAATAGTATTTCTCGGCATGTCTTATTATTTATATATATTATTATTTAGATTGTTTTATAATCAATTTTATTTTAAAATTGTATTTTTAAATTGTTTTTTATATTTATAAAATATATATAATTAATAAATAAATGGGAAAAGGTGGAAGAGTTCGTTTAAATAATAATTCACCTAATAATGGAGGTATTATGGGATCAGGTGTTTTTGGAATGTTAGGAACAACTGTTCGTTGTGATGCAAATGACAATTCATTTTTTTGTTCTGTTTCAAAATTAGTAAATTTAATAATGATGTTTTTCTTTTTAGCTATAGTAGTTTATTTGTTATATCTAGCATTTAACTATTTTAGTAAGGGTAAAAAATTATTCGGTGGCAAAAAATAATTATTTATTTAAAAAAAAATTGATAATTATTTAAAAATAAATTAAAATAATAATACAAAATAAAATGACAAGAGAAAATTCAAATAAATTATCTGCAAAAAAGGAACAAATGAAAAAATCCAAGAAAACTGAGGAACTTTCTAAGAAAAAAAAGAAGGTAGTTGATTCTGATGATGATGGAGATGACTTTATCAGTGAAAGTGATAGTGATGAAATGGATGTTCATGAATATAGAAAATTCTTATCTAAGATATTTCCTTCAAAACATTTAGACAAAAAAATTGCAGCAGGTGAAAAAATTAAACAAATTCATAAGGATCTTGAAGAGGCTGATGACAACGAAGAATGGGAAACAGATGATGACGAATATGAAGAGGACGAAGATGAACGTAGTGAGATCATTACACGTTCAAAAGCAAAGACTAATGTAAAATCAAAGTCAAATTCTAAAGACAAACGTAAAAATAAAACTGAAGAAAAAAACAAAAAACCTAAAAATACTAAATCAAAGAAATTTGTTGAATCTGAAGATGATGAAGAAGATGAAGAAGACGATGATGAAGAATACGACGATGACGTAGAAATAAAAGGAAATGAAAAATTAAACATTATCTTTACAATTGGCGGTGCAGAAGACGAAGATGAATGGGATGAAGATTACGATTCAGAAGACGATGATGATGCTGAAACTGAAGATGAAGATGTTTCTGTGTCTTCTGCTTCGTCAAGTGAAGATGAAGACGATGAAGATGAAGACGACGATGAAGATTTGAAAGTTAAAACAAAAAAAGGTAAAAAGGTATCACAAAAGTCTTCATCAAAAACTACAAAGGACGAAGAAGATGATAATAAGTTAATTGAAAAATTAAAAAATCTTCTTAAGAGTGGTGATAAGGCAAATGAAAATCAAAATGACAATTCTGAACCCAAAACTACAAATGATTCTGTAGTAGAGAAATTGAAAGAAATGTTATCCCAAGAAAACAATAATAAATTATTAAAAAAATGTATTGATTTTTGCGAAGAAGATATCAAAAAAACAAAAGTAAAACAAGAGAAAAAAATGCAAAAACAAAAAGCAAAGAATAGTAGAATTTTTCGCAAAATAATCAAAGATAAAAATACTATGAATGATTATAAATTTTTTGAAAATCTAGAAATAGAAAATCAAAAGAAACTTATCAAAGAATTAAAAGAAATTAATAAATTAACACGAATTGAAAAACCATATAGAATGACGTTATTAGAAGCAGAAATTCCTACTTTATTCAAAGGTGCTGCTATGAAAAAAGTTAATTCTCTAAAATATATGGAGCCTGGTAGCGGAGAATTCTATAAAATCAAAAATTGGGTTGATACCTTTATGCGTATACCCTTTGGTAAGTTTGAATCACTTCCTCTTACAATTGAAGATGGAGTTGATAAATGCCATGATTTTATGGAAAATTCTCAAAAATTATTAGATCAAGCTGTATATGGATTAAATGATGCAAAAATGCAAATTATGCAAATGTTAGGTCAACTAATAACTAATCCAAAAGCAATTGGTACTGCAATTGCAATTCACGGACCTCCTGGTACAGGTAAGACGTCACTAGTCAAAGAAGGCATCAGTAAAATTTTAAATAGACCATTTGCTTTCATTGCGCTAGGTGGAGCAACAGATAGTAGCTTTTTAGAAGGTCATTCGTATACTTATGAAGGTAGTACATGGGGTAAAATAGTTCAAATATTAATTGATAGTAAATGCATGAACCCAGTAATTTATTTTGACGAATTGGATAAAATAAGTGACACGCCTAGAGGTGAAGAGATTGCAGGTATTTTAACACATTTAACAGATACAAGTCAAAACAGTCAATACCATGACAAATATTTTGCAGAAATTGATTTTGATCTAAGTAAATGCTTATTTATATTCAGTTACAATGATGAATCTAAGGTCAATCCAATCTTAAAAGATAGAATGTATCGCATTCAAACAAAAGGTTATAATCAAAAACAAAAGACTCAAATTGCCAACAACTATCTATTGCCAAAAATCCGTGAACAAGTTAAATTCAATACAGACGAAATCATTATACCCGATGAAGTAATTCAATATTTGGTAGATATTCATTGTAATAAAGAAGACGGTGTACGTAACTTAAAACGATGCCTGGAAATAATACATACAAAATTGAATCTATATCGTTTGATGAAACCAGGAACCAATTTATTTGAAGAAGACATGTCAATTGAAGTAAAATTCCCATTAACAATTACTAAGGAAATTGTAGACAAATTAATTAAGGTAAATAAAGAAAATGTTTCAGCATTGTACAATATGTATGTATAATTAAAGGGAACCCATGTTCTCTTGTGAACTCTCATTTCAGGGTTTTCTTAATAATCAATATAAGTTAAAACAAAATAATATAAATATTTTTTTATAAAATTTAATAAATAATAAAGTTATGAGTGTAGATTATTTATTAAAAATGAAAAATGAAAACGATTATACAATTGCATATTTAAAAGAAATTAATCATAATCATTCAGCTATGAAAGAAGAAACAGTTTTGAGGTTAATTGATACAAGTCTTAATGTAAATGAAAACGTTATACAATATAACAAACATATCACCGAAATTAATGAGCTTTTAAATGAACAGACAGAACATATAAAACACCTCATATTGTCAAATGAAAAAATAAGAACAAAAATTATTTCTATTTGTAAACACGAATGGATAAGAGATTCTATAGACATAGATCCTGATAGGTCGCAAATAATTGAATACTGCAAAATTTGCCAAGCAACCAAATGATATTTTGTTGATATAAAAATTAATATTGATAACTACTTAAAGAAACTAGACTCTAATTATATATTAAGTAGAGCAATGAGTAATATAACGTTGTCTATAATAAATCTGCGGACTAATAAAGAGAACGCACTTGCAACGCATCAAGTTTATGTAAATAAGAACCCGGATTTTCAGAGAGAATATGAGGCGTGGGACGATAAATTAAAAACAAGATTTATAGAAACTATTTTGATTGGTAGGGCAATGAATCCAATATGGACTATTTATAATCCAGAGGAAAAATCAGAAGAAATATTAGATGGTATGCATAGAATAACTACTGCTCTTGATTTTTTAAATAACAAGTTTCATTTACTTTCTAAATATTTTACGGATCAAACTAGAGGTGAAAAATATGACAAAAAAACATTTAATGATTTATCAGATGATGATCAAAATAGAATTAGAAATTATAATTTTATTTTTAATCAATTAGACTCTACGTATAGAACTGACGTTAATAAACGTCGGGATCAATATGAAATACTGAATCGGTCTAGTAAAACATTAAACGATTACGAGTTTAATAAAGTTTTATATGGACCATTTTTTGATATTATTTCTATCTATAAAAATGATTTAAATGGTTTATTTTTTAATAAAAACGATAAAAGAGGTGAAATTGAAACAGAAATAATTGATATAATTGTTTTATCACAAGAATTACCAAATTCATGGAGCTCTGTAAATAATTTACGAGATAATTTTTATGAAACAAAGTTGGGTGAAACAGAGGAATCAGTTAATTCTTATTTGGATACAAATACAGAAAATATTAAAAATTCTTTAAATTTAATGAAAAAAATTATTGAAACTCTTAAAGATAACAGATTTTTTAGTGAAGACAAAAAAATATTTAATAAATATTACTTACCATATAAATTTATAATTGGACGTTTGATGTGTAAATTCAAAAATATTTCAGAATTTAATAGATATATTATTGAAATATTAAAAAGTTTAAAACTTCACATTACAAATGTTGATATTCAAACAGTTTTGGAGTGTAAATCAAGAAATGCAATTTTTCAAAGAAAATTAATTCATTTAATTGATGAAATAATTAATGAAATTGTTACTATGAATCATGACAAAAGATTATTTCACAAGAATGATATAATGACAAAATTACAAGAACAAGGAAATGTTTGTAATATATGTAAAGAATCAAAAGAAAAATATGAAGGCGATCACATTGTTCCATGGTCTAAGGGAGGTAAAACTAATTATGATAATTTACAAGTATTATGTAAACATTGTCATTATAATAAAAAGGAAACAGATTCAAAACTCTAGAACAAATTATCTATTGATCCCAAATAGTATTTGTATTATGCCACCACATACCGTCCCTTTTTTTTACATCATAAATTGCCCTAAAAATTTGTGAACGAGATAATGGTACATTACATCTATATTTATCTAGTGGATGAGGGTTTGTTTTTAATTGAGCTGATAATGCTTTTTTAGATACTTTTTGTTTTTGTTGAAATGCAAAGAATATATAAAATGTCTCATAAGACACATATCTAATTGGTATTAGATCATTATTGTTGTCTTGATAATCTTTTAAATATTTATCACATATTGCCATAGCTGATATATCTGCCAATTGTTCACCAATACCAAACGAAGCATCAAATGTAATGCCATCTCTAGCAGCAAAATCTTCGTATTGTTTAATAACATCTTTTTGTATTTGTTTAAATCGTTTTTTATCTTTATCTGTCCACCATTCATTTAAATTACCATTTGCATCATATTGACTACCCCAATCATCAAAACCATGTGATAATTCATGACTAATGGTGATACCAATGTGAGCCAAATTATATTCTATACCACGTTCATCTAAATCTATAAATGGTTTTTGAATATATCCTAAATTTATATAAATACTATTTTTAGAAGGTGTATAAGATGCGTTCACTATATATGGTTGATTTCCTGTTAATTTAACTGGATATTGTGAAAAATCTACAAAAGGTAAATCAATAACTTGTTTACCTTCTAATTCAATAAATCTATCAAACCGCCACTGAGTGATTAATAACATATTGTGGTATAATGAATGATTATAATCTAATAAAGGATCATCGCGAATAGTTTCTGGATAGCCAATTATAAATTTCATTTTACTTAATTTATATAGCGCATATTTTTTAGTAGAAGGTGATAACCATGTGTTATTAGTTAATATTCTATGATATACTTCTTTTAAATCATTGCACAATGTCTTAACATACTCTATTTTGGCTGGGTCAGCATATTTTTCAACATACATTTTAGATAAAAAACTATCAAAAGGTATTGACATATACAAAGAAGAACTCACTGCATTAGTTCTATTGATGGCTTCTTGTCCTTTCTCAAAATTTCCAAAAAAATCATAATATAAATCCTCCCACTTTCTTGTAATTCTGCAAATAGTCTGTAAATAAATATAAAACCAATAAGCTTTCCATTTTTCAGTATTCCAATTTTTTAAAAACAGATCAGTTCCACATTTCAAATAATTTAAACTTGAAGTAATAAAAAATTCTGGTACTTTTTTAAAACCTAACTGTTTTGAAAATTCTTCCCAATTAAAACCGTATTTCTCAAGTGCTTCTTTTTTAGTAACTCTGTTATAAGTTTTTTCTTTTGTTGTGACATCACTACATCCTAATACATTAAAAATTTCAACTTCAACATCATAAATATCATCTGTATTGTAACCATGATCTTGTCCCAAACTTAAGTTAAATAACTGTTTACAAAAATTTTTAAATTTTTTTCTATATTTTTCTTTATATTCCACGTTTCTACCATCATCATAATAAACTTCAAGATCTAATATACAAAAATTGTGCGGGTTTATATAACTTCTAAAAATCGTGCTTTCTTTATCATCGGGACTTATCATAAAAACAAAAGGTGCCATGTAATTATAAAGATAACTTTTGTTTACATGCGCTAATAATTTCCATGGATTACCTTCTTTAATAATTTTTTCAACTGTTTCAATTTCCTCTTTAGCTTTAATTTTACTATCTCTAATTGAATTCATATGAATGACTGAATGATAGAAATTTTTCATTATCTTAGCTAATTTAGAGTCATTATTTTTGATATAATTAATTATAATTTCATGCAAATCATGATACACTTTATCTTGAATTAGTCTAAAATCATCCACTTGAACAATATACTTTTGTTGGTTTTTTAAGTCAACATTTTGTATCCATTTATAATTAATATAAGAATAATAATCATTTTGTGGTGTAATAGATGAAGGTGCAAATTTTGATAAAAGTAATTTTGTGAATTTGCGAGTAGATAAATTATATATTTTATTTGATTTAAATTCCTTTTGATATTTTTTCTCAAAAGCTTTTAATCCAATTTGACAATCTTTCCTAAGAATTAATTCATCTCCTTTTAAATTATATTTAATTTTTTTTGTTTGGTTATGTTTATTAATTTTGTTTTTGTTCGTTTTTACCATCTATATATATAATTATAAATTATATACATATATAAATATATTAAAACTTGTAGTTATTTTTTATTCTTTCTTGTTTTCTATTTTTTCTGGATTTAAGTTTATTTTTTCTTTTTCGGCGCGAACGATACTTTTTTTCTCTATAAATATTATAATGCCTGTTTATAATATTCATAAAGCTCTTTTTGCCAAAAGACACAGCAAATGTAAAGGAAGAAAAATTAAACATTGTAAAACTGCTAAAAAAAAGTGTCTTTGGGCACACGGAACCAAACGTTCATTTTGTAGAAAAAGAAGAACAATGAGACGCCGTCGTTAAACATTTTAATATGTTAAAATAATAAAAATAAAAATCAACTTTTGTGTACTTTAGGTGTCAATGTTTTGTATGTATTAAATAATTTATCCCACAAAGAAAAACGTTTTGAATAATTACAATTATTTAAGGAATGATGTAAATAATGATCTTCGGAATATAATTCAATATTGAATATTCGCGGAAGCCATATAAATTGACCAAAACAACTAGTTGGATATGTGATATGACCATTGTGACCACTAATTTCTTGATATTTTAAATAAATATTTAAAATTTCATATTCAACGCCAGAAAAATATGGAAACATATACAACGATATTATTTGGGGCAGGCTGTTAGATAAAAACAAATCAAACGGGGATTGATAAAAAGTAATATAACTAATAAATTTTCTCTTTTCACTAAATTAGGAAATGCCATTTCTATATATTAAAAATTTATTATAAAATTAATATTCAGAATAAGGTGTATTATTACCTCCACGACTAATTAAATAATTATATGTATTTGAATTCATACAAGCACAACCCATACTACTTGAATATGTATTAGGACAACATTTAGGACTGAATGGCATATTATCAAATAACGATAATTGCCCTTCAGGTAAAGGTAATGATTGATTAGGACGATCAACAATAGCTTGAGCAGCTTTTGGAATAGGCTTTCCAGGAACAATAGTTATATTTGGACTTCCCCATTTTGAAGTATTTAAATAGGTTGAATTCATAAGGGGATATGATGCTGATTCACCATAATTAGTATTAGCACCTACAAAACCCTCTTTGGCCGCTGCTTTTTTTGAACTACCTGAAGTGGCATTTGCGCTACTAGGTGCTGGAACAGCCTCTGCTTTAGGTGCACTTGAAACGGCATTAATGTCTGGTGGTGGCGGTGGTGTCATATCACTCATTGCACCCCCATCCATACCATCCATTCCTTCTCTCTTGCAATGAATACTAGTGCAGCCACAAAAAGTATGTATAACTAAAATCAAATAAACAATACCAATTAATATTAAAACTTCCAAATTTAATTTAAATCCAAGAATAGAAATTTCCATTATACATATTTCATAGATAATAATTTTCCTCTATATTTTTCTAAAAAAAAGTCAATGCAAGAATTATAATCGTAAAATTTTATTCCACATACATTGAAAGTTTTAGTATCAGTTAATAAATGATATAATTTTTCATTATAATCATCATTAATTTTTAAATTCTTATATTTTTTATCTAATTCTAATGTTGATGTAAAACCCAATGTTTTATCGCAAATATTTAAATTACAACCGCCTACAATAATCGTATTTTTTGCTAAATTATACATAGCTTTTTCAGATAAATTACTAGATTCTATTTCAACATATCCATATACTCTTTCACCATTTTCAAGAATATCACCAATAGAAATATTCTTTATAGGTTTCACATTACCATTTTTTAGTTTAATTTCTGTATTTTTATCAAAACCTCCGTCTAAATATTTATGAATATCTAAATTTGTAACATGTAAATCATGAATACTATAATAAATATTTTTATTAAGATTATATAAGATATTTTTTATTTTTACATTTTTAACTTTTTCTAACTCTTCATCATATATTTCATCCCAATCGGTAAATATCGTATTGTTAATTTCAATTACTTTATTTTCTGTATTAATACAATATAAATATGGTTCTTTATACTCTTCTATTTTTATTGCATTAGGATGTTCATCTACGCGCAACCATTCACTACCACACTTTACAATATGAGAATCAGATACAATTACACCATTTAAATTATACATTACAGAACCTTTTGTTTCCACTTTTATTTTTGCAGTAATTAAATTATTATTAAAAATTTTATCTCCTATATTTAATTCTGAAATATATTTAATTGTACCATCATTAAGTGTAATTTTAGTATTTTTATCAAAACATTTCAAACTTGGTTTTTTTAATCTAGGAATAGATAACCCTGTACTAATACCCATTACTCTTGACATAAATGTTAATACCAATGCCAAAGGAATTGATATGGCAACAAATAAAGCTGTACCTGCTATAGCTGTACCCCACGTAAATGGAAATAACCAAAAAACAAAAATAGCTGCCACTGCTGCAATTAAAACAGTTACTATAACTCTAGCAACTATACCCAATATTGATTTTAATGCAAGATAAACACCTAATGAAGTATAAATACCAGAAAGCATTGTTCCTTGAACTTTGACCATAAAATCCTTGAATTTTATTATAATTTCTTGTATTGGAATTAACAAGTTTAAAATTCTATTCATAATTTCTTGAATAAATGTTAAAAAAAACGTTCTTATTTTAGAAGATACACCTCTTATGGCATTTAAACTATCTTTTGTATAATCTAAAAAACTTGCACCTGATTTCAATATAAAATTCAATGGTTCTAATGAATTTCCACTAATACCTTTTAACATATTTTGGGTACAATAAGTAAAATTTTGTGCAGTAAAATCATTAAAAGACATGTTATCTGGTTTATTTATAAAACCTGCTATAGGAATAATAAGCGGATTACATCGTTGATTGGGCCAATCTTCTTTAATATTTTTAATTCTTGTAAGAGCAATACAAGAATACACAATAAAAATTGTTATTATCGTAATTATAATAAAAAGAATAAATGAAAAACCATATTGATCAAAATATGACAATTTACCATACATTTTCTTTAAATTATCTAATCCTGGTCCTTTATAGGTAGCATCCATATATTATATAGTATTGTTATTGTATAATATATATAAAATATAAATTGATTTCAATTCATTTATACCAAAAAGAATCTAAAGTTTTTATAAAATGATCCTCCCAATCCCAAAATACTTCACTACCAACTTGTATTTTATGATCATTTGTAATTAAACAACAGAACCATTTGCTTTTTACTTGCCTGCATATTTTAGCATCAGGGTAATTTTCAACTTTAATCAGTTGGTCATTTTTATTGTATACTAAATGAGATCCAGTTACATGTATGTCATCATTATTTACACCTTTACCTCTTATAACATAAAATGGTATTTCATCTCTACGATTATCTATTTGCATAGTAGACTCTACTATGCTTCCATTTTCCAAAACATCTCCTAAATTAATATCTTTTATTGGTAAAATAGTCCCATTTTTGAGCTTTATTTTTGTGTCGGGATGAAAACATTTACCCAACGTTCTTACCATCTGTCCAGGCGGACCATTCCATGCACTATTCATTGTTTTCATACTTCCATCAATTACGTACATAAGAGTAACCATAATACCTATAGTTTTTCCCATAAGGTCTTTAATTCCAATGATTATTTTTTGAAACTCAATGACTAAGTTTAAAAATACTCCAAAAACAGATTGAATAACAGAAGATGTAAAAGTTCGTATTTTATCAAACATTGCTCTAGCCATATTAATTTCGTTTGAAAAATTAGACATTGTCCCAGATAATGAACTTGTTATATAGGTAATTGGTTGTAATATATAGCCCATAAAATTAGATTGTGTATTTTGTACACAATACGTGAAATCCTGTGATATATTATCAGATAACATCATATAAAATGGATTACATCTATATTGAGGCCAATTTTTCTTAATTTCTTGAACTTTATTTAAATAAAATACACAAGCAATATACACGGCAAATGCTAAATTTATATATATAAAATTCACCCAACTTTTTCCTGATGGCATATTTAAACTTTTAACTTATATTAATAATATATAATTATTCAAGAATTTTCACTATTTATTTGATTTTTTATGTTTTCTTGTTTTATTTCGTCGTGAACGTCGCCGCACACTTCTCTTTTTTTTCTGGGTTTTTCTGATGGTTTTATTTTTTCCTCCACTATAACACCCCCATTGATAATTGTTAGTATTGATAGTATACCCACCTTTTTGCATTGCAAATTTATCATAAACACTATTTGCAGCATTTTGAGTACCAATAATAGCACTTTGTTTAATAATACTATTTGGTATTTGATTGTCGCCTCCTTGTGGTGTATATTGCATATTAAATTGTGGTATAGGAATACTATTTTGTGTTGCAGTAGCGCCACCACGTTTTAATTTATATTTTCTACTTCCACCTATACTTTGTAGTGCTTGTAATTTTAAATTCGCAGCATTTCCCTCTGCAATCGCAGAATCTCTTGGATTGCCTGCCAACATACCTCTTTGTGTAGGTAATATTAAACCAGGAATAGTATTGCTCATATATAAATTATAATATTTTAATTTAAGTTAAACTTAAAAATATATATTCTTACTTAAATATAGAATAATCTTAATGGATACAATGGATGAAAAACAAAGATTACATCTTCAAAAGATGATAGCTGCAAATAACACAGAAGATCAAACAGAATTAATACGTAATTTAAAACATAGTGATATATTAAGAAATGATTTAAATAATATGGTACTAATAAAAGCTAAATATCGTGATCAAATAGATAAAATACACTTGGAATGCATGAACGAATGTAGTTTTTTATTCACTTATTATACTGATATATATAATAAAATAAGAAAAGATGAAATTGACATAAATATTTTACATCAATTTTTAGATGTTTTAAAAAAAATAGAAGATGGTGAATTAGATCAACATGAAGGTTCTTTTCAAGTGGGTACACTTTTAAAAAAACTCTATGTAGATAGTGCTTTAAAAAAGGCTGAAAAATTAGACGAGGCTAATAAAAGTAATAAAGAAGAAACTCTACAACCATCGGTTCAAATAAATTGGAGACAATTCAAAAAAATGACTAGATAATTTAATTTGTAATTATTACAAACAATATAAATGTATTTTATTGTTTACATGTAAATAATAAAATAATACAATGTCAAAAAAATATTCTACTACAACAACTCTTCTTATTGTAGAATCTCCAGCAAAATGCAAAAAAATAGAAGAATATTTGGGACCAGGATATAAATGCATTGCTAGTTTTGGCCATTTGAGAGAATTACCTTCTCTCTCCAATGTAAAAGTAGAAGATAATTTCAAACCCACTTATCAGATAATCAACAATGTTTTAAAGAAAAAGCAAATAGATCTATTAAGAAAAGAAATCAAAAAAGCGAATGAGGTTATTATTTCAACTGACAACGATAGAGAAGGTGAAGGAATTGGTTATCATTTATTAGAATTATTTAATTTACCATTATCAACAAAACGTATTGTATTTAATGAAGTTACTGAAAAAGCATTGCAACAAGCTGTTAGAACACCACGAACAATTGATATGAATATGGTTCACGCTCAACAAGCACGACAAATATTGGATTTATTGGTTGGTTTCAAAATAACACCCATGTTGTGGAAATTTATTTCACAAAATTCAGAAAAATCTCTTTCAGCCGGTAGATGTCAAACACCAGCGCTACGTTTGGTTTATGAGAATCAAAAAGAAATAGATAATTCTGATAATAAAAAGGTATTTAATACCACGGGTTATTTCACAAATATGAATTTACCTTTTGAATTAAATCATCAATTTGATAAAGAAGACGATGTCATAGAGTTTTTAGATAAAACTGCTGATCACAATCATATTTATAATTGTTCACAACCTATAAAAGTATATAAACAACCTCCTGAACCATTTACAACAAGTAGATTACAACAAGCAGCAAGTAACGAATTTCATTTCTCTCCAAAAGAAACAATGAAGTTATGTCAATCATTGTATGAATCAGGTTACATTACCTATATGAGAACAGATAGTAAAAAATATAGTGCTGAATTTTTGGAAACTACAAAAAAATATATTCAAAGTAATTATGAAGAAAAATATATAAATGAAAAAATTGATGCATTATGTTGTTGCATTGATACAGATGTAGAGACAAGAGAATCAATAAAAACAAAACAGTTAACGTCAAAAACTAGTAAACAATCCCAAAAACCAAAAGATAATTTAGCGCAAGAAGCTCATGAAGCAATAAGACCAACTAAGATTTCTCTCAAAGATTTACCTGAAAAGGTGAGTCCGAGAGAACGAAAAATATATAAATTGATATGGGAAAATACATTGGAAAGTTGTATGGCTGCAGCAACTTATAATTCAGTAAAAGCACAAATTCAAGCATTTAACTCTTTTATTTTTCAATATACAAGTGAATTAATTGCATTTCCTGGCTGGAAAATAGTCAAAAATAAGTTTTCAACAGATAGCAAAGAATTTCAATATTTACAAACAATCAAACAAAATCAGGTCATTAAATACAATAAGGTTAATAGTAAAGTAACCATTAAAAACATTAAAATGCATTATACGGAAGCGCGGCTTGTGCAATTATTAGAAGAAAAAGGAATAGGTAGACCTTCTACTTTTTCTATGTTAATAGACAAAATACAAGAACGCGGTTATGTTAAAAAGGAAGATGTAAAGGGTAAAACAATAAAAGTAAAAGATTATGAATTAGAAAATGACGAGATTTCTGAACTAGAAGCACCACGCGAATTTGGTAATGAAAAAAATAAACTTGTGTTACAACCATTAGGTAAAATAGTAATGGAGTTTTTGGACAAACATTTTTTAGAGCTATTAAACTATGATTTTACGAGAGAAATGGAAGAAGATCTTGATAAAATATCAAAGGGTCATTATATTTGGACAGAATTATGTAAAAGATGCAATGATAAATTAGATACTATTATAACCCAAGTGAAAGAAACACAACAGTCAAAATTTGAGATCAAAATAGACGATACTCATGTTTATACTATAGCAAAATATGGACCTGTTATAAAATGTATAGAAAAAGTAGATGGTAAAAAAATTACTACTTATAAATCTATCAAAAAAAATATGGAAATAGACATAGGTAAATTGGAAAATGGTGGTTATACATTGGAAGAATTGATAGGCAACGATATTGAAAAGGAAGCTAATAAACAAGCCAATCAAATCAACTTAGGTAAATACGAAGATAAAGATGTTATATTAAAAAAAGGGAAGTTTGGACTCTATGTAACCTGTGGAGAACTATCCAAAACATTGAAAGAGTTGGGAAACAGACCAATAGAAAGTATACAAATAGAAGAAGTGATTCCACTATTAGAAGAAGGAAGTAATATGGTGAGAGAAGTTTCTACAAATATTAGTATATGTAAAAGCAAAAAAGGTGATTATATTTTTTTCAAGACATCAAAAATGAAAAAACCCAAGTTTTTTGCACTGAAAGGCTTTGAAGAAGATTATAAAACATGTGACATGGATGTTTTAAAATCATGGTTGAAAGAAAAACACGATATTTATTAATTTTTATGTTTTCAACATATTTTAGATCCAATTTTTCTAAAGGTGGATAAATGTGGATTCTAAAAGGATGAAATGTTAACAGACCTATTTATCATAGGTAAAAGAGTCGTGAATTCCAACGTAAATGTATATTCAAAAACACCAAATTTCACCAATTCACCATTATGATATCTTAAACGGAATTTTAAACGTCTTATTCTCTCTACTGGTGGATCAAAAAATTTATAAGAATTTGACGGTCCATCGTAAAATTGTGATGTTGGGGTTGATACAATAGGTATTTTCGCAAAAGCTGAATTAACAATACCATTTGTTTCATTAGTTGTCAGAGTAAATTTACTGATATTATATGGTTGAGTTTCATCAATGCAATTATATTTAAAAATTTCCATATACATATAAGATGGTCCAAAAATATTGATTTTATATGGACATTCTATAAATTGAACGACTGCGTTAGGTAAAATGTTTCCAGATAAATCGGTTGCTGGTGTTAACCAAAAACCATTGTCATCATTTACGATGACATCACCATAATAAAAACGAACATAGTTATTTACAACAATATAATTGCTATTAACACTACCATCTTCATTAGTTATTAAATTTACTGGTGGTGAAGAAGACGTATTACAACGAGTGAGACCTAAATTACCTGGCAATCCCCAATTTGAGAAATCGGGAACCTGTGATTTTTTACATAATAATTGCTCATTTATTTCACAATTGGATATAAATATTAACTCATTTAATAATTCAAAACTATCAGCTCTATTTCCAAACCATATTTTTTGAGATACATTATTATAAACAATTATGAATCTATTATAACCTCCAGAAGAAATAAAACCATCTATTAAATAAGTTAAACTTGGATTGTTATTTAAATAGGTTATTATTACATTTGTTACAGCTTCATTAAATTTATTGGTTAATTCTTTAGCTAATTGTGTAGGATTATAAAATCCTTCTTCAATAGTAACATAATAATTATCTGTATATGCAGTCAATGCTTGATAAATTGCAGTTTCTAAAGCATAACTAGTATCATTCGGATTATATAAATTTGTAAATTTAAAAATAATTGTGATATTGGAATTTAAAACAGAAAAAGTATCATAATTTGATGGAAAGGACCAATCTACTAATTTCATAGTTGAAATATTAGTAATATCTTCTGGTAATTCAATTTCAAATTCAGCAGAACTTGGAAATGATAATGCGTCTCTATCTTCTGAGTGTATTGATACATATTTTTTATATATTAAATAATTTTGAGAATTTTGTTGTAGAGGATGATTTTGATTAGTATTTGAATATGTATTGTTAAATTTACTCATTTATATTAAATAGATAATAAATTATTTTTTATATTAAAATAATAATTTATAATAATAATGATTAAACAGAATATTAATTATGGTGAAAAAACACAAAATTCTACTAGTTATGTAAAAAAATTTAATCAATGTTATAACATATACATTACAAATTTTAGAGGGGAAGGTACACCTGATTGTTTTATTAAAACTTTTAAGCCGTCAAAAACAAATGGTTCATTTGTGAAAACATTTAACAATTATAATTATAATTAATAATAAAATTATATAATTATTATATATGAAAAACTGGTATTCAAGTATATATAAATCATTAATATTAGCGAGTATAGTAACATTTTTGATACATTTTTTTTCTAAAGGGAATATGTCTTTAGGTGCATTAATTGCTGGATATACTATGCTAATTATATCCATACTAATGATTCTATATGTTGTTTTATTTAATATATTACAAGTAACAGAAAAAGAAGGAATGTTTCAAACATTTTTATCTATGATAATAACTTGTGGACCATTTTTATTATTATTAAACATTATTGGCTTTGTACTATATTTAGTAATTAATTATAAAAATAGAATTTTAGCAGGTCATGTACCTAACGGATATTTTACTTTTAGCAATATAACAGTAATAATGATATTACTACAACTTTATATACTTAATAATGGTATAAACACGGAAAAATTTGAAGTGACAAAAAAATTATCTAATATAACAACAAGTATATTATACTTATATGGTGTTATTACAGCAATTAGTAGTATAACATTATTTATGATATTAAAAAATTTCTCGGCAGATGGTTAAATAAAAATTTTATTCGTTGTTCAATTTTATAAATTTATATGTTAATCCATAACTTGAATTTACTTCCCATATACCAGATATTTTTAAAATAAAACTAACATCCGATTTATTTTGAATTTCTTGAAAAATTTTTATGTAACCATTTTTAAATTGTTCATAAATTTTATGTTGAGGAAATTTATTATAAAGCATATTTTCAAATTTTTTAAGTATATTTTCTTCTATTGATTTGATTTTTTCTATTAAATTTTTATGAGTTTCAACATTAAAAATACATTTATATTTATTATAATATTTATCGCAATATATATTTTTTAAATTTATTAATAAATAAATACCATTTATAGTAATATTGTTTGTAGAATATAATATTCTAATAAAATTACCGTCATTCATAATAGTATTTTTAATAGGATCACAAAAAAACACATAATTATCATCATATTGATTTAAATTTTTTATTAAATTCATTTTTAATATATATATTTGTTATATTTATATTATGGATGTTTTTAAGTTTATATCAATAAGTTAACAATTACTAAGTAAATAAGTTTTATAATCAAATAAAGAATATTTCATTTATATAATTAACATATTAATAAATGAAATTTTATGAAACTCATTTTGAAGATTATATAAGTGAAAATCAGAGAGAGAATCTTCACGCGAAAATAGATAAATTATATTTGAAATTTCCAAAAGAAACCAACAAATTACAAAATTTAATTTTTTATGGACCAAGTGGGGTTGGTAAATATACACAAATGTTAAAATCAATTAAAAAATATAGTCCAACAGAATTAAAATATGAAAAAAAGATCAGTGTAACCTACAATAAACAACAATATTATTTCAAAATAAGTGACATCCATTATGAAATAGATATGTCCTTATTAGGATGTAATTCAAAATTATTGTGGCATGAAATATATTTACAAATTATTGATATAATATCTGCAAAATGTGATAAATTTGGAATTATAGTTTGCAAATATTTCAATGATATTCACAGTGAATTATTAGAAAATTTTTATAGTTACATGCAAAAAAATTATTCTATTTGTGTTGATTTGAAATTTATATTACTAACAGAAGAATTAAGTTTTATACCTGACAATATAATAAATTGTTGTCAAATAATAAATATTCCTAGACCAACAAAAACAAATTATATGAAATGTATCAAAAAATTACCTAATAAACTTAACTTGGAAAATATTACTAATATTAAAAATTTGCATAATTACAATGATGAATTGATGTTGCAATATAAAATAATATGTAATAAAATTATTCATAATTTAAAAAATATAGAAGATATTAATTATTTAAAATTTAGAGATATTTTATATGACATGTTTATTTATAACCTAGATATATCAGATTGTATTTGGTATATATTATCAACTTTAATAAATGATAAATTAATACATAAAAAACATATATCACCCATTTTAATTAAAACCTATTGCTTTTTTCAATATTATAACAATAATTATAGACCCATATATCATATGGAGAATTATTTGCTGTCTTTAATTAAAATAATATATGGAATGTAATTAATAATACATTTTACAAGAAAATACATACTTAAAACTATGAATAATTAAATACATAATGAACTACTGTTATGCATTTAAAATATTAGAATTAGATATTTCTAAAATAGGAACAAGTGATATTACATTACATAAATTAAAAAAACAATATCACAAATTGGCTCTACGATATCACCCTGATAAAAATGGAAATACATTTGAATCCAATGAAAAATTCAAGCAAATACAAGAAGCATATTATTATCTAAAGAAAGAATTGCAATTTTTGGATTTGGATAATGATAATGATAAAAACTATGATGAAAGTGATCGTTATGAACAAAAAAACACACCAAATCAAACTATGCCTGTTTATATGGATATTTTACATTTATTTATGAAAGGAATTTTAGAAGGTAAATATGATGAAATTATATCAAAAATTATTCAGGATATTGTTACAGGATGCAAAAAAATATCAATTTCATTATTTGAAAATTTAGATAAAGAAACATGTATGAATATTTATATTTTTCTCTCAAAAAATCGTTTTATACTTCATTTAAATGATTCAATTTTAGAAGGAGTGAGAGAAATTGTACATCAAAAATTTGAAAACGTCTTGATTTACAAATTAAATCCCAATATAAATGATTTATTAAATAATAATATTTACAAATTAAATGTCAATGAAGAAATTTGCTATGTTCCTTTATGGATCAATGAATCTTATTTTGATATTTCAGGATGTGAAGTGATTGTTTTATGTGAACCTGATATACCAAATAATATATTGATAGATGATGATAATAATATTCATTTAATACGAGAAGTTTCTATTACAGATGAGTTGATTCATTTAATGAAAACAAATACAAATTTAAGAATAGAATTAGTAAATAAAGTATTTGAAATTCCAATAGAAGAATTATATATGAAAAATGAACAAATATATGTAATTAAAAATGCTGGTTTATTTATTTTTGATGATTTTGATGTCAATAGTACGTATTCCGAAAAAAGTGATGTTTTTGTCAAAGTTAAATTAGTTTGAAATTGTAATGTATACTTATAGTAAAATATTTTAGAAATAATAGTTGTTAGTATTTTTAGAAATAATATTTGTATATTACATATAGAATAAATGGAAATTAACAAAAAAGAAAAAAGTTATACTATCAAAAGCAATTTTGTTACTAATTTATTTCAATTCAGTGTTAAAGCAATAAAAATGTTACAAAAAACGAATATACCAACAGAATATGATAATTATAATGAAAAACAGAGGCGTAATTTTAATAATATTATGATAAATTTTTTATTATTTGTTGCAAAACAACAAACTGATCCTTCATTTAGAGAGATGTTTGCAAGATTAGCATTTTATTTATATGTATTTTTAGAAAATACAACACCTTTACAAAGTGGTGGTGTACGCATATTAAGAGGTAATCAAATAATGGATGTAAATATTAATGAACTGCAACCAGGCGACTTAGAACAACAATATATTGTTGATGGAATGCAACTGGGACAACAGGTAGCTGCGTATGCTAATCCTATATATAATCAAGCACAAAATGGTTTAGTATTACAACAACAACAATACCAACAACATTTGATGATGCAACCACCTCAACAGATGATTATGGCTAGAAATGAGCAATTTATGAATGAAATGGCTGAATTACAACAACAAGAAATGCTTGAAGATATGAGGGGGCGAGTTGAAATTAAAAAACTTAAAAGACAAGTAATTAAGGGGGAAGTTCCAACTTCTCAATATACATTAAATGCTGCTTATGCTTCATCTGCTGGTTGTTGTTGTACAATATTTATGCAAGCTAGTACAAAGATTACATATAATGGTTTTCAAAATGTTGCAAACCTTTTAATAGATGCTGCTTCAGGCGCAGGTGAAGCATTATATAATGTAAAAGAAGCAGTAACTCCTGACTTTGTTAAAGCAGGAGTTTCAGGTGCGTATAATTTGGGTAAAAAAACTGATGCTTACTTTGCATCTTGGTTTACAAGTGTTTCACCTAATGCAACGGACGCAGCTAATAGTACAATGTCAGATTTATTAAATGGAAATACTAATATAGGTACACCAGACGCGGTTCAAGAAGGTTTTTTCCAACAACTTTGGGATTCAATGAAGGATACAGCACAACAAATAGATCCAGGTAGTATAAATGACACTTCTCATCAGTGTGGTTTGTGTTGTTGTATGGCTGTTTATACAACTTTAACTTATAACACAATTCTCCGAGCAAAAAATGCTCAACTTAAATTAATAGAAGGATCAGCACTAAATAGTGAACTTAACGCTGAAGCAAATGCAAGAAATCAAAATATCGCAAGAATTACTGCAGGGGTAGGAGCAGGGGTACTCATGGCTACCGGTGTAGGTGCACCGGCTGCAATGACTTTACTAGGTACAGCCAATGCAATAATTAATAATCCTATTAATGTTGATAATCAAACCTATCCACAAGTACCACAACAACAAATACCAGCTGGTCCACAACCAATTTTAATAGGAGGACCGCCGCCGCAACAAGTTCAACAAATAGAAAATGCTGATCCCACTGCAATTGTTGGTTTGAGACAAAGAAATCCCGATCAAAACGCTGGATATCAAAAATTTAAAAAAACTAAGAAAACTAAAAGAAATAAAAGAAATAATAGAAAAACTAAAAAAATTAAAAGAAATAATAGAAAATCTAGAAAAACGAATAAAAAATAAGCCAATAACACAAGCTGATTCATGTAAATAAATTAAAAAAATATAGGCTTTTAATTTATTTAATTTACATATAAAATTACAAAAGTTTAACAATTTACTTAAGCATCGGTTTTCTTCTTAACAACACGCTTCTTAACTACCTTAGGCTCTTCAACTACAGTAACTGGAGGTGGGGGAGGATTAACAACTTCTTCAGCCTCTTCAACATCATCCTCTTGATCTTCTTCTTCGTCAGGTTCTTCATCACTATCGTCAACTGCAGTTGAAATTACAAGTGGTTCATCTTCATCCTTAACGGTTTGATTCTTTAGCTTTTCCTTATCTTGCGTCTTCAACTTGATGAAACATTGTCCTTGTAATTGTGCTCGTGGTTTTTGAACCACTGCTTGTAATAGTTTCCATCCAGCACTAAATTTACCATTTACAAACCAAATACCAGCAAATTGAATTAAGCACGCAATATTTGATCCTTTCTTTAAATAGTCAAGTGGTGTAACAGCTAGATTTTCAGAACTAGGATATAATCTATTTGCATCTTCATCATAAATTTCAGTCTTCCAAGTACCTTCCCATTGTGGTAATTTAACTCTAATTGTAGGTTGTTTAGTATAATCATATTCTCCTGTAACCTTATTTTTAGGATATTTTAATAAAGGAGTAAATAATTCTTCAATAATGTCTGAACTTTTGTGAACTTTTCCAAACCATTCCTTTGAGTAAATCAAAGCATCTGCCTTAATCTTATCTTCAAATGCTTTAATATTTTTAAGAAATGCTTCTGTGTCAGAAGTCTTATATTCCTCATTTGGAAATTGAAGTGATAATTCAAATCTTCCATTACCAACTTCTTCACCGTCTTTTTTAAAATCACTTGCACCCCATGTAAGCATTAGTGGAGTAGATAAAGTAAGAGTTGTTTTTGTTGTTTTATTTAAAATATTTACGGATTTACCGCCTTGAGAACTTGCCTTTGGGGCAGTGTACATAATATTTTCAGGATTAAATTGAGCACCGTCTACGATTCTTTCAGCCATTTTATTTTTATGATATATATACAATTGTAGTATCTTTAAATCAATTTTTTTTTTAATAAAAAATAAAATTAAATGACTAAAAAAATTATTATGGTAAATGATAAGATTTTATAATAATATATTTATATTTTTATTATATTAGTAAATAAAACATAATAAAAATATAAATATATTATTATATTAAAATAGTAATGACTAGTCTAGAAGAGTATATGAATAAATTAGTAAATAAATATGAAAAAAATATACGAATGAATAAGAAGTTAATCAAATTAAACAACGATCATGAACAACTTATGACACATGTAACCATTTATAATTACAAAAAAATAACTGAATTAAATTTTAATATACAACAATTAAAAATAATTGCAAAAAGTTATAAATTAAAATTAAGCGGTAATAAAAAAGAATTGATAAACAGAATATATATTTTTCTTTTTTTATCCTCATACATTATTAAAATTCAAAAATTATTTAGGGGAAGGTTACAACGTAAATTTAACGCTTATTTTGGTCCAGCACTAAAAAAAAGAGAAGTATGTACAAATAATACAGATTTTGTTACAATGGAAGATCTAAAAGACATTCCATACGGGCAATTTTATAGCTTTAAAGATATTGACGGCAGGATTTATGGTTTTGATATAGCATCTATATATAATTTAATATACAAAAATATAGATTCTATTAATATCAGTAAAATTGGTGGTGTAAATCCTTATAACAGAAATAAAATACCAACATTTGTTATGATAGATTTGAAAATGATTATAAGAACAAGTAAAATTTTAAAAATATTGATTAATTTGGAATTTGAAAATGATGTTTCTAATGTGTCAACAAGTAAATCACTTGAAATGAAAGCATTAGCACTATTTCAAAATATTGATTCACTTGGTAATTATAGTTCACCTGAGTGGTTTTTAAGTTTAAACAGAAATCAATTAATTAAGTTTTTAAGAGAATTAAGTGATATTTGGAATTACAGGGCACAATTATCAAATGAAGTAAAACAAAATATTTGTCCTCCAAATGGAGATCCATTTAGGAACGTTAATATATCTTATATCATGAATGAAACCGATCTATTAAATATAAAAAAAACAATTTTGAATATTTTAGAAAAATTCGTTAATACTGGAATTGACAGAGACAGTAGAACTTTAGGATCTTATTATGTATTAGGAGCATTAACGCTAGTGAATGAATCCGCAGCATCTGCGTTGCCATGGTTGTTTCAGTCAGTATCGTTTTTTTAGTAAATATACTTTTATAAATTACTCATATTATGGTAACAATATATATTATTTGCGTTAAAACACTTAAAAAGTATTTATTTAGGTATATTATAATAAGATGGCTAGACAAACTAAACCTAAGACCACTGAAAGTGAACAAGCACCTGTTACCACCCCTGTTGAAGTTGTTGCTTCTAAGGAAAAGAAAGTAAAGGCTGTTAAGGCCCCAAAAGTTGAAACTGCTCCTGTTGTTTCTGAAGAACCACTTGTTGTTGGTGCAGAAAGTGAAGCACCTCTTGCTGAATTATCTGGTGAATTTGCAGCAAAATTACAACAAATGAGTGTAAGTATTTCATCATTAAAGACTGATTTCCGTGGTCTTGAGAAGAAATGGGCACGCGAATTAAAGGCTGCGCTTAAGCAAAGTTCCAAGCACAAGAGAAAGGCTGGCAATCGTGCTCCTTCTGGCTTTGTAAAGCCAACTCGCATTTCTGACGAATTAGCAAAATTCTTAGAGAAGCCTTCTGGAACTGAAATGGCACGCACTGAAGTTACTCGTGATGTTAACAAATACATCCGTACTAACAACCTACAAGATAAGGATAATGGTCGCAAGATCAACCCTGATTCTAAGCTTGCTGCCCTTCTTAAGTTAAAGAAGACTGATGAACTTACATATTTCAACTTACAAAAGTACATGAGTCATCACTTTGCCAAGGCAACTAAGGATGTTGTTGCCACTGCATAAATTCCACCTTTTCTAAAGGTGGAGCCAAAAAACAATTTTTTTTAAAAGTTGTGCAAAACTTTTATTGATAAAAACAAACAAAAATTTAAGCCTTTTATAAAGGTTCAAATTTTTAACTCAAAATTACACATAAAAATAATGCTGGATGTAAAATATATTTGGCTCAACCTTTCTCAAAGGTTGATTTATATTTTAACCCATCTACACACACCATTTTTATTTTTTTTACTTGTATACAAATTACCATCATTTCCTTTTTTATTTTTACCACACCAATCATTTGCTGGATATGGTGGAGATGGCCTATTTTTATATTTAGATGTTTTATTTTTTTTGCCTATGATAGGTTTTTTAGAACTCCATTTCCCAGGTCCTCCTTTTGATTTATCTAAATAAAGTATTCCTGTAGGTTTCCAATTTTTTAAATACTTTTTATACTCTTCACCTTTACTATTTTCATGTTGGTCATATCTTATACTATAAATATAAAATCCATTTTTATCTTTGTATACGGAAGATCCATCTTTCCAGGTTCCATATTCCCTAGTTTCAGTTTTCATTATACTAATATAGTAAATATTAATATAATAATAGAAAAAAACATAGTTTACGCTTTTTACACCTTTTAACATTTAAAACGCCCATTTAATAAAAAAATTGAAATAGGATAATAAGAAATAGATGGTTGTATATTACAAAGAATGACACTACACCATCTAAATAACTGGAAACAATTTTTAACAAACGACGATTATAATTATTTAATACAATTTGTAGAAAATATTAAAAACAATATTCCAAATGATAAAATGATTATTTTATATGGACCAGGTAGAAGTGGTAAAACTACATTAAAAAATGATATTCAACAATATTTGGGTGATGACAATTGTGGCCCGATGATGGTGATGATGCCAGGTGAAATAATTTATAATGAAAATATAAAAAAACTAGGGTTATTTTGTGGAATTGATGAAATAGGTAGAAGTAAAAAAAATAATATAGCAATTATAAATTTAATTAAATATAAACAATCTTTATTAGCAGACACAAATAATATAGAAAAAGTAAATAATAAACTTTTAGAATTTTCTAAAATTATCAAAATGGAACATGTTTTCTAAAAATGATTGTAAAATGGTATAAAGAATATATTTTATTATTTTTCACCATATTTATCATACAATTGTAAAATACTTATCACAAGTTTTTTTGTTATCAATTCATTTTCTTTACAAATTTCTTCGTCTTTCTGGAATGGTGTATCAAGTATTTTACCAAAATCCACACGACTACACACTTGATTTATCAATTTTAAATGTGTTAAATAGTTATTTTTACTTTTAATATGAAAAGCATGCCATTCATTTGCTTTTGTTGAAAAATAACTTATAAGATCTAATATTTCAAATATATAATTTTTACGTTGAAATTCTATATCTGCACATTTATTAGCTTTATTTTTATAATTATTCCCAATATATTCTGTAATACTAGATTCATCTGGAAATGCAACATTGAAATACTTACTAGGAGTTCCAAAATGTATGAAACGTTCTAATTTTTCAAAAGGAACTTTATGTAACATTTCTTTCAAAACAATTGCATTTTGTTCATATGTACAATAATTATAATGTACATAATCTTTGAATATAATGAATAAATTTTTTTTTATTTTATTATTATTAAAATTATAAATAAATTTTGTAAAAATTTTCTTATAATGTGATAAATTGAATTTTATATCATTATTTACAAATAAATATATATGTGACACGATTTCTTCTGGAAGAAATTTCGTAATTGTTTGTAATAATTTTATTTCATTTCTACAAAGTCGTTTTTCTTCTTTTATATATGCGCGTTTCTTATTTATTTTATTTACATTGTGTTGGGACTTTGTAAGAGGTTTAGAATACATTTTGATAAAATTAATATTATTGTTTTTGAATATAATACAATAAATTAGTAAATAAATAAATCAATTTTTTTTGGAAACAGTTTCAAAATCTTCAACACTATCATCATCTGAACTGTAGTTGATAATTTCTTGTTCCAAATTTTGTTTTGTTATATGTGTTTGATATATCAAAACGGTATCTGTATTTATGTATTCATCTATTTCGTGTAACTGATACTTTGGATTCAATATATATCGTACAATAAATGTAACGTCCAATTTCTGTGATTTTAAAATATCAATTAATTTTACACTATAAATATACTTTTTAAGTGTTTCGCGACTGTATTGTTTGTTATATAAATCTAACATCTTATGTTATCATATAATTATTTGTATTATTTTATATCATAATCTCGTATAAAATTATAATACAGTTTAAAAATAATATAAAAAAATTTTGAATAATAACAAATATAGAAATGATTTTATTATTATTATATACATTTTTAACAGCGTTTTCTATAGAAAATAATCAATTTATCAAAAATTTTAATATTCCAGTATGTAAAAATTGTGTATATTTCAGACCATATAAAAATGATGTAAATTTTTATGATTTGGGAAAGTGTACAAAATTTGGAAAAATGAATATTATATCTGGAATAGTTGAATACAAATATGCTTTCAATTGTAGAAATAGCGAAAATCTTTGTAGTTTTAATGGTACTTTTTTTGAAGAAAGAAAACACTCAAATATTACATTGTCTATTCTTCAAAGTGAATAGTTGAAATGACTAGTCCAATTTTTTTTGTAGAATTGTATTAAATTTACATTTGCTAATGATTTACAAAAATAAAGCCATCGGGTTTTAATAATTCTTTTACATCTGAAATTATTTTATTTTTATTTGCAATTTTGATATTTTCAAATTCTTTTAAGTATTCATTATCTTTTAAACAAAACATTGAAAGATTCATTTTATATACTTCATTTTCATATGATTCAATATAATTAGTATTTTCTAATAACCAATTATAAAACCCATAATATTCTTTTTTAATTTCTGCATTTTTATTTATTTTTTTATATTTATTAAAATATTTCAAAGTAGTAAATAAATTATATTCTCTTTGTTGATTACTAAAATTATAATCTGTACCTGATATAACACATATTTCACTCAGATCATATTGATTCATTTCCAACTTATTTAATATTTTTTTCGTATCATATAAAACAAAAGTATGATTCAATAAACTCAAGTATCTTAAAACGCGAGGACAACCATAAATAAACATATCCATATCTTCACTTAAACAACCCCACACGATTCCTTTTACTGTAAGCATTGCACATAGCTCATCTGCTTCATTTGGAGCATCACAATAGGTCATCCCACAAGCAATAATTAAATTTTTTATCTCATCTATTTGACTTTTACTTATATATATAAATTTCTTTTTTAATAAATCCATTTTATTCAAAATTTCATGCTTTTCGTGTTCATTCATATTTGAATTATATTCCAAATTTGTTTTGAGTGTATTAAATTCTTTCTCAGCTATTTTTTTTTCAGCAAGGCGATGTTGTAGCAGTTCTTTTTTTTCAGCAGGTGGTTTTCCATCAAAAACAAATAATGGAATAATGTTGTAATGTCTGAAAATAGATATCATTAAATATATATTCTCAATCAATGTATTTTCAGATGCAAATTTATATAAATAAATACTGATATCAACCGCTATTTTCTTACCATTTAACTGATTCATTGAAATAATTTTAATAGCATCGCAATTTTTACATTCTTCTCTGAAAAATTTATTTAAATACCGAACGCCCATATAATTATTTATAAAATTATTGTAATTACATTTATTACAAGTTTAATTAAATTTTTCAATTTTATAAATTTAAATAAATAAAATTGAAATAGTTTCACACTTGATACGAATAAGTATTTAAGTATTATCTAAAATGCAAACAAGAAACGGAATAACATACGGCGATTCTTCCACCTTTGGAAAAGGTGGAGCCAAACAACTTTTACAAAAAGTGGAGCAAAAAGAAGAAGTCTTAGATTTGGCTCCACCTTTTTCAAAGGTGGATTTTGATACAGCTAGCACTGCATGGAAATTAAATAAAAAATCAACCGGAAACGGCTCCTATAAATATGTATGTGTAAAAATTAAACAAAACGGACATCAATGTAAAAATGATAGTCTTAAAAATTGTGAATATTGTAAATTCCATTCAACCTTTAGAAAAGGTTGAGCCAAAACAGTTAACTTATTATTTAGAAAAAGATTATACTAAAAATTGTTGGAACTGTTTGTCCACTTTTTAGGACCTTTTCTCATTTTACACGATGAAGTGTTGCTTCAAATATCTTTGTAGTGTGAAATAAGTTAATTTGTCTTCCTCATCCTCTTTCAATCTAAGAAGATTACTAAGTTTTTCGTCGGGATTGATTTTACGACTGTTCTCCTTATCTTGAAGATCGTTGTCTTTAATATATGCATTGAGTTCTTTATTTACATGAACACGAGTCATTTCAGTTCCAAGAGGTTTACCTAAAAACATGGCAAGTTCATCGCTAATAAGCGATGGTTTTAAGAATCCACTTGGTTTTCTCTCAGGTGGTGGTGTTGGTGGTGTATAACCATCCAAGTCTCCCATCGCTCTAATATATTCATGTTCAACATCAGTTAAAAATTCTGGTCTTTGGTTATAGAGAAAAATATCATCAAAATACATTTTTTCTTCAAATGGTACACTATTATCCTTACAATATTTTAACAAATCATCTTTACTATTTAACATATATTTATCTTTACGTAAATTAAATAAAAAAAAACCATTTACAATTAAATTTAAAATGTGTTCAGCTTGTGGCATACCAAATATATGCATAGCTTGACATTGAACAAATTCACGAATAGCATCTCTTGCCGACATCTCTTCTTCAACAATAATAGGGTTTATATGTTCAACGTCATCAATAGCATAGGTTGTAGATTTGACTTTCATATTTTTGCGTTATATAATACTATATAGTGATATAATAGTATATCTTTAAGTTGTTTTATGAATATTATCACACTAATTTGTTACGATATAAGGTAACAAAATATTTATATTTATATCACATATACGTAGCGAGTTTTGCACAACCATTATCAAACGTTGTTTGGCTCCACCTTTTTGAAAGGTGGAAAAGGTGGATTCTAGCCCAATTCACATATAGTCATCCTCAAATTTGTTAATAAAAAATGCTTCATTTTTTGATTCATTACTGCATTATTTTTCTTTTTCTTCAAATGTTCTAGAAAAAGTTCACTATTATCAATATTTTCCACCATACTAGCAGTTTTATAATTTTTTTCAATAAATTCACAAAATTTTTGTTGGTTTGTAATAGTTTTTTTAAATGCAATTAATGATAAATTATTTTTATTACACCATGATAAAAACGAAGGATAATTATTGATCATTATTGTTTTAATAACATAATAAGCTAAAACATTGGTTTTTTCTTTGTACAAAGTTTCTCTCAATAATTTGCTTTCAGTTCTATTCAAATATAGATCTTGATAAGATAAACCCATAAAATCTAATATTTTAACCAATTGAAAGAAACTATAACATCTTTCAAAATTAATAAAAAATTCTACATTTGAGAGAAATTCCTTTTCGTTGCTATTGCCACCGTTTTCTCTACCTGTTTCTTTCAAAGAATAAAAACTACAAAACACTGCATTTATAATTTCAGCCCAAAACTCGGTATAAGCTTCGTACGAATTAACAAATGAATTCACCTTAAAAATACTTAATAAATGATTATGACAATTATCGTTATTCATATCAGAAAAATCCAACCCAAAATTATGAAATGTTTCATGTATAAATACCTTAAACCATTCTTCACGTCTAAAAATTACAATTTCAGAATCTTTTGGGCACGTTGTTGTGAAAGCGGTGTTCACATGTTTTTCATCCAAAATATGAATATTTGATTCAGGTAATTTTTTTTCCAAACTAGTAAAATAGAAATAAATCACTAGAGAATTTGCACATTGTTTTGATGAATACAAATTCAATATATAAAGCCACATGATAATTGAGTCAACATACTTATTGTATGTTTTAATTTTGAGTTCAATATTTGGATCTTCAACCACAAAAATTACTTTAATATTACGATTAAAGAGATTTAAACTATATGCTATTTCAGAAAAACTCAACTCATCTATATGTTCTCTTATAACTTGAGGAAAACTGTTATAATTAAAATTTCGTGGTTTTGTAATTTCTAAAGAGTTTTCAATTTTGGTGATCTCATAATCATATGTGTTATTTTTTTTTATAGACTGTAAAAATTTGTATGCATTTAAAATATCATAATAAATTTTGAGTAAAATATTGTTTGTATAAGGAGTATTTTTGATATGATGAATGTATTTATTGTTCGTAAAAAAAGATAGAAATTGTTTACTTTTATTTGTTAACTTCATTGTAGTAAACTTGTTGTTATTGAATACTTATAATAACAAGTTATTTATTTTTAAATCATTTACCTTTTAGAAAAAGGTAAAACCAAACAATCTGTTTCAAAAAAGTAGAGTAAAAAGTTTGGCTCCACCTTTTCTAAAGATGGACTTATAAATCATTTCTTCTAATTTTATCACGAATAATCATCAAATCATCTAAAACCTCAGGTGGTGAACCTTTCTTATAATGAGTTAATTTCGCATCCCTTGTCGCCAACAACAAATCTTTTAAATCTTCATTTTGAGTAAATTTAGCATATTGTGCATTATACAATTCTTGTTTATTTCGTTTACCAAAAAAATCTGGATCTATAGATGCTTCTATAGGTCTTAACAGTTCACCCTTAAATTTTCCATTCTTACTACCGGCAGCCTTAGCCATTTCAGGGTCTTTAGATAATTCAGTTCCAGAATCCAAAGAAAAACTTAAGTAGAAATCAGGGTGCATTTTTTTAAATTTTGATCCTTGATAATAATGTGTTACAGTTTCCCATTTATGATTATCCAAAGTAAAAGGTTGTGGCCAAAAATCATCTAGTTTTTTTCTCCATTGTGGAATCGTTGCTAAAGTAGAGAAATCTTTAATTTTATCTCCAGATATTTTTTCACCAGATCCTTTACCTGGTAAAGGCTTATCATTAGATTTAGAATAAAACACAAATACTGTGTTATCATCATACATCCCTCTTAATTTTGCTTCTGATAATTCTTGAAAATCGTATTGTTCTTCTCTAATGACATTTTTTTGTAGTGTAGATTTAAATTTTTGAAAATCAGGGATTAATGAAAAAACGCCTGCATTTTTTTCTAGACATTTATCCACTATTAATTTTTTTATATCATAAGGTATCTCTTGAAATTTAAATATAGTTTTTTTCTTGTATCCTATTAATTTATAATGTGAACCAGTATAATCAAGTATAATATAAAATTCAGGATAGAATACTCCTTTATTTTGTAGATATTCATCATTTAATTGTCCACAAAGCATTATATTTTTACTATCATCTACTTTATAAGCTTCACTTGATAAAATAATAAATTTAATATTTAAAATTCTCTCTAATGTTGAAATTGTCCATGTTTCTGCCCAAAATTCACAACTTCTTACCTTCTTTTTAAATTTATCCAATGTATCTATTCCTTTCATAAATTTATATTCAGACAAAATTTGTGAAGTTACTTTTTTTTCTTCAATCAATTTATCGTGAACCGATTTTACCTTTTTCGCCTCTTCGGAAAAAAATTTTTTTTCATTGCGATCTAATGTATTATTAAATCGTTCTCTTATTTTAGTATATTCTATTGCAAGTTCTTTAATTTTATTTGTTTCTTCAATTATATTTTGATTGTACATATCATACTGTTCTTTGTAATTCATAAAAATTTTATCATCAGCTTCATCTGATAATTTCTTTCTTAGTTTATTTACAGAAGTTTGTTGCGCAATACTTGAAAACGCGTCTCTTATTGTAGCAAATAAACAATCACCGCCTCCTTCATTATCTGTAATTGAATAATAATTATTCTCCATAAATTTTTGAATCCAATTTTCAGAGAGTGATTCTTTATACTTTTCTCTTATATCTTTTGCTTTTTTTGAACTCTCTTCTGCTAATAAAGGAGGTAAAGGAACACCTTTTGTTAAAATGAAAATGTCTTCCCTCTCTTTTGGTATGTCATACGTCTCTATTATTAATTCTTCTTTTTTCTCGCGTTTATTATCAAAATTTTCTTCATTACGCAATTCTTCACTTTCAATTATCTCGCCTTCTTCTTTGTCTACACCTTCTTTCCTTATTAAAGGAATATCAGGTACTAATCGTAATTTTTCTAACATATCCTTTGTAACAAAATTATAAATTAGTGGTTCATCTAATTTTTCAACATCTAAATTATTAGAATCATCCAAATAATTTATATAATTACTTGCTTCTATTTCATATAATCCAATTTGAATTACCTTGTTATTATTTTTAACTAAATAAATAGGAAAATAAAAAATATTAGCTTCTTCAAAAGTATTTTTAGCATTTCCTACAGCAATAATAACATCAATATCTTTAATTTCTATTTGATATAAATTAGCTTCTGTTTTTAAATCACTAGAATCTACACTTTTTAACTCAGGATAACTAACGTCGTCATTAATTTTTGATAGAACCATTCTTTATTATATAAATATATTTATAAATATTATATTTATATAATATTTTTGTTATTTTACATTTACCATAATATATATTTTTTCATAAATTTATCATTTTTAAGTTCATTTATAAAATACCACAATTGTTTTCTTTTATATACAACTAATACATTTTCTATATCTTCTTCAAAATCCACTATTAAAACTATCATTTCTTGTTTTTTAAGTTTATTATTTTTGACTTCTCTTAATAAACCATAATAATCACATATTTGCATTAATTGTTTAACATTGTAATTCATATGATAGTCTAGTGATTTTTTCATTATAATTGATTCTTCATTAAAATTAAGATCTAAAGAAGATTCATTTATTTCTTTCAAGATAATTTCAAGTTCGTTGCGATCATGATATTTTTTTTCATTTATTTCAGAATCATTGATACTATTTTCATCTATATTCATTAATATATTTTCGTCATTCATATTTTATTTTATTAATTTATTATTTTATTTATTTTTAAACCTTTTTTCGTTTATTTCTTTGTTTTCTTGTTTTTCTTACTTTTTTTATTTTTGTATTTTTTACTAATTTTCTTTTTGCTATAATTTTTACCACCATATCTTGAAATATCATTTTTTAATAGGTCTGCTTGATTAATTAATGCTTTAGTATCATCGTCATTATTATCGTAACTATTTTTATTTTTTTCAAAAACTGAGTTTGAGACAAATTCTAATCTTGGTGGTGTATACCTAATATCTTCTTTTCTTAAATTTTCCAAAACAATAGGTTTTTCATCATTGTCACTATGTCTTTCAAAACCAAAAGAACTTCCACTATCTTCTACTTCTTCTTCTTGATATTTGTAAACGTTTTCTAATTTTTCGTGAAGTTCATCAAGTAGCGCATTCATTTTATTATATTCAAGTTCTAATTCAACATTATCTACTTTTATTTTTCTTGATTTCTCCAATTCATTCAAACGTTTTCCAAGAAAATTATAAAGTTGTTCTAAACATTCTACATCCCATATTATAAATTTATTATCATCAAATTGTTTTAAACAATATGATGTTAATTCATTTTCTATATTAAAAAAATTCATACGTATCTATTATATTATAGATAATAGATAATATTTACATATCAATAAGATCCATAAATTTAAATATTGATTTATTACTTAAACTCAAATAATTTTTAGATTTACTATGCGCAAATTTTTCTATTAATTCAGGAATAGTCATATTGTCAATCAATTCATAATCAATATTTGAAGTCAACAAAATTTCTTTTTTGTATAATATAGCAATATTCTCAGTTAACTCATCCACTTCATTTTTTTTATTATCTTGATTAATATATGTATATAATTTATTCATTAAATTTCTTAAAATTATTATAATTTTATTTTTGGATATTATATTGTTATTCATTAAATTTATGAAAAAGGAAGCTAGGGCTTTTCTCTTTTCATTTTCTTTATTGATTTTACAGAACTTTGTGTAATCAACTGTTGGTTCAACATATTCAATCGTATCAAATAAATTTATAAAATTGTTAAAATTATTCTGAAAAATTGTTTTCATTATATCAAACTTATTAATTAGTTCTGTATAAAGATCAGCATACATTTTAGAATAAAAACGGTTAGTAGATGCTATTTCAAAAATTATTGTACCTACTTTTGTCATGTCATCACTTTCAAGATTTTCCTTAGTAATATTTTCAATAATATCAATAATTTTATTTTTAATATCAAAATAATTTTTATCTGTCATTTTATTTAAATTAGAACGCAACAAATCTATTTGCGCATCCAAGCCAATTTTTTGTTCAATTTTTGTAGTTTGAAATGTGCGTATTGATTCCCAATCATCTTCATTAAAAATTTCAATAGTTTTATTACGTCTTTTTTTATGATTTTCTTTATCTGTAATAACCTTATTTTGATCATATTCTTTGCTTAACATATCATTTTTTGTATTTTGAGCTCGTTTTTGAAATATTGGTGTTTTTACATAATTTGGAGATCCTACTTCTAATGCTATTTCAGAAATGGTTTGAAGTGCATCTTCAGGAAAATCAAATTTAAAACCGTTAAATGTAATGCTATTAAAATCTCCTAGGGTATATTTTCTAATATTTACACTCATAATTAAATTCAAAATATGTTAGATTATAATAGTAAATATATTTATATCAATTTTTTTATTATAATAATTAAAATTTACTTAAATATAAAAAATATAATAAATATATATAATGTCCCTGGTTAATGAGAATGAAAAGGTAAATAATTTTAACAAAGATGAAGAAGATACATGTAATTCTTCATATGAAATAAATAATTGGGATGATCTAGAAAATGATCCTAATATATTAAGAGGTATTTATAGTTATGGTTTTGAAAGGCCAAGTCCAATTCAAAAAAAAGCAATTAAACCTATTATAATGGGTAAAGACATCATTGCACAAGCACAATCAGGGACTGGAAAAACAGCTGCGTTTGGTATTGGTGCATTATCTATTATAAATGTTCATGATAATTTTACACAAGTTTTAATTTTATCACCTACAAAAGAATTAGCAAAGCAAACATCAAATGTTTTACAACAAATAGGAAGTATGATGAATGGTTTAAAAATACAAACAATATACGGCGGTTCTCCTTATGAAGAAAGTAATAATTTTTCTGATAAAAATACTCCTCATATTATTTGTGGGTGCCCTGGAAGAGTTTTTGATTTAATGAGAAGAGATAGAATAACCTCAAAAAAAATAAAACTTATCATTTTAGATGAAGCAGATGAAATGTTGTCAAGCGGATTTAAAGAACAAGTATATAATATTTTCCAATATTTTAATAATGATATACAAGTAGGTTTATTTAGTGCTACACTTCCAAGTAATATTTTTCCAATTATCAATAAAATTATGCGAAATCCTGTAAAAATTTGTGTAAAAGCCGAACAATTAACATTAGAAGGAATATCACAATATTATGTGGCAGTAGATGACGATAGAGAAAAATATGATACTTTGAAACACATTTATAAGTATGTTTCTGTGTCACAATGTATTATTTATTGTAATAGCGTAAAAAGAGTTTCTGATTTATATGACGCAATGAAAGAAGATGAATTTCCAGTTTGTCGTTTACATAGTAGCATGGATAAGAATGAAAGAGATGAATCATTTAAAGAATTCAAAAATGGTAAATCACGTGTTTTAATATCATCCAATGTTACAGCAAGAGGGATTGATATACAACAAGTAAGTATTGTTATTAATTTTGATCTTCCAAAAGATATATACACTTATTTACATAGAATAGGTAGAAGTGGTAGATGGGGAAGAAAAGGCGTAGGTATTAATTTTATCACGAGAAGAGATATAAGTAAAATTAAAGAAATTGAATCCTATTACTCTTGTGAAATTAAAGAAATTCCTATTGATTTAGATTTTTTAGAGACTTTTTAAAACTTTGAATAATAGGAATAGTGATAGGTAAAACAAAATTATTTCTAATTGCGTCAATATAATAATTAATTAAATCAAAAAATGAGATTAATATTATATATATACCTGCAGAGTAACAAACTCTCCTATCTAATTCAGTAAATACTATTTTATTTTTTCTATAATTATTAAAACGATAAATTAAAAATAAGGCTAATATTACTTTGACAACAAAATTAAATTGAACTATGTAAGTAGGTTTTGATTGAAAAAATCCAACTATAAATAATACAACAGACAATTTAGTAATAAAAGAAAAAAATGTAAGAAACTTTACTTCAAAATTATAAAAATCTTTATTGTCTATTAAAATATCACTCATTATATAAATAAATAAATATAATTATTATTGAAATTTAAAATTAATAAAGTAAACACATTCGTAAAATAAATTTATTATATTTCTAATAAAATTATAATAAATTTAAATGAGCAGTACTAGTAAAATTGATAATATTAATAACCATTTCAAATTACCAATATATTATAATAGTAATAAAACTACTATTAAAGAAAACATTATTACTGATTTAGAATTAATAAATACTTTTGATAGTTCTAACAATTCTATTTATAGTTATTACTTTAATACTATTGAAAAAGAAAACCCCTTATCACAAAAAATAATGAAACAAATGTCAGAGAATTACACTAATGATGTATGTTTTTTAAAAGATAACCAAAAATTTTTGAAAACATTTACGCATATTGAGATAAAAAACAATGATCAAAATTATAAACAAATTATAGAAACTTGGGATGAGATCAAGTGTGATACAGGGTTTAAAGAAAGATATTATTATATTGATTGGTCTATGTGGGAGTTTTTAAACAATAATCAAACTTTTTTGCAATTCATGAGTATTTATAATATGACATCTCCAGTAATTTCATTATTTGTCCCCATTATCATACTAATTATTCCATTTTTTATTATTCGTTTAAAAGGATTAAAACTAACTATTCAAGAATATATTGAAATTTTAAAAATCGTTATATCCCAACACTCGTTAGGTAAGCTTTTTACAAAATTTAATTCTGTGTCATTTCAAGAACAAATTTACCTAGTTGTATCGGCCGGATTTTATTTGTTTTCTATATATCAAAATGTATTAGTTTGTTATAGATTTCATAATAATATGAAAAAAATCCATAATTATTTTAAAATTTTTAATAATTATTTGGATTATACTATTGAGTCAATGAAAAATCATAGTAAATACAGTGAACATTTAACAAGTCATTGCGAATTTAATAAGATATTGAATGAAAAAATTTCTGTATTGGTTGAATTAAAAAATAAATTAAATTTTGTTACTGAATTTAAATATAATATAAAAAAAATTTGTGAAATTGGTAATATTCTACAAACCTTTTATCAAATTTATGATAATTCAAGATACAATGATGCAATGATGTATTCTTTTGGATTTAATGGATATATTGACTGTATTATCGGCTTGCAAGAAAATATTAGAGAAGGCAAGATAAATTTTGTTCAATTAATTAATAATAATAAACGTAATAATAAAAATAAGTTCAAAAAAAGTTATTATGCATGTTTAAAAGACAAAAAACATGTTAAAAATACCATTAATTTAAATAAAAATATTATAATATCAGGACCAAACGCATCTGGTAAAACTACAATTATTAAATCAACATTAATAAATATTATAGTATCACAACAGTTCGGTTGTGGTTTCTACGAATCGGCTACTCTAAAACCATATGATCATATTCATTGTTATTTAAATATTCCTGATACATCAGGGAGGGATAGTCTTTTTCAAGCAGAGGCTCGCCGATGCAAAGAAATTATAGACGTTATTAATAGAGATATTAAATTAAAAGAAACTCATTTTTGCGCATTTGATGAATTATATTCAGGAACTAATCCAGACGAGGCAACAATAAGTGCAATTGCTTTTATGAAATATATTGTTAAAAATAAAAATGTCAATTCAATACTAACAACCCATTTTATAGATGTGTGTAAAAAATTAGATAAAGAACCTAAAATTATTAATTGTTTAATGGAAACAAAAAAACATAATAATAAATTAGAATATTTATACACATTAAAAAATGGAATATCCACTGTAAAAGGTGGTATAAATGTACTTTATGAAATGGACTATCCAAGCGAAATAATAGAAAATACTATTATGCAAGAATAATTTTATCAAATAAATAATCAATATAAATAAATATTAATTATTTATAAAATAGTAAATGCAATTTTTCTTTTTATTAAGTATATTTTTAGTGATAAATATATCACCAACAATAAGTTTTTTTAATAGTATTAAAGTTGCTTTAGGAATTAGAAATAATAATAATAATGAAAGAATCGTTCTTACTATACCGCCAAAACATAAAAAATTTATTAAACAAATAAAAGGCTTTTATGGGTTAATTGGACCTAATATTTATATGGATAACAGCATAGATTCATTATATGATCTATTTATGGGGGATGGAGTTGTACAAGGTATATTTTTTGATAATGGTAATTTGACATATGTTAAACATTTAATAAAGACTGAAAAAATTTTGTATGAAGAGAAGTTCGGTAAATTACCTATTAATAACAATTTTTTAATGTTTATTTTTATATTTTTAAATAAATTATCATTATTTCCAAATGTTTTGGGAATGGCCAACACAGCTATTCTGAATGTAAAAAATGGTATTGATAACAAAGTTAGTAACAATTATGCGTTATTTGAGCGCGACTATCCTTATTTATTAGATATTGATTTTGACAATAAAGATATTAATACCATAAAAAAAGTTACTATTAATTCATTATCACATTTTTCGGGTCATTCAAAAATAGATACAAATGGAAATATTGAAACAATTGATTATAACATTTTTAACAATAATGTCAAATATCTTTTATTAGATAAAAATTTTAAATTAATAGATAATTACATTTTTAAGTTTAAAAATTTGCCAATCATTCATGATTTTTATTCAAGTAACGATTTTGTTGTTTTAATAGATTCACCGCTTTTACTTGATTTTACACAAGATATTCAAAACAAAATGCCTCTTTATTTAAATAATAAAAAGAGAACGTTTATTTATATTTATGACAAAAAAACCAAAAAGTATGAAACATATAGTTATGAAGAAGGATTCTATACATTTCATTATGCATATATTAAAAATTATAAAAATACAATAGAAATATATATCTCACAGTATGACGATTTGAATTTTACAAATATTAATATTATTGGTAAATATCGTATGATTGAAATAAATAAAAATACAAAAAGTGTATTTGTTCATAAAAATAAAGAATTAGAATGTTATAATGTTGACTTTCCTATATGTTTTAATGATAAAGTCATATTAAGGCATTACGAAAATAGAAAAATTAATGGGTTTATTGTTACAAAAGGATTGAAAATAATCAAAAAAATATTTTTTGATAATAAAAATATTTGTGGTGAACATAATATTTTATATATCAAAAAAACCCCATATCTAATTTTTTTTAACGTTGAGCATGATAAAAATAAGAAAATAAATAAAAATTTAATAACACTTATGAATTTAAATAACTATGAATTTATTGATATAGAAATACAAAATAAATTAACATTAGGGTTTCATTCTATTTTCTTACCTTTCTAAGTCAAAAAAGAATAATTGAAATAATCTTCCATTTTCAATATTTGTACCAAAATAACCTGATGCAGCGTGAAACATTTTTGCATCAAACAAAAGAAGCCTGTTGTATTTATTACCAACTACATCAACTACCTCAAATTCAGTAGGATCCAAATATCCATTTTTAAAAACAATATTGTCATCATCTTGACATTTCATATTTTTTGTATGTATAGAACGATAAAATGAAGTTCCTGATTGTGGAGGAGGATTAGGTGTTAGAAAAATTATTCCTGCATACTCTTGTCCATCGTAATGATAGACTAGCTGATCGCCACCAATACAATATTGGAAACAAGCATTTACACCATACTTATCCCAATTGATTATTTTACAATTTAAAATACTTTCAAAACTCTCTTTCAAACCTTCAAATCTAAATACGTCTTCGGTCCTTTTACCTTTATGATAATTAATATGATATTCAAAAGTTTGTGATAATGCTAATTCGCGAATTGAGTCAACATTTTGGTAGAAATTATCAACTACAACAAAGGATGGAATATAACCTGAAAGTTTATTAATCTTAAACTTTTTTAAATTTTTAATATATTTTTCAAATGTAAATATTATATTCCATTTCTCATCAAAAAACATTTCTAAATCAATGCTTGTAATATTTTTATCAATTAAATTAAACTCCCAACCACAATATAATTTTTCAAATGATTCAAAATTATAAGATTTAATGACATCTTCCCTCATGTTTGAGACGTTATTAATATTATTATGAATAAAACGCGGACAATCATAATTATCATCAATTATATATTTTACACGTAAATTACAAATATTATTTAATATATGAAACGACCAACCTTTTAAAAATATAGAGTCTTCATTTTTATCAAAGAAATCAATATATCCTTTAACATTTTCATGATTAGTTTCATGCATTTTTAAGTTTTTATAAAATACAACAAGTTTTTTTTATATATTTTTTATTCGTTAATTAATAAATTAATTAATATCTATCCTTTTTAATAATATGTCAATTTTATCTACTATTTTCAACCCTAGTATATTATTTTTTTTAGGATTTACTTTATTAATTGTAGCCTTATTAGTTGTGTATTTTGAAAATAAAATGAGAGAACAAAACCACAAAATTTCTTCTATGCTAAGTCTTGTTTCATCTTTAGCAGAAGAAACAAATGTTATTAAAACTCATTTAAATTATATGAATAACGCTAATAATACAAGAGTTCAATATTATGAATCTAATAATAATCCTGAAATTAATAATTTACAAAACAATAAATATTTAGATAAATCTTTGATTTCTGTATCAGATGAAGATGACGAAGAAGATGATGACGAAGAAGACGATGACGAAGAAGATGATGACGAAGAAGATGATGACGAAGAAGACGATGACGAAGAAGACGATGACGAAGAAGACGATGATGAAGATCAAGATGAAGTAGAAAACACAATTAAATTAGGTGTTAGTGCTGTTAATCAAAATGATATTAAAGTTCTAAATTTAGATGATAATGATTATTTTACTTTAAACAACACTTTAGAAAAAGTTGATGACAACAATGATAATTATGATGATAATTATGATAATGATAATGATGATGATAATGATGATGATGATGATTTAGATGATATCAATTTTAATAAATTATCTGATAATGACAGTGTTAGTGATGATAAAAAAACACATATTAAAAACCAAAATAATGAAACTGAAAATCACGATCAAATAAATTTTAGAACAATAAATATTTCAAATTTAGAAGAAAATAATAAAAACATGGAAATCATGGATTATAAAAAATTATCATTAAATAAGTTGAAATCTATTGTATTAGAAAAAGGTTTAATAACTGATCCATCAAAATTAAAAAAACATGAATTATTAAAATTACTTATTGGTGAATAAATTATTAATTCAATAATTATTTTATTATATTATAATAACTTAGTATTATACTATAAATATGTCATGGGCTGTTTGTTATTCAGGTTCAAACAATATTCATTTTAATTTTCCTCCAATAATGGCAGATGGTCGTAATTATGCATCATGGCAACCTGAAGCTGTAGTCAATAAACGTATACAACAACAAGAAAATATTCATTCTAATTGGTATTATCGTAAATATTTACAAAATAATGCACTCCAAATTATGAAATATAATTCTATGGAATCATGTTACGATTTAGGTTTAGATCCACATGCTGAAATTAATACAACACCTTCTAGTAATGTTCCTCACACATTCAAAAATATTTTTGATACAAATACACCTGGTTTTGGATATTCTAACAGTGATCTAAAGAATCCATATTTATCTAGGGAACAATTAAACTCACGATTAATAGCACCTGTAATTACACCTTCTAATTTCCAGAATTAATTTTGTGTAAAAAATATTATTTACATAAAGAAAATATTATTACATAAAGAATTTATATTGTTCTTTATGTAAATGACTATTCGTATTCTCTCTATAGATGTTGGTATCAAAAATTTGGCATTTTGTCTTTTTGAAAAAAATGTAGAATCTACTTATTATAATATTACAAAATGGGACATAGTAAATTTATCTCAAGAAGATGAGATTCAAAAATGTCAATGTATTGAAAAAAATAATGTTATATGTAATAAACCAGCGAAATACACGTTAAATGACACTTTTTTTTGTTTAAAACATTCAAAAAAACAAAATTATCAACTACCAACTTCTGAATTAAAAAGTAATTTTATTAATAAACAAAAAATCCAAAATCTTATTGAAATTGCAGATAAATATAATATTCAATATGAAAAACCTATAAAAAAAAATGATTTAGTGTTTAAAATAAATGAATACATAAGTAACAAGTGTTTTAAAGAAATTACGATTACAAATGCATCTGAAATTGATTTAATAACAATTGGTAAAAATATTAAAAATAAATTTAATAAAATTTTTCCATTAGAAGACAAAATTGATTATATTTTAATTGAAAACCAAATAAGTCCATTAGCAAATCGCATGAAAACTATACAAGGAATGATTGCACAATATTTTATAATGAACAATAATTCTCAAAATATTGAATTTATTTCATCAATAAATAAATTAAAGATTAATAATACTAACAAAGAAAATACAAATAAAACAGAAAAAACAAATGATTACAAATCAAGAAAAAAACAAGGAATTTCAAAATGTTTAGAAATTTTGACAACAGATCATCGCTTTACTAATAAAATAGAATTTTTTAATAATCATAAAAAAAAAGATGATTTATCTGATTGTTTTTTACAAGGTTTATGGTTCATAATTAATAAAAATTTATAAATTAATTTCAAATAATATATATTTTAATTCGTATTACTTAAAATTAAAAGTTCTTATTTAATGAATAATGAACGATATAATTGAGATTTCTGAATTAAACTTAGATAATGACAACCACTTTAAAGAAAAAAAAACTAATTTTGGAGGTGGTCTAGAACTTTTAATGAATGATAGAATTAAAGATGTTAAACCAACAAGTGATATTGATTTAGATGATTTGAATAATTTAGAAAATGAATTAAATGAACTAGCTGAAGATTTACCAAGTCAAACATTCAAATCAAAATCGGATATTTTTAATTTAGGATCTAATTCAAGTGGTGGTATACAATTTGACGATTCAAATAATTTTTCAGGTAACGTTAGATTTAACGATGAGCCAAGTATTGGATTAGGTGCTTCAGCGTCAGAAACAATGGATGATGGAAAAACTTGGGATGGTTACGGTAAATTTAATAATATACCTATGAATCCTGATAAAAATGTTGCATCATCATCTAATGGTATGCCTCAATTATCAAAAGAAGAACTATTACGTGAAAAATTTAAATATTTAAAAAAATTAGAAGGTTTGGAAAAAAAAGGAGTTGAATTATCAAAAAAATACAATATGGAATCTTCTTTGGCAGAAATGATGGGTGAATATGAGACCATCATGGAAGAAAAAAGCAAACAAAATTCGGTTAAATTTCAAGGAAATATGCTAATGGCTGTAATAAATGGTATTGAGTTTTTAAATAATCGTTTTGACCCATTTGATATCAAATTAGATGGTTGGAGTGAACAAGTTAATGAAAATATTAATGATTATGATGAAATTTTTGCCGAATTATATGAGAAGTATAAATCAAAGGCATCTATGGCGCCAGAATTAAAATTATTGTTCCAATTAGGCGGTAGTGCTATGATGGTTCATTTAACCAATACTATGTTCAAGAGTGCAATGCCTGGTATGGATGATATATTACGTCAAAATCCTGATCTAATGCGTCAATTCCAAAATGCAGCAGTAAATTCCATGGCACAAACAAGTCCAAATTTCTCAGGTTTTATGTCTGGAATAATGAATCCAGAAATGCAAATGGGTGGTAATGGTCCACCTCCGCCAATGGCAACCCAGGGACCAAACGCAGTTCCACCACCAATGGGAAGACCAGGCAACAATAATTTTGCAAATAGACCAGATTTGAATCTAGGTCGTAGTAATTTTGTAGATGATGGTATCAATATTAGAGAAAGTTATCAACGAAGTAATAACATGAATCCACCTATGGATTTTCAAGAAAAATCAAAAAGATCTTCTAGACCAGAAATGAAAGGTCCTAGTGATATTTCGGATATTTTGTCCGGATTAAAAACTAAAACAATCAATATTCAAGAACCACTACAACAAAGTCAAGGTCCACAATCTATGAATAACAACAATAATACTAATGGAAATAGTACAATTAGTATTGAAGATTTAAAAGAATTGCAAGGGCAATCAGATGTAAATATGCCAAAACGCAGTAGAAGACGTCAAAAATCTGCTAGTAATACTGTAAGTTTAGATATTTAATTAAATTTAGTTAATTTAAATCTTTTCAATACCAACTACTTTGGCTATTTTCTTAATGATTTTGGTATCTTTTTCATAATCATTATCTCCTTTACCTCCCATAGATTCATAAACAATTGTGTTGTATTGACTATTTTTTTTAGAATCATAATCTTCACAATCCGGATATTTCTCTCGGAACGCTTTAAACATACAAATATTTTTATGAGCAATCGTACGAATTGCTTTCCGTAATTTTTTATTTGCTTCATCTTCCTTTTCCCAAACATTATCCTCTTTTACATATATAACTTCTCTTTTTTGATCAGTACAATGAACTGGTCGTTTTTCCACTTCTAATGCCTGTAAATTTTTAATGATTATATTGGAAATCCCTTCAATATAACCAACCTTGCCCACATTTTCTAGATCAGAAACTTGTAATTTGACAGATTCTATAAAATCACTAATGTTCATAGCATCTTTACATGTCTCATTTAAAAACACTTGTAAATTAAATGTTTTATTATGAGAATTTATATTATTAATATTGTTATGAATAGTGTTATTTGTTCCATTTTCTATAACCTTAGTCATCATATTTTTTAATTCAGAATTTTCTTTAATAAGCAGCATAATCAGTTCTTTATCAGAAGGATCATTGCATGCAACAGTAAAAGTACATTTTTGTTTATGTTTCCATAATCCAGACGATGATTGAAACTCTTTATTACATTTTTCACAAAATAACATAGTTTTGCTGAATTTTTGCTGAATTTTATTTCCAAACATTTCCTTTGCGTAGTTTTCACAGTGTCTCGTGCTAATTAAATGAGTATTGTAATTACATTTTCTACCCGTACCATAGTCACAAATATTGCAGTAAAATTTCATCGCTGAATTTTGCTGAATTTTATTTCCTAAAATTTCCATTTGTTTCCATTGAGAAAAAATATTTAAGTAGTTATAAAAAATTTATCATAACAAAATTATAATTATTTTTTTGGTAACCAGACCATAAATTTCAATTATGGTCACAAAGTTTGTTTTTCTCCAAGACTTTTTCGGGATTTTTAAAAATGGACAAAAAAAATGTCCAAAAATGAAAATCCCAAAATACTTTTGGAAAAAAAAATCAAGTTAATATAATAAATTCCCAAACTAACTTAAAGAAACTAATTATTTTAAAAGCGTAAGTCTTGTGTAATATAATTACGAATAAAGGCCGTTTCCGACTCTTTATGATAAGGTAAACTCAACGGTTTCATTTGACTTTTAATTAGTGAAGTTACATTTTTGAATCGTTCTAAACGTTCCTTTTTCATTTGTTCTATACACTGCTCACGCAGTAATTTTTGGTATGCTTTTCTAGTTACTATTGTCATTATTATAAAATAAGCTTTTATTATATAATAATATTTCTAGATTATAATCATTATTGTAGTTTTTTATCAAAAAAAACTGGGTATTTATAATTATTGTTATTATAACCATAATCTTTTCTATAATTTCCATAAAATTTATCAAAGCTGTATTGATCAAATGTTACAAAATGTTCTTTCTCATTTGTTTTGGGCATTTTAGAAATATAATAAAGTATCATATAGCAAATCAAAAATAAAAACCCGCAAAGTGCTAATTTGTTATAATATTTCATAATATAATTTGAATTGGTATTTATATTATATATTATGAAAAATAATTTTTGCAATTTTAGATTCTTTAAATTAATCCTAAACCATATCTTAAATTAACTCCGAAACTTTTACAAGATCAAAAAACAACAATGATTAAGATTATTTTCAAAATGTTTATGGTTAAGAATAAAGGCTATGATATTTTTGATGATTTAAAATAGTATAATCTCCGCGAGGACCTGGTGGACCTTTAGGACCAACTGGGCCTGCTAGTCCTATAGGACCAGGTGGACCGGGAGGACCAGATCCCCCCATAGAACCAATAGGTCCAGGTGGACCCGCTTTACCAGAAGTCCCAGGGGGACCGCTAGAACCTGGAGGACCCATAGGACCACGAGCACCATCACGTCCAGGTGGACCAGGGACTCCTTCTTTAACTTTACAACAAGTATAATCATAATGATACATACCTCTTCCATTTCTTAACAATTGAAACCTCTGCAATAATTCATCTGAAGTACATCGTACGTCGTGCCTATCTAAAAACACAGCATTTCCATTACCTTCAAGGTTCCATGGTGTTGATGTATTTCTACATTGAAGATTTTCTATTGTTTTGTAAAAAAAATTATATAATACAAATATCATAAATAAAAATACAATAAAACAAATAGCCATACGAATCGTTTTTTTTTGAAATATTCTAAATTGTGTAAATTGTGTAAATTTTTTGAACATTATAAGATTTATATTATTTATATATATACAAATAATATAAAAGTTTCAAAACTGAAATAAGGTTGACTATGAAGATATAATGTTAATGTTTGTATTTAAAATTGGAATGTTGACATTAAATCACTATATTTTTCACTAACAACTTTATCCAACGCATCAGCCTTCAATAATTTATCTTTTTTCAATATTTCAGACGTTTCATAAATTAAATCCTTGCAAGTTATTATTATCATTTGTGCACATTTATATGCAGTGTTAATCAATTCAATCACATCATTATCAATAAGTTCTTTGTATTTTTCACTATTACTCGGATAAATGATATTACTTCCCATGCCATAATATAGTACCATTTTTTCAGCTAATTTTAATGCTTCTTCAAAATCATTCAAAGCACCAGTGGTTACTGAAACATTATAGAATACTTCTTCTGCAATTCTTCCCGACAATAAAATCATCAAATGTTCAAACAAAGCTTCTCTAATATAAATATTACTTGTAGAGCTTTCAAATACAGTATAACCAGGGCTTTTCGGGGATGACAAATTAATGACAACCTTGGACATTTTAGAATGATGTTTAGAGAGATAACCAACAATAGCATGTCCCATTTCATGAATAGCAATATGATCAATAATATCAGACGTAAATTCATGTTCATTTGGTTGCCAACCAACCATCATTTTATTCATAATAAAATCAAAATCATTAAAATTAAATTCTGTTTTATTATAACGTAATGCATTTAACATAGCTTCATTTAATAAATTCTCTATTTGAGCGCCAGATAAACCATCTGTAATTTCTATTAAATTTGGAATATCAATACTTTTATCACAAGGTTTCCCTTTAATATGAATATTTATAATAGATTCGCGTGTAGTCTTATCAGGCAAACCAATAAAAATTTTTTTATCAATTCTTCCAGGACGTGTTAACGCGTTATCTAATAAGTCGTATCTATTTGTTGCTGCAACTAAAAATACACCTGTTGTATTTTTGAATCCATCTAACTCAACCAAAAGAGCATTTAATGTATTGTCTCTTTCATTGGACGAAGATTCCCCATCAGAAGAACGTTTTCTTCCTAACGCGTCAATTTCATCAATAAATATAATGCATGGAATATTTTCACGTGCTAAGCGAAACAATTCTTTAATTCTTGTAGGACCTACGCCAACATACTTTTCTTGAAAATCAGATCCAGAAACAGGTATAAAACTACATTTTGCTTCACCAGCAAGAGCTTTTGCAATTAATGTTTTACCAGTTCCTGGAGGCCCTTCTAATATTAAACCTTTAGGAATTCGTACATTATACTGTATATATTTTTTATAATCTTTTAAAATATCAACACATTGTCTAAGTTCATCTTTAATGTTTTCGTAACCACCAACATCAGTAAAATTCATATGTGTTTTTTTTAAAACCTCAAAATTTTTGGTTTTTGTGTAGCTACCGCTGGATAACCCCTGGTTTCTTTTTCTTGAATTTGCATCATCATCATCCTCCTCGTTATTAGTGTTATGATTTTCAGGATTATTAAGCATTTCATTCATTTCAGAAAGATGTTCATCAATTGGATTAAACTGTATACCCAAACCACTTAAAAAATTCTGACCAACATTTTTATTAATTATAATTCTTACGCGGGGTGGTTCAAGAATAGTATTATTCTTTAATTTATAATATTCGTCATCAAGAATGCTTTGGTTTTGAATTGTAGTATTTTTAGAATTAAGTCTTTTTAACAATTCTTCAGTATAACGCTGTGAAAAATAATAGTTTTTTTTATTAGAATTTAACTTCATAAAATTAACATATTTATTGTGTTTTATTCTATTAGAAATAGAATATGATAATAAACCACTTGTAAATGTAGTTAGATCAAATAATAAAAAATATAAAAAATAATATGTCAATACCATTTATATAAATTACTTGTAGTATTACGTTTAAATATTAAAAATAGTTAATATTTAAAATTATATTTATTTATATTATTTATATTGTGAACATGTCAAAACAAACAACGTGTCCAAAAATTGGTATTAAAATTCATGACAGTAATAATGAATATAAAACCGATCCATTTAATGCGACTAACGTTACAAATATTACACGAACTAATGTTCAGTCTAATAACTCATCAAATGTATTTACTACAAATAACTTTGATTTAAATATTGACAATTATTCTATGATGGATATTTTTCATTTATTTAGTATTCAAAGCGAGTTATTAAATGAAAATATTATGAAGGAAGCAAAAAAATTCGTATTAAAAACACATCCGGATAAATCTAACTTAGACGCAAAATATTTTTTATTTTATTCTTCTGCATATAAAAAGCTTTACCAAGTTTTTGAATTTCAAAACAAGTCAACCAAAAAAAATATAGATTATGAAGATTATTCTAATGATGGTAATAATAAAATTTTAGATAATATTTTTACAAAAAATGAAGCATTAAAAGACCCTAAGAACTTTAATCAGTGGTTTAATGAAAAATTTGATCAATATAAAACGGAAGATGATGGAGATCGTGATAAAGGTTACGGAAACTGGTTGAAATCAAATGAAGGGGTAATAGATGCTTCCAATGTAGCAAAAGCAGATATGGCAAATGAATTTGAAAGATATAAAAAACAAATTCAGTCTGTAACTGTATACAATGGCGTAAATGATGCATTTTCATCTACGTTTGGAACAAGTATTATATCACAACAAAATAATTTTACATGTGGTGGATTATTTAATGATGGAATAGGTTATACCGATTTACGACAAGCTTACGAAGAATCTGTTATACCAGTAACTGAAGATGATTACCGAAAGATGCCAAAATATAACAATATTAATGAATATAAAAATGCGCGAGATAAAGATGATATTAATACATCGCGTCAAACAAAAGAAGAAGCTATGAAAAAACTATTTGAACAACAAAAGAGGAAAGAAGATGAAAGTATTGCTTTAGCTTTTCAATTGGCAAAACAGAATGAAAAAGCACAGAAAAAAAATAATTCTTTTTGGGGTGAATTGAAACAGATAACGGGTTGGTAATTTATATTTTTATATTATTATCTAATATTACATACATGTCATTCACCTTGACTTTTTCACCATCTTTAGAAACAACCGATCCTATTACAGTAAATACTAGTGAAAGTATCAATATAGTATTTGATACAGCAGATAATGGAGCAACATATACATTTACATCATCAACTGGAACAATAACTATATTAGATGGGTTTAATTTACAAACATGGTCGCCCAATTTATTTAGTGTAATTAATATTCCAAACAGTGTTATTACACTTGGTAATAATGCATTTAGTCAATGCCAAAATCTTTCTTCCATAACTATACCAAATACAGTTACTAGTTTATTATATGGAGTATTTTATAATTGTACATCTCTATCTTCTATAACCATACCATCTAGTGTTACTACTATTGGATTAAACGCATTTGACTTTTGTACTTCTCTTACTTCCATAACCATACCATCTAGTGTTACAAGTATTGGTTCTGATGCATTTGCAAATATACCAAATCTATCTTCTACAGTTGTAACTACCCCAATAACTCCTACACCTTCCTATGCATTTACTTGGTTTAATACTGAACCAGACTACACTACTTATTATAGTAATATTACATTTCAAGACCCACCAACACCTTATCCATGTTTCAAAGAAGGTTCTAAAATCCTTACTGTTAAAGGGTATATTCCTATTCAAAATCTAAGAAAAGGCGATTTAATAAAAACACTGTGTGACGGGTATAAACCTGTTGATATGATTGGATATCGTGAAATAGAAAATATAATATGTGAAGAAAGAATCAAGAATAAATTATATGTATGCAAACAAAGTGAATATCCAGAAATCTTTGAAGATTTAATTATTACAGGTTGTCATTCTATTTTAGTAGATGATTTTAAAGAAGGTCAACGTGAAAAAACAGCAGAAGTATTGAGTCGTATTTTTGTAACAGACAAAAAATATAGATTGCCTGCTTGCGTAGATAAAAGATCAATACCTTACGAAAAAGAAGGTAGTTTCACAATTTATCATTTAGCATTGGAAAATAATGATTATTTTATGAATTATGGTATTTATGCAAATGGTTTATTAGTAGAAACGTGTTCTAAGCGATACCTAAAAGAATGTTCAAATATGAAATTAATAATATAAAATATAGACAAAAATAAAAATTAATATTATGTCAAATAAATTTGAAAATGGTCTTTTTATATTTCGTAGAGATTTGCGCATTGTAGATAATAATGGATTAAATTTATTAGATCTTTTCTCATTAAAAACTCCTATTTTATATGAGAAAAATGTGTAAAAAAAATCTAATTAAATACTATGAAATATATTTGTGATCTATTAATTAATTTAATATGTAACAATAAATATAATTTTACTTTATCTATAATTGTAACAATTACACTATTAATTTTGATATCATTTGCAATAATTAATGTAATTATCAGTTATTACATAATAAAATATTTAGAAATTAATATTGCAAATGATATTTATTTTTGCAATTATAACTACAATAAAAAATCGGAAGAATTATTAAAAAAATACGGTGATTATAAAATAAAGAAAATATATTTGGTAAAAAATCCTATTACAAAATTTAATACGTTATTACTGAATTTAATTACGTTTTATAATTATGACAAAACACTTTCAAAAATGAATACAAATATAAAAAAAAATTATATACCTTACCATATTTCACTTATGATTGAAATTGAATTAAATAACAATAACAACAAATTTTTATTACTAGAAAAAACTAGTTGTGTTAATATAAGTGAAAACATTCTTTTAAATACACAAAATGTATTTAAAAATATTAAATTACCCAAAAGACAAATTACAATGAAATCTATTTTGAAAGAAACACAAATGAGAATAGGTGAAAAAAAATTTTTTAATTGGAGTATTTATAAAAACAACTGCTCTATATTTATTAAAGAACTACTTATTACTCTTGATTTGTATAATAAATCAAACATTAAATTTATAAATCAAAATAAAATTATAAAACAATTAAAATTCACTAATTTGACTTTACACATAATAAACATTTTATGCACATTAAATAATATTGCAAACAATTATCTAACCTAAATATGCAAAAGTTAAATTGGTTCTGCTGTTGGTATATGATATAGTTTTGCTTTCACTTTATATTCTTTACTAGTACGTGTATTATAATGTATTTTTTTATAAATATTAACAAATAAAGATACTTCTGTCTTTACAGGTGCAATACATATTTTATCAAAATCTAATACAGATTTCTTAAAATAGGGTTGTAAAAATGGTAGAAGTTCTTTATTTTTACAAATTAAATTGATATTTCTATGAAAAATTTCACTGTTTGAATCATTAATTATATAATAATCAAGAATTTTAACTAAAATAGTAATTTCTTCCATGTTTCTACATGATTTTTTTATTATACTATCTAATGCAGTTTTTCTAACACAAACACATTCAGTAAAAGAATGAGCCAAAGATTCTGGATAATTTAACAATAACAGTGCAACATTATATATATTATTATCAATACATATCATTAATGCAGTTTTTTCTTCAAAATTAATTAAACTTAGATTAAATTCACTATTATATTTTTTAATTAATATTGCAGCTGCATAAAGCAATTTTTTTTCACAACATTCCATTAAAACATTATTGCGTTTTACATTAGTTATTTTAAAAATAGATAATTTTCTATTATCATCTCTAATATCTGCATAATTGTAAATGTATTGTATTACATTTTCTTCATTTTTATCTCTAATATTACAAAATATTTCATGAGCTAATTCATCCATTTCTTGACTAGTGACGTGGGTACGTTTCATTTTATTTGTTGTTATATTTTCATTGTATACAATTAATAAGAAGTAAATATTTCAATTTTAATTTATTTTATATTTTATTTTTATTTTTATTAACTAACTAGTAACATGGTCTCACTACAGAATCATAATGAATATTTTTACCTTGTACCACATGAATATAATATTCAAAATCTTTGTCATAATTTATCAAATGCCATTTTGGAATAACATTTTTTCTTTCTGCTAACTTATCAATATCTCCTAAGAATTGATCTCTATATTTTTCAGTAAGCTTTATTTTTTCAATAATTGTATTTATATTTGTATCTTCAATGAATAAAGCACAATAAACTGGGTTTGTACCGCATATAGATCTTCCTATGCGACAATTATTGTCAGAAATGATAATTTTATCATATTCAAACCCATAAGCAAGTATACAATTTTTACTCATATTTGCTTGCAAATTTATATTATTATTTAATAATAATATAAAATTGAGATTTTATATTTTTATAATATTATAATTATAATATAAAAAATGAATGAATCTCCTAATAATCAAATATTTATATTTATAGACGGTAGTTACTATTGCTTTCATAGATATTATTCGCTTTTGAATTGGTGGAAAAATGCTTTTCCTGAAGAATCGTTAGAAAATCCGATTGAGAATCCTATATTTGTAGAAAAATTTAAAAAAACCTTTATAGAAACATTGCAACAAATACCGAAAAAACTGAATTTATGTAAACCGAAACCAAGAGGTAAAAATAAAACCTCTGTCACGACCACTAACAACGAACCTATTATAAAAATAATTGTAGGAAAAGATTGCAAGAGAGAAAATATATGGCGAAATAATTTTTATGATAAATACAAGGCGACAAGACCAAACGGTGGACCTGATGATGGATTTATGGGTGGGCCATTTTTCAAAATGGCTTACGAAGAAAATCTCTTTCAACAAGCAGGGGCCGAACATATTTTATATCATCCACGATTAGAGGCAGATGACTGCATCGCCATTTATGTAAAAAAATTGGTTGAAAAATACCCATCAAACGAGTGCAGTATTTATATAATTACAAGCGACAATGATTATTTACAACTAATCAGAGAAAATGTACACATATACAATCTTGCCTTTAAAAATTTAAAAGACTCTAAAATATTTACAGGTAATCCTGAAAAAGATTTAAAAATTAAAACAATTATGGGCGACGTAAGCGACAATATACCATCTGTTTTCCCAAAATGTGGAATCAAAACGGCTATTAAATGTATAGAAAACCATGAATTCTTTGAGAAAAAAATGAATAATAATGTTGCATACTACGAACAGTATTTATTAAATACTACATTAGTTTCTTTTGATAAAATACCGGAAGAATTAGTTGTTGAATTTACTAAAAACAATGAATTTTTATAGTTGTTAATAAATATTATAGTTGTTAATAAATATTATAGATATATTTATTCTAGTAATATTGGTAATAGAAGAGGAGGTAAAACAAAGAAATATAGAAGCAACCGAAAAAGATTGAAAACTAAGAAGAATAAAAACGCAATATGAGACAACAACCAAAAACTAGAAGAAATCGTAAGAAAAAATGTAACAAAAATAGTAGACGTAAATAGTTTAATATGATAATTTATACAAATTATATAAATTATCTCTTCATTTATATATAATATGATGAACCCATACCTAAGAGCTTTTGTAATTGGCTCATCTGTTTTAGTATTTTTTCCTTACTTCGTAATTGTAAGATCACTTACAAATAAAACGTATAGTTATGATGATTATACATTTTTAGCACCAATAGGTTTAGGTTGCTTTAACATGTTATCTTTAATCTTGGCAAATTATTTGAAATTAACAAAAAAAAATAGGTTTCTATTAATAAGTCTATTGGCACCTACTATCGTACTAATTGGCGTCTATATTACAAAAGCATACAATTATACCAATATAAATCAATGGTTAAATCACGCGTGGAAATTGTTTTTACTTTATTTTATAGTTTTTAATTGTGTTGTATATTATCTAGATTCTAACATATAATGAAAAATAATGAAAAATAATGAAAAAATATTTTTAATTTACAAATATAAAACGTACTCTACATATTATGTGATTTTTTACTCTTCGTTTTCTTCGGGTTTTTTCAATAATGATGGTCTCCAATATACACACCATTTATCATCGCATGTCGGGGTCATTCTTGCGTAATTTTTATTATTAATACCCCACATACGCTTGAATAGTTCCTCACTTGATGGATTTTTACCGTTTGTTTGTAATTCTTTTGGAGCATCTGATGATTTTCTTTCATTAAATTTAATTCCAAGTGTTTTTCCAAATTCTATTGCAGAATTTTGAGAATCAAAAACCTTGTGATCTTTATCAGTATCTTCTGCTTTGAATTTCACTTCTTTCTTCTTTTTTGGGATACGGATATTTTCAATAGCAGATTGACCAATTTCACCCATTTCATTCATCGGTTCAATATAATGTTCTTTGGTAACAATTTCTCCATTATGATCGCATGCCATATTTCTAGCACATTCTTCCATCACTATACATCTATTCATTATAGTGGTAGGACAATAGACTTGTGTTTGTATAAATTTATCACCCCAATCTTTCATTCTGCCTGTTATTCTTCCAAACAATTGATATATCTCATCATTTGTAAGATCAAGATGTCCAAAAATAGCAGACGTAAATGAACCAAGTGATTTATGGGTTAAAGTTTGGCCCATACCAACACATAATAAACCTGTAATCACAAGTGGACGATTTTGCAATTTATGTTGAATTACAAGTCTTGAAATTGTTTCACATACCTCTTCCTCTTCTGATGATGCTAATGCCAATGTTTTTGTATTTTCCAAACAATCCTTATATTGAAGAGTTTTTTCAAAACCATTTATAACAACAACAACAGCATTACTTTTTATACTAAATACTAATTCTCTTACGCGATTATGACCAATGCGACGAATATGTGCAGGAATAAAAGATCTTGTGTTATCAGCCAAAATTTCTGGATGTTTCTTCAGAACGTGATCTATAAAATCAATAGACTGTCTATCCAATTCATCAAAATCAAATGGATGTGGACGTATATAAGGAGATGCAAAGAAATCGTCAATACAATTAAATATCATATCCTTATACCCAACATAATTTGAATCCGAGAAATTATCCAGTTGAATAAGTCTTATTTTAGACCAGAAGCCTGCTTCTTGAAAAATTTTTTCTGGTGATGCAGACAATGCAGTAATACATTTTACAATATCAAAATTATGTATTTGTTCTATTTGAGAACGGAGTGTATCACAAATATATTGATGAAGTTCATCATAATAAGCAAATGCTCTAAAAACGTTGATTTTGTTTTTATTTATAACATTTAAAAATCCAACTCCGTCTTCATATCTCCGTGAGTTACTGCACATAATAACAACTCGTGGACAAGTAGACTCATCCAAACATAGACCCAGTAATTCTAATCTATTTTTTACATGTTTATATTTCCCATCATATTTTGATGAAAATACGCATATAGAACCCTTTCCATATGTTAGTTCAATTGTTTCAAGTCTTTTAGCAAATTGTTTATTGTTTAATAAAGTGTTCATTGTAAATATAATATGAATGCTTCTTCCTAATTCGTCGTCTTGTTCAATCTCAGTAAGAATTTTTGAAATAGCAGTAAATGTCTTTCCTAATTGAGTTAAGAGAACACAAAGAACAAATTTTGAAGTTGATTCAATAACTGTTTCCAGAGTAATGTTATTTAGATCCATTGTTTCACTGATTAATTGTTGTAAATAATTATTTAATATATTTTAAATTGGAATAAATTGTTTCATTTTTTTATTTTCATTATAGAAAATTTAGTTTACATTTAAAATTTATTATTACCATAAATGATTTAAAAACAAGAACGCTAAATTATATAACACACAACTAAAATGAAAGGCAAATACCGTAGATATGATATGATTGGTGCAATTAATCGTTACTGTATGAAAAATGATTGGTTACACATTACATACATAGAAAAAAAAACTAAAGCAGAATTAGAAGCAATTGTGATGCAATACGATATAAATGTAGACGAAATGTTATTTGAAATCGCCAAAGAGCGAGAGACATCACAAAATTTCACACAAATTTTAACAGAAAAATTCACAGAAACAGTTAAAAAAGGTTTAGATGTTTTTAAAGGTAAAATAGAAATGTTAGAATCACTTTTGAATGATGAACAAAGAGAAAAATACTTGGAATTTTGTAATTCACAAGAAACCCAAAATCTATTGTTAAATGAAATTGAAATATAAAACTTACCTTATACAATAGGCAAATCATCTCTAACAAAATAACCTGCTCCGTCTTTTGTCCATTCTACTACCATGGTAATAATTTCAACACCACAATCTATTGCATAACGTACAGCTTCTTTGTATTCAGGATCAATAACGGAAATGGTAAATCTATCTACATCAGTTCGTTGTATTACGTAACACATAATACAACGAGTTTTAGATTCTTTTTTGATCAATGTAAGTTCACGTATATGTTTTAATGCACGAGGACTCACAGGATCACTTGTTTTTTTACGATACCCATCAGGGAAATAGGCAACTTTGGCGCCAAAATCACAACTACTATAGTTCCTTTTTTTACGCTCCACTGCAGTTATATCGTCAAAATCTGCTAACGGTACATTTTTTACTTCCATAATAAATGGAATACCATTTCCATCAATTCCACTAAAATCAAAACGGGAGTCTACTTTACCCTCTACATATAAGACAAATTCTCTCTTGTATGCTTTTATATTCTGTAAATTTGATAAGTAATTTTTAGTTAATGCTTGTTCGGTCAAATCTTCTGCTAACTTTGGATGAATACCAACGATAGTTTCTTTATTTCTCATTTTATCTATAAAACAAGATAAATAAACGCGGTGGGTGCATTTTATTTTTTCATTGTCTTTAGCTTTTTGTTTTATTTTTGTCATCAAAATTGATGCTCCTGTATCTGCTAATCCACAACAACCAAGTGAAGCTGTGTGTCCCAATATTTCTTTAGGTTCATTTATTTCTCCAGATTGCGTAACAGGAAGAATATCTGCAACATAGGGCGACTTTATCATTTTAGAAGGACGTTTTACAATTTTACCTTCTATTAAATTATCAATCATTAACAATAATTTTGACATATTTGAAATATTTTGTGTATATAAAATAAGTTTTTAAATATTATAAAATATCAATTTTATTTTAAATATATTATTATTATAAGTATAGTAATATATTTAAATATGAATATTATTCCAAATGAATTAAAAATAACCATAAACACTAGTATTCCCGGTTTTCAATCTATTAGATATAAACCTTCTATGAGTCTTCCCGATGAAAAAAATGATGATACAATTCATTTTAACCCACTAGTTAAACTTAATTCATCTATTATTAAATCATTACCACAAAATGTTCAAAAGAAAGAATTTTTTAATAAAGGATTATTTCAATCATTAATAAACTCACATGGATTAGTTAAAAAAAAAAATTTAGTTGAAGCAACTAGAGAAGGTTATGTAGATAACAATATTAGAGTAACTTTAGAAACATTATTTCCAAGTAATAGTGTTTTATATATAAATAAACAACCATATGCAATTGCTGATCTACAATGGACAAAGGGTGATTGGAAAATTGATAAAAAAACACAACAGACAGCTGAATTAGAAAGTAGTAAAATTTCAGACCCTTATTTATACAGGACCATTGTTAAAGATGAAATTATTAGTGGTGAGAATGAATTACAAAAAATTCCAAATGATGTTATTTATGGACCAAATTATACAGGACCTGATAATGTAGCAAGTGGTGTTAAACCATTAAAAACATTCACAAATCAAAGTTTTAGTAATTTAGGTGTTCCTTATATGAGTCCTCCTAAAAAACCACTAAAACCATATAGAGTAAGATCAATATCACCAGGTAAACCAATGAAACCCAATAAGCCTATAAACCCAATAACAATACCATTATCTCCAAGAGTTTCGTTAGCATATGAAGCAAAAGAAAGAGAAATACAAAAACAATTTTTAAACTTAGTGCAGCAACAAAAACTACTCTTACAACAACAACAATTTGTATCACAACAATTATTAAAACAAGAAAATAAATTATCAAAAGAAAAAAGACGTTTGTTTTTAGAAGAAGAGGAACAAATAAGAAAGAAACGTGAAAAATTAAATTTACAAAAAGATGCATTATCACAAGAATTATTCATGCTTCGTATGAAATTTGAAAGACAGAGGTTAAATATGTTCCGTAATAAAGAAATTATGGATGCTAATAATAAAAATTTACCTTTTCCCCCAGCTTTACCTCCTGCAAACCCATTTGGCAATCCATTTGATAATCCATTTGGCAATCCATTTGACAATCCAGCTTTACCACCATCAGGGCCAGAAATAGTAGAAGATAAAGAAATAACTAAAATTCCTAAAAAAAATATTGTTTTAGAACCGTCAAAAAAATCAACAGAAAAACTGCAAACTTTTTTTGAAAATACTGACTATTATTTTATGTTGAATATTATGTTTCAAAATATGGAAGCAGCTGAAAAAGAGAAAATAAATGAAATTTTTAAAGAAGCAACTGGTGTTGACGCAAAAGCAGTAAAAGGATTAAGCAAATCAGCCTACGATAAAACAGTTATAAATATGAACGTAATTAAAAATGTTGGTGGTGGTGATTGTTTTTTTATAGCAGTTGCTGACGCAATTAATTATTATAATGCAAACACAAATGCAATTGCTAATAAAATAACATATGAAAATAATTATGGAGTAAAAACTCCTTTTACACAAGTTGCATTGAGAAAAATAGTAAGTTATTTTATTCTACTTAAAAATGAAACACCTTTTGAGCAATTAGTTACTATATTAGAATATAGAGTAAAAAATATGAATGATATGTTCCAAATTGCATATGAAGATTTTACAAACAATGTAGGACCTGTTACACGTGACGTTTTTAACGATTTAATTAATAATATTTATCATAATAAAGAAAACGATAGTTTTTTAGTAAAGAAACCGAATGAAATGACGGTTGAAACTTTAAAAACACCATTTAGAATGATTACTAAAAATGAATTGGAAACATATATTACCAGCTCAGATTATTGGGGAAATCCAATAGCAATTAATGCATTATGTGAAATTTTAGGGTTGAATGTAATTGTAATAGAAAATATAAATAATATAATGCGTATTCCTTATATTTATGACGGTAATAAAGAATGGAATAAATATGTATTTATTTATAATGAAATAGATCACTATGAATTGATAACATTTGATTATGCATTTAATAATAAACAAACTTCAGTAAAAAAAACTATTTTTAAAAATAACTTTCTTAATCCCCCTTTTTATATAATATTTTTAATATTCGCATCTAATTATTATAAAATTAGAGACCAAAATGACAAAAAAAATTTTAAATTACTGCCAATTTTAATGGAAAAATTATTTAATATTTATAAAAAAATAGAATCAAATGCTAGTAGTAAAAATTTAAAAAAAGTCAGTGATAAATTTTTGGCACTATTTAATTATTATTTTTTGCGACCACCAATAATTCAAACAAAAAGTCGTTCTTCTTCTTTTGATGATATTGATGACGGTAGTAATCCTTCAACTTCAAGTAAAGGAGGTGCTCTTTCGCGTTATAAATATAGAATGAACAACCAATATAAAAGACGGCAACCATTAGCATATAATGAAAATTCAAAAACAAATGTTAGTTACTATATTACCATTGATTTGTATTTGAAGAAAGGTACTGAATTATCTAAAAAAGATATTTCTGATTTAAAATGTAATCACCAATGGAATTCTATAAAAAAGAGTTATGCAAACTTAAGAGGTCTTAATTATGTAAATACACCAGATTATAACACTTTATTACCATCATCAAGATCAAATAATAAAAATAAAACTAATAAAAATTTAAAGAGTAAAAATCCGAATTATTCAAAAATGAATAGAACAAAAAAAAGTTATAAAAAACGAATATAAAAATATACAAACTATTTTTCAAAATAAAGTATATAGGGAATAAAATACAAAGAAACGATCAAAATAATAATATTAATATTTTTACTAAAAGTAGCTAAATACGAAGTTAATAAACAAGCGATAATGATCATAAAACTATCACCTATAATTGCTCCAAATGATACTTCTTTGGCATATTCGTTGAAAAAATCTAACATATAATTGTATCCTCTAGGAATATTAGAAAAAAGCAAGTAAAAAAGTATATCGTGAATAATTTGAATAAATACAGCTAGTCCAACAAATTTCCAAATGCTAAATTTTTTAAATAAAAATTTGTAAAAATATCTAGTTAAAATAATTCCAATTACTAAAATTAAAACATCTGCTATAATTGATGATAAATTAAAAACTTTATACCAATTTTTTAAATACACAGAGTTAATTATTTTGTTAAAAACACACAAAACAATTATAATATCAGCATGTAAACATCCATTCAATATGGGTAAATAATCATTCATTTTATTAAAATTAGAAATATCAGCAAATAACATTTTGTAATATATTTTATAAAAATATTAAATAAAATATATAACTTATAAATTAATTACTTATCAAAATTATATTTTTCAAAATCAAACTTAGCAAATGCTTCTTTTTGTTGTTTTCTTTGTTTTTCTCTTTTTGCTTTTTCTAGAACCGCAATAGCAGTAGAAATTTCTGTTTCACTGACATCACCATCGTTATTTGTATCTATAAGTTTATGTAGAACTCTTAAATGTTGTGGAACAATACATAATTTACTTTCTTCATTAAATAAATGTTCAGATAAAATAGTAAATACTGCCGTTAGACCTAAAGCAACGTAAATATCACGTGTACCCATCCAAGCCATAGCAAATACTAGAATTTGTTTACTTATAGTATATTTCATATACTCTTCTGTTGATTTGCTAAATTGTATTGAAATAAATTTTGATCCAACGTTTAATAGAATCATTATAACTCCAGCAAAAAATTTACTATTATTAAGATACATGACATGATTATTTATAAAACTTAAACCACTAAATAATGGTGAAAATATACTTGTGTTTTGGTTTGTAATATTTTTAACTGGTACTTTAGTCATATATTTAATTGATATATTAAATTAAACCAAATTTTCTAAAAAATAAATTTGAATTACTTTTAATTGTCTTATAATAGTTTTCTCCAAACAAACGAATTCTTCTAATATAAGGATTATAAATTTCACGAATTCCGGGTGTAAAATTTTCCTTACTATATATTTTTGAAATATGTATCAATAGATTAATAATTATTATAAAAAACAGGATGAATAGTATCGTTTTAAATACATTAACCTTCATTTCAAATAATATAAATTTATAATATAAAATAATATTATTTAATGATATATATATTTAAAATAAACCAAAAAAATTACTAAAACTTGATCCTTCGTATGGGTCTACTTCAATATTTTGTTTTTTATACTTATTAACTGGTATTGAATTAGATTGTCTTCCTCGTTTAATATTATTTTCAGTAGATTGTAAATCAAATCCTTCAATGGTCGTTACAGCATTTTTATTTTCATCAGCAGATGCAGTTGTAACAACATCTATTTTTTTATCTGGTGAAACCGTTACATCGTCGGTTGAAGATGTTTTTGTTTCATTGGAAACTTCTGTGGGAGTAGTTGTATTATTACCACCAGTAGTAGTAGTAGTTTCAGAAGCATCTTTACCTAGTTCATTTTTAATATTATTTTTTTCTTCTTCCGTAGCCTTTTTATTATCATCTTCTTTATTACCATCAAACCCTTCATAACTGGACTTCATAATACTGAACATTATTACAATTATGAAAACGCAAACGGTTCCTACAATTTTATTTAGATAACTTACAAATATTAATATACTAATAAGAATAATTCTTCCTAAATAAGTGTCAGTAAAAATTTTAAATAATCTGGATTCACTTAATAAAATTACTAATAGTAGTGTAAAAAATATTCCAATACTATTTTTACTTAAGGGTGATAAAGCCATTTTATATTATTCTCATATAATATTTTATTGTTTTAATTAAAACAAAATAACTTTTATGTACAATTAATTCTAATTTCAGTGTGTTTTATAAATTATTATCTTATTTTTTAATAAGAAGAATGTCTTTAGCAATTTATGCTGCTCCATTTGATGAAGAAAATAATAATGATAATGATAATTTAATTAATAAAAAAAGACAAACCCATAATAAAACACAGAAAATGTACAATAAAGATTCATATGAACCTATGAAAAATTTTGATAAAAATAAAGTTAATTCAGTTTTAGAAGAAATTCATAATAAAACGGAAGATGCTAATTTAGAAAGTGAAAATTTTAATCCACCTCCTAAACCGGAATCTTCTGGTGTACAAAGAACGCTTACAAATGAAGCTATGCAAAATATGACTAATCAAAATAATATGAATATGTATAAAGTTTTGGGGAAATCGCCTGAGCCTCTTTATGATGATAATAATTTAGAATTAAATAACTATCGTGTAAATTATGGTGATAATAAAAGCATAGATGAATATTATAAAAAAATGTTACCAAATATGAATACAGGATTTCAAAGAAACCCTGTAAATAAACAATATTATAATAATGAAGTTCAAATGCATGGGTATGAAAATAATACACAAACATCACAAGATATTCTCTTACAAAAATTAAATTATATGATAAATTTATTAGAAGAAAAACAAGATGAAAAAACAAATAATGTTATGGAAGAAGTAGTGTTGTATTCATTTTTAGGAATATTTATTATTTTTGTCGTAGATTCTTTTGCACGGGTTGGTAAATATGTTCGCTAAGCAAATTTTCTACTTTTAGTAAAAGACTGAGTCAACAATTTCTATATTTACATATTTTGTAGTTTTATTAAACACAAAACTACAATTATTTTAATACTATTTAACACAACGTTTTACGTTATAATAAAATAAATTGATTATTTTCTTATAAAATAAATAAATGAATTTAAAATATACAAATGAAGATTTAGATTATTTTATTAGTAATATATATTTTGACAATATTGAAAATAATAGTGGGGGAATGAAAATAAATGACATGTTTTCTTTTTATTTTTTATTAAAAAATTTAAGACCAACTATAATTATTGAATCAGGTGTATGGAACGGATTTTCAACAAAATTAATACGTAAAGTATTAGGGGGTAATTGTAAAATAATATCTTTAGATCCTAGAGAAATACCAGAAGATGGCTTTATAGATGATAATATAAATACAACCTATTTCACAGGTAACTCATTTGTTGATTTTAAAGATTTAAAAATAGAAGAAGCCATAAACGATAAGGAAAGTATTTTATGTTTTTTTGATGATCATCAAAATGCTGCGCAACGATTAATACAATGTGTTGAAAAAAACATTACCCATGTATTTTTTAATGATAATTATCCTGTAAACGCAGGTAGTCATTATTCAATACAACATTTAATTGATAATGATCCAAGAAATTGTTTTAATTTATCCTCGCAATATTATTATTCTATTAATACTTTTCCACATATAGATATAAAAAATAGATTAAATTTAATAAATAAAATAGATAATTATATTGTATTTCCTAATATTTTTTCATCAAAAATAAATCTATATGAAGGGATATTTGATTCAAATGGTTTTTTTGATGAAAATAGTAACGATTATAATGATAATATATCAAAATATAATATATTCTATAAAAATAAAGAGCAATATTGTTGGAATACATATTTAACAATCAAAAATTAATTTGTCTAAGTAGAAGCTTTTATCATTTTCAATAGAATTAAATAAATTTGTGCAAAATATTTTATAAAAATGACTTAAACCAATAACATTATATACAAATAATTATATAGCTATATAATGTCAACTAAATACATAATAGTTCACAATAAACATGAAGGTTGCTATGATTTTCAATATTATGAAGACAATTCCACAAAAACGCGTTTAACATCTATTACGATCAACCCGCCTAAAGTGTTCTTGTTTTCTGATAAAGAACAAGCACATGAATTTTTTAGTGAATACATGAATGACGTGGATGTATTAGATATTAGGTGTAAAAAGGAAAATGATGAAGTAGAACATATTGACTACTGTACATGCGGTTGTATTGAAATGGACGATGATGGAAATCCAATATTGTTTTATAATAAAAAAAACCAAATATTTTTTTTAGAAATTGGTGCTCAAGTTTTTACGCCACCATCAGACATTAAAATAGATATTAGTAATCTTAATTTAACAAATAAGCTTATTCGTAAATGTAAGACAATGGGTAAAGAGCAAAAACAGAGATACATTGAATTAGGTAAGATGTGTGAACAGCTAAAAGATGATGATATGTAGTTACAAATATTTACCTTATATCAAATTTTATTTTTTATTATTTATATAATATATAATTAATGTTTTGTTATCCTTTAATTACATATGTTTTAACATGTTTAGTGATGTTTATACAATATCCGAGATATAGTTTAACATCACTTAATATGATAGGTAATTTAATAGTAATAATTTTACTTTATTATTTGTGCAGTATTGGTTGGAAACGTACCGCGTGGGGTATTGTTTTAATACCAGTTATTTTTACTGTGATGTTTTTTAGAGATTTTAACGATTATGCACGTTCATTTGAAGAAAGTAATCAAAATCCAAAAAATTAAATTGTTTCAATTAATAACCAAAACTTTATCAGGTTTAAACGTATGATAAGCAAAATTATAAAAAAAATATGCAGTTGGGCTAACAACTAGTGGTTTTGTTTTTAAGCACAAGTTGTCAATTATAATGTTATTATGTGAAATGTTTTCTATGGATGCAAACCCAAAATAATTTATTTCAGCTGTTTTCCAAAAACTTATTTTGAATCCTTGAATAAAAAGTTTATCATTATCAAAACCTTTAATAGATGCAAAACATGATAGAATTTCTAAATCTTTTTCAAAAAAAACACATGTTTTCCTGTAAAAATAGGCACATTTAATGACTTTATCTTCCATGAGTACATATACAAAAATATTTTTACTCTTAATAAGATTAATGATATTTGATATTTCAGTATTTATAATAATTTCATATTGAGACATATTTAATTTAATGAAGTCGTGTAAAAAATGAAAATTCTCTTCGTTTATTTCTAATAGGTTATACATAGGGTGTAATTCATGTGGTTTGCGCCATTTTTTCATAGAAAATCCATAAGTAGAATATACGCATAATGGAACTATTCCAGTCAATTCCTCTTCTCTCTTGAATAAACTAACAACAATTTTTTTATTAATACGTCTTTGATTGTAATGGTGTGTTTGAATGATCTGAGGGGCAATTCCTTTTTTCCTATAATTTTTATCAACGCATAAATAGTCAACATAATAAGCATCAAAAAAACTATCTTTATCGCCTTTATTAATAAAAACATGGAGTGGTCTTGTCGTCATCGCACCAATTATTTTTTTATCTTCTACAACAGTACCTTTTTTTAAGTCAGTAACAAATTCATTTTCTGTGTAAAAAGAAATCAAAGATTTATCATTATGACCATAAAAATACGGTGTTATATTTTCATTTTTAGGTATAAATATATTATCTTTGTTTTGTAAATAATTTGTATTTATAAAGTGAATAAAACGTTGAATTTTTACATAAGACATTTCATTGTAGACAATAGTTTCAATATTTTTAAAATTCGTATATTTGTTTTCATTTGGTAATTCATGTTGGATTATTCCAGGAGGTGCAAACATATACCAAACATCATATACATGAAAAACTGGTTGTAGAATCCAAAAACCATATTTAATTTTAAAATAAGTATATAAAAGAAAAATAATTATTACAATTATTATAAATATATATGATAATAATTCATACATATTTATTAATCAATACAATTTTTTAAATATATAAATTTATTTGTAATAAAAATTATTGAATGAATCAAAATAAATATCTAATGCTTTTATGTTATCTAGATAATCTCCTACATTTACAGTTTTATTTTCTAAATCTTTATAGTGCATAAAAAAATATTTAATTTTATTTAATGTATGTTCATCTATGTCTGTTATATTATTAGTATTTTTAAAAATAGGGTCAATTTTATTAATAGGACAAGCTATTAATTTAGGATCGTCACCGTCATCATCGGATGTTTCAAGACAACCTAAAATTTTACATTTTATATAAGAACCAGGTAATAATTGATCTTCCATAATAACAACAACATCTATCGGATCTCCGTCGCCACTTAAAGTGTTTGGAACAAAGCCATAATTAAATATATAATTTAATGGTGTATGTAATATTCTATCACAACGCAATGCATTCATTGTTGTATCATATTCATATTTAATATGGGAATCTTTTGAAATTTCTATAAAAACATCTATCTCATTTTTTGGTTTTTCCATATATTTTATAATAAATATCTTAATTAAATAATTATTTTTATATTATTTAATTAAGATATTTATTATAATATCATCGCGTAAATTTAATTATTTCAACCTGGTTTCACAAATATGTATAAAAATTGATATTCGTATGCAACCTTTAATAAATCAACTTTTCCATGTAATAAAAATCCTGCGTTTTGTGCCATGTTTACAATAGTACTTACATCATCCATATATAAAATATGTTCTTGCTTTCGTACTTTACCATCATTAAATTTAAATTTTTCATCAAAAACGGCAGTGTTGGATGATTCGTTTAATTTAAAATTAGCGTTATATACAAACTCATTGAATTTTACTTTGGTGCTAGTAATTCGTTCTTTTGCATATTTTTGAGGAGAAACAATGAATAAAGGATTGCCTGGAGGCAATATAGGATCAAATTTATTTCTATCTACCAAATGTAAAACTAAATATCCGCCTGGCATTAACCAATCCATACAATTATTAAAAAATTCTATTTTATTTTGAATATAATAAATTGTAAAATACATACATAAAATATGAGTAAAAGTATTGTTATTAAAAGTATCTTTATTTAATGCATCTGCTTGTTTGAAATTTAAATTTGGATAATTTTCCTTTGCTTTTCTTATCATAGATGGAGATAAATCTATCCCGATAACTTCTAAATTTTTATTTTCTGACATTTTTGCTACGTGATGACCAGTGCCACAACCAATATCTAAAACTACAGATTTACTATTTGGTACATTTTGATTCATTATAACTCCTACTTCATAATCATTTTTTGTGTCATTGAAAACAAGATAATCATAAATATTAGCATAAAAATCATCGTATATTTCAGTACCTTTTTTGAAAAGAAAATCTTGTTGTTGTTGAAAACCTTCTTTATTTTTTAAATTATTAGGATTGACTTTATCTACATATTTAAAAAATACAATACTTATTAGCAATAAAGATACAAATATTAAAATTTTTCCTATATTTGATAATTTATTGTATAGATTTATAATTGATTTTATTGGATTTTTCATCTATATGTATTGTTGTTATTTTTTTTGTATTATTTTTATTATATATTATATGTCTTCTGATTCAGAAATAAATGATATTAGACAACCCAAAGATTTTAAAGGTATTTCTTTTTCTAAATTCAAAAAAAGTGATGTTAAAAAAGAATTACTAAATAGTTTAATTAAATCAAAAATTGAGCCTGCATGTTATTGGAGTGCAGAATTAATATGCTCAGGACATTTTAATGATTTATGGGAAACAATATTATTTTTTTACAGTAAATATGTTCATTTAGGAAATCCTAAAATTGCCATTTATTTAGAATTAAGAATTGATAACTTTAAACAAATTATTAATAATGGTTACATTAATAATGAAATAAGAATTAGAAATAATGAAAAAATTAGAAGACTATTTTGTGAAATTATGTGTGTTTTGTGTGATGCTAAAAGAAAACATAGTTTTGATGATGTAAAAATTAAAAAGGAAGATTTTGATATGACACAAATGACAGATAGATTCAAAGCTCCTGATGTTCATTTTGCAAAAGATTTTTTTATGAAAGATGATCCTAAAGAATTATTTATAGCAGTAAATGAACTTGTCTATAATTTATCAGATAAATCAAAAAATGTTATTCAGAGTTGTTACTGGATTGAATGGTTAATTGAATTTGAAAATATCTGTAAAAATAAAAAAGAAAAATTAAAATGTGAAAGAAGAAATAATATACATGCACAAGTAGAAAATAAATATCAATTAGATGTTGTTTGGTTAATATGGGATATATTCTTAAAAAAAGCTCAACAATATCCTCCTATAATAAAAAAAATAATAAAGGCTTTATTAACGTTATTTACTCTTAAATATACAAGTGGTTGCAATAGAAAAAGAAAAAATATAATGTATTTTGTCGTATCGTTATTATGTGAAAGTGTCGTTTTAACGGAAGAAATAATCAGAGAACAACAAAAGGAAGTAGTTACAAATGTTATTAAAAATATTGATTCTATTTATAAACAAATTAAAAAAAATGAAGAGTCTCCTGGTACTGATTATTTATTTAAAGATGTAAAAACTTCTAATTTAGAAAAAACAATTGAAAAATTAGAAGCGATGAATACATTTGGAGAGAAATTTGTCCCTAGAATGTAAATGAACAAATATTTATTTATTTATATAATATAAATAGTAGACATGGTAAAGAATGATTCAATAAGAATATTTAAAAAATTTGTTAACAATAAAACGCGTAAAAATATGTATTCGTCTTCAAAAGCAATTATTTTAAGAAATTTTCAACGTGAAATTACTGTAAATTTTTTTGAAATGCTTTTATTAATTAAAATGTATCATTGGAAAACACGTAGTTATTCTACACATAAAGCAACTGATGAATTATATTCCAAATTTAATGAAAATATGGATAAATTTATTGAAGTTCTTTTAGGAAAAAGTGGTATGAGAATTGATCTTACGAATAAAAAACAAATATCTTTGTATGATTTGTCTAGTATAAATGATCTTATAAATAAAGTAAATATTTTTAAAAGCTATCTAGTTAATTTAACAAATAACAAAGCAATTAAACTTATGACAAATAGCGATTTATTAAATATTCGCGATGAAATGTTAGGAGATATGAATCAATTTCTTTATTTACTTTCTTTAAAATAAAAATACAACATTCAACAGTTTATAATAAAAAATAATTATATATATTTTTATTATAAATGGACAAATCATCATTATCAAAAACAATTATGGAAACAATTAATAATTCAGGTAGTAACAATAATATTAATAATACGCCTACACTTTTTGCTAATACAAATTCAACAGCAACTACTTCCGAAGGGAGTGGATTTTTTAGTTATATTTCTTCTATATCAATTACTACTTGGATAATTATCATTATTATTTTTGCATTTCTAGGTTTTAATATATTTATTTATTTAGCAAAGGGTACACAAGAATTTACAGATATTTTTAAGCCTATTGTCACTAAAATTATGAGTGTTTTTGGTGTGGCTTCTGGTCAAACGATTAATACAACTGCGACTGGTGCAAAGGCAGTAGTTGATGCTACCGCGACTACACTTGATACAAATTTAACGTCACTACAAAATGCAACACAAGGTAAAAAAGCTAACTCTAGTGTCGGAGGATCAAATTTATCAAGTGCTATACCACAACCTGATATTATGCAAAACAATGCTTTAAATCAATCATTAAATAAAAACCGAGCAAAGGATAATATTTCACAACCGACTACATATATAGCAGACAATTCTACAAGTAATATTCAAAAAACTACTTCTAAAAGCGGATATTGTTACATTGGTGAAGACAAAGGATATAGATCTTGTATGTATGTAAATGAAAATGACACATGTATGTCAGGAGATATTTTTCCAACGCAAGAAATTTGCATTAATCCAAACCTAAGACCTTAATTAAGGATATACTTGGTTGTCATAATTTATAATGTTAGAGGGTGGAGATGAATTGTCTGATATTATAGCAACAATATAAATTTCGTATGGTCCATTGTCTAATCCACTAATAGTAGTTGTAGAAGAAGTTGAAAATGTAATAGTTTTATTTAGACTATTATTTACAAATATATTGAATTTTGATATTGGATAGCAATTGGATTGATTGATTGACCATGACAATGTAACACTATTTATAGTGGATGATACAAGAAATAAAACTGGTGCGCTAGGATATATTGCACTTCTAAAAAATTTATAATTTTCTGGCCATTTATCTGTACTATTATTCATAATACGTTGTACTTTTGGAAACCACGTTTGTATTTTTGGATCCCAATATAGGTATTGAATTGGTCCAGGAACATCAGAGTCGCTTGTAGGATAATATTTTGGTTGTAAATCTCTCTCTACAAAAATACCTGTACATGGATTTTGGTATGTACCACAAACCAAATTACCTCCATCTTTAAATGTAAAGTTAGGACAATTAAAAGGATCGTTCAAAAAATTTGGAGGAGTATATGGTCCACTAATATTTGTAGGAGTACCCGGTATGATGTCATTAATAGGATATTCAACGTATCCAACTCTTTTAAAACTGGACATGTTTGGATTAGTATATATATCGCTTTGCGTTGCCCACGTTTTTCTTCTATTTTGCCATAACCCCTTTGCTATCTGGGAGTAACGTTGTTTTTTTGTTAGTTGGCTACTATTTTTTTTATATTGTAAAACGTTGCCTTTTTTAATTAAAGCTGCTCTATAACTTATTATAGGGTCTTGTAGATAATCACTGTTCTCTAAGTTTGTAGAATTTTCATTTGTACATTTTTTTTGAACTCTATTCCATGCTCTTGGAGGAATAGGAAAATAATTATTACTATTGAACATATAATAATATTATTTATTTTAATAAATTCTGATTTTATAAAATTATTAAAATATTTTATAAAATCATTTATGGATTGTACATATCATAACTATTGTTAAAAAACCATCTTAGTGATAAATAATCAGGATCTTTCATACTAGATCCTTTTGAACTTGAACCTTTCAATGTAGTATTTGGACCATTATTTGCAATACTTTGAATATAACTAGTTCCTAAAGCGTTACTAAAATAACGTAAGTTTGAAACGTATCCATCAAAACCACCGTTCATTGCTACAAATACATCTCCATAATTTTGCTTAGGAACACTAGTAAGTTGTAAACTTCTTGCAATTTTACCATTTATATAGACATCAAAAGTTCTATTTTTGCATCGTAAAATAACATTTATCCATTTGTTTAATGGAACGTTAGGAATTGTGATCTCTTCATTTATTACATTAAAAGTATTCATAATTACTACTAATTTATTACTATTAGGTGCTAAATATAAACCAGGTGCGTTATTAGGGAAATTCAATCCATTTTCTGCTAAATCACTATTTCCCTTATGGAAAATATGTTTATATTGTCCTTCTAAATAATGTAAACTATTTATATAAATCCAAACAGACCAAGTAAATTCTAATCCCTCATTTTCATTTACAGACCTATAAATGGTTACTGCGGAATTATTACTTGGATCTTGGTTAAAAATCAATGTATCGTTTTTAGCATCAATCATACCATCAATTAAATAAGGACTTTGGTTTGGAGCAAGAAAATAAGAAACTACTGAAATTCCAAATTGTAAAAGTATAATAAATCCAAAAACAATGACTAATAAAAATGCAAATTTAGCTACTAAAGTATTGGATTCCCAAAAATTAAATCCCATATTTCCTGCATTTGTTGAAAATGAATTAAAATTTGAATTACTACTCATATATATTAAATAAACAAGAAAAAATATTAGAAAATTGTTTTTAGATCGTTAAAGTACTATGTTTTGTTCCATTTTCTAATAAAGAAACTTCTACTTGATAACGTTGTGCTAAATTACTAAACATATTACCACCATAACCCTTTGCGTAGATATTATAAACTTCTTGAGGATTTAATGGATTTGGATAATATTGAAACCTTGATGTCCAGCCATCAAAACCACCTAGAGGTGTTAAAAATATGTCAGAACTATTGTTAATATTTGCAACTCCAGGTAGTAAACATGTTTTTACTAACTTACCATTTATATAGACATCTAATGATCTACCATAAACACTAATAGTTAAATTTACCCATCTTTGAATAGGTACATTTGCTACTTTACATGTATGTAAAACAGTTCTGCCTCCTGGTGTAGTAGGGGTACGATTGATTCCAGGAAAACATCCTAAAGATATTTCTAAATTATTCTCTACAGCGCCTAAAACAACTGCTGGACAAGGGTCTAAACCATTTATTCCAGGTAGTGAACCATTATTTGTTGAGCTAGGTGAACCCATTCTTCCAAATAACACTTTTGGCTCACCAAATCTATAATTAAAGTCATTTATATAAAACCAAATGGAATATGCAAAATTACTTGAAGGAATATTTGATCCATTTGTTGCTAAAGAACTTGCTTTTATGGTAGATGAGTTTTGCCCATTTTGTAAGCTTAATAGAGTATTTGGATCTCTAAAAAGATAGATTAAAAACATTACAATTAGTACTAATACTAAAATAGTTAATACAATACCTAAAACATTCATCGTTAATATAATATAGATTTAGAAATTATCTAATTTATTTGAAAGAAATAATTGTCTTGTTTAAATTATTTATTACAGGAGGTGTTTTATCTTTTACATTTTTGTAAATGTAATAAATATTTAAAATTGATAATGCTTTTTTATAATAAACAACATTACAAATTTTGCCATTTATACCTTGTTCACTTCCAATTGTTAATACATCGTATTTCATGTAAGGAACTACTTCAATAGAAGATTTAACTAATTCACCATTCAAAAATATATCTAAAGTTCCACCATTAAAATTTATAATTATATTATTCCATTTTTGTAATAAGAAATTATTATTTGTATAAATAATTCTGTTACCTTCTTCATCATACTCAATAAGCTTATTTTTACTATTTGTAATCAACCCTTCTTGATCCATTGTAATCATTAAAGTATTTGTATCTGCCTTATAAAGAATATTAGGTTTTCCTCCATAGTTTAATAAAGAAGTATAACGACTATAATTGCTATTTGTATTTGGAGCATCCGAATTAATATAAACCCAAAATGAAATACTATATTCATAGTCAAAATTATCATTTTTATTAAGTTGGTGATACGTTGCAAGAGTATTTAGTGTATTAATTTCAACTGGATTTTCAACTAATTGTTTTCCGCCTTGTAAATTGATTAAATACATAATTTTTGGTGACAAAATATATAACAACAATAAAATAATTGTCATTATTAATAAAATTACATTACCAATTGTTGTAGATTTATATTCGTTTATAAATGTTTTTATGATTGTATCAAAAATACCTGAAAATAAACATGGAATGTAAAAAAATAAATTTATAATTAATTCAAAAAAAGCATTTTTACTTTTATTTGCGTTACTTGACGGTAACCTTACAATAATTGTTTTGTAAATTAAAATAAAAATAGAAATAACCAAAAATATACTTAAAATAAAACTTACTATATTTTTTCGTCCAGATAAATATAAAATATTATATGCGACATATGTAATTATAATTCCTGAAAGAGTTAAACCTAGTAGAGCTACTAATGCCTTTTGCATAAATGAAATATTTGAACTCATTAAACTTTTATTTGTATTCTGATTATCGCTAGAAAATCTATTAGTTATTAATAAAATTGCCCAAATTAAAGATATAAAGAACAATAACGGAAAAACAATGATAGAATTTGTATTATTTTTAAAAAAACCTCCTGGATAAGTTACAATGACAATTGTCATTATAATTAAAAATAAAATAAACCCTATACCACCGTATTTAGAAAAGAACGAAATTTTTTCAAGTGCATTTGTTGTATTTAAAACATTATAAACATTTGGGAATGTTAATAAAACGAGTAAATACAAAAATCCAAATACTCCTAATAATACTGTTAAAAATAATAAATTAGAATTTAAATTTTTTGTTATATATTCACCTGGATTAATTGAATAATATGTAATACAAAGAGTAATAAAACAAAAGTACATAATGATCATTTTAATTCTTTCATAATTTATGTTAAAATCAATTACATAATTGCTCCTGAAACTTATGATAAATAAAATTACAGCAATAATTATTGTAATAGGAACAATATAATATGCATTATCATTTAATATATCGTTTGGTAACAAACGGAAAAATAATATTATAGAAATTGTATACAAAATAACATAAGTTACGTTACTTATTTGATTGAATAATTTACTAAAATCTTTGAAACTAGGTAAATATATAAAAGACAAAAAAATAATTATTAAAATAAAAATTAAAATGACAATTGAATTAATTATTTTACTATCTTTTAAAAAAGGAAAGTTAATTTTTAAATTTGGAATTTTATTTTTTAAACCATTTGTTTCTTTATTTACAACTTTTAACATTTCATTTTTTATTTCATTACCATATTTGTTAGCTTCATTTTCAATATTGAAATTCTTGTAATAATTCAAATCTTTGTTTATTTTAGATAGTTTATCTTGCGAATCTTTGTATTTATCATATTGATCTTTGTATTTATCATATTGATCTTTGTATTTATTGAGTAGTTTTTCAATCTCAACGTCTTCTGGTAATTTATAATCTGTATTATCGCCACCACCGGTGTCATTGTCATAACCATCGCCATCTTCGGGAATTTCAATATTGTCAGGAATTTCAATATTGTCAGGAATTTCAATATCTTTTGGTATTTGTTGAATTCGTGGTATATCAAAACCTTCAAATTTATTTTTACTATTGTTTTTACTAAATAAATAACCACTAATCAATATTACAAAAATAATTATGATTAATATCAATAATAATAAAAGCAAAGGAATATTATTAGAATTAATTTTTTGTAATACATCATCTAAATATTTTGTACTTGATATTGATTGTTTCATTTTTTCATACATGTTATAATAATATAATATATTCATACATTAAATTATTCGTATAATAAAATTTACATATTCTCGCTTGCCGTTTTTTTACCATGACAATTGCGACACAACGCGATCAAATTTTGCACATCATTACCGCCACCATATTCTAATCTTATTTTGTGATCAATTTCAAAAGTATGGTCTAGTTGTGATTGGCAGTGTCCGCATTTCCACTCCTGATTTGCAGCTACATATTTTTTCTTAGTTTCACTAACAGAACGTTTATTTCCATTTTTTCCTGATTGTAACATTCTTTGTTGTGATGCTGGCATATTTTGTGATAAATTTACACCATATAAATTTTCCATAAAACTACTACTTGCTTCATCATTGTCATCTCTATAACCTTTACTATTAGATGTAAAATCAAATAACGGCGTGAACATTTCTAATGATGATTTATCAATAGGCATGTACTTGACAGCATTATGTGCTGTTTGTAATATATTTTTACCGTGTTCAGGACTTCTTTTAAATAATAAATAAATTCCTAAACCTAGTATGCAGTAAAATGCCATAGTATAATATTTTTTATAAGACAGTAACATTTTTGTATATTTACCATCGTGATATGCATTATAAACTAAAAATGCTGTTATTATTAATATCCATAGTTCAATTCGCATTATTTATATTATTGTTTTAATTTATATTTTTATAAAAACATAAATTAATTATCGATATAAAATATTTTACATTATTTGACTTTGACCACTTATTTTTTTAACATTTTGCATTTGGGTTTTAGTTAAACTTACAAATCCAAAAAAAGTGATTAAAATTAAAACATATGGTAATAATACTAAAAACCATGATAGACTTTTCCATCCTTTACTACACAACCATCCTAAAATAAATGTGTAAATTACTGCAAAAATTAATTTACCTAAAACGGCCATAAAATTAAACCCACCAAAAAGTCCAATTAAAATACTAAAAACAGCTATGGTAAAATAAACTTTTGCTGGAGTACAAAGTTTTTCAAATTCTTTTGAAGAAAACATATTTTATATATCTATATAAATATATTTTTTTGTTTATTTAGTATTTTATATTTGATTTTCAAGTAAAATATTTATTTTTTTTAAATGATTTTCTAAATCTTTAATATTAATGAGATCAATTTGTGGTTGATACATAAATTTCAAAAATATAATTTTTAAATTCATAAAAATTTCCATTTGAGTTTTAGTTAAATATTTATAGTTTTCAAATAATAACTCATATAATGGTATATATGAGATTACAAAACCCCAAATATCTATTAAATGTATAAAAATGTTATCTAAATAATTACGTATATTTAACGAACCGTCATTTTTAAATTTTGTAAAATGTATTAAAATTTCAACTAAATAATTTACTATATAAGGGATAGTATAATGTTTCTCTATAAAAATTTTTAAATCTTTGTCATTGTTTTTATTAGTTTCTTTTTTTATTACATCATGTTTAAATAACATGTACATAATTTTATTAATATAATTATAGTGACCACTTCCACGATGTTCAATCCATATTTTTAAATAATTTCTAATAAAAACATCTAGTTTTTTATGTTTTAAAATGTAAATATTTTTAGAATTAGATTTTGATAATAAAAGTGTTTTGTTTTCATTATTTTCTAGAAATTTTGAATAATTTTCATAAAATAAATCTGTAAATAAAATAACTGAAAACGGTACATTGAATTGCAATGGTCGGTTTCTCCAATTATTAGGGAAAGGATCATCTTTAAATGGAATATATTCTACGGTTAAACTCCAATCTATTAATCTTACTTTAATATCGTTGTGATTATCATTAATTTTAATTAAAATATTAGATGCTTTGATATCACTGTGATAAATATTTTTTTTATTCATTTTAAGTATTCCATTTTTTAATAAATCTATTAATCTATTATTCATTTCAATTAAATATTTATAATCTTTGTTATTTATCATAAAATATTCAATTGTGTTACCACCGTATGGCATATTTATAGCAAGCAGCTTGTCTAATGAGTCATTAATATTTTTAGGAGTAATATTATCTTTTTTTAACGCATTACATGTGTTATAATTTTTTAAATCATTTTTTGTTAATTTTTCTGGTCTACATAATCTAAATCCGTCTATTAAGAAATAGTTTTCATAATTTTTAATAGAATTTAATTTGTTATTAAGATATACTAATTCATCAAATTCTTCTATTGCATTTTTATTTGTCATTAATTTACTAATTTTATTTTTGTCACGTTTATCGTTATTTATACATTTTAAAGCTGGTGTAAAGACACAACCAAACCCACCTGATGCGAGTACCTTACCACCATTCTTATTATTATTATTATTATTATTCATTAATTAATTTATTGATTCTGTTTATTATAGTATTATAATATATTAATTTTATTTATCATATAAATAATAAATTAAACCACACAATAATAAAATTAAAACAATATAAATTACTTTTTGTCTTATTTTATAATATTCTATTAATTTTGTATTTGTTGATTTATATTGTTCATAATATTGAATATAAAAGTCTTTTAAACTAATGGTAGGTTTTTCTAACTTTTCATTTATTTTATTATGAATAAACCAGAACCATTTGATAAATGATTCTCTATTATCTAAATAAGGTTGTATTGGAAATTCATTTAATAATTTACTAAAATACGTAGCATTTTCTTCTACTGGTAAAAACATAGGAATATTTTGAACAAATTCATAATATTTTTTTTTAGTAACACTATTTGGATAATTCGGATAATTTAATGATATTGTATGAAAAAAAAACCAGAATTTGGGTCCCCAAACCTTGGGATCTAGATTTACCATTAGATTAAAATGATATAAAAAGATAAATATTTAAACATATAATGAATAAAAATATTCTTGTTAATAATACTAATGTTTGTAATAATTGTGGTAAATTAGGACACCAATTTAATCAATGTAAATTACCTATAATAAGTTATGGTGTTATTTTATTTAAAAAAGATGAAAACAATAATCATAAATATCTAATGATTAGAAGGAAAGATAGTTTTGGATTCATTGATTTTATACGTGGCAAATATACCACATGTAACATTAATCAAATACAAAATATAATCAATGAAATGTCTAATTCTGAGAAATCGCGACTTCTAAATGAAAGTTTTGATAAATTATGGAAAGAAATGTGGAGTGATACTCCTAGCAGTCATTACAAGAATGAAGAAAACTCTTCGTTTAGAAAATTTGAATCATTAAAAGTTGGTATAAATTTAGATGATAACTTTGTAAACATTTACGATTTAATTAAAAATAGTACAACTAATTGGGAGGAAACTGAATGGGAATTTCCAAAGGGTAGAAAAAATAATAAAGAGAAAGATTTAGAGTGTGCTTTACGTGAATTTGAAGAAGAAACAGGTATTTCAAGCAATAGTATAAGTATAACAGAAAATATAATACCTTTTGAAGAAACATTTATTGGGACAAATCATAAAGCATATAAACATAAGTATTTCTTAGCTTGTGTAAAAGATAAAGATATAGATTTAACTAATTATCAAAAAAGCGAAGTAAGTAAAATTGAATGGAAAAGTTATGATGAATGTATTAAATCTATAAGACCATATAATTTAGAAAAAAAGAAATTAATAACAACCATTAATAAAGTATTAGAAGAATATAGATTATATTCATAGTATATAAGTAAGTATTATTTATGTCTAATTTAGAATCTGATATAAATTATTGTAATATAAATTTAGAAAATGAATATAAATTAGTAAAATCATCTCCGATAGAATATAATAAATTTTTACTTAATAAAGAATTACTAGAAAGAAATTGTTTACAACAACAAGATGAGGATAATGATGATAATGATTTTTTGTATCCTAATTTAAATGATGTAAATTTTAATATTAAAATTGCCGAAAAAAAAGAGTTCAATGATACCCAATATGACGGTGCTATTCATAAGAATATTAAAGAATACGCTGATATATTAGCAAAAGCAGATTTTGAATTGTCTCCACATCAAATGTTTGTAAAAAATTTTTTATCATCGCAAACACCATACAATAGTTTATTATTATATCATGGGTTAGGTACAGGTAAAACTCTAAGTGCAATAGGTGTTTGCGAAGAAATGCGTGATTATATGAGGCAAATGGGTATAACAAAAAGAATTATAATTGTTGCTTCTGAAAATGTTCAAGACAATTTTAAATTACAGATATTTGATGAACGAAAACTTTACTTAGTTGATGGTGTGTGGACTATGAAAGGTTCTGGATCTATTGGTAATAAATTATTGAAAGAAATTAATCCTATGAATATGAAAGGAATTCCAAAAGAAAAAGTAGTTAATCAAATAAAAAATCTAATCAATACGTATTATATTTTTTTAGGTTATGGTCAATTTGCAAATTACATTATTAAAACCATTCATTATGATGAAGAATTAAGAATGGAAGAGTCTAATAAAAAAAAAACGAAAAAAATTGATGAAATAGGCGACGCAAAAATAATACTTAATAAAAAAATTATTAAAAAACTTAGAAATGAGTTTGACAATAGATTAATTGTTATTGATGAAGTTCATAATATAAGAAAAACAGAAGATAATGAAAATAAAAAGGTAGCACTTAATTTAGAATTATTAGTAAAATCTGCAAAAAATATGCGTTTACTTTTATTATCTGCTACACCAATGTATAATAGTTATAAAGAAATAATATGGTTATTAAATTTAATGAATATGAATGATGGAAGAGGAATTATACAAAGTAAGGATGTTTTTGATAAAAACGGTAATTTTAAAGAAAAAGGGGAGGAAATGTTAATTAGAAAAGCAACAGGTTATATTTCATTTGTTCGTGGAGAAAATCCATATACTTTTCCTTATAGAGTATACCCCAATGAATTTGCAAAAAAAAATACATTTCCATTTATTAAATATCCGTCTTATCAAATGAATTTAAAAAAAATAAAGTCAGATGACAAAAAGAGAATTTTAGGTATTTATTTAAATACTATTGGAAACTGTGGAAATTGTGGAATGTGCCAATATTGTGTTTATAAATATATTATTAATTTTTTAAGAAAAAAACAATTTTCTATTACCACAAAAAAAGGTGTCACAAGGGAAATGCCTAATTTTGAAAATATGGAATCGTTCGGTTATACTTTATTACAAACACCATTAGAATCGTTGATTATTTCATATCCAATGAAAGGTCTAAAGAAAATAATGGAAGATTTACCAGATGAAAAATATTCTGAACTATTAGAAGAAGACAATACTAATGAAAACCCTAATAAAAATGAAGAATTTGATATTAATAACAAAGAAATAGAAATTAGTGTTAGTAATTCTGTTAGTGAAGAAAATGAAGATGAGTTAGAAGAAAATTTAGAGAAACTAAATATTAAAAATAATAATAATAATAATAAATTAGGTGGAAGTGATGAAATAAGGGAAGAAAATCAAAATAGTATGAGTTTAGATCCACATTATTTGACTGGTAAAAAGGGATTAGAGAGAATGATGGATTACATTGATCAAAAATCACCGCCGAATAAAGGAGAGTTTGAATATAAAAAATCAACACTAAACGAGTATGGCAATATTTTTTCATATGATAAAATAGCTAGATATAGTTCAAAAATTAAATGTGTGTTAGATAAAATATTAGTTAAAAATAAAAATATAGAAGGTGATAATAAAGTAGCAGAAGGCGTTATTTTGATTTATTCTCAATATATAGATAGTGGTTTAATACCTATGGCACTTGCGTTGGAAGAATTCGGTTTCACAAGATATGGTGAAAACGTGAAACCATTATTTAAAAATAGACCTTCTGAAATTGTTGATGTAAGAACAATGAAACCACCAATTGATAAAAAGAACTTTATACCAGCAAGATATTCAATGATAACAGGTGATCCAAGGTTATCACCAAATAATGATTTTGAAGTAAAAGGTTTAACAAATAATGATAACAAAGAGGGTAATAAGGTAAAGGTTATTTTGATATCAAAAGCTGGTTCAGAAGGTATTGATTTTAAATTTATAAGACAAGTTCATATATTAGAGCCTTGGTATAATATGAACCGAATTGAACAAATTATTGGGCGCGCAGTCCGTAATTTTAGTCATAAAGATTTACCTTTTGAAAAAAGAAATGTTCAAATTTTTATGTACGGTACAATATTAGGTGAAAATAAAGAAGAAGCTGCAGACCTATATGTTTTTCGTTTAGCTGAATTAAAAGCAATTCAAACTGGTAATGTTACCAGATTATTAAAAGAAACATCTGTGGATTGTATTATTAATCATGATCAAACAAATTTTACACAAGAAACCATGGCAAAATATTTAAATGAAGATATCACACAAGAATTATCCACTGGATTGATTATTCATGATTTCAAAATTGGAGACGCTCCTTTCTCTCCAGCATGTGATTATATGCCAACATGTAATTATGTTTGTAGACCTACGAAAGAAATTGCCGAAGACTCATTAAATGAAGATACGTATAATGACACATTTATTAAAATGAATTCTGAAAAAATTATTCAAAAAATCAGACTATTAATGAAGGAAGGTTTTTTTTATAAAAAAGATTTATTAATTGAATTAATTAATATCCCCAAAAAATATCCTTTGGTACAGATATATTCAGCTTTAACAACGTTAATAGATGATAATAATGAATTTATAGTAGACAAATATGGACGTAATGGAAGATTGGTTAATATAGGGGATTATTATTTATTTCAACCAGTTGAATTATTAGATAAAAATGTTTCAATTTATGAAAGATCGGTTCCGATTGATTATAAACACAGTATGATTAATTTTGAAATTAAAAAAGAAGCTATTAAATCAAAAACAAAGGCTGATAATTTGAAAGATAATCAATTACTAGCTGATATAAATGATTCTGAATATCAAAGAAGACAGTCAAAAATATTGGAAGAAATAAATGAAAATTTCAATATAACTAAGGAATATTTGAAACCTGGAATGAAAGTTCCGCGAGGTGATGATAATTGGTATAAACACTGTGGTGTTGCAATGAAAAAATTATCCAGAGAATATCCTGATATAAAAGATTATTTATTGCATTTATTAATTGCACACATGATTGAATTATTATTATTTGAAGAAAAAGTAGATTTATTAAATTATATTTATTCTCTAAAAGAAATAACAGCTAATAGTATTGAATTTTTAATTAAAAATTATTTTGAGAGAAAAAGTATTACAACTAAAAATAATATTGCTATCATTCTTTATAATTTAAATAAAATAAAAATAATGATTTTCAATAGTGCTTCAATAAAATGGATTGAAGCTAGACCTGAGGATCAAAGAGAGATTGCCGATACTAAAGAAGTGAGAGAATTATTAGATTTCAAAATAAGCGATTATAATACTATAGTTGGTTTTATGGGATATGAAAAAAATAATAAATATTTGATTTTTAAAACAAAAGATATGATGTCTAATAGAGATACTGGCGCGAGATGTGATGAAGCAGGTAAAAATAAAACAATACAATTATTAAATAAAATCATTGGTGAAAATAAATATACCAAAGAAAATACTAAAATAATAAAAGATGAAGACAAAAATATTATTCAAGACGCTGTTGGTCACGTTGAATTATGCGTTACTCAAGAATTTATTTTACGTTATTTTGATAAAATTAGAAAAAATAATAAAAAATGGTTTTTAAGTCCAGAAATGGCATTATATTATAAAATATATACTATACACGTGAAATAAATAAAAAAAATGATATTAAATATATTACTACTAATATTTGTAATATATTTATATTAATGCTTAATAATGGATGTAAATTAGAAATAAATAAAATACATCATAATGATTGTATAGACGGTATGAAAAAAATTGAAAATGAAACTGCAGATATTATTCTTTGCGATCCGCCTTATAATATAGGTAAGGATTTTGGTAATAACAGTGATAAACAGAATATGGACGAATATTTATTATGGTGTGATAAGTGGATACAAGAATGTTTAAGAATTTTAAAACCAAATGGCACACTTTATATTTTTGGGTTTAGTGAAAATCTTGCATTTATTAGAACTAAAATAGCGTGTCATGTTAGATGGTTAATATGGCATTATACAAATAAAACAACACCTTCATTAAATTTTTGGCAGCGGTCCCATGAAAGCATTTTATGTTGTTCCAAAACTGCAAAACCTACTTTCAATCGTGATGATGTAAGAGAACCATATACAGAAACATTTATAAAAAATGCTTCTGGTAAAGTGAGAAAGGCAACTAAAGGAAGATTCAGTAAAGGCGATACAGAAACGATTTATAATGCTCATGAAATGGGTGCTTTACCACGAGATGTTATAAAAGTACCTGCTTTGGCTGGAGGTGCTGGTAAAAAAGAACGTGTAGATCATCCAACACAAAAACCATTGCAACTTTGTGATACTTTAATAAAAGCGGCAATGAATAAGGATAAACAATCACCGAGTTTATTAATTGTTCCTTTTGCTGGTTCAGGATCTGAATGTGTTGCAGCAAAAAATAATAATGTAAATTATATTGGGTTTGAAATTAATAATGATTATATTACAATCGCAAATGAAAGATTAAAGTAATTTGTCTCCTAATTCAATATAATTAAATGTTTGTGTGTTATTTACTGTGGCGGATGCTATAATAAATTTTTTTAATTCTTCCGACATAGTAATGTGCATCCAAAGTTGCGAGGACATGCTAAATGTAATACCCATTTTGCAACCATTTATTTTATTTGTAGTCCATCCTACTTGTTCATCTTTATTTTTACCGCGTTTACCGATCATTGGTTCCCAATTATAGGAAGTCGGATCTAAAATTAAATAATTGCTTGGTATCAATAACCAATCGTAAGTGATTAAATTATTGTTTTTTGATTCGTCCCGTATAATAAAAGAATAATAATCAAAATTTTTTCTACTATTTATTTCTTTCATAATATCTTCTAGTGTGCCAAAATTATTTGAATTGCAAACTGTGGTTAATCTATAAGAACTAATATCAATTGTTTTTCTATTTTTGGAATATTTTCCTGATTTATTACTGATTCCACCCAATGCACATTGAATATCCATACCAGGAGCATGGCTTCCATTACTTTTTGATTGTATATCAATTCCAAGTGATGTGAATATATTAGCATTTAATTCTTCCCAAGTTTCTTTATTAATTGGCGATTGATTAATTAAATGATAACCTTTAACACACTTTTTAAAATTTTCTTCTAGTAATTTCTTATTGCAAAATTTTTCAATATTCATTCTGTTATTTTATTAAATTGGATTTATTGAATATTAATATTTTCATATCATTTTTTTATATTAAAAATAATAAAAATTAAAATTGAAAAATAATTAAAAGAAATTATGTATAATATTAGTATATAGTATTAATGGAAATGGAATTAGAAATTAATAAACCTGTTGCTACAACAATCAAAAAAAAAGAATTTGTTTTATCATCTATTTATTCACGTTCTATAATAAATAGAACTATATCATTGCCAATAACTGTAATTGGTAATAATTTAAAACAAATAATTGAAGAATTTATTTCATTTCATTATGAAGGTAAATGTCTAGTAGAAGGATTTATTAAACCACAATCTACAAAAATAATTACATATTCTAGCGGTACAATAAAACGTGGTAATTACGTATCTTTTGATGTAGTTTTTGAATGTCAAGTTTGTTTTCCAGTAGAAGGTACTATTATTTCATGTCTAGCAAAAACAAACACAAAAGCTGGTATCACAGCAGAAAGTGCAGATGAAAAACCTAGTCCTATAATTGTTTTCATTGCACGAGATCATCATTATTATAGTTCACAATTTAATGAAATCAAAGAAGGAGATAAAATAAATATTAAGGTTATTGGCCAACGGTTTGAATTAAATGATAAATTTGTATCCATAATAGGAGAGTTAATAAGACAACCTAAACAAAAAATGAAATCTAAAATAGTTATTGAATAATAAATTAAATAATATATTAAAAATATATTAAATATAAAAAATTATTATTGATTATAGAAAGTAAAAATATGAGCTATACTGAAATAACAATGACTACTAATGAAATTAATAATTTTTCTGTTAGTGAATTAAATTATATTAGAGAATCCATAGAAAATATGAATAAATTTAATCAAGTAGAAGTATTGCGAATATTAAATAATCATAAGCATGTTACTTTAAATGAGAATAAATACGGTATTCATGTTAACTTATCTGAATTAAATAAAGAAGTATTGGAAGAAATGAAAGTATATATTAATTATGTAAATAATCAAGAAACTGCATTGAGTGAAATTGAAAAACAAAAAGAATCTTTTAAAAATATATATTTTTCAAAAGATAATAAAGATAATTAATTGTTAAATAGTAACAAATGTCATTTGTAAAAGAAGACGATATATATCAAACTTTTGTTAAACATGTACAAGATTATATGTTTAATAATACAAATATATGTAAATCATTAGAATGTAAATTACATGAAGAACATAGCAAAAAAACAAAAGAAAAAACTGAAAAAAACGATAATAATGCAAGTAATAATTTAATTATACCAAATGATAACGACACTTTATTCTGGTGTTTGTATATTATTAAAAACGGGTTAGCAAATTATTCACAACTTACAAATAGAAATTTAATTATTGAAAAAAAATTAAAAATTGAATATGTAGAACGTTTACGTAAAGAAAAAACATTAATTAAACAATATAAATTTGACACGTTGACTAACATTGAAAATTCATTATCAAATGAAAATAGAATTGATTTAAACACATTTTTAACTTTATGTGTTGTTGGTTCTTTAAATATTTTTTTTATTAAAAAAAATACATATTTTGAATTAAATATGAATGATTCAAATATAATTTATATTATTAAATATTTATCTGAAAAAGATGAGTATGGTTTTGAAGAAACAAATAAAGACAGCATAACTGATTTTAGAGAAAAATATTTTAAGGTTGAAAATATGTCAAAACCTATAAAATCTATGTCATCTTATAAAACGCAAGATTTAATAAATATTTGTAAAAAAATAGGTATTGAAACTACTATTATCAAAAACGATGAAACAAGCGTAAATAAATCCATTAAGAATAAAAATAAAAAGGAATTGTATGAAGAAATTATTAAATATTTTTAAAAAAATTGAACAATAATTTAAAAATAAGTCTAATCTTATATTATATAAAATGTTAAATGAAGAAAATAAATCAAATATGGAAAATAATTTTGGAAGTATTGAATTAAATAAAATTTATAATGATCTTGATGATAAAACAAAAAATGAAATAGATGCATTGCCTAAATTAGAGATTAAAATAAGAATACTTAAAGATATATCAAACACTGATTTACAAAATTTATATAACAATTTAAATTTAAAAGAAAAAGCTGAAATTGACTCATTCAAAATTAGAGACAAATATACTATGTTAAAACATTTATTAAAAAAACAAACAAACACTCCACCTTTAAACCCTAATTTTATTTCTCCTGTAATAGTTGAAAAAGATGCTCCAGATGAATTATTGAAAGAAGACATTGAAGAAAATATTTATGAAGAACAAATTAAACAAAATACTGTTAATTTAGTAGATTTAAAACAATCACAAAAAAATGCTCAAAAAGATTTTGCTAATTTAATCAAATTGCATTATCAATCATCACCATTTAGTTATTCTAATAAAAATCACGAATTAGAAGTTAGATTTGGAACACGAGGTATTAAACCATTAAATAAAAATGATTATGATAGTGTTATAAAGAAGCTAAAATCAAGTGGTTTTACTAGTATAAATGAAGTAGGAGTTTCTAGTTTAAAAATACAATGCGAACATTTGGATAAAAATACAGGAAAATTTAAATTATCAAATACACGTGTTACAATTAATGATATACTTTTGATACAAAAGTATTGCAAATCAAATGATATTAAAACCATAATGAAAGACAATGTCAATGCAATTACATTTGTTAATAAAAATAATGTTTTTATTGATAATAAAAAAGTATTTCCGGTTAATTTTGATGATTTTAATTTTAGAGTTTCATATCAAGTAGAAGAAAATATAAGCATGTCGTCCAAAAATTTTATACTACAAAGTTGGGATAAAAACAAAAAAACGTTTAGGTTTTTGAATCGTGTAACATTTACACATCCAGATTATCCTGTAAATGTTGATATAAGTATTACAAAATTTAATGGTGATCATAATAAAAGAACATACAATATAGAGGAATCAAATGTTTTTAATAGTCCTGAAAAAATTGAGATTGAATTAGAAGTAGATAATAATAAAATTGGTCCATATACACAATTTGACACACCTGAAAAAATACTAGAAGCATTAAGAAAAGTAATAAAATTTGTGTTAAGTGGTTTACAAAACACCAACTATCCAATTTCTTATAATGAACAAAAAGAAATAATGAATGAATACATGAAAATGTTACATAAAGAAAATTACAATGTTGAAAAAAAAATATATCCAAGTGATTTTATTGGACCTTCTTCATTTACTTTACAAATGTCCAATATTGCGGAGATAGATAACAACTCAAATATTCCAAACATTAGAAAAGATTTTGTTGTAACTGATAAAGCTGATGGAGAACGTCATTTATTATTTATAAGTGGAAATGGTAAGATATATCTAATAAATACAAATATGCAAGTTATTTTCACTGGTGCAAAAACAATTAATAAAGATATTTTCAATACTTTATTAGATGGGGAATTGATTGCAAATGATAAATTCGGTAAATTTATAAATTTATATGCAGCATTTGATATTTATTATTTGAATAAAGTAGATATTAGAATATTACCATTTATTATCAAAGAAGATGGTGTAAAACAAAAAACTTTGAATACTAAAAATAATAGTGATATTTATCAATGTAGATATATGTTATTACAAAATACAATAACTTCAATCAAAGCATTATCTATTTTAGATGTGAATGTATCTATTGAAACAACTAAAAATACAAATGATCTCAAAAAATTATTGTCACCAATTATTATTAAAAATAAAAGATTTTATCCTGAAAGCGTTGTAAAAGGAAATATATTTGATGCGTGTAACGACATTTTAACAAAAGTAAGAGAAAATAGATTTGAATACAACACAGATGGTCTTATATTTACACATGCTTATTATGGTGTAGGTTCCAATAAAGAAGGTGAAACAGGACCATTAAGCAAAATTACATGGGAATATTCATTTAAATGGAAACCACCTCAAGATAATACAATTGATTTCTTTGTAGTTACATTAAAACAACCAGGTGGTGAAGACTTTATTAAAACTATTTATGAGTCAGGTATAAATTCACAATTAAGTACACAATTAAGTGAATATAAAACAATACAATTAAGTTGTACATATAGTGAAAGAAAACATGGTATCATTTATTTGAACCCATGTCAAGATCTTATTGATGACAAATTACCTGAATTCAAAGAAGCAAATTTTGAAGAAAAATACACAAATGATGCAAAACCATTACAATTCTATCCAACAGAACCATTTGACCCTGAAGCTGGTATATGTAATATAATGTTAAAATTGGATGATAATGGTGTTAAACAAATGTTTACTGAAGAAAACGAAGTTTTTGGGGACAATATGATTGTTGAGTTTAGTTATGATCTAACAAAAGAAAAAGGTTGGAGATGGGTTCCAAAAAGAGTTAGATATGATAAAACAAGCGAGTTTTTACAAGGAATTAAAAACTTCGGCAATGCATATCACGTTGCAAACAGTAATTGGAAATCAATCAATAATCCAATTTTAGAAGATATGATTTGTACAGGTGAAGGAATTCCAGATATAAGTGTAGATGAAGATATTTATTATAATAAACCTGCAGGTAAAACATCCACTGAAGCTATGAAAAATTTTCATAATTTATATGTAAAAAAATTATTAATTAAATCAGTATCAAGACAAGGTGATACATTAATTGATTATGCTTGTGGAAAAGCCGGAGATTTACCAAAATGGATAACTTCACGATTGTCTTTTGTTTTTGGAATTGACAAATCAAAAAATAATCTAGAAGATAGATTAGATGGTGCTTGCGTTAGATATTTGAATTCAACTAAAACAAATAAACATATGCCTCAAGCATTGTTTGTAAATGGCGATAGTTCATACAATATTAAATCAGGTGCTGCAATGTTAAATGATAAAGCAATACAAATAACAAAAGCAATTTTTGGTGATGGTCCTAAAGAGGTAGATAGGCTTGGAAAAGCAGTTTTTAGGCAATATGGTAAAGGCGAAGATGGGTTCAATATTTCATCATGTCAATTTGCAGTCCATTACTTTTTAGAAAATCCCAATACACTTCAAGGTTTTATGAAAAATTTATCAGAGTGTACAAAATTAAATGGTTATTTTATTGGTACATGTTACGATGGTAAAGAAGTATTTAATTTATTAAGAAAAAAACAACCAGGAGATTCAATTCAAATTATTGAAAAGGGAAAAAAAGTTTGGGAGATTGTAAAAGGTTACAATTCTACAAAAATAGAAGATAATTCTAGCTGTATTGGTTATAGAATAGACGTATATCAAGATTCAATAAATCAATTAATAACAGAATTTTTGGTAAATTTTGATTATTTAGATTACGTTTTAGACAATTATGGTTTTAAATTAATAGATAGGGAAGAAGCAATATCATTAGGTTTGCCAGATGGAAGTGGTTTATTCGGTGAATTATTTATGAATATGTTAGAAGAAGTTAAAAAAAATAAAAACAAATCAAAAGATTATGGTCAAGCAATTAATATGAGTGAATATGAAAAAAAGATTTCGTTTTTAAATAGATATTTTGTTTATAAAAAAATACGCAACGTTAATACCGAAAAAGTTCATATGGAGTTCAGTGATTACAATTTTTCAGAAATGAATCAAAACAATGAACAAACAAATAATGCAGTTTCTGTTTCCAAAAACATTGAAATAGAAATCAAGAAAAAACAAAAAATACGTAAATTAAGTAAAAAATTGATATTAGATCCATCTACGGAAGCTTTAGAATAAAAGTAACAAATGTGATAATTACTTAAACATTATAAATGTATAATATATAATTTCATGAATTATTATATATTACCAAAATTTAATAACAAAATTAAATTATCAACAAAAATAAATGAAAATAATATAGAACCATATATATCACAAACGCTTCTATTATATTTTAACAAAATAATAGAAGAAATAAATAAATTAAAAATAAATGATAAAGATATTGAAATTTTTAAAATTGTGAATCCATATCAATATATTTTTTCAAAAGTGCCTGGTACATCTTTTTCAGTTAGTAAAATTAAAACAAAAAGCATGATGTTTTATGAATTATATGAAATTTTTCAAACAATTAATTTATTAGATTCATTCAAGTTTGATATAATGAATTCATTAATAGTTGGTGCAAATTATGAAGACTCCTTAGAATGTCTTGAAATGTTGAGAGAAAATTATAATATTGACAAATTTTTTTGTTTTTATGAATATAATTCAAAATTACACAATTGCATAGAAAAAAATAAATTCAATTTTGTTATTTATGAATTAAACACACATGAAAATATTAACCTTTATGTAATTAATTTAATAGAATTAGTAATTATTATTTTTAATCAATTAAAAGAAAATAGTATTGTAATATTGAAAATAAACAATTTGTTTCATAAACCAATTTTAGAAATTTTGTATTTATTAAATTCTTTATTTGAAAAAACATTTATTATTAAACCTAATACATCTGATGTTACTTCCTTTGATAAATATATTGTTTTACAACATCTAAAATTAAGCTGTAATGACTTTGATTTGTTTTTAAATTATAATACAATATTGTCTGAATTAATTACAAAATATATTAATACCGAAGTCACTACAGAAATAAATATTCAAAGTATTATTAACATTGAATTACCATATTATTTTTTGAATAAAATTGATGATATTAACATAATAATTGGACAGCAACAATTAGATGCATTAAACCAAGTAATTAATCTTTTAAAAAGTAAAAATTCTGAAGATAAAATGGAAACATTAAAAAAAACAAACATTCAAAAATGTGTTAACTGGTGTGAAAAATTTAAAATACCATGTAATAAGTTCTCAGATAAGATAAATATTTTTTCATAAAAGACTGTTACCATTTGGTGACTGTCTATAATGGTTTGATAATCGTGAAAAAGGTGAATTCAATTGCAAAATAGACGTAGAATAATCAGTTTTTCTTAAATAGCGACACGCTTTATTGTTTTGATAGGTTGTAGGAAAAAAATTTAATGGTGGTTTCTCACAACCAGGTGCAGGTTTATTTTTACCAAGTGGTGTTGAACGATAAGATGCTGCATTCTTTTCAATTGTTGTAACATTTAATTTCAACAAACGTGTACTTGAATCCACCGCCCCTTGTTGTGCGTATTGTGGGTTATTTGGTTTATAAATAGTTAATTTACAACCTATTGGATTATTAGGTCCAGAAAGCGGAACACCAATATAAGGATTATTAATAAATGCTAAAAAAATTCTTAAGGCTGGCACACTATTAACTTCTGGTAATCCTCTTAAATATTCAAAAAGATCAGTTAATTTTAAATTTTTAGATGAGACAAAAAAATCATACTGTTCTTGAGTTATAATATTTTGTCTTAATAAAATATCTAATAAAGCATATGTAAGGTTAATTTCAGACGCTGTAACTATTTCAGCGTTAGGTTGACAATTTGCATAATAAGTGTTTGTGATAGATAATGGATCTCCTGGTTTAGATGGTAAGTTTACACTATTATAAGGCTCAAAATTAAACGCTTTTTGAATATATGTTTTACATCTATTTTGCAAGTATTGTTTGTGTGTAGTATAATAATTTTTAGGTAAATTTGTATTTGCATAAATAACACGTTTTAATGCAAATTTTTCTTGATTACAACAGAGAATGTTGTTTTGAGTATTTGCTTCAGGATTTTCAGTTAAATAAGATTCGTTTGGATAATATGTATCTACAATCCCTACACCTTCACATGTAGTACAATCTTCATTAAGTTGAAGTATCTGATTTATTTCTGTATCAGGATTCTGTTTTACTAAATAACTCCCTGGTTTATCTTGTAGTTCATTAAGTAATCCACTACCACCAAAACCCCCACCAAGTGATGTACCTTTACTTGATTTTACACGACGATTTAAATTATATTGAATTAATCCTATTTCAGCTTCAGATGTGTAAAATTTATTATTAGATATATATTCACCTTCTTTTTCTTTATTCAAAGTAATTATATCTATATTTTTAATCACTCTTCCTTTTCTGTAATGTTTTAAAGGTCTTGCCTTTCCAAAAGGTGCTGGGAAAATATTTCCTGTATCATTATTTGTTAAAGGTCTAATATGACTATGAGCGATTCCTGAAGGATTACTGTTGATACTAGTGCCTTTCCAAGTTTTATATCCACCTTGATTGCGAAGATTTACAGCTTTTCCCATTCCAACTGGATAAAAAGATGTTCCCAATGAATTAAATCCAGTATTTAAATAATTGTTTTGTATTCCTTGTGACATTTTAATAATATATTTTATATAAATATTATAAAATAAAAGTTTATAATATTTCAATATATTAATAATGTTAATTAAAATATTGATTAGTTTTTTTATAATACTTATAGTTTATCAAGTATTTCTATATAATATTGTTGGTGATAATATCACAGAAGGTATGCAAACATCATACCAGCCTTATGATACAAACAACCCAAATAATGCAATGATTTTAGCACAACAAAACGCTGGAAATATTCAGGTATTAAAACAACAACTTGACAAAATTATTAATTTAGACAAACAAGTCCAAGATATTAGTGGCAATTTGATAACATTGACGAATCAAGTAAACTCTATGGTTGGATCACAAAAAAGTATGGTAGAATCAAAAATACCATCTTCAACTCCTCAAATAACAGGTTTAAAATAAAGTAAATAAAATTATAATATTTATATAAATTAGTATTACTAATAAACTATAAATGTCTAATATATTTCAAGAAGTATTAAAAGATGCATCAGAGTTAGAAAAAAAGTTATTGGGACCAACATATCCCTATTATAAAAATATAAGAACCCCTGGACAAATTGGTATGTCAGATAGAGGTACCTTAGACGCACTTGGGAAAGACGTTAATGGTTTGATTAATTATATACAATTTTTGGTTCAAGGTAATAGCAATGTTTCAACTACTGGACAACCTTTAGGTAATAAATTTTTCTTAAAAACAGGTGCAAAGTGTTTGGCTAAAGATACCGGTAAAGAAGTAGATAGATATATATATGTAAATAATGTTCCAGACGGTACTATTCCTATAGTATCTCAAGGATTAGGTGTTAATTTTTCTCAATTTCGTGGTTTAATACCTGGTGCAATTGGTAATTTAAATGTTTTGAATCCATATACGATGATGCAATCTTTTATGGTTGGATCTACTCCATCTTGTCAAAAAATAACAATGGAAACTATTAACAACGATAACAATAGGTTTAATGAAACACAATATGTGACATTAGTAGATATACAAAATATGAATCCATGTAATTTTAGAGATAATAGAAATCCTATTAGTGGTAAAACGTGTAGACAAGCATTTCAAAATATTAGAGAAAATCCAGATAATTCTAATAACGATATTGAAGTAAAATTACCTGAAGATCCTATTGCACAGTTATATTATTTAACTTTAACTGCAATATCAATATACATATTATATAGATTAATTGAAAAAAGTAGATAAATAATACTAAAATAGAAGTTGTTAGTATTATTATTATATTTATGTTACTATTTTAACGTCTAGATCTTCTTCGTGAAGATCTTCTTGATCTTCTTCTTCCACCAACTTTAGATGTTAATGTTTGAATTGGTTTATTTGTAATGTTTGATGCTTGAGTTTGAATAGGTTTATTTGCCATGTTTGCTGCTGTATTTGTACTACTACCTCCTCTTTTTACTCTTCTTGTTCTTTTACCACCATAACGTGAACTAAGATATGATGTAGTTGGAGCGTATGATGATGATGTATTTGATCCATCCATACCAATAACTTCTTTGGTTTTTCTCCAAAGATCACTAGTACCTTGCGATATTTTATTTCCAAAATCACTAAATTTTTGTTCTAAATTAGAAAAAGATTCGTTTACGTTTATAAACCCTCCTTTTTTACTATAACGTTTATAAGTTTTCCTTGGCATTTTATTATATATTATTGTAAGAAATTATAATAAAATAATATAATAATTAAATAAAATAATAAATAATAAAATAGAAGTTTGATTTATTACTAAATAATTCAAACTAACTTTTAATAATTTTGTCTTGGCAATGATCCCCAACCACACACTGCACCATTTGTTAAACTGTAATTATAAATAGAACCTTTCTTTTTTGGCGCAACACATCCACCAGAACGCGCACGTCTAATAGTGCTTCTAGTTCCACTTGGATAATAATTTTTTGTTGTTATTGGTTCGGATAATGGTAGACCCACTTTGAAACCACTCTTTCCTACAGCATTTCGTTTTAAAATGTTAACATACATTGAAGAAGGAATAGGTTGAATATAATTCATATGTGTAGAAACACTGTGTTGCCGTTGTGTTGACGATGAATGAAACATAGTAGGCGGGGATGGATTTAATAAACCAGAACTTTCTATTCCACCACCTAAAACTCCTTGTTGTATATATTTATCTAATCCTTTTCTTATATTTGGGCTGTCAATATCCTGTCTTTTTGTAGCGGCTCTTAAATATTCTTGTCTAGAATTTGACATCATTTCAGCATAAACAGGTTCTTGCGATGGATAAAACAAAGGTGGGTTTGGACTTTTTCCTGTTAAAGTGCCATAATTATGATATGGTATTGCGCATGGATATTGGTTTGTGCTTAATGGTCCTACTATTGGTGCATTTACGTAATTATTGTAAGATACAGAACCTTTTGATGTAGTTACACTATATGGAGTTGTCATTTATTTATATAATTACAATATAATAATAATATTATATAATAATTATAATTGTTTCATTTTTTAATATAGTTCGGATTTCCACAATAACTACAGTTTTGAAAATCAATTTTTCTCTCTTCATTCTTTACAGAACTTATAATTGTATTTCTTTTTTTACATTTGTTACACTGAAATATTTCTGTTAAATAACTGATTGACCAACTATTGAAATCTGTTTTTTGATTCAATTCTGGTCTATTTAATTTATTTATATTATGCTTCATTTTTATTACATACTAATTATATTTTAATATCTTCTAATAGCTCTATAAGCGCTTTGACTAGCACTATAATCATTACCAGAAAATGATTTGTCGTTGTAATTAGATACCATAGCCTTTTGCTTTAAATAAGTAGTATAATCTGAACTATCATAAACAAATTTTACATTGCAAGCTGCTGCAGGGACTAACGGAGCAATTTGGTTTCCAGTGTATGTGGCACTTGCCGTACAAGATTTTGAAACAGATCCAAGATGCTGTCTTAAACCTTTTATATTTGGTCTACTTTGAAAGGATTGACATGTACCACCGCATGAATAATTATCACGACTCAATAAATCTCCCGAATTTGTAACTGCGCGAAACGGTGTTATAATTTGTTTTTTATTAGATGCTCTTAATTCAGCCTTGTAGGTAGTGTTCCATGAATTTCTTAAAGTAAAACGAATGTTTTCAAAAACATTACTACCAAATGACCCTTTTTCAGTGGTTTGATCTGCTTGAGGCATGTATCCTTGGAATCCACCTCCTAATGCTTTACCTTTTAAATCTCCACTTACTAAATAAAATTGTGGAAAACTTCCACCAATACTATTTGTATAACCAATACTTCTAGACATGATAATAATATATATTATATATATAATAAATATATTATTATCATTTATAATAAAAATGTTTTAAAATTATTATTACTAAATTTATAAAATTAATTATTTATGTAATATATATAATATGTTCAAATTTATATTTTTATTTACTGCAATTGTTTTTGTTGCTTTAGATTTCATGTATCTGAATTTAATAAAAGGTTATTTTTCAAAACAAATCGCAAATGTTCAAGGAGAGAAATTACAAATCAATTTTTTAGGAGCAGCAATTTGTTATATTCTTTTAATTACAGGGTTAAATTATTTTATTATTGAACCTAAAAAAAGTGTGTATGATGCTTTTCTTTTAGGTATAGTTATTTATGGTGTATATGAAACAACTAATTATAGTTTATTTAAAAATTGGTCAATCATAACAGTTTTTATCGATACCTTATGGGGTGGTATTTTATTTGCTACTACAACTTTTTTAAGTAAACAAGTAAGAAATTTATTCTAAAATATTCTAAAATATTCTAAAACATTTTATCTATATCTATGTCATTTTTCATAACAACAGTATTATTTACTAATAATTCTGAAAATTCAACTAGCTTAATATAATTTTCCTTCAAAATGTTTTTTGCATCTTTGTATGCATTATTTACTAATTCTAATGATTCTTTATCCATTACATATTTTGTGTATTGAGAATATTTATCGCCTATTCCTAAACTTCTACCTAAAAATGGATTAGATTCATCTCCAACATTATCGTTAAAAAATACTTCTAATTTATCTCCCATTCCAAAATTACCAACCATACGTTGTGATAATTTATTGGCTTGTCTCAAATCTTCATTTGCGCCCAATGAAATAAAATCATCGCCGTAATATAAACTTTCCGCCGCTTTACCTCCCAAAGTAACAATCAAACGTTTTTTCAAAATATCTTTTGTATATAAACCACCTTCTTTAATTTCAGGTTTTTCACCAAAAATTGTATATCCTCCTGCTCCATTATAAGTAGGTTGAATAGATGCCTTTTGAAATTCAAAATAATTGTTAAAAATAATTGATAATAGCGCATGACCAGCTTCATGGATCGCAACTCTCTGTTTCGTTGCAGGTTCTACTTCAGCATTATTTCTTATTAAACCAACAATTGATTTTTCAAAAGATTCAAAAATATATTTTTCTTGGATCATAGTTTCATTGTTTCGTGCTGACAATATAGCAGCCTCATTGATTAAATTTTTTAATTCTGCACCTGAAAAACCATCAGTGAGCTCAGCAATGGCTTTTATATCAAATTGTTTATTTGTTTTTTTATTTTTAATATAGAAATCAAGGATTTTCTCTCTTGAAAATTTATCTGGTACGGGGACTCTAATAATTCTATCAAATCTTCCAGGTCTAAGTAAAGCTTGATCTAGAACATCTCTTCTATTTGTGGCGGCCATGACTACAATATCTTCATTGTCATTAAAACCATCCATTTCATACAACAATTGATTTAATGTTTGTTCACGCTCATCATTTGCCATATTTATTCCAGCTCCACGCTGTCTACCAACAGCATCAATTTCATCAATAAATATAATGCACGGCCTATTCTTACGAGCAGTGTCAAACAAATCTCTAACACGTGAAGCTCCCATACCGACAAATAGTTCGACAAACTCTGAACCAGAAATAGACATAAAAGTTGAATTCGTTTCAGTTGCAATTGCTTTTGCCAATAATGTTTTACCAGTGCCAGGGGGTCCTTCCAACAAAATGCCTTTAGGCATGTCAGCACCAATTGTTTTATATAACTCCTTTTTTTCAATATAAGAAATAACTTCCTTACATTCTTCAATAACTTCTGGACTTCCTGCCCAACTAGAAAGAGAGACATTTGGTTTAACAAATAAATCATTTTCCTTTTGATTAGTGGGAAAACTGAAAGGTGTCATACTTCCGCCACCGTTTCGCATGTTGTTGTTATTAAATCTTGAACTCATTCTTGAATTCATTCCTTGCATGGTATTTGCTGTATATAATGATGATAAAAACGACAATAAGAAAAGAATAGGCAAAGCGTAACTTGCTAATGTTAAAATCTCTCCTGCTAGATTTTGAATGTTAACAATATTTTGCGGTGTAAAATTAACAAAATATAATGGGACATGTAATTCACTTGCTTTATCAACTAAATTGGGAACTACTATTGGATCTATATCACTTACATGATAATGATTGTATAACAGATCATCTTTTGGCAAATTATCCATACTTACAAGTTGATTGTATTTTTTGTCTACAAATATCTTGGATAATTTATTGTTCAATAAATCTTGTATAAGATCATTATAATTTTCTTTTGTAAAATAAAATTTGTATTTGTGTATGAGTTGTAAATCATTCAAATTTTCTTTTTCGTTTATAATCATAGATATGGAGCTTTTATGTTTATAAATTGAACCCTTATTTTTTAGAATTTGAAAACTATGGATTCCGCTTATAAATAAAAATAACACACAAGTGATTTTAGATAGCATTTATTATATTTTATATATTGTTATGTTTAAATTAATATATAAATAAATAATATAAAATTAACACTAGTTATAAATTATATTATATATTGCTAGTGGTATATGAATATTTTTTTAAAATTATTTACTATACTATTTTCTCTAACAAATTGTCATTGTTTTTTTTATTCAAATAAATACATTGCTAATAAAATAAATCAAGATAAGTTTAATGTAAAAATACAACCAGATGAAAATGAACAGAACGTCTTAAACGAATCAAGAGACAAATTATATTATTTTGGCGAATTCCCACGATTAGATGCACCCAATGATAAAGGACAATTAACATGGTATCCAATTGGATTCTCTAGTGATTTTGGAAAACAACCAACCAAAATTACTATACGAGACGTTAATTATGTTGTATGGAAAGATAAACACAATAATTATTATAGTATCAGAGATAGTTGTAGTCATCAAGGATCTTCTTTTTTACTTGGCAACACATGCAAAAATACTATTTCTTGTCCATATCACGGATATATCTTTGATGGATCTAACGGAGAATTGGTTCAAATTCCAAAATTGCCACACATTGAATCTCAATCGCATAACATTGACTGTTTCAAAGTTGTTGAAAAAGGTGATATGGTTTATTTAAATACTGTAGCTGTTTTAAATGAAGAAATGAAATCGCAAATAGATGAATCTTATATTTTTACAGAACCTGAATTTTATGACAAGAATCAACGAGTTGTATATTTGGCAGAAGATTTTGAACACTACGCCAAATTTGTAAGTGTCAATAGTTTGGATATTTGTCACATAGGATTTGTACATACTTTTGGCAATAAAAAAAGTCCAAATCCTTTGCGTAATTCAAAAGTAATAAAAATGAATGAACCAGGTGAACATCAAGATCATCACTATAAAATAATTTATGAATATGTGGCCGGAGAGAATTCGCTTGTTAACAAAATATACAATTTTGACAATATTACAGTTGAAAATGAATATGCTTTACCTCATACTACTGTTGCGAGAGTTAAATTTGGTACAATGACGTCAACTATTATAACTCACGCATTACCTATTTCAAAATTCAAAACAAAATTATTTGTAAAAGCATACAGAAACTATTGGAGTTATTATCATGAAAAAAACACTATGTATCTTTTACATCCGTTTGAAAGTGTGATAAATTACTTTGGTGACAAACTAACTTATAAAACAATGTATAATACTTTAAAACAAGATAAGGAAATTGTAGATAATATTGATAAGACGAGTTATGAGGGGATGCATGGTAAATTTAGTATTATTTATGATATGTTTTCTAATCATTATAAAAATAATTATAAGATGTTTTATGAATCTCCTACCTTTTAAAATTATAAAATTATACAATTATTATTTATTTAACGTAATTAAAGATAAATAAATAAATTATTATAAAACAATGGCTAATGAGCCATTTATTCCGCAACACATATCTCATTTGGCAATTCATTATTCAATACCAATTATTTTTATAGCATCTATGTTTTCTTTTTACAGAAAACACTTAATTTTATCGTACATGCAATATTTACTATTTTTAACATCAATCGTACATTGGAATTGTATATATAAGAACGGGTTTATTCGTAATTTAGATATGTGTACTGCAATAATAACATTGTTGTATGCAACATTTGTTAGTTGCAATTATATTGATGAAAAAAAAGTAAAAATATGGTATTTTACATTAAAAACAGGTATAACAGTTTTTATTTTAAATGAAACAACTTTATTTATAGGTCTTCAATACATTAATAATGCAAAAAAACGTGAAACATTAATGTTATATGTAGCTCTTATACATATGATATTTCTCCATTGTGGGTTCTCGTGTGCTTCTATATATTGTGTTTTACCATAAAAAATATTATTTGTAAAAAATATTATTTATAAAATATATAACGAACATGAAAAAACAGTATCTCGGTTTCAATACTTGGGGAAATAATGGAACATATGGTAGAACAACCACTGCTTGTGGATTAGGAAAAATGCGAAATACAGTTGGTTCCACACCTCGTATATATAATTATTGTAATAATTTTGCGGTGGATCCTTTAGCGTGTACCTTAAATTTGAAACCTACTCCTAATTCAAATCCTACCGTTCCAAATCCACCAACTAGTTTATCTGCTACTCCTGGTAATGGAAACGCAACTATTAGCTTTACTCCAGGTTCAAACGGCGGTTCCGCTATTACAGATTATTTGTATTCAACCAACGGTGTAACTTATACTTCCACAGGAGACTCAACAAGCCCAATTACAATAAATGGACTTACTAACGGTGTTACATATAGCATCACATTAAAAGCAGTAAATGCAAATGGTAATAGTTCTGCTTCAACTGCAGTATCTGCTACGCCAACGGGTGTTGCTCCATCAACACCAACAGCATTGTCCAGTGTCGGAGGAAATACAGAAGCATATATTTTGTTCACGCAAAGTGGCACTATAACAAACTATGAATATTCTACCGACGATGGCGCCACATTCTTAGCGTTTGACCCACCACAAACTTATAGTCCTGTAAACATAACAACATTGTCGTCGGATGGAGTAACTCCTTTAACAAATGGAACCACGTACACCGTCAAATTAAAAGCAGTGAATTCTGGAGCATTAAGTAGCGAATCTGTATCTGTTGATGTTATACCCACAGAAACAAATTTATTAACTACGGATCGCATAATATACTTAGATGCAAGGAACACAAGCTCTTACTCAGGAAGTGGAACTACTTGGACAAATCTTGCTTCAAGTGGGGCTTATAGTGCAACACTCCAAAACTCTCCAACGTTTGACAATATAAATAAATGGTTTACATTTGATGGTATCAATCAAATCGCACAAATTGCAGCAGCGGCTGCGATTAATCCAACCACTCCATTTGGTTCATTTACTATTCAAATATGGGCACGTGTTAATACAGCGTCACCTAATTTTGGTTCTGGTGATGGCCTGATAAGCAAGCAATTTGGGTTTCCAACTTATGATGGTTATAGTTTAAGTTTATCCACTTCAAGAGCAGTTACTCTTAATATGAACGGTAGTTCAGTTAATGGAAATTATAGCTCCTCTGCGGGAGTATATAGCGATAGTTGGGCTTTATACACTATTGTAGTGCGTTTTGGAGGTGGTTCTGGTAGACCGAGTTATACCTATGTAAGCACTAGACGTGTTGTTACAGCAAATAATGGCGAGATTGGTATGCCATCTCCAAATGCAAACCTGCAATTCCCTAGAGGAATACAGGAGACAGGTTCCAATTTCTGCCCAGCCAGTGTTGGCGCCTTTTATTTATACAATGCTGCATTGTCACAAGAAGATATCATCCGTAATTTTGATGCAACAAAACACACATATATATAAAATAGGCTTTGCCCATTAATGCAGGATAAAAATTATTATTGATAGAAAAATATAAAATAAAATAAAAAAATAGTTATTATATTTTACAATAATTTACAGGTTTTAGTGTTTTGCACAACTTTTTCTAAAAGTTGTTTTCAATTGTCTGTAATAAATCGCGGTGCAATATTCATAGTATTCAATTCTTGACATAGTAATTTACAAGCATACGGTATTTCTACATATGCAAAATCAGTTCTGTTATCACATACTCTACAATGATGAATCTGCATTTCATCATTATAGGCTGCAATTAATCCACATTTTTTACATACATGTACCGAATATTTATCCGAAGCATCATACATTCTGCCTCGTGTAAATCGCGCAGCACCATGAGATACCATTGCATCTTTTTCCATTTCACCAAAACGTAAACCACCATCGCGACTACGACCTTCAGCAGGTTGTCTAGTCAAATTTACCATAGGACCAATTGAACGACTATGTGCCTTGTCGTTTACCATATGTTTTAATCTTTGATAAAATACTGGTCCCATGAAAACACTACAAGCAACTTGTTCTCCAGTTAAACCATTGTGTAACAATTCATTACCATGAGCTTCATATCCCAATTTGATCAATTCGTCGCAAATATCTTTCACTTCAAATTGACCAAACGATGTACCATCACCAAACAATCCTAATTCTACTAATACTTTACCTAAGACAGTTTCTTTTAATTGTCCAATAGTCATACGAGATGGTATAGCGTGAGGATTAATAATGATATCAGGTTTTACACCACTTGCAGTAAATGGCATATCTGCTTCAGGAATAATGTTACCAATAGTACCTTTTTGCCCATGGCGACTACTAAATTTATCGCCAATAACAGGTTTTCTTACAATTCGCAATCGCACTTTTGCAAAATTATATCCTTCTCCATTTCTGTCTATATAATTTTTATCTATATACGTTTCTTCAACTGTTCTATGAATACGACTTTGATCTTCAAATTTGATTACTTTTGTATGATCATTTCTATTTTCTTTAATAGGCGTTACTTTGGCAATAATAATATCACGATTTTCTACTAATGTATTTTCTGGTATAACACCTTTACTATTCACTTTATTATAATTTCCGAACTTCATTCCTTTGGTCTTAGTTGGATCTGGTTTACATCTAATTTCTTCGTCACCATTAATTTTTTGTTTATCTTCATCTTTTTCTGTATGATAAATAGTTGTCACAAACAGGCCTCTATCAATGGAACTTTTGTTGAACAACAACGAATCTTCTTGATTGTAGCCAGTGTGTGTCATAATAGCAACAATCACATTAGTTCCAGAAGGAATTTTATTTAATTGAATCAAATTCATGACACGAGTATCCACTAAAGGTCTACTAGGATAATTCAAAACATATGCAGTTTTATCCATACGATTCTCGTAATTAGTAACATAAACACCCATTGCTTGCTTACCTTGTGCGCACTGGTAACAATTGCGCGGTGACTGATTATGCTCTGGAAAAGGTATACAAGATGCTAACACCCCGAAAATCGTACTAGGATGGATCTCACAATGTGTATATTTGTAAATCCTATCACTTTTTTGTAATAAATCTTTGGGTTTTGTTGCTATCATTGCCCAGGATTGTTCGTCAGAATCAATATATTCAATTACAGATTCGTTATTGTCATAACCAATTAATAAATTATCCCAATTGATTTCATTATGTTTTAATTTATTGATAATTGAATTTGTAATTAAAATGTTGTTGTTTTTAACACGCAACAACGGTCGCATTATTCTACCACCATCATTACAAACTCTTAATTCTTTATTTCTGTAATCAAATATAATTGAAGTATAAATATTAATGATACCCTTGTATTTTTTCTCTTTTAAAGAAATATATAAAGCTTCTGGTTCATTTGTAGTACCAACCCATGATCCATTTATAAATACCTTTACTTTATTGTATAATTCATTTGATGAATCGGCATCACTAATATTAATTATATTAGGCATGATATAGTCGTATAAAGATAATGAATTAGAATGGATTGTTATGTGAGCCATATAACTGAGATTTTTAACAATGCCAACCGATTGACCTTCGGGAGTTTCTGCAGGACAAATCATACCCCACGATGTATTATGTAATTTACGCGGTGGAATAAGTTTACCACTTTTATCAGTTGGCGTAGATATTCTACGGGCATGACTCAAACTTGAAACATATGTCAACCGATTTAAAACCTGTGCTACACCTACTTTATTTGAATTTGTATGTTTAATACCAAAATCACCCGTAGCTAGTGCGCGTTTTAAACCATTTTCTATTGTAGTAGATTTAATGATTTTGCATATATTTGTAAAATTAATTATATTTTCATAATCATCCTTAGATTTCCACGATCCTGTATTAATTTCACGAATTACTTGTTTTTCCATATCTTTGACTAATTTATTAAAATAATTTCTGAATAAATTGTTTAATAATGTACCAGTTAAATCAATACGTTTATTAAGAAATGAATCTCTATCATCTTGTTTAATCATTTCAAAATTTGCTTGAAGCAATTTATTTGTCATATAACCTAAGAAATATATTTTTTGCGTAATGTTTTGACAATGTGGGAACAAATCATTATTTAAAATATCCATTGTAAACTCAAGTTTTTTCTTAGCACCGGTTTCTCTATCCATATTAATAGGAGTATACATAGCATATCCTGTTATATATTTTATACATTCTTCTTTTGACAAATGCTTATTAGCGTCAATAATAGATCCTTGCAATGCGTGTAATAATTTTTTATTTTCGTTATTTGTAATATCTAATAAAACTTTTTCGCATATTTCTTTATCTGAAATTATACCTAATGCACGAAACACTATAAACAAAGGAATTGGTTGTTTAACACGCGGTATCTGTACAAATATTGGATTACCAAAACCATTATTTTTAGAGCTGATCATCATATTTATTTGTTTTGGTGAAATACATTTAAAATCAGGAACCGATTTTATTTCTGCTATCCATGTATATTTTGTATTATTTTTAGAAACATTAAAACAATAGACTTTATTTTCAGCCGCTCTTTCTTGACCTAATACAGTTTTTTCTGAACCATTTATAATAAAATAACCTCCTGCGTCAAATTTACATTCACCTGTTTGTACATTTTCAAAATGTTTATATTGGTTTAATACGCAAATATTGGATTTTAACATAATTGGTAATTTACCAATATGTATTCCGGGCAATGTTTTATAAAATATTTGAGTGCTTTCTAACTCAGGACCACTTCTTACAATATATTTAATATTAACATCTACGGTCATAGAGGAAGCGTATGTAAAATTACGTAATCTTGCTTCTTGTGGAAACATTAATTTAATTGCGCCATTATTTTCATGAATTTGCGGTCTATAAATATGAAAATTTTCAAAAGTTATAAATGTTTCTAACGAATATTTTTTATTATTTGGGTCATAATCTTGTTCTGAAACAATGTGAACAGGATTAAACATTTCTATTGTTTTTGATATTTGATACCCAACAAAATTATTATATGATTCCAGTTGATGTCTAACTAACCTTTCCAAATGCTGGCCTTTAAAATATGACTCAATGATATTCCAAGGTGTTTCAATATATTGATCATTTTCAAGATCAAATTGTTCATTATTATTTTCGGAAGCCATTATTTCAGTATAAGTTTGGTTATTTGACATCATTAAAGGTATAATAATCATTTCAATTTATTTTTATATTGTTTTAAAATGTTAATATATGTTTATTTAAATGTTAAAAGATTTAAAATAATTATTTTAATTAAATATACTTATTTTATTATGGACAAAATAAAAAAATGTAATTATTGCTATAATTATACAAGTCCTTTAAAAATAGTTGCATATAACAATTTTTTGAAAAGTTTAATTATAAAAAATAAATCTATAATTAACAAAAATGATACACCCAAAAATAAAAATATTGATATTAAGAGTGATAATGTAAAACCTTCCCTAATACCAAAATTAAAAAAATCTGTTAGTAAATTGATTTTAATTGAATCAATTGATTTAACCACGTCTAAAATTGACAACGAATATTTAAATATAAACATTGATGTAGAGATCAATACTATAAACGATTTATTAGATTTGATTAATAAATATAAAATAGATCCACAAGTACAATATAATATAAATATAGAATCACTACATAAAATCAAAGATCCTTTGATTGAATTAAATAATATGATAGGTATGAAAGAATTAAAAACTAATATTGTTGAACAAATTATTTATTTTATACAAGATTTACACGATAATTCACATGATTTTATGCATACTGTCATTTATGGACCTCCTGGTACAGGTAAAACGGAAATAGCAAAAATAATGGGGAAAATTTTTTCAAATATAGGAATATTATCAAAAGATACGTTTAAAAAGGTTACTAGAAGTGATCTCATTGCTGGATATGTTGGGCAAACTGCTTTAAAAACAAGAGACGTAATTAAAGAATCGTTAGGTGGTGTTCTTTTTATAGATGAAGCTTATTCACTTGGTAACAGTGAAAAAAAAGATTCGTATTCAAAAGAATGTATAGATACTTTATGTGAAGCTTTAAGTAAATATAAAGATGATTTAATGGTCATTATAGCTGGATATGAAAATGAACTAAATAATTGTTTTTTTAATTATAATCAAGGTTTAGAATCTAGGTTTGTGTGGCGATTTAAAACCGACGAATACAATGGAAAAGATTTATACGATATATTTATTAAAAAGATAGAAGATATTGGTTGGTCCATATGTGAAAACGATAATAATATTACATCTAAATGGTTTGACAAAAACATTGATTCTTTTAAACATTATGGTAGAGACATTGAAAGTCTTTTAGCAAAAACTAAAATAGCACATAGTAAAAGAGTTTTTTGTAAAGATAAACTTAATAAAAAGAAATTAATATTAGAAGATTTAGAAAATGGAATGAATTTATTTTTAAAAAATAAGGAAACAATTAATTCGCGCGAAAATATATTACTAAAAAAACAGCTTCAATATTCTATGTATAATTAACAAAATATATAGTGTTGAATAATTCAATTGGCGTTCCATTTTGAATCTTTGCGGGTATAAAATTATAAATTATAGTAATAATAAAAATTATAATATAATAAATTATGTCCAATAAAAGAATTGAAATTAATCCTGCTTTATTTTCATTAAATGGGAAAAATAAAACAAAAAAAAATAGAGAACGATCTTCTAAACCGATAATAACTACAATAATTTCTCCAAATGTTCTTAAAAATAAGTTACTTAAAAGAATTAAAGAACATAAACGTCGTGAAACTAATAATAACAATACAAACGAAACTTCTAGTAATGAAAAAAAGGATTGTGATAATAATATTGATAAAATAAATACTGATAACAAAATAAATATTGATAATAATGTTTTAAAATTTTCAGAAGAATTTAATGATTCTATTAATTATTTACAAAGTTTATCAAAAGAAAAAAAACTTAATGATGAAAAAAATTTATACGAAAAACAAAAGATCAAGAGAAGAGAAGAACTACAAAGAACTACATTAAAAAATTATAGTTCAAGTCCTTTTGTTTATAATGATTTACCAGATGATTTAAAAGAACCATTGATAACTGTTAATACTGAGACTTTAAAAACTAATATAAATGAATCTCCAATTAGTTTAAAATATAAAGTTGATAATATAGTACCATATGGTGTATTAAAAGGTGGTTTTAAACCAACTATGCGCGAATGGAATAAGACGCAAAAAAATAGGGATTTAGTCTATGGTAATAATAACAGTGCAACAAATAGTGTAAATACTAGTGATAGAGAGAACAAATTAAATACATTAAAGGATAAAATTAAAGAAAAACAAAAAGAAGAATTCAATAAACTACAATTGCAAAATGCAATTAGTCAGCCAAATAAAGTGCAAATACCAACGACAATGCCAATGCCAATACCGAATAATAACACTAACACTAATTATAATAATAATAAAAACGTTCTTGAAAAGCCTGTTATAGTTTCTAATGAAAATATTCCTGTTGTTAATAACAACAATAATAGCGTTTCAAGAGAACAACCAAACATTATAAAACAAATATGCAAAAAAACAATTCGTAGAAAATATACTCTAGGTAAATCAAAAATAAAAAAAACCGTTGGAATTTTATTAAAAAATAAAACTACTAGAAAAAATGTATTAATTGCGCAGAAAGAATTGAAAGAAAAACCTATTAGCGATGTAAAAAAATATTTAAGAACACATAATTTAATAAAAACAGGTAGTAATGCACCAAATGATGTATTAAGAAAATTATATGAATCTGCTATGTTAACAGGAGAAATAAATAATAATAATAAAGATACAATGTTACATAATTTTATGAAAGACGATAAAACAAATGATGATATATAATTTTATTTTCCAGATATATAATAACAACAATGGAAGTAACTAGAAACAAATTATCAGAACACGAAAAAAATTTTTTTCATAGAATGAGTAATTATTTAGATACTAAAATATATTTTTTTGGTAGTATACAAAGAGGTGATTATTTCCCAAGTGCAAGTGATATTGATGTTGACATATTTACACACGATGAAAATAATACAATTATCAAATTAATGAATTTTTTAAACATAGGCAGATATGAATTCAAAAGGGTCGTTTATAAATTAAATACCAATAAAGTAGCATATGGATACAAAATGAAATATATAAATCTTGAACAAAAAATTTGTGTAGAAATTTCTATTTACAATGAAAAATACAAAGATGCGATTTTATATGAACACAATGGGAAAAAAGATTTACCCTTGCATGCAACAATTTTATTAGTAATAATTAAATTTTTATATTATACACTTGGTATTATACCATCCAAATGGTATAATAAAATGAAAAGGTTTATTTTAAGTACATTAATATTTAAAAAAAATAGTGATTACGTTGTTATTGATCCGAAATAACCGAATTTTTATAAATATTCAATAATTTCATTGAAAATATCAAAACATATTTTGTTATTTTCTAATAATTTATTTGCATTTATAAGATCTTTTCTTCTTTGTATATTTTCTTTTGTTTTATTTTTCCATTTTCTAATAAATTGTTTCATATATGTATCGCCGTAATAACCCATATTATTATTAGGCGAAAAACAACTTTCAAAACGGGCAATTCTTATCAACCCTTCTGGGGCGCGATATAAATTGTCTTTATTTAAATGATAATCAACACGAAAAGTATCTTTATTTTCAAGTCTTTCAATAAACATTATTGCCTTCATTTTATTTTATATCTTATTTTACATGTCATTTTTAATATAGCACATCTAAAATAAATCATTTTTATTATTAAATATTTACAATAATATTTTGTTTAACTTTTCACAAATAAAAAATATGCTATAATTATTTTATGTATTATATTAAAGATAATTTTATAAATAATTACAGGGTATAATATCATGGCTTTAATAAAAGAATATTTTGATTTATGTAACAAATATCAAAATGAATATGGTGAAAAAACTATTCTACTCATGCAGGTTGGAAGTTTTTATGAATGTTATGGTATAAAATGTAAAAAAACGATGAATGTCAAGTTGAGTAAAATAATGGAATTCTCTCATATTTGTGAATTAAATGTTGTCGGTAAAAATACTTGTGTTGGTGAAGAAGATGTTGTTATGGCCGGGTTTAAAGTTGAATTTCTTGAAAAATTTTTGCGTAAAATTCAAGAAGCATCATATACATGTGTTGTTTATAAACAAGATGAGGCTGCAAAAAATACATCGCGATCGCTTGAAGGTATTTATTCACCAGGTACTTATTTTTCAAATGAAACAACTAATTTGACAAATAATTTAACTTGTATATGGGTTGAATCAATAAACAACAAGTTTACAAAAGGAAAGGTTGTTATTGTTGGAATGACAAATGTGGATATATTTACAGGAAAAACAAATATTTTTGAATATAAAGAAAATTATATACGTAATCCAACAACATTTGATGAATTAGAACGATTTATTTCCATTTATAATCCAAGTGAAGTTATATTGATTTCCAATTTAACTCCTGAAGAAAATGATGATATTATTAATTATGTAAATATTAGAACAAACTCAATTCATTTAATAAATACAAACCAAAATCATGATAATGGTGATGAAACTCAAATAATAAAAAAAGTAAAAAATTGTGAAAAACAAACATATCAAAAAGAAATACTCAATAAATTTTTTAAAATAGCCGATTTTGATGTTTTTTTTCAAAATTTTTACAATAATCCAATTGCTACGCAGAGTTTTTGTTTTTTATTAGATTTTGTTTATCAGCACAATCCATATTTATTACATAAAATAGCAGAACCTCATTTTGATAATTTTACTGATAGACTTATTTTAGCAAATCATTCATTAAAACAATTAAACATTATTGAAGATAACTGTTACACTGGTAAATATTCCTCTGTTTTGAAAATGTTAAATGCTTGTTTGACTCCTATGGGAAAACGTAAATTTAGTGATAACTTTTTGAATCCAACAACAAATACAAACTACCTACAAAGTGAATACGATATTGTTGATTATTTGCTACACAATGATAATTACGAACAATTCAATATATTTTTGAGAGAACAATTAATTCAAATAAAAGATTTATCTAAGTGGGAAAGACAAATATTTATAAAAAAAATTTCACCCAAGGCTTTTTGTAATTTATACAAAAACATTACGATGATACACGAAGTTTTTGAATTTGTAAGGAGTGATAATGTTATCATGCAATATTTACAAAAAAAGAAAATTGATATTCAACATATTCAAGAATATTGTGAAAACATTTGTAATTATATTGAAACAAATATTAATTTACAACTTGCAAAAGATTGCGATCAAGAAGATAATTTCTATATAAATTTTTTTAATTTTGGTATTAATAAAGTTTTAGATGATAAAACAGAAATTATAAAGGATTCTGAATATCAATTAGAAAGCATTCGTTTATATTTAAATACTATAATTAAAAATAAAGAAAAATCTACAAAAAATACAAATACTGAATATGTAAAAATTCATGAAACAGAAAAAACAAGTTATAATTTAATTGCTACAAATCGTCGTTGTAAATTACTAGACGATGGTCTACCCAAAGAGGAACAAAAGATTCAATTAACATATAATTCTTTATTCAACAACGAGACATCCAAACCCCAAAGTTTTGCTTTTACAATTGGTAAAAAGGGTTTTGAATATAGTAAACAAAACGCTGCTAACTGTTTTATCAACAATCAACAAATAAATCATATATGTAAAACTATTACATCTACTAAAATAATGATGAAAGAGTTTATTTCTCTCGCATTCAATAATTTTGTTGAAAGTTTTGGTGAGCATTTACAAATACAACTAGAATACATTATTGATTTCATTACAATTATTGATATGTTATATGCAAAAACGTATATAAGTAAAAAATATAATTATTGTAAACCGAATATCGTAACTAATAAAAATGGAACAACATGTCAAAAATCATTTATAGAAGCCAAAAATCTTCGTCATTGTCTAATAGAACATTTACAAACAAATGAATATTATGTAACAAATGATATTACTTTGGGAAATGGTGTAACGGATGGTATCTTATTGTATGGAACTAACGCGGTTGGTAAAACAAGTTTGATTCGCGCAATTGGTATTTCAGTAATAATGGCACAATCTGGTTTATTTGTACCTTGCAGTGAATTTAATTTTGTTCCTTATAAATATATATTTACACGAATTTTAGGTAATGATAATTTGTTTAAAGGTCTCTCTACATTTGCCGTTGAAATGTCTGAATTACGAACCATTTTGCGTTGCGCAAATGAGAATAGTTTAATTTTAGGGGATGAACTATGTTCAGGAACGGAAATTTCATCCGCCATAAGTATTTTTGTAGCAGGTATTCAAAAAATGAGTAAATGCAATAGTAGTTATATTTTTGCAACACATTTACATGAAATAGTTAATTATGATGAAATTACATCTATTGAAAATTTAAAAATAAATCATATGTCTGTTATATACGACAAAGAAAATGATTGTCTTGTTTATGATCGTAAATTGAAAGATGGTCCAGGCAACTGTATGTATGGTCTTGAAGTATGCAAATCATTAAGTTTACCAATTGAGTTTATGGAAAATGCTTACAATATTCGTATGAAATATAATAAAGAATCTGGAAGTGTACTATCATTTAAATCTTCACATTTTAATTCTAAAAAAATAATGGGGGTTTGCGAAAAATGCGGTATGCGTCTTGGAACTGAAGTTCATCATTTGCAACATCAATCAGGTGCAGATGGTGATGGTTTTATAAATCATAATGGATATAAAGTGCATAAAAATAATCCTGCGAATTTAGTGACATTATGTGAAAAATGTCACAATGAATTCCATATGGTAAATAATATTGTTGCTGATGCTGATAATAGTATTGTAAGTGAATTAAGTGATATAAGTAGTGTTAAAATCAAAAAACAACATAGGAAAGTAAAAACCACAAAGGGTATTAAAATACAACAGGTTTAACGCCTTCTATTACGACGTGTTTTTGAAAGCGAGTTGTTAGTAATAACGTTAACTCCTGTTTTAATACCTTTTACTCCTAAATCAAATCCTGTTAGCACACCGTTGTATAATGTACCTAACCCTTTTTCTATTTTTGGTCTAGATTTTAAAGTAATATTGGCTACATTAGTTCCAACATTTTTAATTCCTGACGCAACTATAGGTATAGCTCTAGTTGTTGTTCTTGTGATTTTTTTAAAAAAACCTCTATTTTTTTTATGAGTCTTTCTTGTTCTTTTAGCCATTTTAATTTTATATAAAATATATAAATATTTTAATTTTATTTGTTTTTAATTGTATTTAGTTAAAATAAATAAAAAAAATGATTTAATTAATAAAAGTTTAAAAAAATTAGTATATAATTAAATTAAAGAATGATTATTCCTGTAAAATGTTTTACTTGCGGCGCGGTTATTGCAGATAAATATAGATTTTATACAGAAGAAGTGCGTAAAAAAAAAATAGCTAAATCAATGGATGTTGATAAAGTTTTATATTTAACTAAAGAATTTCATGATAAAACACCAGAAGGTGAAGTTTTAGATGAATTAAATATGAATAAAATGTGCTGTCGTAGACATTTTCTGACACATGTTGATATTGAATAAATAATAATAATGATTAAAATTATTTTTAAAATTATTATAAAAATCTTATTTTATTATGTTATAATATATAGAAAGTGTATAATGCAAAAACATTATAAAACTAAAAAACATCCAACCAGTTATTATAAAATGAGAGGATGTTCCAATAAATCTATGCGTAACCATAAAAAACGAGGTTATTTAGGAGGCAATAAATCACTTGTTACAGGCGCAGACTATAATTTAGCTTATTCATATAACGGACCTGTTTTAAATAATAATGTTTTAGCCTATACTGGTAAAGGAGGATACAAAGGAACTACTACTTTTTCTTCTCAACCTGCAAATGTAAATGGTGCAAATCCGTTATATCCTAGTACAGGACCACAACAAGACGGTTATAATTTTTTAAATTCAATGAATCAACAAAGAGGAGGTGGTTGTGGATGTGAAATGCCTTTTATGAGCGGTGGAAAAAAATCATATAAACATCGTTTAGCATGTAAATGTAGCACTTGTAGAGGAAATAATAAAATGAATGGCGGAGGATGTAGCACAAGTAATAATGGCACTCCATTTCCAAATGGATTAGTTGGTGCTCCTTATAATAATCCTAGTAATTTACCTGGTGCAAATGGGGTTGTAGGTGGTGCAAATTATTATTCAAATAATACATATAATAATGATATTTCTAGACAAATGACAAACGTCGGTGCAAACCCTCCATTTCTATCTCTTAAAGGCGGTAGAAAAGGTAGAAAAACACGCAAAATGCGCGGTGGAAGTTTAACTAATTTGGTAGGTCAAGATTTGGTTAACTTAACTAGACAATTTACTCACGGCATTGGAAGTGCATACAATGGATTACACGGTTACCCAGCTTCACCAAATCCATTACCATGGAAACATCAACTAGTTTCTAAACAATAAAATTATTTTTTCTATTACTAATTCATAATGGCATTTCCGAAAAGTGTTAAGGAATTGTGTAGACCAGCATTCATTTATTTTACTTTATCTATTTTATCAATTATAATAGTTTTACTTCAAAATTTAGATAATACAAATAGATATAGTTTTGGATTTTTTTCTTGCAATGTAACAGATACAACATTATTATTTATTGTTAAAATAATTTATGTATTATTTTGGACATATGTTTTAAATTTAATTTGTAAAGATGGTAACAGTATACTATCTTGGATATTATTATTATTTCCATTTATAGCCTTTTTATTAATAATCATGTTTTTTATGATATTACAATTATAAATTATTATTTTTATAATATAACTATATTATAAAAATATTATGAAAGTAGATACAAAAAATGGATTTACATATACAAAAAATGGATGGAAATATATATATATAAAGGGTTCTCCAAAAGATCGTGGTTATGCATATGGTTTTGCATGTGCAAATGAATTTAGTGAAATTAAGAAAATGTTAAATTTTTTTATATACGAATCTTATGGAAGAGAATGGAGTTTTTTTGTTGAAAAAATTAATATAGATTTTAAAGAAATGACCAAAACTGATTTTCATGAATTGTATGAAGAAATGGAAGGTATTGCAGAAGGATGTAATGCAAATGGTTGTAATACATCTCTTGATGAAATTATCGCATGGAATTTTTATATGTCAATTCCATATTGGTATCCATCATGGATTGAAACAAATGAGAATATAAACAACTCAGGACATTCCAAATCATCCGCTGGACCAAGAGAAGGAGGTGGCGCAAAAGATCACTGCAGTGCTTTCATTGCTGTTGGAGAAGATTGGACTGAAGATGGTAAAATTGTAGTAGCACATAACTCTTTTTGTGACTATATTGATGGTCAATATTCTAATGTAGTAGTTGATATTCACCCAGATAAGGGGTTTCGTATTATAATGCAAACAAGTCCATGTTGGATTTGGAGTGGAACAGATTTTTTTGTCACATCAAAAGGTATCATAGGAACTGAAACAACAATTGGAGGATTTTTACCTTACGTTAAAAAATATCCAATTGGTTATCGTATTCGCAAGGCAATGCAATATGGTAAAACATTAGACGAATATGTTGATATTTTACTAGATGGAAATTCTGGTGATTATGCAAATTCTTGGTTATTTGGAGATACAAATACAAATGAAATTATGAGAATTGAGTTAGGTTTAGAATTTCATAATATAGAAAGAACAAAAAATGGTTATTTTATTGGATTTAATGCAACATATGATCCACAAATTAGAAACATAGAATGTGTAAATTCAGGATTTTATGATATACGAAGACATCAAGGAGCAAGATATGTTAGATTAGGAGATTTAATGGATGAAAATAAAGGTAAAATAAATATTGAAATAGCAAAAAAAATAATTGCTGATCATTATGATGTTTATTTACAAAAAGAAAACAAATGTTCTAGAACAGTTTGTTCACATTATGATTTAGATGCAAGAGAATATATGTCAGCACAAGGAAGACCACTACCTTTTGCTCCTCGTGGTGCTGTAGATGGTTTTGTGTGTGATACAAAAATGGCACAAGAAATGATGATTTGTGGAAGATTTGGTAATTCTTGTGGGACTCCTTTTATTAAAAATGATTTTATAAAAACGCATCGCCAATACGAAATTTTTAGTCCTTATCTAAAGGACCGGCCTTCTGAAGAGTGGACTAATTTAACTCTTGAAATGCAAAAAGGGGGTACAAAATCACACAAAGTGAAATTTAAATTAACACGAAAAATACGTAGACGTAATAAAAATAAAACAAATAAAACGATATAAATCACAATTCATATAAATAAATTTTAGGCATAGCAGTATTTATAATATTATTAAATAATATTATAAAAAATATGATTAATATAATAATATAATATAAAATATAATTCAAGATATGGATAGTAAAAATATAATTTCATGGAAAATTATTAATAAATATTTTAACGATAATCCAAATAATTTAGTAGCACATCATTTAGAATCATACAATGAATTTTTTAATAATGGTATAAATCGTATATTTCGTGAAAACAATCCTATAAGATTTATTGAGAGAGAAGATGAATCTGAAAAAACAAACAACCGTAATGAATGTTTATTGTATTTAGGTGGGAAAGATGGTAGTAAAATTTATTTTGGAAAACCTATTATTTATGATGATAATTATACTCATTATATGTTTCCAAATGACGCTAGACTAAGAAATATGACTTATGGGACAACAATACATTATGATGTTGACGTTGATTTTATTTATTACAAAGGAGATGAAAAAATAGAACATTCTATTACTTTGAATAAAATTTATCTGGGACGTTTTCCAATTATGTTGCAGTCGGACCTTTGCATTTTAAAATCATTAAATAAAGATGTTAGATTTAATATGGGTGAATGTAAAAACGATTATGGAGGTTATTTTATTATTGATGGAAAAGAAAAGGTAATTATTCCTCAAGAAAAATTTGCAGATAATATGCTTTATATCAGAAAAAATAAAGATGATGATATTTATAGTCATTCTGCTGAAATCCGATCAGTATCTGAAGATGCTTCCAAACCTATTCGTACTACAGCAGTTAAAATGGTTGCGCCTTCACCATCATTATCTAATAAACAAATTGTTGTTGCTGTTCCAAATGTAAGAAAACCAGTACCTTTATTCATTTTAATGAGAGCATTAGGAGTAATATCAGATAAAGAAATAATAAAAACATGTATTTTAGACCTTGATACAAACCAAGATTATATTGATTTATTCATACCATCAGTACATGATGCTAATAAAATTTTCAATCAAGAAACAGCGTTGAAATATATTGCTACTTTTACAAAAAGAGGTACAGTGTCAAGTGTAATTGAAATTCTTTCTGATTATTTTTTGCCTCATGTTGGTGAAATCAATTTTTTAGAAAAAGCTTATTTTGTAGGATATATGGTTTACAAGTTATTAAAAGTGTACACCTTACAAGAAAAACCAACTGACAGAGATAATTTTCGTTTTAAAAGAATAGAATTAACAGGATCACTTTTATATGATTTATTTCGTGAATATTATTTAATACAAAAAAGAAGTATATCAACAAAAATAGATAAAGAATATTATTATCACAAAGGTGAATATAAAAATAATGATGAATTAATTGAAGAACAAATGTTACAAAATAAAAATAAGAACTCAGGCGAACAAAATAAATATAAGGATAATTTTATTAGTTTAATAGAGACAAATATTAATCATTTTTTTAAAGATAGGGAAGTTGAATTGGGGTTTAAAAAAGCTTTTAAAGGTAATTGGGGGTCTGAAACTCATACAAAACGTTTGGGTGTTGTGCAAGACTTAAATAGATTAAGCTATTACACTTTTATTTCTCATTTAAGAAAAATTAATTTACCACTTGATGCTAGTGCAAAAGTTGTTGGCCCCAGATTATTAAATAGTTCACAATGGGGTTTAATAGATCCAATTGACACCCCAGATGGAGGTAATATAGGTCTTCATAAACATTTAGCTATATCTACTCATATAACAAGTGGTACGTCTGCATTACCTTTAATAAATTGGTTAAGAAATAACACACCTTTAAAATTAATTTTAGAATGTCATCCTGAATTCTTAGCAAATAGTACAAAAGTTTTTGTAAATGGTAAATGGATCGGTGTTGTAGTTAAACCAATTAATACAACATCACAAAATAATAGTCAAAAAGATATGGGGTTGGTTGAAGTTTTAAAACTATATAGAAGAAATGGGATTATTCCAATATTTACTAGCATATCTTTTGATTATGAAGAAAATATAATTAACATTTATACAGATGCAGGCCGGTTAACACGTCCTATTTATTATATTGATAACAACGAAAATAGTTTTGAAAGAAAAGAAGTAAAGGAAATGATTCAAGATGAAAAAATTTCATGGGAACAAATTATTTGTGGTTTTAAAAAAAAGGATAATGAAGCTTTTAATTTTAAAAATAATAAAGTCTATGAGATAAATGATTTATATAATGATTTAAATATTAATAACAAAAGTAATGCTAATAGAAATAGATATTGGGATACAGATGATGATAATGAAGATCAAAATATAAAAAGAGTATATAATGAACTTCAAAAATATAAATCGGTAGTTGATTATTTAGATACTTCTGAAGAAGAATCTGCTTTAATTGCAAACCTTTCAGATGATAATAAAAAAAATAAATACTTTACACATCTTGAAATAGATCCGTCTTTGATATTAGGTGTCATGGGTAATTTAATTATTTATCCAGAGCATAACCCAGTAACACGTAACTCATTTTCATGTGGTCAAAGTAAACAAGCGGTTTCAATGTATCATACTAATTATCAAATGCGTATTGACAAAATGGGTGTAGTTTTGAATTATGGACAGAAACCACTTATTAAGTCAAGATATTTGGAATATATTAATAATGAAGAAATTCCATACGGTGTTAATGCTATTGTTGCTATTATGTGTTATACTGGATATAATGTAGAAGATGCCATTATTATTAATGAAGGCGCTATACAAAGAGGAATCTTTAGAACAACGTATTATTCCATGTATGAAGCAAGAGAAGAAAGTTCAAAAGTATCAGGAATGATAAATTCACGATTTGCTAATATTGAAAAAAATAATGTAGTAAAAATTAAACCGGGTTATGATTATAGTTTATTGGATGATCGTGGAATGATAAAAGAAAATACACCGCTAAATGATAAAATTGTCTTAATTGGAAAAATTACTAGTGATACAGAAAATAAAGACAGATTTGTTGATGATTCTATAAAACCTAAAAAAGGCCAATTAGGATTTGTTGATAAATCATTTATTACTCAAGGCGAAGAAGGATTTAATATTGCAAAAGTAAGGATTCGCGAAGAGAGAATACCTGCTATTGGTGATAAAATGGCTTCAAGGGCGGGACAAAAAGGGACTCTAGGTCTTATTATTCCTGAGGAAGATATGCCTTTTACATCAGATGGTATAAGGCCTGATCTTATTATTAATCCACATGCAATACCGTCTCGTATGACTATTGGACAAATAGTTGAATCTTTGTTTGGTAAAGTTTGTACCAGTTATGGAGCTTTTGGTGATTGTACCGCATTTCAAGTGAAAGGTTCCAATTTTTCTACTTATGCGCCTTTTCTTGTAAAAGCAGGATTTAATTCTACAGGTAATCAAATATTGTACAATGGTATGACTGGTGAACAAATACAAAGTGATATATACATAGGTCCTACGTATTATATGCGTTTAAAACATATGGTGAAAGATAAAATAAATTATCGCGCTACTGGTCCAAGGACAAATTTGACTAGACAAACCGTTCAAGGCAGAGCTAATGATGGTGGTTTAAGAATAGGTGAAATGGAGCGCGATGGAGTTCTTGCTCATGGCATGTCTTATTTTTTAAATGAATCATTTATGATAAGAGGCGATGAATATTACATGGCAATTTGCAATAAATCTGGTGCAATTGCAATTTATAACGAAACAAAAAATTTGTTTTTAAGTCCATTTGCAGATGGCCCTATTAATTTTCATACAAATCCAGATGGTTCAATAAATGTTCAAAATATATCTAATTTTGGTAGATCTTTCAGTGTTGTAAGAATTCCTTATTCGTTTAAACTTTTGATACAAGAGTTGCAAACAATGAATATTCAAATGCGGATAATTACAGATGAAAATGTAGATCAAATGTTAAGTTTATCATATTCAAATAATATTAATGAATTATTAAATATTCAAGCAAACGATGAATCCAACGATGAATCTTTTAACGTAGCTTTAAAAAATGCTGTTATTACTTTAAAATCGGAGATTAAAAAATCTTTAACAAAAACAACTAGTGAAGTTGATATTAATAAAGTAGAAAATACGATTGATAATATTGAATTAGAAGAAAAAGATTTAACTAATATTCCTATAAATATTAGTCCAGTGGATTCATCTGTCGCATCAGAAGAAAGCGTGCCATATGCACCTGGGTCACCTGCATATCAGGGTGATAGTAATGATCTATCTGTAAATTTGTCGCCTTCATCACAACCTTATGTTCCTGATATGCAAGAAAATGATTTATTAAATTCACAATTTTTAATTAAAAAACCAATAGAAAATACACCAGGTATAAATATGCCACGAACTACTTCATTTACTCCATCAACATCTGAACCCGAAGTGAAGAAAACCATTTTGGAAATTGAAGAACCTAAAGAAAAATCAGAAACTAATTTGGAAACAGACACTAATAAAAATATACAAGGTAATACTTCAGTGAATGATGACAGTTCTCAAAATACTCAAGAAACTAAATCTGTGGAGATTTCTTCATCAACTAACTCAGAAACAAAAAAAATTATTTTATAAAAAAAATGAAATATAATATAAATATAAATCATTAATTTATATATATATTTAAAATGCAAAGTCAAAATCATAGTAGTCTGATATCATCTGTTTATAAAGCTAGAAAAACTATCCTTGAACTAATGAATAAACAAGGATATAATATTGACGATTATGCAAATTTTAGTATTAATGAAGTTAATTCTATGAAGCAAAATAATCAATTAGATATTCTTCTTGAAAAAAAAGACGACGAATCTAATAATGTAAAACCAAAACGTAAAATCTACATCCGTTTTTATTTAGCAAAAATGATTCGCCCAGCAAATATTCAAGAAATGATTGATGATTTATTTAATTTAGAAGAAATACTTACAAAAAATGATACGCTTTATATCATTAGTAAAGATGAAATGAACGAAACCATTTTGAATGAACTTAAACATATATGGGAAAAAGATGGTATTTTTATTGTAATTGAAAATATAAAAAGATTACAATATAATATTTTAGATCATTCATTAGTCCCACAACATATTATAATGAACGATAAAGAACTTGATGAGGTTATGAAAAAATATAACATTAAAAATAAAATGGAATTTCCAGATATTTCCAGGTTTGATCCTGTAGCCCGTGTTATCGGTTTAAGACCTGGAGATGTTTGCAAAATTATAAGACCAAGTAAAACTGCGATTACTAGTGATTATTACCGTGTTTGTATATAAATACTAATATTATTAAAATATTATTAAAATAATAATATAAAAATTTATGTACTAATAATTATATATTTATAACATAATATGTTTTTTGAAGAACCAATTGAAAAAAAATTTACTATATATAGCAAAAGTAATTGCATTAATTGTAGAAAAGTAAAGGATTTATTAAAAAAAGAAAAAGTTGAATATGAAATAGTTGATTGTGATGATTATTTGTTAGACAATAAAGAACATTTTTTATCGTTTATTAAAAGTTATACATCCAAAGAGTTGAAAATGTTTCCAATTGTATTTTATGATAAACAATTTATTGGCGGCTTAGAGGAAACAATAATATTTTTAAATATTATTGAAAAATCAAATTTAGATTTTACAAATGAAAATTTTTAATAATTTATAAATATATATTCATAAAAATATATAATGGTTAATATTATTCAATTACAAAATAAAATAAATGCTATTGAAGAAAAAATCCAGCCTATTTTAGATGATTACATGAAATATTATATTTTTTATAATACTAATCCAAATTATGAAGAATATCAAAGAATGTATGAAGATTTAAAAAATAATTTACTTTCTATTAATAATGAATTATTATATATAACGAAAGATACAAATAATGAGATAGTAGATATTAATGACTCTTTATTCAAACTCAATAAAATGATAGAAAGTGAAAAAACAAAAAATAAAAAATTAAAATCGGTTCAAAGTGACATCAATAACAATTATAACAGTTCTGAAATAATGATAACAGAATATAAAAAAAAATATAATGAAGCTTATCTTAGAAATGTTCTAATAATACTTGGAATTTTTATAAGTGTAATAACATTAGTAAATGTATTTACTAAAATTAATAGTGTAAAAAATTTAAAGAAATAAGATTGAAATAAAAGTTTATTTTATTAATTAATTTATATTTTAATTATTTATGTTTAATTTTCTTTTCTATAATTCTAATAAAAAAAATAAAATGATATTGAATAAAAAATTAAACGATTATATAAAAAAATCTAATGAAGATTTTTTTTGCAAAATAATTGAACGAAATAAATTAATTAACAATTATTCAATTATCTACAACATCAAAAATATTTTGGCTAATGAAACTAAGATAGTATATAAACTTGATAATAAAGTTGATAATAACCATGATTATTTATCTAGTTTAGCTAATTTAAATGATTTAAATAATTTAACTAATAAAAATAATTCTAAACAAAATAATATAATAGTATTAATACCTAAACTAATTACTGGAACAACAATTTTTATAGGAATTACATATTTAATAATTAAAATGTTTTTAATATAACTAAAGTGAAATGTTTTTTATGCTTATATTATATAGATATAATATAAATGTCCAATAATTCGGAAGAATCAATGAATTCAATAATACTTAATTTAGAAAGCTTAATAAAACAATATGAAAATGTTCTTACACAATACAATCAAGTTGAAAAAGACTATATTAATTATTTACATCAACTTGAATCAAGTGTTTCTAATACTGTTTCAGATTTAGTTAGTTTTAAAAACAGATCTTTTTGGGGTAGTGATGGAATATCAAGTAGTAAAGTGTCTAGTGTGAATGAATGTACAGCATTATGTAGTAGTAGACCAGGTTGTAGTGGTGCAACTTATATTAATACAAATAATAACCAACACAATTGTTGGTTACGTAAAGGTGATGGACTTGTTTTTTTATCAGAGGGTGATCAATTTGCAATTCTTCCTAAATCAAAAGGTTATTTAACAATGTTGCGAGGTCTAAATTCGCAATTAATTTTTTTAAATGAAAGAATTCTTATAGCTTTTAAAGATAATGAATATGATTTTTCTATGCAGGACAAAGAAAGATTTAATAGATTTAATTTATTAAGAATTAATTATCAAAAATTAGAACAACAACGAAGTATTATATTAGAACAATTAGAAAATATTCAAACACTTGATGGTAAGCAAGTCAATGGCGAATTAGAGGTTACGAAAAATTACTATAATTATATTTTGTTATTTGTTATAGTTATATTATGTTGTATTTTTCTTAGTAAAATCATAATAAATTCTGTTTCTAGTCAAACTACAAATAATTTTTCTATAAGCGATTATAAATATGCATTTTTAATTGTTGGTCTTTCTATAATAATTCTATCTTTTTTTAAATTCAATTAATTTTATAAGACATTTAGATAATTTATTGTATTTATTTATATTAAATGAATACAATAAGTGATAATTTATTGAACTCTAGTACTTTTGTAAATATGAATGAAAATAATTACACTGATAATAATGCGCCTTCATTATACCAAGGCCAAACTTTTACGACTTATCAAGATAAAATTAAAAATAAATATTCACCTTTTAAAGAACATTTTAGTAATATTGATAACAATTTACCAAGAAGATTAGATACTAGTGATTTGAATCAAACATATAGTAATACATTAAACAAATATGATGAAAATATAGCAAAATATGATGATTTAGCAATAGAAATACAAAATATTTCAAGTGACTATATTAGACGTACTAATCCAAACAATTTATTTTTAAATAATATAATACGTTTTAATACAGGTGAGTTATGCTATGTTACGAATCAGGGAGTTGCAAAATTAATTCCCACGCAAAATATTTTAAAAAGTATATCAAGAAAAAATGGCTGCCCTAATACAAGTGATGGTTATATTGATATTAATATACCATGGATGGAAGATTACAAAATACAAGGTGCACAAATTCCTACAAATCCACCATTAATTATTGGGAAAAATATGAGATTAAATGAAAGTTGTGGTTATCAAGGTGCTAGTGTTTTTGTTAATAGAATGATAGGTAACGATCCATCACAAAGTTATGTAGGTTGTTACGAAGATACGAAAAATACTCCAACTATGACTTTTATTGGCGGCGCACCTCCTGCAAATGGTGATGCTTTAGGAATTTATGATCTAGAACAATGCAAAAATGCAGCTATTAGGGAGGGTAAACAATATTATGCATTACAAAATGTCAATCCCAATACAAATTTAGGTTATTGTGCTATTGGGAATGATTTAAATAAAATTAAAGTTAACGGCGAGTCTTATAAACTTGAACCAATATGGTCATCCAATACTAAAGATACTCAGGCTACTTATGCAAAATTAACAACTAATGGTACGCTAACTGTTCGCGATGATGTGGACAATGAATATTTTACCTCTCCAAATGGTTCAAAATGTGCTCAAATATATAGTGAAACTATAGACCGAGATTCGGCAGGTAATGATTTAGAATCAAACTTACGAATGGATCTTGATACTTGCAAAAAGAAATGTGACAATGAACCTCAATGTAATGGGGTTGTAATGGATACAAAAAGTAACAAAATATGTTGGACTAAACATGGTGATCTAAAAATAACTGGAAAATTTAATTCGCAAAGAGCCATATATAAAAAAACAGTTGATACTGAGAAGTGTGAAAATTATTTATTATTGCAAGACGGTACTATCTCCATATACAGAGGTGTTCCATATGATAAAAATAGTATATTCGTATGGAAGGCTGATACTAAATCTGTTTCTCAAAAAAAACAAAATCCAAAATTTGTTTCATCCAAATGTAAATTTGGTGTACCTTTTTTAAAAACAAATCAAATTCTTTATAAAGGAGATTGGATCAGTTCTAGTGATGGTAGTCTTCTATTGAGGATGGAAAATGACGGAAATTTAGTTTTATACACATTTGTAACAAATTGTGCAAGCAAGACAATAAATAATAAGGATCTATACTTTGGCGGTAATTTAGCTAACGCTGTTTATGATTTAGGTGAAGACAGTATAGGTATACAATCAAATATGGGAAAGGTTGCATTTATTGATGCAGATTCCCAATTATATCCATATCCTAGTAGTAACATTACTAATTCCAATACATATAGCTCAATAATTAATAATGCAAATATTGATGGTAATGATATTCCTGGTGCAGCTGTTACTAACGTATCTCTAGATAAATGTATTGATGTATGTAATAGATATGAAAATTGTAATGCTTTTGTATACGATACAAACGGTCCAAACGCTGTTTGTTTACCTAAAAATGTGAATCAAAAAGATTTATATTCAGCAAAAAATGTTAAACCTTCAAATAATAGTTATCTTTATATACGCGATAAAAAACCACTGAATGTTCCTAGTGGAGTTAGTGATAAAGTTTTCAATGTTAATACAATTGCATATGACAACTATTTTAACACAAGAAAAGTACCTGAAAGCGGCGGTTTAGCAAATTTTATTAGTCCTCAAAAAAATCAAATGTCTAAGTTGCAAAATAATATAAATTCAATAGTAAATAATTTGGGTAATAATGTTGATGCCATAGAAACTAGGGTTCTTAAACCAATAGAAGGGTTTGAAGGAAGTAGATTATTTTATGATAATATTAAAGAAAGTGAAAAAAACATACGACAATATAAGGAAATTGAAAAAATCATGCCTAATATAGATAACATGTTAAATGATTCCAATATTGTAACTCTACAAGAAAATTATAGTTATATGTTATGGAGTATTTTAGCATTAGGAACTGTTATTTTAGCAGTTAAACTTAAAAATCAATAAATATATAAATTTTATCTTATTATATTATAATAATATATTTATAATATAATTATGGCATCATTTAATTTATCTTCTAGTCTTCCTAATATTAGTGGAAGTTCTATGCTACCTTCAAATGTAAGTTCTGTGCTACCTTCAAATGTAAGTTCTATGGTTCCCACTAATACTGGGTCTATAGTGTCTTCTACTAGTTTACAAGAAACAATACCTCCTCCTCCTCCTAGTGCCTATTTTAGTGATATTTCACATACTGATCACACTGATACTAATGAAAATATTGTATCAGATATAAATTCGTTACAAGATATTGAAAAAAAATTATTTCAAACTTTAGAAACAAATACTGAATTAACAAGTGAAGAATATGAAGATATAATTCAGAAAATAAATTCTATTTCACAAATGCGATTAAAATTATATGAAACATTAAGCAATGTCAATAGTTTATATAAAAATACAGTAACAAACTCACAAGAAACTTTATATCAACAACTATTTGCAATTGGAATAGTTGAACGACAACTTAATGATACTAAAGAAAAATTAAATGAATTGGAATTAGCAAAAAATAACAAAATACGTTTAGTTAAAATAAATGACTATTATGGTGATAAATATAGTGAGCACACTATTTTGATGAAATACATTATCATTATGTTAGTACCTATAATAATTCTTTCATTTATGTTTAATAAAGGACTAATACCATCCTTTCTATTTTATATATTATTAATTATTATCACAATTATTGGTTCAATATTTATTGTGAATCGTTTAATATCTATATGGAGTCGTGATAACATGAATTATCAAGAATACGCATGGAATTTTAATGCTAAGAATGCTCCTGGTGTATCTAAGGGTGATAATGGCGATCCATGGTTATCCAACTCTTCTATGGGTATATGTATAGGTGACAACTGTTGTACAGATGGAATGGTATACGACCCAGTTTTAGACAAATGTGTTTTTGATGATACTAGAGAGATAACTGAATCGTTCATTAACAATGTTTTGACACAAAAATCTGGTTTAACCGGAAAAAAACCAGATGTTACACTTAATAGTACAATAATGCCGAGTAATTTTTAAAAGATAAAATAAGTTATTTTAAATAGTTTTAGATATATTTTTGCTATTATATTATACTTATATTATAAGTATAATATAATTATAATATGGGAGATAATTTTAATGATAATAATTTTTATGATAATAATTTTGATTCAAATAATAATTATTCAAGTTTTAATAATAATTCTGATTCTGATTTTGATATGGATCAATTTAATGCATTAATTCAAACTGCAAATGATTCTATAAGTTGCGATGCAGCATGTATGCAAAATCGCGAAGAACAATCTTTACGTCAACAATATTTAGATGCAGAAACAAATCTAGTAAACGGTCCACAACAATTATATTCTGCAAAAAAAAAATATATTACTTTTACACAAGGCGAAAATGGTTATAATGAATATATTAGTAATGAAATAGAGCAACAAGCTAATACAATTGTAACCACATATCAAGCAAAATTAAAAGATACTATTAGTATGATTAGAAACTTATTTAAAAGTTATGAAAGTTTATTTATAAATTATGGTAACGTTGCTGATTTATACAAAAAATATAAGCAAGATAATAATGATATTGAAAATAAATTCAAAACAACTGTTTCTGATACAATAACAAATGATAGAAAAACATATTATGAGGACGAAGATCTCAACCGTCTAAAAAATTATTATTATTTTTTTATCTTTATATATCTATTTGTTGTTTTCGTATTTTTTATATCCATATTTTTAGTTGACTCTAATTTCAGATTAATTACTCGTATATTTATACTATTATTACTCATAATATACCCTTTCATTTGTTACTTTAGTTATCAATTAATAGAAAAAACATTTAATTATTTTAAAAGTTATTTACCTAATAATGTTTACAAAACATTGTAAAATTATTATCAACGTTCATATTTCAAATTTTTTTTTTTCATCATAAATTATATTATTTGGTTGATATAATAATTTCATTGCTTGTTTAACCGTGATAGATGGATGTGTCTTTTGTAAATTACGTATTTCAAAAATCATTGTTAATTGTGCATCATTTTTATCTGATTCTGACCACCATAAATATTTTTTAGTTGGAATTTCAATAAAATATGGGTTTGGAAATACACTAACCCATGTTGAAAAACGAACTTTTTTATTACTACTATTATTAGAATGCATAACGTTATCTTTCAATTAATTATAATTATTAATGAAAAAATAATAATTATAAGAATTTAATTTCATTTTTATTTTAATTGAAACAATTTCCAATGATTGTGATTATTTTTTTTTAAACTGGCTTTCATATTAAATAATTTTTTAAGGTATTCTAATTTTTTAAATATAATATTATTTGTATTATCGTTATTTTTTTCAATAACAGGTTCTTCTACAACAAGTGGCTCTGGTTCAACAACAACTTCTGGTTCAACAACAACAACTTCTGGTTCAACAACAACAACTTCTGGTTCAACAACAAGTGGCTCTGGATCAACGACGGTTTCTTCTGCAACTGGTTCTGGATCAACAACGGTTTCTTCTACAACAAGTGGTTCTGGTTCAACAACGGTTTCTTCTACAACAACTGGTTCTGGATCAACAACGGTTTCTTCTACAACTGGTTCTGGTTCAACAACAGTTTCTTCTACAACTGGTTCTGGATCAACGACGGTTTCTTCTAGAACTGGTTCTGGTTCAACAACAGTTTCTTCTAGAACTGGTTCTGGTTCAACAACAGTTTCTTCTACAACTGGCTCTGGATCAACGACGGTTTCTTCTACAACTGGTTCTGGTTCAACAACAGTTTCTTCTACAACAAGTGGTTCTGGATCAACAACAACAACTTCTGGTTCAACAACAACTTCTGGTTCAACAACAACTTCTGGTTCAACAACAACAAGTTCTGGTTCAACAACTGGATCTGGCTCTACTAGAGGCTCTTTAGTAGTTTCAATTATGACTTCGTCATTATTTACGACATTTAAATTTTTTGACGTTTCTGCTAAATCAGATACATTTTCCATGAATGAATAATATTTTATAATTATATGAAATATTATTTTTTTGCAAAATATATGTTGAAATAATAAATTTAAATTAAATAACTATTATATTGTATAAATTTATGAAATTTATACAAAATGATTTTTTTCCAACTGGAAACTCATATTATCGTGAAATAGGTTGTACAAATGGAAATTTTTTTCCTGAAGATAAATATATTGAAAAAGTTGCAAAAACAATTAATACAATAGTAAAAGAGAGACAATACCCTTTACCTGATTTAGTTAAAATAGATGTTCAAGGCGCAGAAGTAGACATAATTAAGGGTGGAATAGATACTTTTAAAAATGCCTCACGATTGATTGTTGAATTACAAGACACTGAATATAATGAAGGAGCATTAAAAAAAAGACATTTCTTTGCCATTGATAGAAAATTTATTGGGGTTTAAATGTACAGATCCACTTTTCCAAAACAATGGTCCTGATGGACATTATGGATTTATTAATCCTGCAAAAATAAATTAAATTTTTATAAATCATCAATTTGATCAATATTGTCATCTGGATATAATATTTTAACGCCATGCCAACCTGTTGGTTTATGGAATCCAAACTTTTTATCCATATACATATATAATTCTTCACCCTTTGGTATTTTCTTATTTCCTTGTTCTTGTGTAAACCAATATTTGAAATGATTTGCCAATTCTTGCTTCTTAATACGATCACGTGTGTCGCCAGTTTTCATAATATTTTCACTTACAAACGCTGCTATATGATCTTGACCAATTCTATATTTGTTTGATGCGTTAAGTACATATTCGCAATCTGGAACATTACCCTCTGTTTCAAATGCGATCTTGACAAGCATACTTGTAAATATCGGTGCAAATAAAGGTATTTTATGTTTCAAATCTTTGTCTTTTTCAAAAATATATGGTGTTTCATCAGTATGCGCTTCATCCTCAGACATAAATTTGGAGACAAAATCACATTTTCTAATTCTTCTCCAAGTACCATCATCATTACTTTCAATATCAAATAAATTATTTGTGCATACTACAAGATTAAACTGCGGTTCAAATGTCTCACTTTCTGAATAAAGTGCTCTACCTTGAATTGGATCACCACCAGTCAACTCTTTCATAATACCTTCATTCAATTTCACACCTTTGGATGGTTCTTGCATGACTGCGTACCTAATACCTTTTAATTGTATAATTTCAGATGATGTTCCACCAATTGCATTACGTTTTTCTGTTACTAAAGTAATTGGTACTGTTCCCTTATAATCGCCTAAAGCATGCGTCATTAGATCTGTTAACATTGATTTTCCATTACTACCACTACCATGATAGACATTAAAAGTTTGGTTTTTATTTGTACCAATTAAACATGATGCAAGATGATTCCACATGTATTTGTTTAGTTCTGGAATTGGAAATAATTTATCCATGAAATCGTTAATTTGTACTACAGTTTCTGTATAGCTTTCTGGATTAAATGGCACATAATTTACTCTGGTTGTTTTCGTAATATAATCTTGAGGATAACCATGACGAAATTCTTTAGTATTGAAATCAATAACACCGTTGTTAAAACATAATAAATGTTTGTTTGTATCCATGTTTTTGATAAAATCCTTATCATAAAATAATTCCATTGCCTCACGCATTATATTATCTTTATCATGGGTTTTTTTTAATTTTTGCATAATATCAGACATAGCCTTCATCTTCTTTTTAATATATTCAGCACGATCGTCGCTTTGATCATAATGATGATATTCATTTTCTAGGTTTGTTCGTCTAATAGAATATAAATTATGAATATCTTTTGAAATTGCAAGACGTAAACTCAATCCCCGATCAGGTTCCCATCTGTGATTTTTGAAGACGTACCATATTCCTTTTTTATCATAACTTACACAAACATATCTGTCTTTGTATTTTTGAAATAAAACTTGTGCTATATCAAATTCTGTTTGAGATTCCACTGTTTCTTCAATAAAATAATCAACAGTAGATTCTAACACTTTTTCATATTCTTCAAAAGCATCTTGTTTTGCCCAATACATAATTGATTTTCGTGTTACACCTGTTTTTGAGGTATTAAAATATTTCTTCCAATCGCTATATAAAGAAGGTATAGTTGCATAATCAAAATCAGATGCTTTGCTTCTTAACATAATCCATGATAAGAATAAACGTTCATCTGTGTGTTTTAATGCAAACGCAACTTGTCTATTTAAGAGGTGTGATCCCGGTTCGTAATATTTCTCAGGTAATATTTGTGTATACATATGAGTTTCTTTTACTTCATATTCATTTGGTTTCAAACGTTTTAAAATAAGATCCATTGCTTTTGTCAATGTTTCTTTATTTATGATATCATTCATTGAAATATATTCTTCATCGTTGTTTTCATCATCATCTACAATAAGATTTATTTTTGTTTTGCTTGTGTTCATTGTTTTTTTTATCTTGGTGTTTTTATTTTCAACTAGCTTATTGTATTTATCTATTATTTTTGGATTTAATTCAAAGGATGGAATATTTGTATTTTGTGCGGTTAATTTATAAAAATTATTTTTCATATCAAAATCTTCTACTTTCATTTCATCCATCATAAATTCACCGTCGTTTTTATCAAAACTTGCAATAAAATAACTTGTTAATTCATACGCTTCATTGCCTGGTTTTCTTGAACCAAATAATTGCCAATTTGTTTTTCCTGTACTTATACCTTTATCCAAAACAGATTCCCAATTATTGATTACTGGTATTTCCCACGCTTCTTGAAGTTTTTCTATTATTTTTTCACGAAGCATTAACTGTAATATATTATCAACTTCTATACAAATCATCATATGAATACCATCTTTTGTCAAAGTTCTATCTGTTAATCTATTTACATTTGGTTTTTCAAAAATAAATATATCAAAAGGTTTATTTTCTTCAAATAAGAAATATTCCTTAAGTTCTTCCAAATACAAAACTATCATATCAATAATATTTTCTTTTGTATGTTGTCTTGTTTCTACATCGTAATTATAACGAAAATCAAAATCAACTAACAATGGGTTTTTCTTTTCTAATTGTCTTTCAGTTAAATATTCCTTCTTTTTTTTAACAAAAACATGATCATAATATAAGCGATAAAATTCTGATAAACTTTCTTCAGGTATTATGTAAGAAGCTGGATAAATATTCAAAGCTTTATCAGGAATTCTAGTATGCGTATGTGTTTTTGATGTTGAAGTTGTAGTAGTATCGGTTGTTTCGGCAACTTTAGCACTGTGCTTTGATAAAAATTCGCTTAGGTCTTTAAATTGTGACGGGATCATTGTATTGACATTCATATAATTATAGTATAATATAATGATATTTTTCTATTTCATTTTTTTATAATTTACAAAATAAAAAAAAATAAAATAATAAAATAACATATAAATACATTTTTTTATTATCTTTAAGAGAGAAAATGAACACATTTATATCAAAAGAAACCATAGGACGTTTATTAAATGATGTCAAACAAATTATTAAAAATCCATTGTCGGAAAATGGAATTTATTATATTCACGACGATGATGATATATTAAAAGGTTACGCATTAATAATTGGTCCATCTGACACTCCTTATTTTGGTGGTAACTATTTTTTTGAATTAAAATACCCTTATGATTATCCTCATAGTCCACCAAAAGTAACATACTGTACAAATGGTAATGGCGTGAGATTTAATCCTAATTTATATAAATGTGGTAAAGTATGTGTATCGTTACTAAATACGTGGAGCGGCGAACAATGGACGTCGTGTCAAACTATTTCTACTGTATTGTTAACACTATGTACATTACTATGTAAAGATCCGTTATTAAATGAACCGGGAGTTAGTAAACATCATGCAGAATTTGATAATTATACAAAAATCATTGAGTTTTCAAATATTGATATTGCTGTGTGTGATATACTGAACAAGAAAGAAGGTATTTATTTATCATTTTTTGACTATTTTTATTATATTATTAAAGAAAATTTTCAAAAAAACCGTATTATTTTGATGAAAATAATAGATGAAAAAATACAAAATACTACATCACATTTGATAAAAGGCGGATATTATAATATGAATGTTTATATAGATTATGTAAAATTAAAAGACAAATTTATGAAGATAACTTTATAATTTACAATAAAATTGAAATAAATATTTAATAACAGTATAATATATAATATTTAAATATGCACTTTTGTAATAATTGTGAAAATATGTACTACATTCGTATTAATGAAGACGACCCCAATAAATTAGTTTATTATTGTCGTCATTGTGGTGATGAAAACACAAATTTATCTATTGAAAATGTAACTGTCTCTAAATTACAAATTAAAAAAAGTGAACAATCTTTTAATCATATTATTAATAAATATACTAAACTTGATCCAACATTGCCTAGAATTAATACTATTTTGTGTCCTAACATTGATTGTGAAACAAATACAAAAAATAAAGAACGTGAAATTATTTATATTAGATACGATGATACTAATATGAAATACATTTATTTGTGCTCTTTCTGTGATACTGTATGGAAAGCAAGTGAAGAAAAATAAATATTCTGATATTTCATTATAATTGTTTTATATATTTTTTAATAAAATTGAAATAATTTAAAAATATATAAAACAATTATAATAATATTATAATATATATAATATATAACTATGAGCGATAATGAGGAAGAATACCCTAGTGATAGTGAAACTGGTAGTGAAGTATCAACAAAAATAAAAAAAAAATTTAATAAAAAAACTACTATAAGTGAATATAATGATGATGATGATGATGATGATGATGATGACACCATAGTTGTGGACGATGATGAAAACGATGAAAATAATGATGATGACAAAAATATAAATGTTAATGAAAATGATAGCGATGACGATAATCAGAATGATGTTATCAATATTGTTGAAGATGACGATGATATTTATGATGAAGAAGAAATTGATGATGTTGAGGATGATGATGATGATGATGATGATGGTGATGATGGTGATGGTGATGGTGAAGAAAATGATGATCAAATGAACGATAGTAATATAATTGGTGGCGCTAAGACAACAAAAGGTAAAGTTAAACAAATTAAAAAAACAAATATTCCTATAGAAATTGAAAATAATGATACTTTATATGAAGATGATGATGAACAAGATGATAATTATTTACAGAAATTTGATAAAGAAGTTACAAAAAATTATATTATGAATTTTCATCCTGAATGTTTAAATCATAATTATGATGAAATAAAAGCATTGTCTATTGTCACTAGAGATGAATTTAATATTATAATAGATCCATTACATAAAACTGTACCCTTTTTAACAAAATATGAAAAAGCAAGAATATTAGGTCAACGAGCCAAACAAATTGAATGTGGTGCAAAACCACTAGTAAAAGTTCCTGAAAACATAATTGACGGTTATCTAATCGCAGAATTAGAACTTGAACAAAAGGCAGTACCTTTTATAATTAGAAGACCTATACCTAGCGGTGGTAGTGAATATTGGAATTTAAAAGATTTAGAGATTATATCATTTTAATGCAATAAAAATTAAAATAAAATTAAAATAAAAATGATATGAAATAACTAAACTTTATCTTTTTTTATTCAAATACAATTTTTATAAAATGCCAATAAAAGTACTTGTAAAAGAATTTGAAAAAGAACAATTAGAACAAATTCTTCATTATTACAATTCAAACAAATGTGATAATGAAGAGCCGTTAGAATTATTAAACCGTTGTGAAGGAGGGTTTCAAATAAAAATAAGTTATATGAAAAATTATGAAGGACGCGCAAATGATAAAATTAAACAGGTTAGATGGAAAAATGGATATTTAATTTCAAACCCATATATTAGTTTTAAATATGAAGAAGAAAAATTGCTATTTGAGTCACTTGTTTATGTACTAGGAAAAGATAAAGTAAAAATGGAAACAACAAGTAAAAACTATTTGTTATTATTCTAATTCATACTTATTAGATTCATACATAAATAATGAAACTTTGTTATCATTGTTTTTATTATTTTCTTGACATTTAACAAAATCATCTTTTTTAGATAAGACAATACATTTATTTTTTGCTCGTGAAATACCTGTATATACACTTGTTTTATCTATTATGTAGGACTGTCCTGGTTGAATAAAGAATATAACATTATCATATTGACTACCTTGTGCACTATGTATTGTTGTACAATAATTTAATTTGAAATTTTCATGTAATTCATTTATACCAATTGTCTCTGATTTATTATGACCATCGTCATAAATAATAGTTAGTAACTTACCATCAAAATCAGTAATTTTTGCTTGCTCGCCATTTGCTCTCATTTTTTCACTACTATAGTCATTTTCTGTTCTAATAATTTTATCATCTATTTTAAAAACAAACTCATTATCAAATTTACTGTTAGATGGTATTATACTGCCATCTGGATTGAATATATCTTGAAGTATATTATTTATCTTAACAGTATTAAATAAATATTTGTTACTTTTAAAATAAGTAATAAATTTAGAATTATGTTGATCAATATTATTTTCTCTAATCAGTTTCAAAAGTAAATCTTTATTAATTTCTTCCTTATCTTTTACAATAAAATCTCTAATATTTAAAACACTCATAGAATCATCTTCAAATTCTGTTTCTTTTATAATATCTTTGTTCATTTTCTTTATGGTATTTACTAATGAACCAGCATTTTGTCTTTTTATATTGATCAATTTCGTTACATGAAAACAATTACAATTTATTAAATTTTTTAAAACTGTTCCTGCTCCAACAGATGGTAATTGATTAATATCTCCTATTATTATTAATCTTGAATTAAAATACTCACACATTTGTAAAATTTCATAGAATAAAAATGTATCTAACATTGAAGCTTCATCTATAATCGCTAATTTGATTCTAATATTTTTATATTTGCATTTTTCTTTATCAATACAATTGCAAAACTGAATATTTTTATGACTTTTAATTTTATTAAAAACGTTATACAAAATTTTGTGACATGTTCCTGAAATTTTATCATTATAATGTTTTGAAGTTATACTTTTTTGAAGATTTAATCCTGCTAAACCAGTTGGTGCAAGTAATCCAATTGTTTTAGGATCTACATATTTATTACTTTCTTCATCATTTTCTTCATCATTTTCTTGATCATTTTCTTGATCATTTTCTTGATCATTTTCTTGATCATTTTCTCTGATTATTTCAGATACATTGTAACAATAATTGTTGAATGGATTATCGTTTGTCTGATTAGTAGTATCGTTCAGACTATTAATATTATTACTAGTATTATGCTTTTTGTGTAATTTATTTAAAACATAAGTAATACAACAAACAATTTCTGTTTTTCCTGTTCCAGGATAGCCAGTTATTATGGATAATTTATTTTTAACACTTTTAATAACACTTTCTTTTTGTTCTGTTTCTAAACAATATTGTGGGTTGTTCTTCTCTAAACGTCTCATTTTTTCAAAATTATTAATTTCATCACGTATTTCTTCCTCTGAAATATCATATTCTTTATCATAAAATAAATCCATTGTCATATCTGACATTGTACGTTCTAAATTTAATAAATATTGGGTGGTCTTGTATTCTTTACCTTTAATTATTTTATTAATAATTACATTATTTTCTATAAAATGTAAATAACTATTATGGTTTTGTTCATTTCTACTTTCGCAAAATTTTTTAAATTTGTCGCTAAAAATGAAATTCCTAATATAAAACGTTTTTTCTTCATTAAACAAACAATAAGTCCATTTTTCACATTTGACCTTAAAATCTATGCATAAGTTAAACTCATTTGCTATTTTTTCTGCCTTATCAAAAGTAATTAACTGTAACTCTTGTGTAATAAAACCAAATGGATTTTTTGTTATATTATCAAGTTCAAAAGAAGGATTTTGAGTTTTTTTTAGTGTATATTCTATTCTACTTAATTGATTAATATTAAATTTACAAATTATCATTAATTCATTCATTAATTTTTCACATTCATCGTAGTTCAAATATTTAAACTCATTTGATGTTTTTTTATTTAAATAACTTATTGTTGTATTATATCTATCTACAAATTTTAAAAAGGTTAATAATTTTTCTTGTAAAAACTGTGGAATAGTATGAATTTCTTCATCATTGGATTGGATGTTATTTAATTTATTTTTTTCATAAAATTTATTAGGGTAATCTAGTTCATAAATAGGTACATTATCACTTCCACATATTATGTTTTTTATTAAATAATAGTTTTTTTTGTATCTAATTAAGTCATTTTTATCATGAGGAGTAACAATTAACTCTTTTTTTTTTACTATAATAGTATCATTTGTTTTTAGTGATATTATTTTCACGCTATCTGTTATTGCTACGCTATTAATTCTATAGATTTCCCTATTATAAATCACGTTTGTACCATATCTCAGTTGTCTTTTCATTGTAAATTATAATTTGTTATTTATCCTTATGTTAAAAATTTCAATCAATTTTAAATTATTTTACACCTTTTCTCATTTAAAATGCCCAAATTAATATAATATATATAATATATATAATATATATATGAATAAAAAAAGTAAAAAGAGATTTTTTAATAAAAGAAATAAAACGTTCAAAAAAAAAGGCGGTAGTTCATGTGATAATTTTTGTAAAAATGATTATAGTCCTGAAATTGAAAAACAATTTAAAAAAATAGCAAAAGAAAATAAACTTCCTTATAAACCAACAAAACACGACAAAGATTTTAGAATTATGGCTTGTAAACAAAATTTTTGTAACGAGGGTTGTAAAGGGTATAAGTTTTTTAGCAAAGAAGAAGAAAAAAATTTTAAAAAAAACATTAATGGTAATTTTTTAAAAAAAACTAAACCTAAAATAATACAAAAATTAAAATCAAAAGGTGCTATATCCTATTGTGATAATATTGATTATAATCCATTTCATAAATAAATATATAATCGGCATTTTAAATGAGAAAAGGTGTAATTAAATTTCCAAAAAACCCATAGGATCCTTTAAATTGTTTTGGGGATTTATTATATTAACATGAAATTTTTTTCCAAAAGTTTTTTGGGATTTTCATTTTTGGACATTTTTTTTGTCCATTTTTGAAAAATTGAAAAAAGTCTTGGCAAAAAACAATCTTTGTTACCATAATTGATTTTTATCGTGTGATCACCAAAAAATAATTTTAATTTTGTTATGATAATTTTTTGAAATTATTATTTAAATATTTTTCTATTTGTATTTTATGGCAACATTTAGCAACATTTTTGGGGCAAAAAAGGGCAAAAAAGGGCAATTTGAGTATAAGTGTGAACCTTGTGACTTTTTATGCTGCAAAAAATATAGTTGGGATAGACATGTTTTAACATCAAAACATCAAAATGCAACAAATAGCAACAAAATAGCAACAGAAAAAGAGCAAAAAGGGCAAATTGAACCAAAAGAACAAAAATTATCGTGTGATAAATGTAATAAAGAATTCAAAGACAGAACTGGTTTATGGCGTCATAAAAAGAAGTGTGAAACGAATAATTTGCAAGAACAAAATGTTGTTAATACTTCTACAAGTTTAAATGACATTAATAATCTAACAACTCTCATTTGTGAACTTGTAAAAAGCAATACAGATATTCATAAATCTGTTATAGAATTATGTAAAAATGGAACAAACAATAATAATACAAATATTATCAATTCAAATAACAAGACATTTAATTTGCAAGTATTTTTGAATGAAACATGTAAAGATGCTATGAATATTAGTGATTTTATTGAATCTGTTAAATTGCAAATTTCTGACTTAGAAAATGTTGGAAAGGTTGGTTATATTGAAGGTATATCCAATATAATCATAAAAAACTTAAATGCACTAGACATAGAAAAACGGCCAGTTCATTGCACTGATCAAAAAAGAGAAGTTATGTATGTTAAAGATGAAAATTTATGGGAAAAGGATGATCAAGCTAATAAAAAGTTACGTAAAGCAATACGTATGATCGCTCATAAAAATATTTGTATGTTAAAGGCTTTTAGAGAGAAATATCCAGATTGTGAAGAATATGATTCAATCAAAAATAGTCAATACAATAAATTGGTTTATGAGGCTATGGGCGGAAAAGGAGATGACGATTATAACAAGGACACTAAAATTATTAAAAAAATCGCCAAGGTAGTTGGTATTGAAAAAAGTTAATTTATAATAAATTTCAAATAAAATTGAAATGTCTCACCTAAATTTATTGTGAATGAAAATAATATAAAATTATGCTAAGTAATATTAAAGTAGATATGAAAAGAATTGTAACAAGATATATTCCAGCATTGAAAAAAAATATTGTTTATAAAATTGGTAAAGATGCGCAAAATAATTTTGATTTAATTGATGAAGCTGATAAACGTGATCTGTGGTTTCATTTAAAGCATCATTCATCTTGCCATGTTATTGCATGTTTAAAAAATATTCAATATACAACAAGAGACGATGAATTGCCAAATTGTTATGACTTAGATTTTGATAGTTTAGATAAAAAAGAAAAACAACAGATAATTACACAGGGGGCACTATTATGTAAACAATTTTCTAAATTAAAATCAACGAAAAAAGTAGATGTAATTTATACAAAAATAGAAGATGTATATAAAACAGATATTGTAGGCAGTGTTTTGACATATAAAAGTAAACTAATTGTCGTTTAAATCAGATAGTTTCATTTATCTTATTATTTTTTTGTAAATGGTCTATTTTTTATTGCTTTAGTTTTGCACCTTTGCTTATTTCGTGCAACGCGTAAACTTTTATTATAATACAAGTATTTATTTTTTACACATTATTTGCATAAAAAAATCCCGTTGTGGGATATCTTTATATTGTTGAGTTTTATTTTTTTTGTTTTATTCTTTTTTTGTTTTTTTATTTTATTTCAAATAATGATAGATATATGTATATGGTTTGTGTCCAGGATACAATTTTTTTCCACGTAATCTTAATAAAATAAACTGGCCTTTTGTATCTTTACCTACAATTAAGAAATGGGGTGCCATATCACCGTCATGTTTTGGTAAACATACATAAGATTGTGATATGTAATTGCGTGTAATAAATGGATTTGTATTAATTTCAGGCTTTTTCATTAACATATCATATCTTGTATCATTATTTGGTATTTTTTTAATTGTTATTATTTCTCCTCTTCTAATTACAAAATATTTGTTAAATGTTAAAACGTTTTTAATCAATTCCATAGGAAGGTTACTAAATAAGTTTAACGAAGTCATGATGTTACTATTGTGTTGTTATTGTTTTTCATATTGTTTATATAAATATCAAAAACTTATTTCAATTTTATTTTATAATTTTTCAAAAAAGTTGCGCAAAAATCTTTGATAAAGTTTTTCCAAAGGTTGCTTTGGGTCCACCTTTAGAAAAGGTGGACTAGTAACTATCATTATCTTTTGACAAATCTAAGTGTGAATTAGGATATTGTAGATTTGTATCACCGCTTCTTTCATTTTCACTATCACCATCACTATCACTATCACCATCACCATCACTTTCAATTTCCAAAAAAACTTTATCTAATAATTCTTTATTGTTTTTTGCATCTAAATACCCATTATCAAAAAGCTCCATATAATTTCTATTTTTAATCATCAAGAACAACTCTAAAATTACATTTGCTGATGTAAATGTATCTAAGAATGGTTTATTATTGTTATTTAATATTGTATTCTCATTATTATGTAATTTTTTCCACATGCTAGGAGTAATATGTAATACATTTTCAGTGAAATTTAAATATGGATAATTACTGAATCCGCCGTCAAAAGTATACATATCATGATATCTATTCGTTAATCCACCAGTTATTAACGGTATATGAGAACTAGCAATACAACAATTAATTGCATCTTCCAAACTATTAAAATCTGAAAAAATATTAGTTACAGGCTTCAATCTTTTTATTGTAGTAACACCAATAAATAAACGTCTCAAATCAAAATCATCGTTTTTGTAATTAGACAAAAACTTGTATTTCAAAAATAGTTCAAGCTGTTTAATATTATTAATTTGTGATAATTTATAATCCATTAAGGTATAAACAAAATGTTTTGTATCTTTTTTGAAACACATAAAAAGCGCATTCCACGATCCCGCCGATGCGCCTGAAAAAATATATTTGTCCATATCATAATTATCTTTTATGTAGGACAAAACACCCAATTCGTAAAACCCTTTTAACCCACCTGGTGAAATAGATATTAATTTTTTATTTTTAATGAAATTATTGTCTTCTAAAAATAACTCCCTGTCTTTTTCACAATAGATCAATTTATTTTTATTTGTAATTATATTTTGACTTTGTGATTTAAGTTTTGTTGAATAATAGTTCAATGTATTTTTTCCTGAAATATTACCAACAATACGACCACTCCTTATTAAATTTGTAAATAAGAAAAACAAGAGTATTTTGAATATTTTTAACATTTATTATATTATTTTATAAAATAATATTTAAATTTATTTCATAAAATAATTAATTAATTAATGTACAAAATAAAACCAACGCCTAAAATAGCATTATGTTTTATAATTAATTATGAACATGTTTTATATAAAGAAGAATTATGGAGAGAATGGATAGACCAAAACAAAGATATTATTAATGTATACTTTTTCTATAAGGATTTAAAAAAAATAAAATCAAAATGGATATTAGAACATACAATACCAATACAAAACATTTGTTTTACATCTTATTATCATGTAATACCTGCATATATTGCAATATTAAATTTCGCATTAAAACATGACAAAAATAACAAATGGTTCTGTTATTTAACTGATTCGTGCTGTCCTATTATAACACCTAGTAAATTCAGATCATTATTTGAAACTTATCAAAATCAAACAATCATGTCTTACGCAAATGCTCATTGGAATATTGATTTTCATAAGCGTGCCAATTTAGCTTTATTAGTGAAAGAATATCAATTGGCTAATGATCCTTGGTTTGTTATGACGAGAGAAAATGCAATTGATATTATGAATTTTGTTGTAAATGAATATAAAATGTGCAATTTAATTTGTAATGGTGGATTGGCAAACGAAAGTTTATTTGCAATAATATTGACTCATTACAAAAAAATACAGAATGTCCTTTGTAAAACTACACATATGGCCGATTGGTTCAGAATGTCTAGCTCTACAAGTCCGCATTTATTCAAAGAGGGCAATGAAGAGGATATAAAATTTATTGAAAATTTCATTGAAAAAAATGAGTTTGTAATGTTTATTAGAAAAATTCATCCTTCATTTCCTGATACAATTTTGAAAAAATATATTTGTGATGATGTAAATGCTATAACTAAAAATAAAACCCAAAAAAAAATAACAAATATTAAAAGTATATTTCTTGTAAATATAACTATATTATATGGTTTAGTTTTATTTTATGCATTTTATTTATTATTTCTAACATCTCCATCTGTTGCCACATGATAAACATGTTACAAACGTAGTCATTGGCTCATCTGCACTTCGTAATTGTAATTGCATATACGTACATTTATTAGATTTGCATTTGCGACAAGTAAATGTGTCTGTTGCAGCCTCTAAATTAGTTTCAAATTTGTTTTGATCTCTTTTACTTTTTGCTGTAATAAGTTCATCCCATTTTTCAGGACACATTTCTTGGTGTGTCATAAAAGCTACTGTATGAGGTTTAATTGTACATGAGTTGATTTGTTCTAATAACAATGGATTATTTAGATTATTAAAAATACTACGTAATCTATCCATGTATAATTGAACAAAATAAGGATTGTCCCATTTTTTCACAACTTTTCGGTTTTTTGCTTCATTTAAAGCATAATTAAATATACCCTTTTCCAAGTTAATACAGTTTTTATCATTTTGTAAAATTTCATTTAATTTCTTTCTAATATTAGAACGAAATTTCTCAGGATTTTCAATTTTACGTAAAGATGTTGACATTCTGTAAATATTATTATTTATTTAATTATACAATTCTATGTTTAAATAAATTTCAATTTTATTATTAATCTGAACTACTATCTTCATATTCATATTCGTCTTCACTTAATTCAGAACCAATCATTTCTAATTCTAATACATCATCACAATCTAAATATTCTGTTTCTTCTTCATCCTCATCATCGTCGTTATCTTCTGTTCCACTCATTTCTTCTTCTGTATCACTACTATCTACTACAAAACCATCTTTTAAATAACCATCTTTAGTTTTTTTTTCTTTAGGGATATTTTCTAATTCATCTATTTCATTTTCATCTTCTATAGCAGTTAACACCAGATCTTCAAATCCACCAAACAATTTTTCATACATTTTTTCCCATAAATCTAATGTTAAATTAGAATATTTAAAATTTCCACTACCATTTAAATCTTGTTTTTTAGCTAGTATAGCACAACTACCAAAAAATAGTTTAGTATCTATTGGCGGTGGAAAATCGTATTTATTTTCACTACCAGCGCGTCCATTTGTCTTAGCATGGACCTGAATAATATATTTATCACCATTTAATTTTACATTCATAATAGGTTGTTTTTCAAAATCATTACTCTTTTTAAAACCACATTTTTTAAATAATTCGTCTTCTCTAAAATCTTTAATAGCTAACATTTTTAATGATCCATTTTTATCAACAATAATTATGTTTAAAGGAATAATTTCCATATACTTCAAACCTTAATATTGTTTTGTGAATAGGTTTAAATAGTTTACAATATAATTTATTTAATAAATGAAAATTTATATACAAGAAGAAAAACTACCTTTTTTAGCAAATAATAAAAAAAATTTAGAAAATCTAGATAAATATTTAATTAACGAAGAAAGTATTATTGATATTTATTCAAAACAAGGTATTTATCAAATTAATGCTAATAAATCATATAAATTATCCATAAAATCTGAAAATATACATAAAAATATAGTAATACAAAATGATAACATTGACAAAAAAAATATAATATTAGTATTTGATGATTCCGAAATTGTTAAAGATTTGATTTATAGTCTACCATATGATCATATAAATATACCTTTAATAATAAAAAGATATTCATTGGATAAAAATAATAAAGCATCCATGCTATTGGTAATTGAATTTGTTAAAAAAGAAACTTTAATTCCTATAAATTATTATTTTGAATATAATAAAAAATATGAAGCAGGTAATATTCCAACAGAAGATATAAGTGTGTTTTTATCTCTATTAAACAAATATAATAATAGTATATGTTAACTTGGAGTTGGATTATACAAATAACTATTATTTCAATTATATTAATATTCTTGGTTCATCATCTACTTAATTTTTTTAAAAGTGTATTAACAGTTCCTAAAATTAAAGATTTAGTAAATACGCATAATGAAAAATATAAAAATATATATGATACCATTTCAAATACAAATAATTATAATGATTTACATATTGATCCCGAACAAAATAAAAATAAGATCAATTATACTTTAGAAGATATTCTTCCACCAGATGCAAATACTAATATTGTTACAAATACAAAAACTAACAATATGAAAAATGAATTAAGAAATTTTATTAAAACACAATTAGTTGGCGACACTAATGTAATATAATTGATAATAATATAAAGATAAAAATATATAAATTATATTAATTGAGATGCAAAATTTGAGTTTTGAACAAAAGCAACAGGTATTATCTGATTTACCAAATATTAAACTTTGTTATGATAATATAATACATAACAAAGTTGAAAAGTTCACAAAAAAATCATATGACATTTGTTCGGCAATTCCATGTGGTAAAAAATGTTTTGCTTGGTTTAGACAGATTGATAATAAAAATGTTTGTTTAATTTTAGAATTAACAGATAAAAGAAATACAAAAAATATAAATAACATTAAAATAGCTAATTGCGTCTTTAATGATATACTGACATATGGTAACAATGGAACTATTTTATACGGAACATTTTTTCATTGTTTACAAAACTCTTTTTTTACCATTGAAGATCTGTTTTATTATAAAAATAATGACGTTACTAGCAGTATTTGGTTGACTAAATTTAATATTATAAAACAATTGTTTGAAACTGATATTAAGCCTATTGCTTATAACAAAACTTTTATAGTCTTTGGATTGCCTTTAATGTCAAATAATATAAATGAATTAAAAGAACTGATATCAGATTTAAAATATAAAATTTATAATATACAGTTCTGTGTCTTAAATAAATCAAATACAATAGACAGCATTTTATTAAATAAACTGGATGATGTGTTATCATCTGAATTATCAATACCACATACACCTCCACAAATAGTAGCAACAACAAACACATCAAAACAAACAACACTACCAAAAGAACCATTAACTAGAAATAAATTAATTCATAAAAATATTATATTCAAAGTGAAAGCAGATATGCAAAACGATATTTATCATTTGTATTGTATTGAAAATGGTAAAGAAATTTTCTATAATATAGCTTACATTCCTGATTATAAAACTAGTGTTATGATGAATAAATTATTTAGAAATATAAAAGAAAATGAAAATTTAGATTTGTTGGAAGAAAGTGATGATGAAGAAGAATTTCAAAATGAAAACATTGATAAGTTTGTAGATATAGATAAAACACTGCTGATGATATGTAAATTCAATCATAAATTTAAAAAATGGTATCCTGTAAAAGATTTTACTAATCAAAAACCAAGTATTTCGGAGAAAAATGAATTAACTCAATATGAAAGAAATTATTATTTTAATAATAACAACAATAACAAACCTCAATCCAATTTTAGATTTAAAAAAAATTATTCTAATAAATAATCACATAAATAAAATAATACTGCATCATAACAATTACTAATATTAAATTATTTTTATAATATACTGTATAATATATAATAGTATATGTCAGGTTCAGGAAACTCTAATTTTGGATATGGAAATTTAAATCCTTATGGCTCTAATGTAAATTCTGCATTTGTTAATAAAGATAGTTCAAATTTTGCAGGTGGGTTTAGTTCAAATGAAATACCAGGGCTACCAGGTTTGGCTGGTGCAAAAAATAATATAGATGCTGCTGCTGGTATTGTCCCTGGAATTGGTATTTTTAAAGGAGGAGCTAAGCATTTTAAAAGAAAAATAAAAAATATCACTAAAAGATATAAGAGAAAAATGGGAATGAAAGGAGGTAAAAAACATTTGCGTTCAATAAAATCAAGGATTAAGGCAAAATATGCTTCTAGATCACGTAGTATGGGACGTTCTAGAATGAGTTCACGTGCAGGTTCTAGACACCGAAGATCACGTAGTCATAAACGCAGACAAAGAGGTGGATATTCACAATACCAGAACAACTTGCCAATGACGCCTACGTATTCACTTGGTGGAGTATTGCCAGCTAGTCAACTAGGTTTGGCAAATCCACCGCCTGTTCAGGTATTATCTAACTGTACAAATTGCACTGACAATTATAACCATTTTACAGGTAAAGGTTTTCCATCACCTGGAAATTAATTAATTTGTATAAAAAAAGTTTTACACCTTTTCTCATTCAAAACGCCCACATTGTGGGAGTAAATAAAAAAAGAGGTTTCCCTCCATTTTTATTTGCTTTTTATTCATCATCATCAATAATATCTCCATAATCATCACATATAAGAGAAGTATCTATTTATTTTAAATTTTCAGTATTTCCTACTGCAAACTCAACAACAGCATAGTTAGTTGTATAATGATATATTTTTTTTAATTTGTTTTTACACT